GCGGTTTCGCCGCTCCTGGATCTCCTGATTGGGCCTGCGCAACCGGACGCGATCGAAACCGCCTGGCAGGAAGCCAATCTCGCCGTCGCGCAGGCCGAGCACGAGCTGGGTCGGCTTCTGCGCGACGCACCCGATCGACAACCGGCGATCGTCGAGGCCCGCACTGTGGTGCGCGCGGCCTGGCACCGGCGGCGGTTGTGTCGCCGGGCGTGGGTACTGGATCGGTATCCCAACCCGGAGCTGCCGCCGAATCCCGCGCTTGAAGCCGTCCATGCGACCTATCAGATTCAACCCTTTGCCGTCCACTCGCGGGCCGTGGCAGCGACGATCCTCCAGGCGGCGGCACCCCCGATGTGGACCTATCGAATCGACTTCGGCCTGGGCGACTCCGAAGTGATCTGGGAGGTGTTGATTGATCAGGGCGTGATCCACGGGCAAGATCCCGCAGAGGTGGCCGGTCGGCTGGCCGCAGTCTTCAACGACATCGTACCCGGATCGGTCGTTCGGCTGGAGGATCGCCCAGCATGGTGATCGCACTCGAAACACCCCAGGGCTGGTTTCAGCTGCCGCCCGACCTCCATGACGAGGCGGCAACGGTGCTCGACCGTGAAATCCTGAGCCTCCGCATGATGATGGCCTTCGATACCGGCTGGACCGGTATCATCTTTGAGCGGGCCGGGGCAACCTGGATGCTGTACACCAGCACCCAGCATGTGGTCGATATTCGAAGCTGGCATCGTCGGGGAGGCGCGAAGCACCATGACCGATGATCAACCGGGGAACGATCCCCTAGCGCCGATCCGAGTCGTGTACACCGTCGATCGCGTTCGGTTGACGGTCGATCAAGGAGAACACCTTGCCCGGCGGCTCGCCGGGCAAGGGCTGCACGTGTCGGGATGGGCATGCGCGGGAGATGCAGTCCTCGTTTGGAGCTATATTCTTGCCATCGCGACCTGCGACGGGCACGATCCGGTCGCGATGGCGGCACATGTGGCGGTGGCGATGAACTGGGTCGTCGGGGAGTCGATTGTGGAGCGCCGTGCGGCATAAACCCGATGGTGGGCCGGACCTGCGAATCGGTGCGCACACGTGGTGGGCCGTACGCGCACATCGCTCTGTCTGCGCAGGTGGACCTGGAGGGCTATCGCTGCGGATGGGGGTCGGTGCCTGGGATCGCCTGCACCCGGTCCCAGGCACGAGCATCCCGGTCCAGGTCTAAGGCTTGGAGGTACCGATGCTGCGCCAGCTCGACCAGCGGAGCGGCGATCTCGCGTTCTTCGTGCGGGTCAAGACGGATACGCCAGACCCGATCCGGCAGGTTCAGCGCGGCAATGCGGGCTTCTTCGGCGGGTGATACCGGCACACAGACGATCATGGACATCCTCCTCGTAGACTCGTCATTCGATAGGGGCAGCATAGCGCTATGCGGTGCGGTCGTCAAGCGTGACCGTGGACGCTGGCGCAGGTTCAGTGAAACCGGATCGCTGCAAGGTCGGGCCATCCCTGGGTTTGGATGGTTGGCCGTACGCGCCAAGCTGCGCATCGCTGGGTTTGAATGGTTGGCCGTACGTACAAGTCCACCTGTCCAGGTGGGTGCAGGTCAGAAGGTGGACGCAGCTCAGCGTGCTGCTGGCCCCTGGCGTGGCCCCTGCCAGCAGCATCGCTGCCCACGGGCCTGGTTGTCAAGCCCGACCTTCAGCAGTACGCCGGGTGCGATCGGCGGATCGACCTGCGCGATCGGGCGAAGGTTACCCTTGACTAGCGCGCCGATACGCGGTAATATAGCGGTATCAAATAAATCCGGCCTACGCGCCGCTACCGCTACGGGAGTCCGAAAATGCCTATCCGAGTCTACGATTCCAACAATTCGCCCGAATCCTACGCCGCCGAATTTGAAATGATCCGCGAATCCGCCGCCGCCTATACCTACGATCGCTTAACGTATCCCTATCCGCCCGCGCCGCCCGCCGCGCCCGCGCCGCCGATCGCCGCGCCGCCGATCGCCGCCGCCGGATTTGCCGCCTACGGGATTCCGGTTGATCCGCCCCGGATCGCGCGCGGAATCGCCGCCGCCCATGTTGGAATCGCGGCGGGCTACGTTAAATGGGTAGCCGAAGGTTGCCCGCGCGCCGAATCCGCCGCCGCGATTCCCGATTTGGATACGTACCTAGACGCGGCCCTCGGCCCGACCTTCGAAGGTTGCATTTCCGGGGGGAAGTTGATCGCATTTTACCGTACCGATCCGGGGGGAATCGTAACCAACCTGCTTAATCCCTAGATCGCCGGGCGGGTTGGGTAATGCCAACCCGCCCGCCAACCTACCGCCGCTGCGCAGCGCCGATCCAACCCGGCCCGGTGCGATTCGTCGGATCGACCTTCTTTTTCCCCGTCAACCTCCCTTGACTAGCGCGTATTTTTGCGCTATACTACGGCTATCAAATTAATCGCCCGTAGCGATACGGGCTAGTAGGGAAAAATTAATGAACCCGATCCAAATCGCCCCAAAATCCGCCGCCGCCGCCGCCGCCGCCCTAGCCGTCTATCCCCTAGATTCGGTCGAATTAATCGCCGCCGCCGCCGCCGGGATTTCCGCCGGAATCGTAGCGGGGAATCGCGCCGGGTATATCGGGGGGGATAGCGCCGTAGGATTTGGCGAAATCCTAGCCGCCGCCGGACTCGAATCCTATAGCGATTTGTATATCCTATCGACCGCCGCCGCCGCCGCCGAATCGATTTTTGCCGCGCTAGGCGGCGGCTACGAATCGGAATCCGCCGCCGCGATCGCCGCCGACCTCGAATCGGGCGCGGCCTACGATTCGGATCGACTCGATCGGTACGCCGCCGCCGTAGCCGCGATCTACGATTCGGCCCTAGCCGCCGCGCTTAACGCGCTACCGCGACTCGACCCGCGCTACGGGGAAAAATCAACCCGCTAGATCCGCGAATCGCCGGGCGGATTAATCCGCCCGGCGGCAACCTGCAACCGAAAGGAGGCCGTCATGGGCCATCGAGCAACCACCCGTGCGTATCGCGCCGACTGTCTTCGCGCAGCGCTCCAAACCTTGCAGGAGGCCAACCGAGCCGTTGATCGGTCGAAGCGGCCTATGCCCGCCTATGGATTCGGCCAGGTATGGATGCCCTCCCGGCAAACCTGCGAGGCGCGAGAACGCGCCGCCCAAGGGGTTGAGGCCGCCGTGGTTGCCCTAGAGCAGTCGCTCCCCCCACGGCGCAAGCCTGCCGATCTGGTCGCCTTAATCGCCGACGCCAGGGCGCGGCTCGCCCGGACCCCCAGGGAATCGGGTCGATCAAAGGTCGTATCATAACCCCTTGACGTTCCGATCGACCTCCGGTATGATGTGCTCAGATACGACGATGGAGCGAAAGGAACCCGCCATGTACCGCGATTGGGCCGACCGAGAAGCCGAGGAAGCCGTAGCGCGACTCGAACGCGAAGATGCCGCCGCCGACCAGGACAACCGGGACGAGGACGAGGAGGAGGGGGCATAGCCCTCTCCAACCATGCTTGCATACGAAAGGAATCAGGTCGTGTCACCAAATCTCCCCCAACCATGCGCGTTTTGCCGGATCGGCGCGCAGCATACCAATGCCGAGCACGAGGCGCAGGTTGCCGCCACCCTCGCAACCTGCATTGCGGCAGATGTCCTGCGGTTGGCCGCCGAGGCTGCGGCCCTGGCCCGAATCACCCCTGCGGCTGGCCCGCTGGCCGACACGCTGCGGCAGCTGGCCGAGCAATCGCGCGATGTCGCCAACCACCTCGCTCCGCGCGCCCTGGCGGATTCGTAAAGCGTTCGGCAGGTCGTTCTTGTAACCCCTTGACATACTGGCCGACCAGCGGTAAGCTCCAAGCACGATAGATACCGGCCCAGCGCCGAGCACGAAAGGAACCCGCCATGAGGTCATCAACCGAATATGTTGCCTTGCTTGCCCTTGCCGCCAAGTTGAGTCCTGCCGCCCGGCAAGAAGTGCTCGACGCCGCCGCCGCCGCCCACGCGGAAACGACCGATCCTGCCGAGTGCTGGGTGCTGTCAACCATGATCGAGGCTGCGACCGATGCCGATTCCCGTGTTGAGGATCACGCATTCGCGGTCGGCTCGTCCAGCTTCGTGTCGATTGCTGCTGACTACGATTGGTAGGTCGGGTACCGAGGGCCGATCACAACGACCGGCCCTCGCATCGGGCAGGGATTCTGCCGAGGAGTTAGACCATGACCAAAGAGTACACCATTCAACCGCGCACCTATCAGCAGGCGTGTGCTGCGCAAGCGGCCTTGGCCGAGGTTGGCATTTCCTCCGACATCGTGCCCGGCGGCCTGGCGATCCAGGCCGCGCCCGACCAGTTCGAGCAGATGGTCGCCGTTTGTCGGCGGTTGGGTTGGCGTATCAAGACGCGCCGAACCGATGCGGAAGCGTCGGTGCTTGGGGACTCGTTGGTGTTTCGTGGTTGTTATGCGGATAGCCCGCATGGCTGGCATGATCCTGATCCGCTCCCCTGACCATAGATGGTTGGCCGCACGCGGGCATCAACACAGGGGCGCAGGGACATTCTCGGAACTGCATGGTTGGCCGTACGCGGGTATTCATGGATGCGTGCAGGCGGTTTGTTGGGAATCGCTGGTTGGCCGCACGCGGGTATCAACGCGCACGCGCAGGCGCTTCGTTGAGAATGGCTGGTTGGCCGTACGTGCGAATCGGCGCGCACACGCACGCTCACACACGCGCACATGCGCGCCTCCTTATGTCGATCCGGGCGGTTGATTCCGGTACTTTTTTACCGATTTTTTACAACCATACCCGTATAAAATTTTTACCAAATCTATACAAAATCCGGCCTATTTTTACCAAATCTATACTTGACGTACGCGCCGATACGCGCTATACTACCGCTATCAAATGAATCGCCGCTACCGATAGCGGCCTAGTATCTAGGGGATACGGAAATGACTACTACCGCTACTACCGCCGCCAAAAAATCCGCCGCCGCCGCTACGATCGAAATTAACGGTACTACCTACGCGATTCGCTACGATCGCCGCCGCCCGAATCCCGGCCAATTTGAAAATACGGCCTACTTAACCGATCCGCGTACCGGGCGCGAATTTTCGGCGGGTACCTATCCGGCTAGTACGTACGCCCGCGAATCGCTAGAAATTAATGCCCGCCGCGCCGCCGCCCGCTACGAATCCGCCCGCCGCGCCCGAATCGCCCGCCTACTATCGCATGCCTACGATAGCCCGCGCCGCGCCCGGATCTATACCGCGCCCGCGCCCGTAGCGCCCGCGCCCGTAGCGCCTAGCGCCCGCCGCGCCCGCGTCTATCCGGTAGCGGTACCGAAATGCGCCCGATCCGAATTTATCCGCTATAGCCGCCCGATCGATAGTACGATCGATAGCGCCCGCGCCGATTTTATCCGCGATATAGCCGCTACCGGCGGCGCGATCTACGGCGAAATTAAGGCGATCGTAGCGGATCGTACCGCTACCCGTATCCGCTATACGGTACGCGCCCGCGTAGTACGCGATACGCCGATCGCGGTAGAAATTAAGGGGCACGGTACGGTTAAGACGGGCCTTAAGGCTACCCGCGCCGCGTAGCGCCGCGTATCCCCCGATCGCGTATAGGGGCGCGGATAGCGCCCCTATCGCCCCTAGCGCGCCGCCTAGCGCGCCCGATCCGCCTAGATATAGTTAATATATCTATACAAAATCCGCCGCTATTTTTACTAGATTTTGATTGACTAGCGCGCCGATATACGCTATACTATACCTATCAAATGAATCGCGCCCGCCGCGCCGCTACTAGGGGATACCAAAATGACTACCGCTACCGCTACCGCTACCGCTACGATCCTAGCCCGAATCGAATCCGCCGCCGCCCAAATTTATCTACGCTACGCGCTTAACGGCTTAATTATCGATCGCCGCGATTTTTACCCCGATCCGATCGTACTAGCCGCCGCCGAATTTTACGCCCGCCCGGATCTACTATCCGATTCCGCCGCGTACGCCGCCGCGAATCGCGGTATCGATCGCGCGGATAAAATTTGGGCGCGCGCGAATCGCCGCCCGCTACCCGCCGCCGCCGCCGCCTACGAAAATACCCGATCGGGGCGCGGCGAATTAAACGATCCGATCGCCGCGCCGATCGATAGCGCGATCGCGCGCGGCGATTTTTTCCGCCCGCGCTAGAATCGATCGGGGGATTCGGGTACCGCGCCCGAATCCCCCCCTATCCTAACTATACGAATTTTTGACTTGCTGGATGTTTGATCTGAGCGCGGGGGGGAGCAATTCCTCCCGCATCGACCTGAACGCGAGGACCACGATGGCCGACATTGAATGCCTCATCATCGATCCGCACACCCAATCGCACCGGCGGCAGGTGCTCGCGGATACTGAAGCAACCGACGTGTACCTGCGGGAGCATGTCCTCCCACAGTTGGTTGCTGCCCGCCTGATTGGTCTCCGCCTCCATGTGCTGATTCAGGTCAATTCTGATGCGATCACCGCGTGTATCGACGCCCTACGCTTCTACGCGGACCTTAATGCCTATTACGATCAGCATGGGCATACCGACCTGGCAACCGGCGATGGGGGTCAGCGCGCCCAGGCTGCGTTAATGGCCTTGTTGGGGGCGCAGGAGGCACGCTAAGGCCCGAACCTCGTTATTTGTAAGGTTTTTGCTTGAATCGCGTTGCCGCCCTGCGCGGGGGGGGATTAAAACTTCCGCATCGTTTATGACCCCTTGACGGTATCGCCAGGGGCACGAAAGGATTACTTGCCCATGTGTCAACCGCCGGAATCAGTGCCCGAATCGCCATCCGGGCCACCATCCAACGTCCGCGTCTGGTACCGGATCTATGAGATCCGGGAAGGGTTGCTGAAGGAGCCGCAGCAAAGTGGGTATGGCGGTCCCTACGGTCGATTCGAGGATCACCCCACCGAAGCTGCGTGTTGGCAGGAGCTTGCGAACGACTCCGATGCCTATGGCGTGTATGTCGTGCTTCCGATGATGTCGCGGAGGATGCTATGAAGCGACCACGCACCGTTAAGCACAAGAACCTGACGCGCATCGACCGTGCCGCCAAGGGAACGCATGGATATTTTGTGCGCATTCAATGGAAAGGCGAACGTCGCTCCAAGTTCTTCTCGGATCAGGTCTATGGCGATCGGTTAGCGGCCTTGGGGGCCGCGCTCGACTGGCGCAATGCGACCGAGCGCGATATTGGCAAGCCGCGCACCGAGCGGCAGGTGCTGGGGATCATCCATTCTTCCACGGGCGTGCCCGGTGTTCGGCGGCGGCGCGAAGGCCATACCGAATACTACGAGGCCACCTGGACCACAACCACTGGCAAGCAACGACGGACCAAGTTTTCCATCCCGCGTCATGGTGAGCAGCGGGCGTTAGCGTTGGCCCGGAAGGCCCGTGAGCAGGGGGAACGGACCCGGTGGCGGACCCCGGCCCGCGACGAGTAAAATATCCGCCTTAGAATGTCCGATTCGGAGTATCTCGGCCCTGGAGGGAGGAGCCAATGGATGAGCTAACGATTATTATCTCTGATCCGACCCTTGGATCGCGGCAGGAGGTAACGCTGGACTCGGCAGTGACTGGAATCGACGATGCGCTGGCCGGATACCTCATCGGGTGGGTGCGCGCCGCCGCCCTGGCAACCGGATCGAATCGGGTGGCGATCACCATCCATAGCGATCAAGAAGACCCGGTGGTGGATGCGTTGCGCTTGTATGCCAACCCGGACGGATATGCTGCGGAGTATGGGCATACCGACCTGGGAGCAGGCGATATGGGCGCGCGCGCGCGGAGCGCGCTAGGGTTGCTGCTTGGTCGCGAATCATCCCCACTATCCCCAAACCATCCCCAATGTGGGGATAACGAAAGGCGGGAGGCGGACAGTCGATTGCTGAGTTTCGTGGCGGTGCAAATCGTCGCGCCGGATCGCACCAGTGGCCTGACCAGCGGGACTGATCGGCGTGCGGTGATTGCCTATCTCCTCGACGAGCTAGTGCCGCGGGTGCTGGCTGCCTCGGCGGCGGGGGAGTCGTTGGAGGCGACCATTACGGTCACCGCACCACCGGCTCCGGTGTTCATCACCGGGCCGGGCTGGTACCGGACCCAGGAGGGCGAACGGGTTGAGCTGGTTGCGCGGCTCCAGCGGAGCACGCAGTGGTCGGGCTGGTCCGCGTGGAGCCAGTCGAACCACTGGAACGAGGATGGCACCAGTGGCAACGGAAATCCACTGTGGACGCTGGTGGCGAAGGAGGAAGGAGATCAGGATGCCACTCCGGGCGGTTGATCTGAGCGGGCAGGTGATTGGCGAGTGGACGGTGCTGCATCGGCTTCCCAACCGGGTCAGTGCCTACGGTCCAAGCTCAAAAGTGTACTATTGGTGTCGGTGCAGCTGTGGGGCGGAGCGCGAGGTCGCAGCGACGGCGCTCCAGCAGAAAACCAGCCGTCGCTGTCAGCAGTGCGGTGTCCGGCAGGCTGTTGTGACTCGTCGGGATCGCCGTACCGCGCGGCAATCCGCGCGGGAGAAACAGGATTAATATGCGAACCATCTACAAATATCCGCTCACGCGGCAAAGTCTCCAGTCGATCAGGATGCCGCGCGGGGCGCAGATTCTCACGGTGCAGGCTCAGGAGAACGAAGCCTGTCTGTGGGCAGAAGTGGAGACCGATTTTCCGGCGGAAGAACGCTGGATTGAAACCTTCGGGACCGGGAAGCCGATGTCGGAGCTGCCGCGCCGGTATCTTGGATCGGCGCAACTGGACGGTGGGAGTGTGGTCGCGCACGTGTACGAGCGGTTTGAGCGGCAGCATGCGATCGAGTTAATGATCCCGGTGCGCCGTGCCCGCGCGGTGAACGAATCCTAAGCGGTGTCAAGCGTTAAGGGCCAAAAAGCCGGGATTTGGGGGGTTTATCCTTTACAGATCGGAGTCACGACGTATGGAGAAATCCAGGCAGGGAGCATGTGATCCACGGTGGGCACGGGAGGTGCGCGCGGCAGCACGCTGGTGGGCTGATCAGATCATCCAGCGCATTGCGCTGCGCCAGGCAGCGCCAACGAAACGGGATCTGGCCGACTCAATCGGGATATTGGCAGCGGAGCGGCTGTGGTCGGAACCGATCCCAACCGGGGAACAGGTGGCGTGTTTTGAGTCGGCGTTGGCCCGCGAGATCGATCGGTGGTTTCGTGAGACTCCCGTGGTCTGGAATCCCGCCGATCCGTGGGCGGATACTCCCGGCCCGGATCGCTTGGTCGCGACCGATTATCGCCCAGATGCGGTCTTAAGCGCCGCCGCCGCCGCCGCCGGAGTGGATGCCGAGTGGTTTCCGCCGAAAGCCTGGATGCGAATCGATCCGGGGCTGGTGGAAGTGTCGGCAACCTACGGTGGTCCCGCACAATTAATCCGGCTACCGGGGCCGTTTCATTGTGAGACGTATCCGGCGCTGGTCGCGACGGGCAGTGATGTCCACCTGATCTTCCGCGACGATCGGACCTGGGGGTTGGTGACGGCGGCAACGGATGCCGCCGAAACGGTGGAAGCGCTGAATCTGCTGGCGGAGATTCGGGCCTGGGCTGCCACGGAAGCTCCGTGGTCTGCTCTGACTGGGATTGGCGCGCGCTATCGGGCGGAACAGGACGGCTAAGCGTGGGTTGTTATCGGTGCTGGCGGGCATATGGGGAGCGCGTGAACCACGAGAATCGTCGCACCGCGCATGGATTCAAGTGCTGGTGTGATCGCTGCCTGGCAGCGCACGCCGATCCCGATCCCACGCCGATCCCACGGGATCGGGCGAGGATCACGGTGGGCACGCCGACTATGCCGCCCGTTGTGCCAGCGCGCCGCCCAATGGGCGATTATTATGATGTTGCGGCAGCCAACCAGCGGGCGGCGCTCCGGGGACTTGCCGAGCGCATTACCGTTGAGGATTGGGATGCCTGTTTGGCCTTGTATGGGAACCGATGTGGGTGGTGCCGAGCGGAGGGAGAGCGGCTGTATCTCCAGCATCTGATTCCGTTGGAACGCGGCGGACGAAATCGGCGCGCTAATCTGCACCCCTTGTGTCTGCGGTGTTTAGGACGAAAGCAGGCATCTGGGATACGGTGACACGTGGAGGAGTTATGGGGAAGCTAGTGCTTGCAGGGGGATGGGTCCGCCTGATACGGATTCACTGTCTGACGTGTCCGACCACGGCGGATGTCTTGCAACAGGGGCGATCGGCGGCGGCGGCGCTGGCGGTGTGGGAGCGCGAGGGCTGGATCGCTGATGCGAGGGGCCAGTGGCGGTGCCCAACGTGCGCGCAGGAGTCCCCGCCAGAGGGCCGTGCAGCTGAGGACCAGGCCACTGCGCTGGTGCATCGCTTCGCGGAGTGGCTTGAGTCTGACGGGGCGCTCCTCCCTACGGAGTCGGCTCCCTCCGTGGTGCAACGATTCTTGCTGGCTCAGTCGACGGAAATGCCCCAGTAAGGAGGACACTATGGCGGTTCTTCCCGCCGACCAGAATCCGGTCTATCTGGTCCCCTATGTCGCTGATCTGCATGGCAAGGCCGCCGATTTCGCGACGGCCTATCGAGATTCACTCACTGCGTTCACGACGTGGTGTGACTGCCAACTCCGAATCCAGGTGCTGACCACCCGGCTTGACGTTCGGCCTGGGCATCCGGCAGGCTATCACTGGCACCTCCACATTGAGTTTATTACGGTGATCTGGTGGATTCGCCAGGTCCGGCAACGCCTGGGCCTGGATACCTATGTGTGAACATGGAAGGATGAATGGATGAACAAGCTGCTTGAGCGGGGGCGCTGGCTTGCCCACGGCGCACGATTCATTGCAACGATGGGACCCAATACTGCCGCGAGCTTCCCCTGGAGTCGCTGGCGGCACTGGCGGACGGTCGTGCTCTGTGCCTATGCCGTTGATCTGGGCCTGTGGACGCCGGAGCGCGGGATCACCGCAGCGGGGCGGCGGTGGCGACGGCGGCTCCTGGGCTACGGAGCTGGCCTGATTGTCGGCCAGGTCGGGCGCGTGCGCGGCTGGTCGCTGCGGCAGGTGCTCCTGGCGAGTTGCATCGCCGCCGGGACGGTGACCTGGATCGAGTCGCCCCGGAGTCGGCCCGAATGCTAGAAAGCTCGCCGCACGCGCTTGCGCGCATCACCCGCGTCCGATCCTGGGCAACCCCCCAGCAGCGCTGGCATCGCGCCGTGGCCGGATCGCCACCACCGGGGGATCATGGTCGCCATGCCTGTCTGGTCGGAAGTTACCGTTGTGTTTTCTATCTGGCGGAGCGGCCCCACGGAGTCTATCGGCATCTGCGCATCTCCTTGCCCGGCGGCCAGAGGCCGGGCAACCATGCGGTGTGGACCTTGGCGACGTGGTTTGGCTATACCGGCGGGAATCGCGTGCGGGATTTGACGCTGGCTCCCGGTTCCGATTGGTGGATTGGCTGGCAAGCGCTCGATCGTTGCGTCACCGTGATGCAGCCACTCAGCGCCGAGGAGATCGAGGCAGCGCTCCGCTTGCCCCGGTCCTGATCAGGAGGAAACATGGCGTATTTTTTTCGGTTCGATTTTGCCGATGGATCGAGCTATACGCAGCGGCAGGACGTAACGTATTGGGAGGCTGAGATCCCGCAGGCCACCGGGTCATGGACCGTGCCGACCAACGACGAGTGGGCCGCAGGCCAGATCGAGGCGTTTGCGCTGGAAGAAGGGCTGCGTATGGTGCAGCGGCATGGCGGGATCACCGGCCTGGCGGCCTGGCACCTGGGGGATCAGGATACTGAGGCGCGGTCGCCGCATGCCCCCCTGATCTATCTCGGTGAGACGATCTGGAAAGGCTCCCGCGCGCAGGTCTTTGAAGATCCGACGATGCAGGGCTATCGCGTTACCTGGGCGTCCACGCCAGGAGGGGCGGTCTCCCTTGATCATGCCGAAATCGTCGAGTCCTGTCCGCCCTTAATTGCCCCGACTCCCCCATCCTGACACGCTCCTCTCCCGACTGACGCGCTCCGACTATGCCGGAGCGCGTTTCTTTGGTATGCTATAGGCACCGACCACTCTGCGTGCGCCTGCGCGCCCCCCACCGTACCGGATGGTCTATTTCAACCTAGCACTCCGGGACGGAGTAGGAGCGACGGTGGTGCAAGATCGACCAGCAGCAGTGGGGAGGCGCTTAATGGCAGCAACGCGCGCAGGATTGACGGCGTTTCGACAGCGCCTTGCTGATCCAGGGAGTGCGGGGCAACCCGCCGCCGGGCGAGGGTCGTTTAATGGACGAATCGATCAATATGCCTTGTATTGGTCCTGGTATCGGAATGAGGCCTTCGAAGATCTCGCCACCACCGCCGCACAATGGGCACGGTATAAAAGCCAGTATCGCCTCTACAAACAAACGCGCATTCTGTACAACCCGGTACGGCGACTGGTGGATTTCTACGCCGCCCAGGTATATCCGGGCGTGCTGGCGATCGATGGGTCCCGCCTTCCTGATGGCGTGCCCCTGGCGATTCCGTTGGCCGAAGATACGCCCGAAGCCCTGAAACACGCGATCGGCCAATGGTGGCAATGGGCGAACTGGCAAGCGGGAAAGTCGGTGCTGGTCCGGTATGGCGGGTGTAGTGGGGATGTGTTGGTCGAGCTCCTCGATGAGCTGGATCGCGGCAAGATCACCCGCAATATTGTGTGGCCGGGCCTGGTCCGCGATGATCTCCAGCTCGATGCGACGGGCAACGTCCTCTTTTATGCAATGGAATACCGGGCGCTGGCCCCGGACGGCACCCCCTATGTGTACACCAAGGAAGTCTCCAAGGAATCCATTCGCACGCTTCGGAATCACGAGCTGTTCAGCTATGACGGCACGCCGCCTGAGATCGAGAATCCGTACGGGTTTGTTCCGGCAGTGTGGTGTAAGCATGTCGATCTCGGCGGAGACTTTGGCGCTCCGGCGATTCGGGCGATCGGGAAGCTCGACCAGCTGAATAGTATGGCCGCCCATATTCACGATCAGATGCACAAAGCGATCGCCAACCCGGTCGTTTTTTGGTCGGGAGGATCGATTACCAACATCTTCGGCGCGCGGAAGAATCGCGACACCGAGCAGCAGAAGGTGGATATTGATCTGCCCGATAATACCGATCGCGATTCCGTGCTGATGCTGAAGGGACCGATCGGTGGGAAGGTCGAGTCCCTGCTGGGCGAACTCAATCCGGCGGAAGCGCTGCCCTGGATTGAGTCCTTGTTGGCCGAGATCGAGCATGATCACCCGGAACTGTCGATGTATCGGGAACTCCGCGCGATGAGTCAGGTCACGGGTCCGGCGGCGATTCGCTTGATGGGCGATGTGTCGGGCACGGTGCTGGAGGCGCAGGCAAACTACGATCAGCAAATGATGAAATTGCAGCAGATGGCGGTCGCAATGGGCGGCTTTCGCGCCAACTCGGGAGCCTGGTCGGCCACGCCTGCCCAGCTCACGCGCCAGCAAAAGAAGTTCCTGCCCTTCGATCTCGAAAGCTATGCCCGTGGTGAGCTGGATCATGAGATCATGCCACGCCCGTTGGTGGCGCTCACGGCGTTGGAGCAGTTGGAATACGAGCGTGCCCGGTTGGAGTTGGAAGCCGATCGCGCTGGGGTCCAAACCGCCCTCCAGGCAGGGCGGATTGCGGGGGCAGCGGGATCGGCCAACCCGCTGACCGAGAAAACCAGTGCGAGTCAGCGCCTGTTGGCCCAGGCGGCGGCGGCGGCGGCGGCGGCTGCCGAAACGGCGGATCAGACCGCGGCGGCAGATCAAACAAGCGGGCAGCGCGGATCGGCAGGAGGATAGGGATGGATCGGCAGAATCGGTGGACTCACGGGGCGGTGGAGCATCGGGCCAAACAGGTCCCGTTTGCTCGTCCGCTGGTGTCGGTGGTCATCCCAACCTATCGACGACTCGATCTCCTGGATCGGTGCGTCGCCGCAGTGATGCACCAGCGCGTATCGTTTGCCTACGAGGTGCTGGTGGTGGAGGACGCAGGCATGTCCGCTGCCGGAATGCTCGCGCTGATTCGGCATCACGAGCAACCTGCGGTGATCACCGGACGGCGGCTTCGCTACCTGCGCGCCGGACAGCCGGGATCTCCTGCTGGCCCGGCGGCGGCCCGGAATGTGGGCTGGCGCAGCGCCGAGGGGATCATTATCGCCTTTACGGACGATGACACCGTGCCTGATCCGGACTGGCTCGCGTCGGGCGTGGCAGCCATCGACACCGGCGAGGCGGCAGCGGCCTTTGGGTTGACGACGATGCCCCTCCCGGCGGTGCCAACGGATTATGAACGAAATGCCGCTGGCCTCGCCGGTCTCGGATTTATCACCGCGAACTGTTTTGTGAAGCGCCAAGCCTTAGAGTCGATCGACGGCTTTGATGAACGCTACCGCGCCGCCTGGCGTGAAGATAGCGACCTGTACTTTACGCTGCTCACGGCAGGGATGCGGGTCGTTCCCGCACCGGAGGCGATCGTCGTCCATCCGATCCGCCCTGCCCCGTGGGGCGTGTCGATTGGGCAACAACGCAAGTCACAATACAATGCGCTCCTGTATAAAAAATACCCCGCCCTGTATCGGGCGCAGATTCAGCGCTGGCCTCCCGGCCACTATTATGCGATTGTGATCAGCACCGTGCTGGCCGGGATCGCCAGCGTTGCGGGAGCTGGCGTCATCGCCCTATTTTTGGCAACGCTGGCGATCCTCTGGATCATGATTTTTGTCTGGAGCGCTTAACCGGCACCTCGCACCGGCCCGCGCATATCGCCGAGATGATCGTCACCTCCGTCCTGATCCCGTACCTCGCGGTGTTTTGGCGACTGGTCGGCGCGATCCGCTTCCGCGTGGTGTTTTTGTAGCCCCAACGGTTGCCAGCCGCCCTGACAGCGTGGGCAGGTACACACCATCCGTGGCTGGTGCGCATCGTGGCCGCAGCGCGCGCAGCGCTGCACGGTGGTCGCGTTCATCGTGTGGCACCAGCTGCAACTCTGTTCCGTGTGAAATCGAAGATCGACAAACCCCATGATGGCCTCCTTATATACCTGTCTTACTTCTCTTTCCCCAAAACTTCGCAAAGTGCGACACGGATTTGCAAAAGTCGGCGCGATCTCCTAGAATATGCGTCAACCTGTGCGGAAGTCTAGGATCTCCTGGGGTATCTGACGGGTCCAGCGCGGAGGGATAATGGACGAGCCGATATTCGATGAACAGCCAAGCGGGGATGAGCCGATCTTCCATGAACAGCTAAGCGTGGGATTGAAGATCGTGTTGCATGGACGTGTGGTAGGCGAGATTCCGCCTATGACCACGGGCGAGCGATTCCAGGTTCCCAGGACTGATCGGTTGGACGATCTGTGGATCGAGATCGGCGCGTTTGACTCGATCACGGTCTTATCGGAGGATTCGCATGACGGTGGGCGTTGAAGTGACGGATCGCGATCTGGCGATGTTTGGGAGCCTGGCGGACGCCCAGTATCTTACGGTCCCGGCCATCGAATGGCTGCACTACACCGGCTGGCGGACGCGCACCGGCGAGGATGGCGGGCGCGTCCCCGCCGCCTCGTGGCTGTACGATCGGCTGCGGCGATTGACGCGCGCGGGCTATCTCCAGCGCCTGCAACGGCCTGGACGGGCCGAGATCGCCTATGGCCTCACGGCGCGGGGTGCTGAGCGGCTGCATGTCACCACGGGCCGCCCAGAGGCCACGATCCGGTATGTCGCGATGCCTCCAGAGTCCGATGAGGCGCTTCAGCAGCGGCTTGATGTCGGGCGCGTGTATGCGGCGGTGCGGAGCCGTCTGGAGGAAACCACGCCGACTGGATTGCAAGGCTGGCAGCTTGCGCCACGCCTGCGGGAAGAATCCGATACCTCCACGCCGGATGCGGTCTTTTCCCTTGAGCATCCGAAGGGAGCCATCCAGTACTATCTGGAGGTGGATCGGGCACGGCGGATCGGGGTCTGGGAGGAGAAGCTGCGGATGTATCGGCGCGCAGCCGAGGGCGCGGGCGCGGCCCGGCGCTTTGTGGTGCTGTGCGTATCCAGTTCGACCCTGGCTCCTCGGCTGCTCGACACCTGTGCGCCACTGCTGGGGCCACTGCTGGGTCGGACCTTGTTTACCGATCTGGATCACGTCCATCCGTGGCGAATCGGCCAGCAGTGGCGGCGGGTGGTCCAGCTTGATCCATTGACCACCGCGCCACAGGTGGTGTTTCGTTAGGGGCGGGGCGGGGACGGCTGCCGGAGATCGATGAGGCCGTGCGCCGATCGCGCCCGTGCCGCGATCGTGAGCTGCGACAGGATGGCGGGGAGGACGTGCTGCGCGTCTGCCTGCGTCGCCGTACGCAGCAGCGCGATCTGCTCCGCAGAAAGTCGCACGGTAAACGTCCCCACGTCGGCGCGTTCCTTGGGGCCGCGCCCAGGAATACCGGCGAAGTCGGCGATCAGGTCGATCAGGTGATCGGGATCAATGCGGGTGCCCAGATCTTGATCCCAGGCATCGACCAGCCAGGTGAGCTGGTCGCGCCACCGATCAATCTGCGCCTGCATCGCTTCGAGACCCGTGAGAGCCTCCTGGAGTTTGTCGATCACGGTTGGTTGCCGCGTCGGTCGCGCAAGGGGATCGCGCGGCGGGAGTGGCACGATGAGCGCCCACCACAGGGTGGTGCCGGTCGCCGGATCAACGACCTGAACTCGATCCTGGGGCGCGTCGGGATCATCATGGAGATGCACCACCTTGCCGATCCAGCGCCGCCAGACTGAAGCGGGGGCTTCCGGCATCCACCAGCGCCAGGAATAATACACCGCGCCATCTTCCGCCACCTGGGTATCCAGTGGCGGCGGCGGCGGACCAACGTCCTGATCGCGAAACATATAAAAGAGGAAGTCGCCCGTGCGTGGATCAGACACGGCCAATTTTCCGAGTTGAATCCCGTCGTCCAGCTCCACCTCCACCCGCTTTCCTAGATACGGATCAACTCGTTGATTCCACCACTCGCCGTCAGGGTCGCCGCCCTCGAACTGCGCGAGTCGGTAGATTCCATCAGCATAGCGCAGCGTCCCATCGCTGCGCAGGGTTCGGTGGTCACTCATGGCTCGATTGGTCCATTCACTTGCAGGCGTTGCGTGCCACGCCGGAGGAAGATGGTCCCCGGCACAATCGACACACTGATCCCGTGCGTAGCGGCAACATCACACACGTGTTGGCAGATCCGCTCCTTGGTCGCACTGTCGGGCCAGCCGACGTTGTAGAGCGATCCACCACGTTCCAGTGTTGCCACGCGGGTTGGGGTCCGCCGGAACGCATAATAGGTATTAATCGCGGCTTTCATCGCAGCACTCAGGCGCATTAGACCGATCCTCCTTCAAAACGATCACACCAGTCGTCGAAGCCAAGGAGCACCACCTCGCGTTGGTGATACGTGCTGGCAAGCTGCTCCCGGTGGGCGTCGGCATCCACCGACAGGGCAAACAGGGCAATTGGCCCGGTCATGCGCGGATCACCCAAACACAGACACGTATAGGTCCAGAGATACTCCGCCAGCCGGGTAGGAATCCGTCCGGGCGCGTGGCGTGGAATCTCGATCGGGCCGGTGATGAGATGGGACTCGTCATCACGAAACAGGGCAATACCGTCCGAACGGATGGCGATCCGCCACCCATCCTCCTCGGCAGTAGCCGTCAGCGCGGCACAGACCCGCTGGCGCGTGGGGTCATCGCGCCATCCAACCACCTGGACCGTGCCGTGCTGGTGTGGCATGGTCTGGAAGGCGAAATAGGTGTTTAGCGCGGCCAGCAGGTTCATACTGAGATTCATTGCGTTCGGTCCTCCCACGGAGGAATCGGCTCCGTGATGATCCAGCGATCATCGCCGCACGCCAGCAGCAGCATGCCCGACTGCCGGATCGTGACCGCGATCCCGTGCGCAGCGGCCACGGTGATGACATGCTCCTCGATCATCTGCTTGGTCCGGTCATCCGGCCAGGTCAGAATCTGCACCGCGCGACCACCAGCCCGGCGACTCCGGCCTTCGTGATTGATCCATCGCGGAGTTCGCCGAAAGGCAAACCACGTATTAATCGCACACACCAGATCCGGGCTAAGCGCCATGTCGGTCCTCCAGGCGCAGCGGGTTGGACCGGGAATCGGTATCGGGCATAATCCCCGCACACAGGCGATACGGCGGATCACCATCCGGCCCTGGAATCCCGCCTGGCACGGCCTCAATGATGCGCCCCTCAATGCTGAGTTGGATCAACCGATCCATCTGCGGATCAGCGGTGAGATAAAAGTGGTCGCGCATCAGCCGCCGGGACTCAGGATAGTAATTTGCCGAGATTCGCCACCCAAAGGCCACCGGATCGGCGTGGAAGCTCAGGGTTACCGCCGTGACCGGCCCGTCACAATAGTTGGCAAGGTGGAGAAAGAAGGCTTGTGGATCATTCGGAAACGAGATCGTCATCCACCCACCTCCCGTTCGTACGGCGGCGGATAGGTCCGTGGCTCGGTTTGCACCGTCTGATAGAGCTGGCCGCCGTAGAACGCGAAATCCGCCGTGATCGCGTAGTCGTCGGTGACGACCAACAGATGAGGAACCGGACGACTATATTGCGGGATCAGGGTAACGGGGAGCGCGCAATCCGGGCAGGGCACGCGCTCGGTAAAAAGGTGTCCTTGATCCAAGCGTGGAATCAGGGATTTGTACTGGTGGTGTTCCACGGCCCGCTGATGACTGCACTGGGTCATGCCGGACCTCCTTCATAGGGCCAGGTTGGTTTGCCGTCGTAGCGGGCGACCGCCCGCTGGACAGCCCGGATATACGGCGGGGCAACGACCAGCCGTTCCTGATCATCGGTGAACGGCTCCCAATCCGCCGACAGCGCGCGCGCAGCGGCGATCAGGTCCTTCGTTGCCGCGGCCTGATTCACACAGGTAGCGATGAGACTGAGCAGCAAGGTCTGGTGACTCGTTTCTGCGGATAGCACCAGCTTTCCCACGGCATCATAGAGTCCAATGTGATACCGGGTTACGGGGCGAACGGTCCACGGGGTCGGCCAATGGCGCAACAGATCCAAGGAATCGGGAGTCTCGGTGCTCATCGTGGGGCTCCAGTTCCACCCGATTCGGGAGGAAGCCGCCGGATCTGGACGCTGCCGGAGGCGATCGCCTCCGCTCCGAGCACCGCCACGCCCGCCCGGCTTGCCCGCCAGTTGGTCAGCTGCGTTTGGATCACGGTATGATCGGGCACTTCGGCGGCACGAGTCCGAATCAGCGTCCCAACCGCCTCCTCCTCCGTCCGTCCGGTTTCAAACTTGGTGAGATCCCCATCCAGGCACGCCATCCAATCGCCGGATCGGCGCTGGGTTGTAATTTGCATCTGCGGTCCTCCTCGTGTATCGTACTGGGCGGGAGGGATCACATCGAGGCCGGTGCGTGTGGGCCGCACAATCCCGACGAAATCCACCGCCACCTCCCAATCATCGCCAAAATAGCCGCCTCCGATCTCCTGGGAACATTCCCACAAGACCACGAAGCTGACGAACCGATCGCGCCCTTCACCGCGCCGCCAGCGGACCCAATCGGCAGCGACCTTCAGATCCCCGAGAAACGGCGCAAACAGGTCGCGCATACTGACATTCCCGATCTCTGTGGCGAGATAGCTGGGACCGTTTCCTGGCTCATCGGTCGATCCCCAGGCGATCGCCGCGATCTCGAATCGTGCCGCGTCGCACAACAGCAGGCCGGTCGCCTCGTCCCAGGCGGTTTCCACGGTGCCATAGTCTTGGTCGGCCAACCACCAGAGTTCGCCACCTTGCCACCAGACCGGATCAAACGGCGGCGATCCGCTTAATACCGCCCCGCAACAGCCGCACAGTCGCAGAGGACTGGCTTCGGAGGGTGCGGGCATCTCCGCTGCGTCGACGAGCCGCTCCAGCTCATCGGTCGAAAATGGCTCAATCGACAACCCGGCAATGACGGTCCCCACGAGCGCAGAGTCCGACTCTGCGCTCGTGGCAATCGGTCCGTCCAGCGCCGTCCAGGGGTGATCGCCCGTGCGAAAGTAGGCTACCTGAACGGTGGTTAGTTCGCCCCATCGGGACAGAGTCATCGGGGGTCTCCTCCTGTGATGGAATCGTGGCCCGACCATTCGGGACGCACTGCATCGTAAGTCGCATTTGGCCTTCAATCCAGACGCAGGTTGCGCCGGGCAGGGTTTGAATGCGCAGATCGTCGGCGCTTGGAGAGAGGAAGTACCCGTACATCAAGATATACAGGATGAGAAGAACGAAGATTGCCCGGAGAATGGCAACCCTCCCGGCGGCGGCGGCGGCGATCTGCTCCCAGGCCGCCACCTGCCGGAGTGCAAGGCTGAGATCCGGCGGCGGCTCGTCAACTGGGGGCGGCTCGTCAAACAGGGGTGGTTTCATCGGGACTCCTCAGGTGCTTCGCGGCCTGGAAGTCGCCCCAGTGCTTGATCGTAGGCGACTCGCGCCCGTTCCAGCGCCTCGAAGGCGGCGTTGCGATCCGCCTCCGCTACCGAGCGCGTCAGCGACTCCCAGGCGTTCTGCCGCGCCTGCGCGAGCTGCATTTCAAGCTGATACAGCTCCAAGGATGGCACGGTCGGCCCATCCAGCGGCAGAGGGAGGAGGAGCGCGCTATGCACGGCTGGTTCGATGCGCAGAAGATGGAAGCTGTCGGGATCGACGATCGACACAATCGATGGCGCGCAAGCGAGCAACCGCAGCAGGGCGTCCACTTCCTCACGGGTAGATTCAAACTGAACCAGGAATCGCTCCTTGGATCGTGGTGGGATCAGATCATCCTGAGTCGACATGCACACGCTCCTTTTAGCTAGTGCCGGTTGAGTCCGGCTCCAGCGGCGCGGTAAACTCAATCCGCGCCTGTAACCCGGACATGAACGCGAAGGTGATGAGCCGTGTAAACGGGTAATAGGTCGCAATCACGCCGTCCCCTGGGATCAGGGCTTGAAACTCGACGACTTGACTTCCCGGTGTACATCGGCGAAAGGTCCACGGATAGGGCGAGATTCGCAGGAGGCGGCGCGCGGCAACAATCACAATGCTTTGATCACTCTGGCGCTGCTCCGACAATGGTTCCTGCGCAATCGTGTGGGCAGGAGTTTTCTCGGTAAATGGCTGTACCATGTTAGACTCTTTCAAACCGATCCAGCCCCGCCGCCACCGTGACCGCCGTGGCGAGCGTGGGAAAGAACTCGCGCGCGCCCAGCACCCGGATACCGCTGATCATGCGGTCGCGGCAATAGACGGCATCCTGGGGCCGCACAGCGGCGATCAGGAAGGCTCCCACGCGCGCGGCGATCACGGCATAGCCATCCAGATAGTCCAGCGCCGCGCTGCGGTGCCGCACGATCAGATAGATGGGGTTCTGGGGACTCCATAACGGAGCCTCGTGCCGTACATCCCATTGGCCGCAGGTCGGGGCATGGCAATGTCCCGTTTGCGCGCCATGCCACGCGGCATCGGACTTGTCGGGATACGCGATTCGTCCCTCTGCCTCGCAGCGGGCATTGCAAAAGACGCCGGGAAACCGCGTCGGTTGCTCCGCAACCGACAGAAAGAATCCGGTCCACGGGTCAGAGGTCAGATCATCGGCAAAGCGAACCGCCGCCGCTGCCCCTTCAGCGATCTCGCGTGCCAGCACACACTCGCTGAGACGATCGATCTGACCCTTCAGGGCGGTATGCTCCGAGTCGTACTGGTGGTAGATCTGCCGGGCTTCCTCGCGTGTCAGATACCGGCCCGCCGCCGCCGGTCCCTCCTGCGTGAGTGGATATGTCATACGTGCGCTCCTGTCTTGCTACTCACTCATCTTAGCGTATTCCGGCGCGCAAGTCAAGGGGCTTCATCGGCAGCTTCCAGTGGGTCGGGGGGCTGATTTGCCACAAGCCAGCGTGAGATTGCCGTTCGGAGTGCCTGTTCCACAGGCGTGAGATCGCCCTCGATCTCACGGATGGCAAAATAGGTCCGAATCTGCATGAGGAGATCACGGGTGTCGGCGAGATCCGGGGGATCGGCGCTCCACGTGCTGATCCGCGCGACTTTTGCCTGATAGTCGCGAAACTGATGGAGGCGATGGCGAATCGGCTGAAGCTCCCGGCGGCGATCTTTGATTCGCTCACATTCAGCGATTGCCATTGCCCGATACACCGCCACGGGCTGGCCCGCCCGGAGCGCCGGATCGAGAATGCCCTGGCGAATCTGCGCGAGATCGCGTGAAAGGGCCGTGAGCTGCGCGCCCAGCGCAGCATACTCGGAGTCAATCGCGGGAAGATCGGCTAGATCGAAGCCGCGTGGTGGCACGGTCATATCAGGATTGGGGCACACATGGCCTGCCAGCTTCAGATACCCCGAACAACGGGGACACCGCTGCTTGCCGACGTGGTAATACGGGCAACACACTGCTTGGTAGGGAAGGATGACATACCCGGACTCGTCGCTGAGTCGCTTGGCCTCGCTGGTCGCCGGTTCCAAGGCAGCAAACTGGCGCTTGTGCGAGATTGGACAGTGCCCTACCACGTGAAGCTGGTTCTTGGTGCGCAGCGTATCGTGTGCCGTGTGATATTTAGGCATCGCGTTCTTCCTTTCAGCAAGCCGAGGGGGGATCGTGATGATCCCCCCTTCCGTGTGTGGATTGAGTCGTTACTCCTTGGGGATGGTGGGGGTGGGGTCGGGAACGCCCAGCTGCGGCGTGTCCATACGGCAGTAATCGAATTCCCATACGCCGCCTTGCTCTTTATCCTCGGCGGTGTACACCTGATCGACGAGGACGGGGGCAACCGCTTCAAAATTCGCCCGGCAGATAAAGGTCACCCGATCGCCGGGCAAGACCGCCTTAATCTTGCTATCCGTGGATTTGAGCAGGAGCACTTGCTCGACCGTGCCGATATGGGGCGCTGCGGGTTCGATCCGAGAGACACGCACCCGGACAAACCCTTTTCCGTCTGTTTCACTCCAACTGGAGCCGGACGCAACCCCATTCACGGCAGTAAAGGAACTGCTGCTGCGATAGCGCTCCAGATCGCGCAGCTCCCCAATCACCTCGCCTTCAATCCGGTAGTAGGCGCGATCGACATCGACGGCGAGATCACCGCCGAAGGTTGAGACATTCCAGCTCGTCCCGCGCGCATCACTTTGTGGTGGCGGGGCGTTGTTCGTGCCGCAAGCGGCCAGCATCAGGAGTACGAGCAGCAGGCCAATCCAGCGGTGCATGAAGCTTAACATAGCGATTCCTTTCTCTTAAGGAGAGATACGGTGGGGGAAGCGAGAGGTTGCTTCCCCCCAGAGCGATTCTAGTTGGCGAGCGCGGCCATTTCGACTTCGGGAGTCGCGTGCCGCTTGCCCGTCACCAGATCCATCGATGCGTTAAAGGCATTCGCGATCCACTTTGCCCGCTCTCCGAACAACGTGTCCGCACCGATCTTGCCCCGTGTGGATGAGCAGTATTGGGCGTGCTCGGCCATTGCATTATAGATGACCCAGGGGGTGATCGCGCGATCCGCCAGCCCTGCACCCTTCCCCTGCGCAAACTCGATCGCCGCCGCGCGCCGGTTGCGCTGCCGAGTCAGCACGTCCTCGAAGATTTCCATGCGCTGCGTGTACTGCGCGGGCGGGCAGTTGCGGCGGGGCTTTTTCGGATCGGGATAGGTCTGGATCGCGACGTATTCGATCTCCTCGATCGTGCAGGAGCCTCCGGCAGCCAGGGCTTCAAAGGCGGTCTTGATGTTGTTAACCTTCTCGTCGGTGCGCGCGAAGGCGAGCGAGAGCCATTCCATCAGCTTGATATGTGCCCCCTCGCTGTGGGCAATTTGCCAGCGTTCGCGTGCCCCTTCGATCGCTGCAATCAGCGTATTTTGGCAGACAACTCGCCAGGGCGTGATCAAGATCTGGGCGCTATAGCCCTGCTGCATCGGCGAGTCGAGGACCGTGTACATCTCCACCTCGTCGCCGTCGATTTCCAGCGGGCGTTCCTTGCGCGTGACGAACAGACGCTCGCCCTGGCCCAGAAAGCCCATCGTTTCGATTCGACCCTGCCCTGAAACCTCGTCCCAGATACGGGCGACTTGCTCCGGGGTGATGAGGACATACTCCGGCCCGACGACTCCGAAGCACACATCCGTTTGGTCCTCCGGGATCGGGCCGCGCATGATCGCCCGATTCGGGATCGTGATCCCAGGGATGGTGCTGCCATCAGGCGCGATCTCCGGCGCGGTTTGCAGTGGGACCAGGCGAACCGGCATGCGCCCCAGGCGCTCGTAGGCTTCCATTGCTGACATGACATCCTTTGTGAAGGTGTTTCCCTTGCGGTGCCAGGCTTTGTCCCGTTCATCCGTCCCGTGCATAATGAAGCGATCGCCGAGAATGTTGTCCATGTGGCTTCCTGTCCTTTCGTATATGGCCCGTTTCTTCGTCACGCGGTTCCGATGAGGGTAGAATAGCGCATATACACGCGAATGTCAAGAGGCACATCGCGCAGATTGCACAGATTCCAAAGGTCGCTATACTGCTCCTGGTATGCCTATCAGGGAGGATTAATTCGATGAGTGAAGCAACCTGGCCGCCCGATGCCCGTCCCTTAACCGATGGAGAACGGGCTGCACACGACCATCTGGAGCGCTGCTACGCGCGCATTCAGTGGCTTGAAGAACAGTTGGGGCTGCGGACAACTATTCGCGAGGTGGTCTCGTCGGCACGCGCCATTGTCCTGATCGGGTTCGATGCCGATGATCCGGCGGCGGCGGCGTTTGCGCAGTCGTTCGGTGAAGCATTGGTGGCGGGATGGACGAAACGATCGCCCACGGTTGTCGTGGGCGATGATCTCCATATCGAATCGATGCCAACTGATACCGCGCGCCAGCTCCTGGCATGTAAGCGGGCGGGCGAGACGCGCCCCCGCGACGAAACCTAGACTTCGGGTTCGAGGCTTTCATAGTCGGTCATCTGGTGATGGAGCAGGATCAACTCGACGACCTCATGGGCCACCTCCTGGCCGTAGTGGTGGTATAACCGGGTGACAAAGGTGTGCAGGCGCAGGGTCGGGATGGGAGTCCCTGACTCGCGTGCCTGCCGCTCGTCCTCTTTCTGGATCAACCACTCACACACCAGATCGCCAGGGATTTGCGCGCGATGCCGCGCCTCGCGTTCTTCCGGGGTTTCGCGCTCCAGTTGCTCCGTTACTTCGCGCAGGATTTCCGTGATTGGTTTCCGTGGCATATCGTGACACTCCTACGACGGGAAAAGGCTCCCACTCTGTTAATCGTCTCGGAGGGCCACAACCGGAAATAATATCAGGGAGCGCGCCGGATCACGCCCACAATGCCCGCGCCCAGGTAGCTCCACCCCTCCTCGACGCGGATGGCGTGCCAGCGTTCCATGAGCTGGAGTGTTTGCTCGATGATCTCCATATCGGGGGTGTTGCGAGAGCATTCATCAATAACCGCTTCGATCTTTGGCAGGGCATACATCAGGTCGGCAGCATACTGATTACTGCCATTGTGAATCGGGATGCGGATCACCCGTCCGAGTCGTTGGAGTGCTTCTTGAATCGTCATTGGCCGTCCTCCGACACCCGTTGTTTCCACCCAGACCCGGCAAAATCCCAATTCGCACGGGTACGCGCGGCATGCCAGGCTTCCAGTTTGGTTAACGTTTCCTCTACCGATCCCTGGTAATCCTCGCCTTGATAACACTGGCGGATCACGTCCTGAATCAGCGGCAAGGCATGGCGCATATCTTCGCTAAAGGATACATAGCCGGTCGTTGCGGCAGACTTCGTGCCGCCGCCGCCTTGGGGCAAGGGAATGCACAGCAATCGATACACCCGGAATAAGGTCTTGGAGCGGTTAAATCGTGGCATCGCGTTCTTCTCCCGCAATCTGGATATGAACATCGTACACAAATCGGCGCAGCTGGACATTTTTCGGATGCCAGAAGATGCTGGCGTGAATTTCCCTGGCCTCGCGAAAGCGATCTTGGAGCCACGTCGCGATTGCGTCCCCAGGGGTGCGCCCACGGACGACACCGATCATTTCAAACATGGGCGGCATCCCTTCGCCGGGACCATACACAAAGACCCGGCGAACCGGCCCACCGCGCAGTGCTCCGATGGCATAGGTAGCCGACCCCTCTGTCGGGCTGCTGACATCGCCGGAAATGGTGACAATGGGGGAATCAGGCCGGGTCATCGTGAGTCTCCTTGGGCAATTCCCAGACCGTTACCGAATCCGGTAAGCGATGAAGCAGGGGCAGGACGACCGATCGATCTAAACGACCATTCCCAATGCCGGGAAAGTTGAGATGCACGGTGGCCTGGGGATGAGTCGTACACCACGCCCGCAGGCGAGCAGCACTGGCGGCAATCAGCGCCGGATCTGCCCGATCGCGGAAATGTTGTTTGACCTGGAACGCCCCAATCTTCTTGTCGGGCCACGCGGCGCTGATGAGCAGGCCATAGACTCCGAGATGTCCACACAGCTGCTCAATGTGCTGGCCCCACGTATGATCGATCCCTGAAAAACGGTCGCGTGCCTGGTGCGCAATCCCGCGACCCATCACGAGCGCGCCGTTCTTTTTGATCGTGCTGTTGGTCGTAATGAGAAACAGGTCGGCAGTATCCCACATATCCCACATATTCCCAACTTGCAGAATCATGCGGTGCCTTCCTGTTCGGCACAGCGATTGGCGATCGACCACCACGTGCGAAACTGATCGAGCTGTTCATACCCTGTCCGCGCCTGATCGTCCGTAATATGCTCGATGGCATAAAACTCGCGATCGAGTCGCCGCCAGACCCACCAGATGCTATCGGCAATGAGCTGGCCGGGATGTCCCTCCTGCCGCAGCCGGGCATAGATGACATCTGGCAGCACCCCACCCGCGCTATATGTGGCCCAGCGCGTCACCAGCCGTTCGGCATACTCGGCCATCGCGGCATCATACTCCTCCGTAGCACGCTCTGCTGCCCGATTGGCGGCACTCACGGCCTCCTGGGCGGCGACAACGCGCTTGCGCCACGCATCCCACTCGTGCGCAAAATAGACGCCACGCGGATGCCGATACGCTCCCTCCGACACCAATGAATCACTCACCAGCTATCCTCCTCAGGAACCTCGAAGATCTGCCCGTTCCGTATCCGCCTTGGCCCATGACCACGACTGCCTTGTGTGGGCAGCTGCGATTCGTCCGTGATTTCCTCATAGGCTTTGCGAGGTTGGCCTAGCCAGGTACCATCGGTGGTGCGATGTTGGCGACCGCATGCCGGGCAGTACCAGACAGTTTCCATCGCCGTTCGCGATTCGCGGGTCACTTTGCGAACGGCAGGGTGGGTGATCCAGCCGTGAATACACCCACAGACACACCGGATCGCGTAAAAGTAGCCAGGGGTATGAGGGCTCATACCGGGCGTTCCCGATAGACTCGCCCACCCAGGATCGGCGCGAGCCACTCCTCAACCACCGGCTGCATCGATCGATCACCCCGAACGCTCCAGGTGGTATCGTCGTATAGCACCGCAAATTCGCCGCCGCTGGTATAGCCTGCGATCACCCAATAGGGATGATGCGTTCCCCCGTCCATATAGCAGGCGGTGACGTTGACTCGCTGCTGCGTAAGCCGCTCCATGACCCGCTCCGGCGACAGGCGCGGCCACCAAGTCGCATCGGCATCCGGCTCGGCTTCAACGGCGATGGTCCAGTTTAACACCTCGCTCATGCCATTGTAGTGCCGGATCTGGATTTTCGCGTGCTCCCCGCGCCCATCGAAGCTGATGTAAGGGGTTTGCAACGTGTCCAGCTCATTAACTTTCATGGTGTCCCGCGCGCTGGTCGTAATTCCCCAGGTTCCATAGGTATCGATCGCGGTGAGGCCGCCAAAGCGCGCGGTCGCCGGGTGCTTCACGTCATCGTTATACCAGACTCGCAGGGACTGGCGCGAGGTGGCTTTTTCCGGGCTAAGTCGCTGGCCGGTGCGGGCGTCGACTCGGTAGGGATACGATTCGTTAACCGCGATAAATACATAGCGGCGTCCGGCGAGAAGCGTCCTGATGGCCGTGGCAATGGCCTCCAGGTTATCGATGGTGGCGTAGCCATTCCATCCAGGGCCAATCGATCGAGTCATGGGCGATCCTCCTCAGTGGGCAAAAGAATGAGATCATATGGATACTGCGTATCGGTGATGACCCGAACGCCTGCGGATTCGCAGGCGGCACGGGCACGCTCCAACACATACTGGTATTGGGGCATGGTGGTCGCTGCGTAGTTGTCCGACTCCGGTTGCCACACGATCCGCATCGTGTGCTGGTGCTGATCCGCAACTCGGAGGACATGGTTGGCGAGTCGATACCCGGCGCGGTGCTGTGGTTTCATCCGATACGGCATGCGCCCGCCGCTCCTGGCAAGCATGGTCGGATCGATCCGTCGCGTATCCAGGCCGCTTTGCTGGTGCGTCGGCTTCAATCCGATGCGGGCTAATATTTCGCGGACCCGGTTCAGCAGTTCACGATCCCTCATTGTCCGGTACCTCCCTTGCTTGCTCCCAGCTTAGCGCATGTATCAGCGTATGTCAAGGGGCATCGATCGGAGTTTGCACGGACCATGTGACAACCGCGTGGCAGATGCTATACTGTAGGCACGCCCCCCACCGACACCAGGAGGATACGTATGGCTGATCCACAAGCCATCGGCGCGACCGTCGAAAGTGGCGGGGCTGTTCAGCTTGCCTCTCAGGCAGCGACCACGGTTGAGGTCAATGGTGATGTGCTCGTTGATCTCTGGGATGCGCGCGGCGAAATCTGTATTAAAGCCCCCCAAACAGCCGTGGCCGCGCTCCAGGCGCAGGGCTGGAATCCCTATCGGGCTGACCTCAAAACCCTGGCCCGTGACTTAAAGCCGGTTTTTGATGGCGCACGAACCGCGATTACCACCTTTCTCAAAGGCGTGGAAGACGACGGAGTCGTCGATGCGGCAGATGAAGGCGCACTGGCGGCGGCGGAGGTTGCGGTGAATACCCTGGTCGCCCAGTGGACGATCTTGCGGGATAGTGCGCTCCGCCAGTACCAGACGAGTCCCCGGTCCACCCCGGTCACGGTCACTGATCCACATGGACGATCCTGGGACGTTGATCCCAGCCAGGAGCGGTTATACCGGAAGGGGGACGGGTTTCGGGCGATGAATCTCAATCCGACGAATCAGACTGCGCCGCCGCCGGAGGAACAGCTCCGGCAGCAAGCCGACCAGGCCGCCGAAACGCTCGCTCGTGCCGAACGGTCCCGCCAAGGCGAGGATCTGAGTAGCGATGCCACCGCCACACAGCAGAAGGAGTCCGGGTCATGACGCAGGTGCTCTATACGCATCCCCTGCTGGGACGCATTTTTCGCCCGGCCTCCTGGGATGCCATGCGGATCTACCCTGGTGGCCGGAAAGCCACCCGGCAGCCGGGAGAATTTGGGTTGGTCGTCGCCGTGCAACGGCGACCTGTGATGGAGGCGGGGCAGATCTTGAGGTGGGACACCCTCTGGGTCGATCTGTCCTGTAACGAGCGCGTCGATTCGGGTGCGAATCGTCAGGCGCTTCAGATCTTTGGGGGCGGAGCCTCGCCGGGGGCGGTCAATACCAACCAGTTTAAGATTATCGCTGTTGCCAGCGCTGCCCTCACCAAATCGAAAGCCAATCTGTCGCTCGGGTCAACCTCGGCGGGGGTTACCACCAACGAGTTCACGACCCTGGGCCTCGCGCGTGCGGCGGCAACGGTGATTACGGGCAACTACACGGCTCCCGCCACCAACGGCGCACAATTCAGCCAGCTTGTCCAGTACACCTATACCGCCACCGGCGCGGCCACGGCGTATGGAGCCGGATTATTTGACTCGGCGACAGTGGCGGGATCGGTGCTGTATGCGGAGGACAATTTCTCGTCGAATGCCGTCTTAGCCACCAATGACACCCTGCGCGTGGATTGGACCATCTCCAACTAGCGCGAAGGAGGGATCATGGCTGTGGTGACGGATCTGGTGGCTGAATACGAGCAGGGGTTGATTCGAGTCCTTGTTTCGTATGACACGGTGACCGGCGCGAATGTCGAAAACGGAATCGTGATTACGAACCTCACGCCCAACACCCTGCGGTTCTGGGCCGCCAACGTCCGGCGGCGGCGGCGGTGGACCTATGAGGTGCCCCCCAGTCCACGCCATCCCACGACCGGCAGTCCCATAGCGAGCACCCCGCCGATCGGTGCGGGGCTGTTTAACGTCAATACGGTTAGCGACGAGTTCTCCTACGGATTTGATGATCTTGGAGCCTGACGGTGCCCATTCGCCATAAAAACAAAACCACGGGCACCTTCAGCGCCGCGTCGGTAACGCCCACGTTGCCATCCTCGCCTGCACTGACAAGCGAGGATACGCTGTGGGTGTTTGTGTCGATCAAAACGAGCACGGCCATCACCGTGACAACGGCAACGACCGGATGGACCAAGGAAGGCCAGGTCCAGGATTCGACGAACGCCACCTGTACCGCGCTGTTCTCAGCGGCCTGGAACGCCGCCGCGCCCGTCATTTCCTGGGGAACATCGGGCCGCGGTGTCTGGTCATGTTGCGGGATCTCTGGCGTGCTCACCACGGCGGGCGCGCGCGCGGTCGGTCTCTTGTCGTACAGTGGTACCACCGGAACCACCCATACGGATGCGGCTGCCACCAATGGGGCAGGGCTTGGCTATCGCGGCGCGATGCGGTTAACGGTAGAGACGAGCGCGGTGCCCGGCACGACGTACACCGCGGATTGGCGGATGTTCAAGGAGACCGATCAAAATAGTGGTGGGACCACCACGGCTCATTGCCGCCAGTTTGTCGCGTATGGCTACGATCTTGCCGAAGGAGTCACCGGATCACGATCGCATGACGCGGGAAGCGGAGCCTATAGTGGACTCACGGTGTTTCTCGTCCCAGCGACCCCCAGTGCGTTTGGCCTCTGCCAATCCGCCCGGAACCAGGGAATCTCGACCACGACCTTTAACCTTTCCTTCCCGCAAGCCGCGCGATCAGGATCGTCCCTGATCGTCGCCCTGAATAATCGCATGTCGGGAACCAGTGAGATTACCAGTGTCAGCTACAACAGCGGTCTCGGCTTCACGCGCGATTTTGTTCAGGTTAGCGGGAGTGATGAAATTCAGATCTGGCGCTACGCAAACAATCAGACAACCACGAATCCCTTGATCACCGTGCAGCGTGGCGCTGGGTCCGGCAATCTTTCGATCATCGCATTTGAGTTTGTTGGCATTGCCACAACCAATCCCGTTGATCGCACGGGGTTCAGCGGCGGGATGGGGACTGCTGCGAGTGCGACGACCAGTGCCGCCCTTGGCAGTGGCAATCGCCTCGCGATCGGCCTGCTGGCGAATGCGGCGACCGTCGCGTCGGTCAGCGTTGCCAGTCCATACGCGAGTCGCGGGAGTTATCCTGACGCCACGACTGCCGCGTTAACCGTGGGGACCCGCGACCTTGTGGGTGGGGCAGCGGAAACCGTGGGCTTTACCCTGTCGGCCACGGCAACCTGGATTGGCGGTATTGTGACCTATAAGGAGGCCGCCGCCGGAGCCACGGCGGTCATCCGTCAGCCAACGGTCGGAGTCAGTGTCACCCCCGGTGTTGGCGTGGGCGTTAGTATTCGCCGTGCCAGCACGATTGCCTCGCCAAACACATCAGGACTTGGCGATCGATCCGCCTATCCACGATCCAGCACCGTCGCGATACCCGCCACGGCAGGACCCGCACCGATCCGAAGCACTGGCCGAGGAGCGCTGATCAGCGGGAATGCGTCTCTGGGAGTAAATTCGATCGACTCGGTGGCGCGCGGTGCCTTTATCGGTCCGGCGGTGGGTGTTGGCGTCGAACCGACGATCCAGATGATGAGTAGTACCGCCAACCTTGGAAGCCTGGTCGATACGTTTAGTGACACGGTGGCGAGTCCGATGTGGACCGTCCACAAGACAGCAACCCCAACGCTGACAGAAACGGGAGCCGTTCTTCAGATCAGTCTTTCCTCCGCCGGAGCAGGGAGTGACTACGGCTATTACACCTCTGCGAGCGCCTATCGCCTGACCGGCCAAGCGATTCACGTGGAAGTGCTCCCCTTAGTCGCAACAACGAACGTGCGGGTGCTGCTGCGGGTGCAAGCAACCGCGGTCGTCAATCCCAGTGCGGATGCGGTCTGGATTCAGTATAACGGGAATACCCAGGCGCTGGAATGGCAGCAAACCGGGATTGGAGCGATTACGATCAGCTACCAGGAGGCAGCCCATCGATGGTGGCGGATTCGGGAAACGGCGGGGGTTCTGTATGGAGATGTATCGGCAGACGGGCTGACCTGGAGTCATCCTGATGCCTTGCCGGATGGGACAACCGCGTGGAAAAGTACCTCCATCCTCACCGGCGCGGAGCTGGAGTCGGTATATGTCCAATTTGGGGCACGCACGTCCTCGGCGGGAGCCGCTGCCGCTGCCTACACCGCGAGCTTTGACAATCTAAATGCCCCGCCTGCGGCTGGCAACGCGATCACGCGCGCTGCCACGACCTCGATCGCCTTGGAGACGAGTGCTGGGCGGAGGATCGGACAGCCGCGCGGGGTGGACCACATCATCCCTGTTAACGGCCTGCTGGTCCGTCGCATAGGTGCCCATCTTGCTGGCTCCTGGGTCGGGCCAGCCCTGGCCGCGTTAAGCCTGCGCGGCCAGGCCACGAAACAACTCAGTGTGTTGCTGCCCGGAAGTCGCGGCATCTGGCGGACGATCGCCGCACGCCGCCAGGCAGTCACAACCCTCGCAAACAGTGCCGCTCTGCCTATTGGGCGGCGGGCACTCCAGCGCGCTGGAGGGGTCAACCTCCCTGCAAGTGGAGCGCTGACCCGGCGAGACAGTAGCAGCCAGGGATTTTTTGGTCCGCTGGATCAGGCGGCGCTGAGTGCATGGAAACTCTACACCGAGGCATTTTGGACTCACGGCGCGCTCACAACCTTCAACCCGAATGATGGGTCGCCCGGCTATACGATGACGCAGACCCATCGAATCGTCGCGGACGCATCGGCTCCATCGGGCGATGGACAGATCTATCAAATCGAAATCACCACCTCAGGTGGGGTCAATACGGGGAGTGAGCCGGTCTATGTCAATGTGTATCGGTACCAGGATCTTCCGTGGGTCGATGCCGTGCGATGGATCTACCGGATCAACTGGCGCTATGCGGGCACGGTCAATGCCCCGCAAGCCGTCGAGTTTCCGTTTTCGGTGTACCAGCAGGGACGGCGCTTGGAGGCTGCCTTTACGTACATCATCACCGCGCCAACGCGGCACTGGCGACCGTTTGGCGCGACTCGTGGCTGGGATGCCAACCGGCCCTCAACGGAGCAAGCCTATGGATTCACGCAGGAGCTAGACCCAGATGTATGGCATCGCCTGGAGTTTGTTGTGGACATCGCGAATGACCAGATTACCTACCGCTGGCTTCTTTCGGATGGCGTGCTGTTTGTCCTGAACGAAAGCTATCCGGGCGTGGTGGATATGTGGAACTCACCCCGGATTGTTGCCGCCTTGCAGATCGATAATGTCCCTGCGGGAACCCAGCAAATCTTTGATGTTGACGACTATCACCTCGATTATACAACCGTTGCTGCGGGCCAAGTGGTGACGCGCTCGGTGGCAATCGCCACCGAGATCGGGGTCCCTCTGGCAAAAGGCGGACACGCACTGAAGGTCCCAGCGGTGCCCGTCCCCATCACCATGACCACGAGTCGTATGACCCACGGCCTGCGCGGGATCGGCAGCACCCAGGCGGCGAACAGTGGGCTTGGGTATCGCACCATGACCCAGCGCCAGATCGCGGCGGGAACCGGCAGCACCCTCGCGCTGGGCGGACAGCAAACGATTCGCCGGGGGATCATGGCGATCGCCGCCGCCGCCGCCGGACTTACCCAGCGCCGTGAGGCGCTGCGGGGCGTGCTACTGGACCTGCCAGGGATCGGCCTGCTACGCACTGCCCAAGCGTTAACCCGCCTGCGTAGTCAAGTGATGCCGATCGGCACCGGCATCGCTGCGGGAACGGCGGCGTCTCGCCAAACGGCAACTGCAAATCTTCCAGCGATCGGCCTCGCGGCCCATCAGGCCGTGCGCCGTGTGCCAGGCTGGGGTACGGGAGTCATGAGTGTTGGGACGCGCATCCTTGCCCAGCGCCGCACGGCTCCGATCGCCATCGTCACAACCACGATCGGGGATCGAGTCACAACCATGATCCAGTGGGTGGCAGAGGCAATTGCTCCGGTCGCGACAACCGGAGGCCGCCAGATCCTCGCGCGCGCGCCCTCAGTGAGCCAAGGGATCGACCCGGCCAGCGCGACGCGACGGGGCTTTGGTCGCGCAGCTCCGTGGGGGGCGCTGGCGGTGGCGTGGCTGCGTGGCGATCAACGCCTGATTCGGGCCGTGAGCGACAGCCTGGCAGCGGTCCCGCTGGTGAGTCCGGGGGGGCAAAGTGCCCGCCATGCGGGATTCGTTATTCCGGGGAGCACCTTTGCTGAACGGTGGAGTCGACGCGATCGAAGCGGGACGGTGGACGCGGAAGCTGAGGCTGTGATTGGGTCGCAGGCAAGCACCGTGCGCGGTCTCGGCGTTCCGCTGGAGACCGGTCTCCAGCTGGCCCGGCAAGCACTGGTCCGGCAGGGAGTGTCGGCGGGGGTCGTTGGGGAAGCCCACGTGCTGCGTCGGGGTGGGGCTACTCGGTTCGGCGAGGTGGATCATGCCACCACCATCACCGGCGCGCGGGCACAAGAATCGCACCGGCCTGGTGGATGGCATGGCCCGGTACAGGGGACCGTCGATCGAATCAGTGCGCGGGGGCATACGATTGCGATAAGCGTCCTCGATCTGATGACCGCCCAGGTGCGACGAGATTCCCAGCGGCAGCTCACCAGCACCGCCGCTGGAACGGGAAGCCTCCATGCCAAAAGCACGGTGGCTCGGAGCCTGGTCAGCGCAGCACCGAGTATCATTGCTGCTGGCACCCGACGTGCGGGGTATCGATCGGTGACTGCCGGAATCGCGCTTGATGTCGGGCCAGGCGCGACAGCGCACCGACAGCGTGCGCTGTTGGTCGTGCTCAGCGTGGAGGCTTCCCTGCGGGCCGGGCAGGTGCTGAGTCGATCGATCGGCCACGCCGTGCTCAGTTTTGCGGTCGTGGCAGGCGATCTTCAGGGCGCGATCCCGACGCTCGCGCTCCCAATTCGCGCCGTCGTGCGTGATCTGCGGATGCGCGCAGCAGTGGTCAGCCATCGTTGTCGCAGCATGGTGCTCCCCAGCCGAACACGCGCCCAGGTACGGAGGTGACACAATGAATCGCGGGTCAAATCTGGTTCATTATCAGAAGCGCAATGATACACTCACGCCGTTTCGGGCCGATCTGTGGCAGGCGGATGGCACGCCCCTCCCAACACTCAATGGCGTGTTCTGGTTTTTCGTGCGGAATGAGCGGGGGGTGTTGGTCATTCAACGTCCTGGAACGGCGGAAACCGGAACGTATGATGGGCGGGTAACCACGCGCTTTCAGTTTCAGTGGCTTCCGGGCGAGACCGCGCTCCCGCCGGGGGATTATCTCGCCGAAATCGAGGTCCAGTATGGGTCGCCAGATCAGCGACTCACAATTCCAACCGACGATTATTTTACCATTCGAGTGATCGAAGATCTGAATCCCCTGTAGGGAGCAAGAAGGAATGGGTATGGCTCACGATTCGCCCACGAAATCTCCGGTACCGCTCCGGCCAAGTGCCCAAGGAGATCACTATCGACTCGGCATGGCGGCACGTCAGGCGCTGATTTTGCTGTTGACCAGCCTGGAGGACTATTTGGGACTCCCGCATAGCGTGCTGTCGCGAACGGAACGCCGCGCGGATCGTCAGCGGCTGCGCCATGATTCCAGCTCACCGCTGCTCGATTCCGACCCAGAATCGAGGCGAGATCCCGCCTGAGTCAACCCCCGCTATTGACACCAGCACCAGCGGTCCTTATACTATGGGCATTACGTATAGCTGCGGAGCACGGTTTCGTCAGCGCTCAGACTACCTCACGAGGTAGTTCGAGCGCTGTTGTTGTTTAACCTCCCCCGCTGAAGCAGCTGCTCAATCCCCCCATCCTAGCAGTATTGATCCCGTGGCGTTGCACGAAAAACTCGAAACGGATCGTACCGGAGATTCCTGTATGTTTGGCACATTCATGCTCCCACAATTGGCGCTGTGGTCGTTATTCCTCCTTACCCGGTCATTCACGACTGATCCTGCGCCGGGTGACGGTGATCCTGCGCCTACGGGGACCGATCCTGCACCAACGCCCAGCCCCGCACCAACGCCTGCCCCGGCGGACCATATGATCCCCAAGGCCCGGTTTGACGAAGTGAACAAGGCCAAGCAGGATGCGGAGGCGGAAGCGGCGCGCTTGCGGCAACAAATTCTGGACCGCGAAACCCAGGAACGGGTGGCCCAGGAGGAAGCGGCGGCGGCGGCGGCGACGGCAGCAGCGGAGGCCGCGGAGGCCGCGCGCAAAGCCGAGGAGGAGGAAGCTGAAAAACAACGACAGTGGCAAAAGCTCGCCGATAAACGCGAACGCGAGATCGGTGATCACAAACGCCGAGTCACCGAGTTGGAAGCCCAGACCACGCAACTGACGACCCAGCTGACCGTGCAGCAGGAGCAAGCGCAGGGCGAACTCGCCACGGCGCGTGCCCAGGCCGAGCGGTATGCCGCGATGGTCAATGAATTAATCGACACGGAAACGGGTGAATGGCCGACTGAAGTGAAAGTGCTCGACCCCGGAGCGGCTGCCCTGGAGCAGCGGGTCCAGTGGGCGAAACAAGCACGATCGCTTGCCCAGCGACTCATGACCCCAATCCCGCCCGGTAATCCGCGCCCCCCGAAACCAGATGGGAGTGCGCAGCCATCGGCCTCGCAGCAAGCGACCGATGAACAGCGCGCACGCCTGCACCAGACAGGCATGTATTCCCTGTAGTGAGGTCTCAGCATTATGGCTGCTATCGCGAAAAGTGGGGTTCCAACCCTCTCGCATGTGGTCCCGCCCGCCGTTAATCGCTATACGGGCTTGATCGCAGGCGAGCCGATCGCTGCCGGTGACCTGTGCTATATCTCCGCAGTGGACGGGCGGATCTACCGCTCGTCCGGGGCGGCGGCCAATGCCGCCGCCGTGGTGGACGGTATGGCGTTACAGGCAGCGGCCATTGGTGAAGCATGCACGTTGAACTACGATGTGAACGTGCGCTATGGCGCGGGCCTAACGCCCGGAATCTTCTTGTACCTGTCCGGCACGGTGCCGGGTGGCTATGATACGGTGGCCTCGACGGGTGGCACCGTGCCGGTTGGACGAACGCTCGACGGCACGCGCATCCATACGATGCGCTCATACTAGGGAGGATCTGCAATGGCAACCTCATACGGTACCTTACAGGTCCTTGACACCCAGGCCGCCAATCAGACGATTGCGCAGTTTGGGGAGGACCGTGCGTTCGCCGCGATTCAAGCCAACCTCGATGCCCACAATATGATTGTGCGCGAAATGATCGGGGATCTGGTCGATCCGACCGTCGATCGCCAGCGCCGCTACGGTGGCGTGGCCGAGGGCGAGATGGTCGAAGTTGACGAGTACGGCACGGCAGACGCGCAGAAGATCGCCGCCGGTGTTACCGTGGGCTTTCCGATGCGCCTGTTCCAGTACTCGATTCAATGGACGCGACTCTACATGATGAACCGAACCGTCGCCGAGCTGGACGCACAATATGTCGCGGCCCGCACGGCGGATATTCGGAATATCCAACGGCAGATTAAGCGTGCGTTATTTACCCCAACGAACAACCTTGCCTACATCGATCGGTTGGTGGATAACGTCAACGTGCCGCTGCGGGCGTTGGTCAATGCGGATGGGACGGCCATCCCCAACGATCCCTACGGGCAGCCGTTTGATTCAAGCACACATACCCACTACCTCGCAACCACCACGCTGACCGAAGCGGCAGCGCTGAACGTGGTTGAGACGGTGGTCGAGCACGGGTTTGGCGTAGGGGTCCGGCTGTATATCAATCGCGCGTCGGAAGCCACGTTCCGGGCATTCTCGAACTTCACGCCCTATTTCGATATGCGGATTCAGCCGGGAGCCAACGAGCGAACCGCACCGGGTCGGACTCTCGATATGGGCACGATGTATAACCGCGCCATCGGGATCTTCGGGCCAGCGGAGGTGTGGGTGAAGCCGTGGGTTCCATCCGGCTACCTTTTCTGCTTCGATGCCGCCTCGCCGCTGAAACCGCTGGTGCTGCGCACCCGTGATGGTGGTCTCGCCGGGGATCTGACGATTGCTGCCGACCACGAGCACTATCCACTGCGCGCCCAGACGATGGACAGGGAGTTTGGGATCGGGGTCTGGAATAGGACGAACGGGGCCGTCCTCTATGTTGGGGGCGCAACCTATACGGCTCCAACGATCTAGGCCGAATCGCGCCTCCGGGCGCACGGCATAAAGGAACCGATCATGGCTGAGAAGAAAGACGAGCAGGCCAAGCGGGATGCGGCACTGGACCGGGAAGCCACGAAGGTCGCGGATCAGACCACGAAAGAGGTCGCCGAGGCCCAAGCCCGCCAGGAACAGGAGCAGCAGGAAGCCCGGCGCGAGGAGCTACGTGCGGCGACAAAAGAACGCTTGGCGCGGGAGCAGGCGCTCGCAGACACCTTGGCGCAGAATCCGCCGGATGGCAAAGAGCTAACGACGGGCGAAGTGCGCGCGCCGCGCGCGGAGGAAGCAGCCCAGGCGACCACGCAGGTCTCGATCCAGCAGCAAACGCAGCGCGAACGGACGTTGGCGCAGGATGTTCAGGCAGCCCAGTCGGCGGCGGCGGCGGCCCACGGCGGCGGCCAGATCGTGATTAGTGAGGCAATCCTGCGATCCGCCCAGGCGGCGAGTGCCGCTGCGGAACTGGCCGGGCTGGGCTTAGACCAGGCTGGACCTGGCGGCCCGGTCTATATCGTCGGTGGCGTGGAAGTGGACGCCGATGGCGTCCCGATCGCGACCAAGCAGCAGAGGCGCTAATGCTACGTGGGGAATTGCTGAGTTGGCTACGGAATGAGTTTTCAGCGGTCACTGCTGAACTTAAGCTGTCGGATCGCGACGATCCCGATGGCTATAAGCCCGTCCTCGACGCAACCCTGCGGTTGTTTAGTGGAATTCATCCGCCGCCTGCTGAGTTAATCCCCGGCCTGCACTATAGCTCGGTGGATGACGTGCAGTGGGCGGCGACCTATTTCGCGCTGCTGCGCTTTCTTCGGAAGGCCGTGCCGCAGGTGAATGTCCAAATGGGCGGTGGGCTGGCGATGAGCAAGGCCCGATCCCAAACCTTCGCCCATCTTAAGGATCTGCTGGATAACAAAGTGTATGGGGCAGCGGTTGCCATGCAGCAGCGCGGCCTGATCGTGGAAGCCGATGCCTCCTGGGAACTGGCGTTAATCCATCTCAACCATGTTGCCGGACGCCAAGCGTCCGTGACGCCGATCCCATTGGGTGGTGTCCGGGAGGATGAATGGGCCTGATTTCGGATGAGGATGCCCTCGGCCTGCTCCAAGACCTCGAAGCGTTTAATGGAACGGTCACGATCTGGCGCTTTGTTCACGAAACGCGAACCTGGGTGCCTATTCCGGAGTGGCAGGATCTCGCGGCGGTGATTCAGACTGATCCCGATCATGATGATGTGGATTTCTTGGTGTACGTTCCGGCAGCGCTCGTTCCCACCGGGATTCCCGTGGTCACGACCGCTGATAAAGCAACGGTTGTGCATGATCGGATGGTCACAGAAGGCGAATATGGTATCCGGCGAATCAACGACGAGGGTGGGATGGGGATCGTGTATCGCCTGGACATTCATCTTCGCCGGAATCGAGGAGGACCGAGCTAGTGGCAACACCAGCGCTGCAAACCGAGTATGTGGCGCGGGCCGTCGAGGAGGCCATTCGCGCGGATCTGCCTACCTGGCTGAGCACGGTGCAAACGCGCTGGGCAGCCCGTGAGCCGATTGTGCTCCCCCCGCCTGCCGAGATCACGTTCGGCTTTCGGGAGAACGTGCTGGATTTGTTTATCGACGACTTTCCGCGCGTAGCCGTGATCGCTGCGCCTCGGTCGCCGCTACCGGGCCAGACAAGTCAGAAGATTGCGCTGGCGCTCCACAGCGTGCTGGTGGAATGGCAGGTCCTGGGACCAACTGTACGAGAAGCAACCCTGATGGGCTGGCGGTATGGCGAAGCCCTGCTGGAAACGATCCTCGCCGCAGAGCCACGCTGGCCCTACGAGATCATGTCGATCACGCCGCCGGTGGACGAAGGCCAAGCATCGAGCCTGCGCCCGGACACCGGCCCGAACATTGGCGCGGAGTTGGGCCTGCTCGCCGGAGGATCAACCACGATCGGCCTGCAAGTGAGGTACACGCGATGATTACCCTGACGACGACGGGACTCCGCGATGCGCAAGGTCGCTATGCCCGGTATTCCAGCAGTTTAGAGCGTGCCCAGATCCAACGGCTGCGGGAAGAAGCCGAGCGAGTCGTGGAGGCGCTGCGTGCCGAAGCGCCGCGCGGTGTGCGAACTGAGGCGAATCGGGCCGATCCGCACATGGCCGATTCGATCACGTATCGGATTCGTTCGCTCGGGCCAGGTCGGGCACAAGCACAAATCATTGCCGAAGGCCCGCATGCCGATCTGATCCCGCTGGTCGTGGAAGGATCACCGCCTCACGTCATTCGATCGCGCCGTGGCCGGGCCTTGGCGTTTGAATGGCCGAATGCGCCGTTTGGGACCGGGGGGATCTACTTCTTTCGGAAGGTCAATCATCCCGGTACTCGGCCCAATCCATTTATTGAACGCGCGTGGCAGCGGACGCAGGCCGAGACGATCGCTCGTTTGCGGCAGGTGGCGCGCGATGCGCTGGGAACGATGGGATAATGCGATGCCAAAGCAGCAAGATGATGCGCCCACCCAGGATCAGCCCACAAGCTACCTGGCTGAGTTCGTGGCCGGGCGACACTTTTACGCCGATGCGGTCGAGATCGATGACCTGACCTTTGCGCGGGGTGTCGCCGTTCCGGTGGATGGCGACATGGCCGAGTATCTCCGCGGGCATCCTGACTTTAAATTTCACATCAAGGAAGCGACGCCGCCGCCCAGCCGGGACGAAGCGCTGCGGGGGTTGTCGCCGAAACAGCGGCGGCTTGCCGAGCAGCGTTACTCCGCGGAGATCAGTGCGCATCTCCAGTCGGGGGCCGCGCTGACGACGGGCGCAACCACGCCACACGGCGGCGGCGGAAGCGTTGGGCAGGGCGGTGTGGACGCACCCGGTACGGTCCACACGAGCACCGCCGCCGATCCCACACCGGGTAGCACGCCTGGAACTCCCCCCCGTGCCACTGGTGCAGGAAGTCGCGGAAGTCGGACCAGTGGCACCGACTCAACGGACTAGAAGGAGGGAGTAGATGGCAACGCAACTGGTTAGTGCCATTAGTATTGATGCCAGCGCAGATGCGCGCATCTGGCAAGGCGGGGCACGCCTCGTTTATGCCGCGGTCGCGCCGGAAACGCCGGTGCCGACTCAGGCGGTGCCGCGCTACATTGAGGACATCCTGAATCTGACGAGCTACGCCCTGGAAGATGGCTATCATGACTTCGGGGCGACCAGTGAGGATGGAATTACGCTCGGTCGCAGCTTTGATATACAAGACGGCATCAATATCGATCAACGCGATTATCCGCTGCGCGGCGGTCGTCCGAATAACTTTGCCATGACGCTCGGCGGGACCAGTATGGATACCAGTCTCGACCGTATGAAATGGTTGTGGGCACTCGGCGCGATCACCGCGATTTCCGCAAACCCGAGCGGGACGCCCGCCAACGCTGCGCAGCGACGGGTAGGGCTTGGTGCGCCATCTGCCTTGATCGAGCGCCCGCTGGTGGTGCTCCAGCAAAATGATGTGACCGGCAAGATTCGCATGTTCTTCTTGCGGAAAGCGCGGATCGCCTCCGCCGGAGACTTCCAAATTCAATCGCGTGGCACGACCACGAACGAGTTTAGCTTTAACATCCTGCCCGATCCCGGCGTCACGGACGGCTCGGACTTCGGACTCTTGTTTGAGCTTACCTAAGAAGGATTCGCTATGGCAGACGGCAATAGCTTCGACCTGGGGGGCCAGGCTCCCTTGCCCAACGACCAATCGCTCTGGGGATCGGAACCGATCGCTGCGCCCGATGAACCCTTGTTTCCACCAGCTGCCGAGGACGGGCCTACGGAGGCGGTGGTCGAGGAAGTGGTGGACTATCGAGTCACCTTTGGCGGACGAGTCTTTGAGATCGGAGAACCCGATATTCACGCGATCTTGGCACTGTGTAATGTGATTGGGGACGTGTCGTTGCGGGCTGAAAAATACCTCGCCGGGCAGCTGGGCAGTGCGTTTACAGCGCTGGTGAACGGCAAGGTCCAGTCGGCGCAGCCATTTGAAGCCACGATCTTCGCCTTGCTTGCAACCATCAATGTGCAACACTTTTTGCGGATTGCCGCGATCGTGTTGTTCGGTGGCAAGGATCACCAGAAGAAAGAGGCGGAGTTGTTTTTCCGGCAGCTGTCGGAGGACGATGTAAAGGTCGCGCCGATTGTGAAGGCACTGGCCTGGCGCATCCGGCAGTCCGAAGACTTGGCAGCGGCACTGGGAAACTTCACGCTCGCCCGGCAAGCGGTGGAGCTGTGGGGCAAGCGCAATCAACAACCGGCCAAGACTCCACCACCAGCTGGCGCAACGGTGGTCAACTCGCCTTCGACATCATAGGAGCCATTGGCACCCTGATCGACGACATGGTGACCGAGATCGTGGCAACCCGGCATTTGCCCCTGGAGGAGGTGCTGGGCTGGCGGTGGCGGCGACTCCATCGCGAGTACCAGCAGGTCGCGCGGAATCGCTGGGACCAGCAAATGAGTCAGATTATGGCCCTCGAAACCGCCCTGGCCCGCGTCCTTGGACCCGCGTTCGGTGGCAAGAAACCGCAGGCGCTGCCGCCGTTTGAGAAGGTCTATCAAGATCCATTCGCCCCGCCGCCGCCGCCGCCGATGCAGTCAGCCTTCTGGCAAGCCTACAAACGTGCCAACAAGGTTGATGAGTTCGCCGACCAGGCACCGGAGAATCAACAGGACGGGTGACCAGCACCCGTCCTGTTCCCCGTCTCGCCGGACCTCACCGCAGCCTAGCCTCACCTTACCACGCCTCGGCATACCCCGTGGTGGCCTCGATGACACGAGGATCGGTGCCGAACCTTGCCGGGCCTCACCTTGCCCCGCCTAGCCCTGCCTCGCCCCTCCTCGCCCGACCATGAGGTGGAATGGAGACACCATCATCCCTGCCGTGCCGGACCAAGCCAAGCCCCACCCTACCACCGCCCCGCCACACCCAATCGATGGTACTGGAAACACCAGTATCCTTGCCCAGCCGAACCCGACCCTGCCGAGCCAAGCCTTGCCTGTCCTTGCCAGACCCTCGCTTGCCCAACCGAGAAGTGGGATCGATCCACGATCATCCATGCCTTCCCATGCGACCTCTCGCCTTGACGCTTCGATACCAGCGAACCGCCGCCGCTGCCACCGCTCCTACTAAGCTGGTCACCAGCGCGCCAGAAGGGCCAAAGAACACCCCTCCCAGCACCGCCCCCATGATTCCGCCATCACGTGCTGCCGTGACGACTCTGCGCCACGGCAGCTGGCGCACGGCACCCGTTCTGTGCCTTGGACGACCCATCTACTCTCCCCAGGTTAGCTCCCGCCAATGGGGAGGGATGATCCCGTCGCGCAAGGCTCCGCCGATCATGCCTCGGTGGCGCGGATCGTCGCGGAGGACGTGGCACGCGCGGCAGAGCACCCGGAGGTTGCTATCCGCATTCGTGCCAAACCGACCGCTTCGCCGGTGGTCGATATGCGCCGTGGCAAGCGTTAACTCGCCGCGTTTCCCTTGACACAGGGGTGGAGCCAGGGGAGATTGGCAGATCCCCCGATCGCGTTCGAATATTCGTTTGCGGGTTCCTTCCCAGATCTTCGGAGGTTGTCGTTTCATGCCCATGTTCAAACTCCTTGCCAGGCCGTACCTCGCCAACCACCCCATACCTCACCTCACCATGCCTCGCCTCGAAAGACTCTAGACCTCGGTAAACGTGATGGACCCTGGCACCACCATGAATCGACCAAAGCCGATCGATCGGCCATCACCCAGCCCGACGAGTCGGCCCGCATCAGTAATGACCGCCTCCATCTCGGTGCGGCTGACAATGGTTTTGTCCCACAGAATCGTAAAGCTCGCCCGCCACCCTGGACTCGCCGCCACCCGGTAGCGGACGTTCCGACCTTTCGTGGACGGGTTCTTCACCGATCGCACGTCGAGATAAACCGGCTCGGTGATCTCGATCGGCGGGCGATCCGCCGATGCCGGATCAAAGGGGCCAGTCGCGCCGTTGCGTGGGAAATAGCGATCGGTGTAGATCCGCTCGTCCACGATCTGAAGCGTTGCCGCCACATTCGACATAATCGATCCACGGCCTTTTTTGGTGTGTCGCGCGCCATCGCGCAGGCAGCCGAAGATGTATTCCGGGTTCACAAACAAGCGGCCTTCGTGATCCGCCAGGAAGGATCGCCGCCATTCCTGGGGATCGTTACCCGCCACCCCGGTCTTTTCCTTCTTGCCGTCCGCCGGAATGCTGTCGGGCGTAAAGGCGTGCCACAACAGTGGCTTCGTTCCCTGGATCTCAACCGTCGCTTGAATCATGTTGGATGCCATCATACTGCTCCTTGTACCAAACCAAGCCTCACCCAGCCCCACCTGACCTAGCCAATCCTGACCGATCCGAGCCAAATAACCCTCGTGTGAGGGATGGTGATCGAATCCACGATCATCCGTGCCTTGCCGCACCTAGCGCGGCCCAGCCTCGACTTGCCACGCCTCGCCATGCCCGCGCCCAGCCATCCTCGTATTCCCCTGGTGGGGAATGGTGGCGGAATACACCGCCATCCGTGCCCTGCGTTGCCCGGCCCAGCCCGACCTTGCCACACCTTGCCGCTCCCAGCCGATCCTTACCGGACCCAACCGTTCCCATGCCATACCCAGATACCCCGAAGGGATTGGACTCAGTGCAGAGTCATCCGTGCCAGACCTCACCGTGCCTCTCCTAGCCTAGCCAATCCACACCCAACCATGTCCGAATTCATCTGTCGAATGTCTAGCATTCTGCCGGGAGTGGGAGTATAATGTAGCATAGGTTTTGTATGCTATACTCTATATACTATACATTATAATGACAGTATAACATAGATATGCGGTCTGTCAATGCACAATGATGCGCGCTCCACACGAGGAAGGAGGATCGAATGTTTCAAGTAGCTGTTATCGCCACCGCCCAGGCGTTAAATATCTCGAAGCTGGCACGACGGGCCGATCTGGGGGTGGGGACGGTTCGCAAAGCCTGGCATAATCGCCACGTCGAGACGTTAACGATCGGATCGCTTGACAAAATGGCTGCCGCGCTCGGTGTGCCGTTGCTGGCATTGTTCGCGCCGCCGCCGCCGGAGGAACGGGAGGAGTGATGAATGATTGGTTCGTGGATCTCCTATTCCATCTTTCGAGTGAGGGAGTTCAGGTAGGAGTCCTGATGGCGACCTTGTATGCAGCCTACCGGACCACCCTGCTCTATCGATCTGATCTGGCAGAGTTTCGGTCCCGGACATTGCTCGCAAATCAGTGCCTACAGCGCGCGCGCGCAGCAAATCAGTGTACCCGCTGTGGGTATCGTGGAATCGAACCCGGTGCGAAGTTTTGTTCCGGGTGTGGGCACACGATCCCAGATCTGGCCCGCGTGGATGATCCCACGTCGCATGCGGCCTTTGTCCCCCCACTCGATCCGGCGATCTTCCCGGTCATCCAGGGAACGAAACCCCATCTCATCCGGCGATCACCGCACAAGCCGTGGATCGATCAAGATGGTGTTGAGTGCGATGCTGCGGGCGTGCCACTGGGACTCATTAATCTCCAGATCGATCAGGCGATTGCTTTCTGGCCGGAGGAGGTGCGAGTGCTTGATCCGGGGCCACAGGATGTTCTCCGCCGTCAGCAGTGGTTCAGCGAGATTCAGCCGCTCTGGGAGGATCTGCGTCAGTCGGTGGCCTATCAGAATCTGCCGAACCGGCGTGCGGAAATCCTCGCACTCCGGCGGTTGGGCCTGTCGTGGGTCGAGATTTATCAACGTCTGCGTCCGGCGACGGGGCCAACCACCCGATTAGCTGCCCCCCGGCCTTATACGCCACCGGAGGACGACTCCGACTCGATCATCTCGCCGACCACAATGGCCCTCGCTGCCGCTGCGCGCGTCCAGAAGATCCTGCTGCTTGAAGATCGGCTGGCCGATCCGCAGTTGACGGATGACGAACGGATGGCGCTGATTCGAGCACGCATCACCTTAGAACCCGCGCGTGCCACGCGGAAAGAGTTGCTCCAAGGCTATCTGCTCTTATTTCAGCCTGGAAGCTTGGCGTATTATCAACTTCTCACCGGGATTCACACCATCGAAGCAGCGGAGCGCACTGCTCCTTAAAGGAGGAACAATGAAGAACGCCGATCGCTTGTTCTGGGCCGTGATCTACCGTTCGCTGGTGGCAATCGCGGCAGCCATTAAGACGCGCCATCTCACGCCGCCGCCGCCGGATCGCCATCCCTTCGACACCGAGTTTTGGCGGAAGTATTTTCTCGCCAATGGGATTCCCTTCCCGTGGGAGTCCCCCACCGACCCATCCTAGACGACGCCGCTGGTCTTTGCTATACTACGGGGCAGAAGTCCGCGCATCTGCCCCGACTTCTCCTATATGGGCCACCATTCCCCCGTGCTCGCCCATCCGACACATGATCCGTATCGTGCGAGGCTCGGATGGGGCACCGTTGGCATCCCAAGAATCAAACAGCACCTCACACATGTGAGGTGCTGCGCCACGCCCAACCATACCTAGCCACGGATAGCCCAACCGTGCCTTGCCCGTCGATGCCGTCTCAGGCCGATCCAGGCCGCGTTCACCGCACTGTAGATCACGTTCGTCCCTTCGGCAAGGAGGGACAACCGTGAATCAAATTCAGGTTCTCTTAAATTTTACGGGCAATGCCCAGTCGGCGCTGAACGCCCTCCGCGCCATCGGGTCAAATCTTCAAGCGCTTGGATCACAGCTCCAGGGGTTTAACGTCAACACGCAGACGAGCACGCGATCCATGAGTTCACTTACCGCGTCAGCCCGAACCCTGGCTTCCGTGCTTCGCGACACGTTCGTCCGTGCCCAGCAAACCTCGTCAGGATTGTCATCGTCGATCAACGTCTTAGGCGGGGGGATGGTCGGCCTGATCACGCGCGTGGGCGCGTTGACCTTTGGATTCCGTGAGTTAGGCCGGATTGCCTCGGCAGCACTCTCCGGGCTGGTTGGTCCCAACCAGCAACTCGAAAACAGCATCATCTCCTACATGACCCTGCTGCGACAGGAAGGCGATACGACAGCGCAGATGCTCGCGCGCGCCCGAAGTCGCCTTGCCGAATTGCAGGCGATTAATGTGCAAACCCCGTTTGATCTGCCCGCGCTGGTGGAAGCGGATCGGCAACTCCAGGTTGCTGGCGCGCGCACGCAAGAATTTCTCCTCAACGTCGCCAACGCAGCGGTCGTCACTCGTCCGGCGATCCGTGATTTAAGCAGCCAATTGGAACAAGTCACCTTCGCGATTGCTCGTGTTGGAACGGGTGACTTCGGCGATGCCTTCCGCCGCCTCCGAGAGCTTGCGATTGCGACTCGCTCCGATCTTGAGATGAAGGGACTCAAGTTCGATGCGCAGGGAACGTATCTCGGCACGGCGGATCAGGCGCTCACCGCCCTCAACGAGATTCTTGCCGAGAAGTTCGGCGGTGCCGCCCAACTTGCCGCCCGATCGATGGACGGTATTCTGTCGAATATTTCTGACCGCTGGTTCATGCTGCGCAGCGTGTTCGGAGCACCAATCTTTGATGTCATCAAAGAGCAGTTGGTTGGCCTCGAAAATTTACTGAAAGACCCGGCGTTATTCGCCGCCGCCGCCACGCTGGGGCAGGGCATTGCCGCAGGCATGCGCCTCGCTATCAGCACGGTTCAGGCAATGGCAACCGGATTCAGCCAGGCAACCGCCCCAGCGCTGGCCTTTGTGGATCGGGTCGTGGGAGGATACGGCCAGTTTGCAGCGCAGGTGCTGGCCGCGCTCGCGCCGCTCCGGGGAGCCTTGATCTCCCTGTTTAGCGGCGATTTCGGCACGGCTGCCACCCAGATTACGAATCTCCTGCTGGGATTAAGTGGACTCATTCTTCGCCTGATTCAGAACCTGTCGCGTGAACTGTTCCTTGGCGGTGTGAACAGCATTGCAGCCTTCGCCGATGGCATGTTAGCAGGAGCCAGTAGCTACGTCGAGATGGCAATCCTGGCAATCACTAGCCGGATCGAAGCGTTCTTGCGTGGTTTCTCGCCGCCGCGAGAAGGGCCGCTCTCGACCATTGACACGTGGTTTAGTCCGGTCCTCCGGGCCTATCTTGAGTGGGACGATTCGGACTTTGGCGCACTGACGACGATCGCCGAGGAGGTTCAAGATCGGCTGACGGCGCTGGTTACGGCGGGCAAAATTAGTGCTGAGGAAGCGATTCGCATCTCCGTGGGCACCAATGGAGATCCGGGGATCACGCAACTGGTCGCGCAGGCGATCGACTCCATCAATCAAACGGGGAGGATCAGTGCCGAATCATTGATGCAGATCGAGTCGCGCCTCGGCGAACAAAACCGCGACATCTTCCTACGTATTCAAGAGCGGTTGAATCAGGCCGTTCTTACCCAACAGATCGATGAGGTGCAAGCGAAGCTGCGGGCCTTGGATGATCCCGCCGCCCGCCGCCGTCTCCAAGAAGCAACACGCTCGGCAGAACGTGCCCTGCGCAACGCACGCACCTTTACGCAACAACGTGCCGCGCGCGATCAGCTGGCGATGTTGGAGGCCCAGGAACAGGCCCAAGACGATCAAAAGACCCAACTCCAGCAGCAGCTTGAGATTTTGAAACAGCAGCAGCAGGTGGTCGCCGACCGTTTGGCCGGATTTGCCGCCGCCGACCGCCTCCAAGAGCGGGAACTCCGCTTCATGGAGCAGGTGCTGCAAATTCAACGCCAGATCAATGAAGATCGCAAACTTGGGCTGCTGCCGGGCATGACGCCGGGGGAACGCGAGGCGGTCTTGGAAGCCAACCGCCGCGCGAAAGCCCAGCGCGACTACAACTTCCATATTGCCGATACTGCCGGGAAACTGGCGATCCTGCGCGGTGAACTTGCGAATGTTGAGCATGGAAGTGAAGAATACTACAAGATTCTCGCGCAGATCTATGACCTGGAGCATCGCCTGGCCGATGAACGCGAAAGTGGGACCAAAAAGGAAGAAGATCGGCTCAAGCGCTTAGCGGACGCACAGTGGGATTATCAATACGCGATTGCCGATGATGCAACACGCCAGCAAATGTTGCGCGACCGGATCGCGGCGGTTGGCGAAGAGTCTGAAGAAGGATACCGGCTGCGGACCCAGTTGGCGCAGCTTCAGGCGGCGGCTGAAGAAAAGTCGCGCAAAGAAGCGGAAGCCTTGGCCGAGGCGCAGCGCCGCAATGCCCTCGAAACGGCGACGGCGGCGGAAAAGACCGCGATCCTAGAGCAACGCTTAAGTGAATTGACCCCCGGCACACTGGAATATCTGGAAGCGGAGCGAGAACTCAATCAAGCCCGGCGTGAAGCGACGGAAGAACAGGAACGGCAGCGAAAAGCCCTCCTCGACTACCAGCTCGCCATTGCGGATACGCCCGGCAAAATCGCGTTGCTTAACGAGGAGCTTGAACGAACCACTGATCCGGCAGAGCGCTACCGCATCATGGAGCAGATCGCCAATCTCCAACGCCAGCAAGCGGAGGACGCCGCCCGCGATGCTGCCAAGGTGGGAACCGCCCAGGAAAAATACAACCTGGAACTGGAGGACACCAACGGGCAGATCGCCATCTTGCGCGAAAAGTTGGCGGGCTTGGAGCCGGGGAGCAAGGAGTACTTTGACACGCTGCGCCAGATCCAGGTGCTCGAAGAACGCCGGGCACGGTTGCAGGAGGAGGCAACCGGCAAGGCTGCGAAGGCGATGGATCAACAGATCGCCGCGCAAGCCAATCTGGAAAAGGCAACCGGCGATTATGATGGAGCGATTGCGAAGCTGCGGGAGCGACAGTCGCACTTTGCCGAGGGATCGAAAGAGTGGCTCAACATCGAGGCGCAGATTGAGCGTCTGCAAGCCCAGCGGGATCGTTCGATCGCAAGTTCGGGGATCAAGGCAGAAAACGCCTATGAGCGGCAGATCAAGGCCCAAGCGCGCCTCCTGACGGATCAAGGACGATATAACGAAGCCCTTGAGCTGTTGATGGGCCTTCGCAGTCGCTATGCCGAGGGATCACAAGAGTACTCAGAAATTGAGCAGATGATCCTGAACATTCAGGAAAAGGCGCAAAAAGCAGCCGATCAAGCGGCTCGTGGACAACAATCGACCTTTGGTGACGCGACCCAGGCGATCACGCAGCTCACCGACAATATCACGACTGGCCTGGCCCAAGGCCAACAAGCATGGCAATCATTCAGCACCACGATTGATACGGCTAAGGAGCGAATCGACTTAGCCCGCAATGCGGTTGTCCAATTTGTCACTGCCCTCTTTGGCATGACGGCTCCCGACATCCCGCTGCCTCCGATGCCTGCGGGGGGCGAAGCACGGGTGGATTGGGAATCCGAGTTCGGCGGACTCGGTCAACTCCCCGATGAGTTTGCCAATCTGCGGGCGACGATGCAAGGGGTGCGGGCCGAAATCCAGCCCTTCTTTGCCTTCTTGCAAACCAATGGCGGGACGATTCTCAGTGTCGTCGCGGGGATTGGGACGGCCTTTGCCGTCTTCCGCGTTGGCGGTGCGATTCATCTTGGAATCCAAGGGGTGACAACCTACCTTGGTCCCCTAGCCCCTGCGCTGCGCGGAATCCTGAATCCATTCCAACTGTTAATCCACCCTGTCAACACGGTTACGGGCCTATTTACGGCCCTCGGCACGCGCTTCCCGGTCCTGGCAGCCGTGGGATCACGGCTGGGACCGGTGTTCAGCGCAATCTGGCGGGCATTGAACCCGCTCACCATGCTGACCAATCCTGTCAGCAACCTCCTGGGGCTATTCCGCACCGGGCCAGCCATCTTCTCAGCCTTAGCGGTCGCGATCAACCCCGTCACCCTCGCGATTGGCGCGATCGCGCTGGTGATCGGGCTGTTAACGGTGGCGTGGCTGAAGAACTGGGGCAATATTCAGGGGCGCGTCGCCGAGTTTGTTCAGTACTGGAACACCACGGTCACGCCGACCTGGAGTCGATTCATCGCCTTCCTGCAACCGCTCTTTCATGATTTTCAACGTGCCGTGGGAGCGGTTGGGTTAGCGTTCGGACGCCTCTGGGCGAATCTCCAAACCGCGTTCCAGGTGCTGAGTCCTCTGGTCACCATCTTTTTCAATACCCTGCGGTCGCTCATGCCCATCTTAGGAGGTATCGCTGCGGTATTGGTGACGGTGGGCACGATTCTGGGAACGACGTTTCTCTATGTCCTGGGATTCATCATCAATCTGCTGTCCGGGGTGCTGCCGGGCGTGATCGTCGGGCTTGGCGGAATCATTGAGGTCTTCCTTGGCGTGATTCAACTAATCGCGACGGTGATCACCGGGGTGGTGCGGATTGTTGCGGGAATCATCTACGGATTCTATACCGGCGATTGGCAGCCGCTTTGGCAAGCGGTTGGCGATTTTGTCCAGGGGATTATTGACAGTGTAGTATCGATCTTCACCGGGGCAGTGACCACGGTGATCGGCCTGGCAGTTGGCTTGTGGGAAGGGGTGAAAAACGCCTTTTACCAGCTGTGGGTGGATCTGGTTGGGCACTCGATTATTCCCGATATGGTCAACGGGATCGTGCGGTGGTTCCAGAACTTATGGGACTGGGGGCTTGCGAAAATCCAGGGTCTCGCGGATGCCATGCTTCAGACCATCCGTTGGATGGTCGGCACGTGGACTCCCGGCGGCGGCGGTCTGCTTGGACTCCTGGCAACGCTGGTGGATACCGCGCTAACAAATATTGAGCGATGGATCGGAGCCTACCAACAGGGGGGGATGCTCGGTCTGATCCGCACGCTTGCGGATGACTATCTCGCTGCGATCAGATGGATGGTTGGCACGTATGCGTCCGGGCAGAACGGGGTACTGGGCTGGCTGTATTGGCTTGTCAATGAAGGCCTCGATGCGCTGATTGCCTGGGTCGGATCGGATTCTGCTGCCGGATCGATGTTAGGCACGATCCAACGCCTCGCGAATGGATTCTTCCGACTCATCGGCGAGTTGGTCGGGCGCTATGCGTCCGGCGGCGGCGGCGTCCTTGGGCTATTCTGGGGGTTAATCAACGATACCAGTCGCACCGTGAAGCAGTGGATTGGGCTGAGTGATACCAGCGGCGACTCCTTAATCGGCCAGGTGGCACAACTGGTCGTTAATCTTCCGAATCTTATTCGGAACAATTTGGTGGGAACGTACACCGTTGGTGGCCCTGGCGTGCTGGGACTCTTTGCGAATCTCGTCGAGGGTGGCAAAACCGCGATGCGTGATTTTGTCGGCACCTGGGATGACCGGGGCAATGGCGTGCTCAATGGAGGCTATCGCGCCTGGAAAGGGATGAGCGACCGAATCAGCGAGATCAAGGAGGCCATTCTCGCCCCGTTCGTGGGAGCTGCTAACGAGATCGGCACCATTATGAAAAAGATGGCAAACACGGCCATCGGCCCGGCGGATGGATCGTCGGGACTTAATGCTGCCATTAAAGGGTTTGAGTTCTTTGTCAACAAATTCCGCGACGCGATCAATTGGATTGCCGAGAAGCTCGGTGCTGCCGCGCCGCTTCCCGATACCTTTAATCTTCCGACCATTCCCCAATATGCGCGGGGCACGCGGCGGGGGTACCATCCAGGTGGCCCGGCCATTGTGGGAGAAAAGGGACCGGAAATCGTTATGTTGCCGCGCGGCTCAACGGTCCTCCCGCATCAGGAGACCGCGCGCCTGCGGCGGCGTGGGTTGCTACCGGGGAACTACCCGGCCTATGAACTTGGCATTGGCGACGCGATCGGCGATGTCATTAACTGGATCAGTCAAGGTGCGGGGTGGGTGCTGGATCGTGGGCTGAGCGCCGTGGGATTCGAGTCGTTCGACTTTGCTGGTGATGCCTTTGCTGGTGTGGGCACGGCGATCTTCGGCAAAGTGAAAGAGTGGGCACTCGCGCTGGTCGAAGGCTTACTGCGTGCCTTTGAGGATGCCCAGGTCGGGACCGATGTCTATGACGCTGCCGAGTTTATGGTCGGCAGCCGGGAGATCGTATCGTGGTGGGGGGATGCGCGTCCTGATACCACCGGGAGACACGAGGGCATCGACATTCTCGCCGATGAAGGGACGATCATCCGAGCACTGGAGAGCGGCGTCGTTTCCTATCAGGGCTGGAACGGATTCGGTGGAAACTATATTCAAATTCGCGGGCAATCGGGTCGCGAACACTACTATGCCCACCTCGTTGATCCAGCCAACTTCCGCGCGGGCCAGCAGATCGAGCGGGGCTATGACATCGGCAACGTCGGGCATACGCCCTACCGCGACGGGGAAATGGTCGATCACCTCCACTATCAGATTAGTGACAAACGGGGCAATTGGGTTGATCCCAAGCTGGAACTCGCGGCCTTCCTCCGCGAACTGCGGGGCGTGACTCAAGACACGCCGGACCCACGGGGTGGCGAGTACTGGCCGGGCACACCGGGGCCAGCGCGATCGTGGATCAGCGAGGCACTGGCAGGGGCTGCGGTTACCCGCGATTGGCTTCAGGGGCTGTCCATTCTTGGCAAGTATGAGTCAGGCTGGAATCCCCGATCTATCAATCTATGGGACTCGAATTTTCGCGCGGGGTATCCATCGCGCGGCCTGGCTCAAACGATTCCGCAAACCTTTAATGCCAACAAACGGGCATCCGCCCGTGCCTATACCGGAGATCTGGGCTATGCGAACGGACGGGATCTTGGCAATCCCGGAGACATCTATGATCCCATTGAAAACCTGATCGCCGCGATTAATTATATTAAACGCCGGTACGGCCATATTCGTGATCTGCCTGGGGTCCAGTCGGTGATGCGTGGTGGTGGCTGGGTTGGGTATGCCACAGGTGGCGTCATTCGGGAGCCGGTGACCGGGATCGGGGCGCATACTGGTACCAATTACTTATTGGGCGAGGCTGGGCCGGAGGTCGTCGTTCCCGTCGATCGGTTACGCGAACGACTCGCGCGATTGCGGGCGGCGATGGAGGATCAATTAGTCGCATTGACACAGGAGCTGGAGCATGGATTGCTCGACCGTTCGCTTGGTGGCGGCGCTGCGACCTTTGACCGATTCCGGGCACAAACAGCAGCGCCCGCGCTGGCTGCCGTGGCGACCCGGCTGAACCTGCCGCCCATCACCTATGCTCCGACCTACCAGATTGAGGGCGTCAATTATACCCTTGATCAAATTGCCCGGATGATTGATGCCCGGCAAGAAGAAGCCTGGGCAGGCTTTTTGCGCGATCTGCGTGCCGCTGGATATATTTAAGGAGTCCAGGGGATGGTACTATTAAGCCCATTCTATCTCGGATCGACCCCGTTCTACACGGTTGCCGGATCGGAAACCCAACAACTCGGCGGGGGACAGATCTGGCAGGCGGCACGGCGCTGGCAAATCGGTGTGGTGGTGGAAACACCCGCCCAAGAATCCGCCCTGCTGCTGGCGATGGGTGGCATGCCGCTCCCGATCACCTTGCCATCTGGAATCCACCTTCCGGCAGGAGCGATCACGCCGGTTGCGATCCCCGACCCGCAGCGCCCGGTGACGCTGACGCTGGAGATCCTTGAAATTGTCATGGAAGGAGTCTAAGCCGTATGGCTGGAAAGTCGAACTACTTGGAGGCAGCCCTCCTGAATCATCGCTACCGATCGGCCACCCTGGCAAAACCAACCACCGTGTATGTATCCCTCCATACCGGCGATCCAGGAGATACCGGCGCGAATGAGGTGTCCGGAGGAGGCTATGCCCGCGTGGCGGTGCCGGTTGGCGATGCCTCGTGGTTTGCGCCCGTTGCCGTGGGGAATGAGGTGCAGCGCATTACGAATGTGAATGCCATTACGTTTCCGGTGCCGACCGGCGCGAACTGGGGAACGGTGGCCTTCTTTGGAATCTGGGATGCGGCGGTGGGGGGCAATTATTGGGAAGGTGGTCCGGTCGGCGCGTACACCTTGTTGGTCGGCGCAATCACTGCCGTGGCGACGACGATCACCGTCGCGTCTGCGAGTGGCTTTCCCACCTCCGGGAGCTATACCATCACGATCGACGATGAGCAACTGACGGTGACCGCCGGGCAAGGAACCACCGTGTGGACCGTGACGCGCGGTGCTGGAGCAACCGGGCACACGGACTCCGCAGGCGTGCTGCTGGGCTTGCCACGCACGATCAACGCGGGCGATAGTGCGCCGTCGATTGCCCCCGGCGCACTGGCGCTCTATGAAGGCTAAGGAGGCTCTCCATGCCAGCAACCACGCGGGCACTTTCCTATCACGGTGCGGTGGCGGCAGGGACCGCGCTGGCTGCTGGTGGGCGGTTTCATAAAGGTGATAGTGATCCGACCACCGATGTCGCAACGGTTCCCGTGCAGATACCGGGACAGGGGGAGGTCTTTTCCTGGTCGAAGTATTTTAAGATGGAAGCGACCACCGCGCCAAGTGGCAGCATTAGCAATCTGCGGCTGTTTGGATCAGGGGCTTGGGCAACCGGCGTAACCTTGTATCTCCGCACAACTTCGACCTATAGCCAGCCCAATGCGGCGGAAGAAACCACGCGGATTTCCAATGGAGTCAGTGCGGCCTCCTATACCGCCGCCAGTCCCCTTGTGGTGAATGCGGGGACGGTGCTGAGTGCCAGCACCGGCGTTGGCACACAAGATTATGTGCATGCGCAAATGGGCGTGACCGCCGCCGCCGCCGCCGGGGTGCTTCCAAACTATACGCTGACGTATCGGTATGACGAAACCTAAGGAGGCTGGATGGATCTATCGGTTGTCGATCTGGTGGCTCAGGTGGGCGTCGAGAATCTCCGCGGGGGGTACATCTGGAACGCGGATCTGGTGGATGGGACCACGATTTCCCAATATCGCTGGGAGCACGATCGATGGGTTGAACAATCGATCGACGTGGTGCGCGAGTCGGCCCTGCGACGTATCGTGCTCACCCCCATCTACTTAACGCACCGCCGGATCATCCTGGAGGTGGCGGCTGACGAACGCTGGGCGAAAACATGGGTGGTTGAGAAAAGTCTCCAGGTGATGCAGGGAACGGTGACCCAGAGCCTCGTTGCGGACAAGCTTGAGATCACCAGCGTCCGCGCGGTGCGTCTGTACATCTATCCGAACGGTGATCTGAAACTGACGACCGGAGAAGCATAGGCATGCCAATTGTCCGGCGCGGCATTCTCGCCGATCACAACGGAACGACGAGTGGGGGAGCGGCGCTCGCCGACTTTCTCCTCCTCGTGACTCCGTATAATGCCGTGCCCGGCGAATGGCTGATCGCGCAGATCGCGGTCACCAGTGCCACGGTGACGATCACGCTGCCCAACTGGACGCCCATCCGACGTACGCAGTCGGGATCGACGATCGCCTCGGCGCTGTATATCCGTAAGGTGACGGCGACTGAGCCACGCTATCATCTTGCAACCTTTGACACCAAGTACCAAGCTGCGGGTGCCATTGCCTGTCTGGGTGGACTCGATCCGACCGCTCCCGTCCTCGACTCCACCGGCGTCTTTACCAGTACCAGCACGGGGATCGCGATTCCTGGGGTTACGCTCCCCCAGGTGGCGGATGTCCATGTCCTCGTCTTTACGGCGACCGCTGCGGGAACCACGATCACCGATCCGACTACCTGGACTCCCCAAGCACGTGCCGCCAACCTAAGCCTGACCGTCTCCGTCGCCGATCGCACGATCCTGAATGCCAGCACGATTGCCTCCTTAACCGCCTCGGCGGCGGCGGCGGCGACCAATATCGGGCAAATGGTTGTCCTGCGGCTCGCGCCCGGCACGGTTCCGCCGTCCCCCGCATTTCAGTTTACTCCCACCCTGATCCCGTATTCCACGGTTGCCGCCAATGAGATTCCCAATCCCATGCGTGGCTCGGTTGAATGGTTTAGTTCGCAGGTCGTTGCGATGCCGGGGCGCGTCTCGTATCGACGGCGGTTCTGGAATGACTTTGAAACCAGCCAGGGCGTGTATGACTGGTCCTCGCTGGATACCTGGGTCGGGTGGGCAACCCAGAAAGGGCGACGTTTCCAGTTTGGGTTAAACCCGATGGGTGGGGGCGGTTATACCGGATCAAAAGTGCCCGGCTACCTCACGGTTTCCCCGTATGGCGCGTGGCTCGGCGACCTGTGGTGTCCGAACTGGAATCATGCCTACTTCTTGGAACGGTTGCTCGCTTGCTTTCAAGCGATTGCGACTCGCTACGATAAGAATGTGAACTTCGAGGCGATCGATCTGTTCTGGTATGGACAATTTGGGGAGGGGTATCTTCCGGGCAACGCCCCGTATTTTGCAACGAACGCGACCAAGCAATATGTCATCGATCAACTGGTGGCGATGTTTCCAAACACGTTTGTGTACATCATGACCGATGACACCTATTCCTACGAATATGCCCGATCGACCTATCCCTGGGTCGGCGCGCGACGCGAAAGCCTCGGCAAGATCGAGCATTTTGACCTCCGCCGCAAAATGGGGGCGAGTCGTACCCTATGGGCACTGCTGCGGACCCAGATCTATGATGCGCCGTTTACCGGGGAATGGTACCGAGGCAGCGAGAACTATGCCCTGACCCTCGATCACATCCGCTATTACGGCGTCGATTCGGTGATGAATGGCAACATCTCACAGGCATATAGCAACTTAACGCTTGAAGAACAGCAGAACTTTATCCTCTGTATGTCCACGTCGGGGTATCGCTATGCGATGACTGGCATCCGAGGGACCACGATTCGTGCAGGGCAACAAACGACGATCACCAGCGAGTGGAAGAACCTGGGCGTGAGCCGCAGCTTTCTCCGCTGGCTAATCTATTACCAATTCCGCCATCCCTCGACGGGAACGGTCACGTGGCAAAGTCCCGCATCGAGTCTCGATCTCACGAAACTGCTGCCCACCGGCGAAGCGCCGGTGACCGTCCTTGATACCATCAATATACCGCTCACGGTTCCCGCTGGATCGTATAACCTGCATGTGGTCATCGTGGATCAGGCGGGCAAAGCCCCGAATCTCCGGCTCGCTCAGAACGGAAAACAAGCCGATGATTCCTATCTCCTGGGATCGATCTCGGTCTTAGCAGCGAGTGCCGGGATCACGGTTGTGGATCGGTCCTTTACGGTAGGGGGCAAAATTGCAGCAGGCACGACCACGGGCGAACATTCGCTCCTGGTTCCGCTTGGCGGCATGCTGCACGTTGGACAGCGTGTGCAATCGAAGCCGATCTCGATTGTCGGGGTGGGCGTCACGCCACCCCAAGCCGCTGCGGGGACGATCACGCTCACGAGCGTGGCACAGACCCTCGCGGATCAGGCGCTGATTGCGCATGTTGCCATTCGTAATACAGGGACGTTACCGCGCGTGGAGATTACGCCGCCCGAAGGGTGGAGTCTCCTGATCCGAACCAACAAAGACTATTCGGTCGCCGACGCGGTGTTTGGACGCTACGCCCCGGCGGGTGGAGCGCAGCCGTTTACCTTTACCCTTGAAGAAGCGGTCCCGAGTGGGGGAACGATCTATACCCTCAACAATGTGGACCGTTCCAGCCTGGTCAATGTGATCGATGGCTCAACCAATCTGTCGACCGAATCCCAGATCCTTGCTCCGTCACTCCAACCAGATGTCGCCGATGGACTCTTATTGCTTTTTGTTTCCTCCATTGGCGCGCTGAATACGATCACCCCACCAGGCGAGATGACGATCCAGGCACAGGGAAAAACCTCCGGCGTCCAAATCAGCTTCGCCACCGCATCACAACACCTCAGTGCTCTTTCCCCCAGTGGCGTGAAAACATCGGGGTTCACGTATGCGGCGGCGGCGGCGGCCTCGGTTCTGGTGATTCAACCTGCGATCATGACCGTTGAGGAACGAGAGTGCAGCTTCAGCGTGGGAGCAAAGCTGCAAGCTCCGCCACAGATTGCGCCGCTGGGATTCGGCACCGAGGTGGTGGGATCAGCGCTTGCCGCGCAAACGGTCGCCACGAGCACCTGGTCCCCGCCGTCGAATACGCCCATTCTGGTCGCCGTGGTTGCGCGGCGGCAAGTCCCCCTCACGATCGACTCGGTGGCCGGGAATGGAATCACCTGGACTCGGATCACTCACGATTTTGATGGTGGCGGACGATCGCAGCTCGCCGTGTTTCGTGGTATTGGCGCTGCGCCAACCACCGGGCCAACCACTGCCACCCTCAGTGCGGTGTCCGACTCGGCGGTTATTCTCGCAGTCCCGCTTACCAATGCGGCCACGACGGGAAGCGGCGGGAGTGGCGCATTCGGCGTTCCCGTGACGACGAAGGATACGGCCCAAGAAACCACGCCAAGTGTGGCGTTATCGACGACCTCGGCCCAGGCGCGTGCGCTTGCCATTGTTGGGACACGGGATGCGACCTTCGCCGTGGGTGAGGGCGAAAGTCCCCTGCGCCTGAATCATCGCGCCGGAGCCAGCTCGGCATCCGCAAACTCCAGTGTGTCGATTGAGTACGCGGATGTTCCGGTGCCAGGGCAGGTGACTCTGGATGGCACCTTTGCTGCCGCAACCTACTGGGTGCTCCATGCGGTCGAAATCAAGGCCGCGCTCCTGCAACAACTGGATGCGTCATTTCTGGTGAGCGGCCAGCTGCGGGCACTTCAGGATCTGAGCTTTGGCGTGAGTGGGCACCTCCAGGCGTCGGAAACGGCCTTTAGTCTTGGAGGACGACTCGAATCTCGGCGATTGAGTGATCTGGTCGATCGCTTTACCGGGACGACGATCGATTCCACCCGCTGGGCGATGACGGCAGCGATGGGGGCGACCATTACCCAGCAGGAAGTGCTCCAGATCGCGTTTGATACCAGTGCGCCGGGCATTTTCCCGGTGCTTCAGAGTGCTGGGACCTATGATCTCACCGAATCCGGGTTGCACTGGCAATTTACGGACTTCGGCACGCTGGATAGTCGGCAACGCAACCAAATCACGCTCCGCTTTGACTCAAGCCATTGGATTCAGATCCGAATCATTGGGGCGACATTAAGTTTTGAGCGGCGTGTGGCAGGCGTGGATACCACGATTGCCTCCGCACCGCTTGACTTGAATGCTAATCGCTGGGCACGAATTCGGGAAACCGGCGGGACGATCTATGCTGAGTTCTCGCCGGATGGCACGACCTGGACGAACCCGCCAGGATGGAATCTGGCCTGGCAAGGATTCTACACGGCGGGCCAGCTTGCCACGACCAGAGTGCGATTCGATTCGTATGTCAGTACGGGTGGAGCGCTAAGTGCCCCGAATACCCTCGCCTACGATAACGTGAATGCCCTCATGACGACCCATGCCATTACCGGGGCGAGTTTGAGCCGGAGTCGCGCCGCCACGGATCTGACGATCCGTGTGGCGGTCCCGCGGGCTGTTGCGGCGACCACCCCGAATACGACCAGCCTGGGATACCGTGTGGGCCGTGCTCGGTTCCAGCAGGCCGGGGCGGCGCTGCTCATCACCGTGGGGTGGCGAACGGGGCGTGCGCGCGGTGTGGCAGCAACGGTGGGCGTGGAGGGAAGTGTGCTCCGGCGCGTGGTGCTCCAACGCACGGGCACACACTCGATTCTAGCAGCCCTGGCCGTTCATCGCCAGAAGTGGCGCACGGTAGCCCTTCCTACACTCCCAGGAGCACCGGGAACAACCCTCCTGCGCCGTACCCTCCTGCGCCGTATGGTTCCTGCCAGTATGGGACTCCAGGGGCGGCTCCTGCGGCGCACCGTGGGTCGCCGGGACGGGACCGCGATCGTCCCGATCCAGGGTGGCCTTACCTGGGGTGGGGGAGTGACGACCTTATGGGCGGCAGCGGCGGCCCGCCGTGTCCGGCCCGTGGCGCTCCTGAGTAGCACGCCCGCGATTCCCGCCGCGTCACTCCAAGGGACGAGTTTCGGCCACCGGCCTACCGGGGCGGCCTCCGTGCGAGTCGGCCACGCGATCCAGGGGCACCAGCATGCAGCCGCGAAGGGCGGGGCCGCACTGCTTCAGGTCCAGGTGAGTCTACGCGGATCGGTCCCAGCCGCACCCCGCGCACCCACCGCCGCCTTCGATCGCCACCATCCGCTTGGGGGAGCCATGCCCGTGCGAATGGCAGGAGCGGCGGCAACGATCAGTGGTCTGCGGCATCCATTGGGCGGAAGTCCGGGGTGGAATCGCCACCCCGCTGTCGCCGGACTTGATTTCCTGCATACTCTGGCCCAGGGTGGGGCGGTGATTCCACGACGCCCTGGAAACCATGTCCTCCTGCGCATGGTGCCGATGTTGCTCGGAGCAGCGGGGCGACGCCCCACCCAGCATGCCGCGCTCGTCCGGCACGAAGAAGTGTCGCTCGCAGCTCCCGTTGATCTAGTGGTAATTCCGCAAGCACCGGATCTCGTGGTCCAGTGGACCAATCCAACGCCGCTGGTAGAAAGTAATGAGCTGATCTGGACCATTGACCGCCGCCAGTGGTACCGTTTCCCATCCGTGCCTGCGACGCATCCGATGTTGGTGCATCCGCAGGTGCCTCCCGGAACCGTTGTGACGTATGCGGTTCGCGCCGTCAGTGGCATGCGCGTGTCTCCGTGGTCGTCCTTTGTCAGTGGCTCCTTGCCGGTCCTGCCGCCGCCGCCGGAGTCGGTACGGACGGAGAGCGGCTTTGCTGATCGGATTCGAGTCCACTGGACCTTCGATCCCCAGGCAAGCCCGACTGCCCAGCGGTTTGAAATCGCGTATGCCTTAGCTGCGCTGACGTGGACTCCCGTCGCGCAGCTGCCGATCGATCCGACGCAGCGCACCTATCAGTGGGATCACGTTCCCCTCCCACGCGGAAGTGTGTACTGGTACCAGATTCGTACCGTGGGGCCAAGTGGCCCCTCGCCGTGGTCGCCGCCGGTACCGGGAGCCACCCTTCCGGCAGAGTCGGAGGTGCCCAGGAATATGCTGTTCCTGGGCGGGGTGGCGTTATACACCCGCGCAGGGACGATTGAGCGCGGCTTTGGTGGCGGCATGGTTCAGGCTACCGAAACCACGAGTGGCCGAACGGTGGCCCAACGGAGCGCCGTCCATCTGACAACGCTGACCGTTGAACCCTATCCGCCGGATGCGGCGACGGCGGCAGTCCTTCCGCGTCTCCTGGCCCTCCCAGGCGTTCTTCCCATGATTTTACTGGATGGGACGCGCGTGGCGGTCGAAACGCCGGAGCTGCGCGCACACAGCGTTCGGGGACACTATGCGCGCGGAACCGATCAGTATCAAACGACCTGGCGCGTCCGCCATGACGTAGCCCTGGCCGATGTCTTTTGGCGATCAGCCACGGGGGCGTTCGCCTATAGCGATCTGCCTGCTCCGCTGTATACGATCCAGGGGGTTGTGGACCATGAGCCGGATGTTGGAATCGTCTTGACGGGGAACGGCTCGCACCTCGCAAGTACGTCGATTCGGGAACGCGCAGCGGGGACACGATTCCAGCCCACGTTGGTCGCCGATCTAACGATTCAGGCCGTGCGCGGGGCGGCAACCGGCAAAATCGGATTGTCCCTCCCAAGCTCCCGCGACCGACGATTTGGCAGCGCCGGGATCTGGTTAGAATGGCGAACGCAGGGCTTTCTCCTATGGGGGGTGGACCCCGCTGATCCAACCGGCCAGACAGCACGAGTCGCGGGCAGTGTCGACGGTCGTGTGGCAGGCCGCTATCTCGTCGTGCTGGCGGCGCGGCCTGGGGGGGCACGACTCGAAATCTGGCAGAATCGCAAACGGATGGTGAGTGTCGGAACGATTCCGTGGCCGGTGACTCTGAGCGAGGTGCCGCTGGCAATGCTGGCGGTCAGTGAAGGGACGGCCTGCTTACATCGGTGGTATATCTTGAAAGGATAGGCATGTGCGCACGGATCTGAGTCTCGACTTTCTCCGCGCCGATTCCGCGGCGATTCAAACGCCGCGAGTCCAGGCGGTTATCCGCCCCAACCCAACAGTTCTGCGGTGGAATCGCATTTATTCGCGGACGGGCCGAGCCGGTGTCATTCCAACCGGCATGGAAGCCGCTGGAAGTCCTGGGGCGGCCTATGGGTGGCAAGGAGCGGACGCCATTCATGGAGGTGGAACCACCGGCTCTGTGTGCGTCACTCCCGACGATACGCTGGTGCGGAGTTTTGGGGTTCCCCAACGCTATTGGCGGGAAGGACCGATCTTTTTAAACACGGTGCCTGGAACGGCTGCCGAGACCAGCGTCCTTTCGCTGCTTCAGCAGTGGTCGCGCGTCCCCAACGCAACCATGTTGCAAGGGACGCGCGAAGCGGTCGCTGCCTTTTCAGCCTCGGTTGGGCACTGGCTCCGCTGTTTCTGGATTAGCCAGCACGATGGCGCGATTTGGTATCAAGATTCGATGCGGCACCCAACCCGACCGGGGATGTCCTGGCTTAACCCAGTGCGCCTCGACGGGAGTCGTCACTGGAATCTTACGGCGCTGGCCGCGCCGCGGCCCGATCTCCTGTTTGCTGCCTCGCGCCAACACGCCGGACATACCAATGGCGATCCGGGCACCATGTGGATTGATCTCCATGCCTGGCAACTCTTCCCTTCCGGCACGGACTCCCAGGGCGTGTCCCGTCCGAACGCCTATTGGCAACGGACTCGGCATATTAAGAGTAGCACTCGTGCCCGGTTGGTCTCCTCGCAGGCATTCTGGGATGGAGAATTTCAGTTTACGGCGGCCATCGTTGACCCTGATCGCGGGAGCTGTGTGCTGGTGTATATGGATGATCTGGCGGGACGACCCGCTGCCGTGCTCTATGAAAATCGCATGTTTTCCGATCATTATCCCGTCGAGGCTATCGATTTCGCTGAGCCTGAGCAAGATGAGATTCGTGGGTTTCGGGCAAGTCGGATCGGAGATAAGGTCGTTCTCGCAGGCCGTCGTATCCTGAGTGATAGCGATTTTGTGCATGCCCGGCACGGCGTGCTGTATTACAGCACCAATGGGCGAGATTGGTCAGATGCCTACTATATTGGAGAGTCCAGCGGCGCAGGACCGGGTGATCCCGGCTATGATCCCGTCAATGAAGGAGCGCCCTATAACTGGGGCACGCCGATCCTGTGGCGCAAGGCACTCTGGTTGGTCGGGAATGATAGCCTCTGGCGCACCGAACCAACGAGCCTGTTCGGTGATCCCCTGCGCGGGATTGAAGGCCCCGCACTGGATGTAACGGCGCATGTTCGCAGTGTTCGGGTCGATGAACCCGAAAACCCAACGGCGGCGGCACAGGGAGATATTACGCTGAAGAATGAGCTGCGCCTGTATCACGATCATCCCCTTGTTCGCTATGGGGGAGAATTGGAGATCCGGGCGGGCTATGTCGGCCAGGGCACGCTGGTCAACCGGCTGCGGAATCCTTCGGTCGAGTCAGATTCGGTCGGATGGACGACGGGGGATTCGGCCTCTCATCTGGAGCGAAGTGCCCACGCGGCCTATGACGGCGTGGTTGGGCTGCATGTGATCGCGGTCCAACCAACCACGTTTCTTCAGGTCGGAGTGACGGATCAGCCGATCGATCCTGCGGTCACCGATACCTTCTCGATCCATGTCCGCAATGAGACAGTTCCCGGCACCGGGACGATCGAGCTGCATGCCGTGTATCGCGGCGGCGCGGTGGCGGCGGCGGCGCAGGTGCTGCTCGTCGGTTTGGTCGCCGAGGCAGTTGGCACCTGGCGACGAGTGTCCGCCCCGTTTCGGGCAGATCAGCCGGATCGGACGCACGCGGCCTTTTTTGTGCGATTTACCGGAGTCACGGATCTCCACCAGAGTTTTTTCGCAGACGCAGCCCAGCTCGAACACGGCTCCCAGGTGAGCGCGTACACAACCGGCGAATCAGTCTGGCGAGACACCGAGCTTGTGCGGGTGTTTCAAGGACATATTGATCAGGTCGGACCCCAGGATGTTGCGAACGTGGCGGGGACCCTTCAGGTACAAGCCACGGATTATAGCAATCAGATCCGGCACGGCCAAACCGATCGCGCCATTGTGGTGCCCGATCCGGGAGAGCGCGTCACCTATCGCTTTGATACCGAATCGGATTTGCAAGCACTGGTGCCGGTGGCCCAGTCAAAATGGCGCTGGGTTAATGATCAAGCGCACGGCGAACAGTATATTACGACCGCTTCCCACGACGAGGGGGGCATGGAACCCGGTGTCCACTGGCTCGGATTTACCACCGGCTTGGCAGGGCGGGTCACCATTGCGGTGAACGTCCGCACCATGCATCCGCATCATGCGATCACGGTGATGCCAGAAGATCCCGATCTGGGAGGTCGTCAAACAGTCGGCATTGTGTTCGGCGCATCCAGCGACTTCTCACAATACTATATTGTGAAGTGGGGGCGGACTTGCGTCGGGATGGAGCTGTGGAAAGTCCGAGCAACGTATGAGTATCGCGATCCCCAAACGGGCAAAGCCACCCGTGACCTCCGGCAGAACATCTATCGGACCCTGCTGGCACGATCCAGCGCCGTGCCGATGATTGAGGGAGCGCAAACGACCTGGCCGCAATTCCATGAGGTCGAAGTGACTCACCAAATGCACCGCATTCTCGTGCAGATCGATGGATTTACCTATATTAATATTGAGGACCCGGTGCCCCTCTTGGATGTCTTGCTCGCTGGACCAGATGGACAGAGCTACGGAGAGCTGCAATCCACTGCCAACTGTGCGGTTCGAGTCGAGATTCCGCCCTTGGAGGTCCAAACGGCGCTGTATTCCCATCAGGATCTCAATGATCCCGAAAAACCCGTTACGATCAACGACTATGCAGTCGCAACACATTTTGATATGATTCGGGTCGTGAGTCACGAGCGCGAAACCACCGTTGAGGAATTCTTACACCGGATCGCGACGCAACGCGGCTTTACCCATCTCCGCGCCGAAGCCCAGCTGGATGAGCGCTGGGCTTCGGGATCACTGAACGGCTGGACGGTCCTGGGCGGACGCGATCTCGCGGGCCAGCCTGCGGAAAGCCACTGGCGTGTCGATCCGGGCCGCCTCCAGTATGTGGATACTGGGCGTGCTCCAATGTATCGGATCTGGGGGCTGCAAAGCGGGGTCTGGGCGCAGAATCTCGTGATCGATCTCGATATGCAAATGGAGGGGACCGGCGGATTTGGGATCTTGGCGCGCGCCAGTCCGGACGGACAACGGTATGCCCTGCTCACGATCTCCATTGGCGGTGGGTGTGTCGATGCCACTGATCCGCGCTGGGCGCGTGTCCGCTTATATGTGAACGCGCCCCAGCCGGAAGGCCCGACCTTTGTGGGATTTGCCGAGTCGGAAAGTCTCGTGCCGATCTTTGGGAATGGGGAGGGGCGGACATGGTTTCGCTTTGTCGTCGATGGACCGTGGTATAGCGTGTACGCCAATGGCGTCCTCGCCCGGACCTTCTACGATGAGACCTTGGTAGCCGAAGGGTATTGGGGTCTTTCGGCGGGACTAGGGATGGTCGGTGGCACCCATCAAACGACGACGATTTATCAGGTACGCATTCCGTGGCTTGGCCTCGCCAACTACGATCCGATTCCGCCAGGGGAAACGCTCGATAAATATCTGACGACGCTGCTGGAGGGTCGCCAAGCCTGGATGGTCGCCGATGGACGAACGCTGCGTGTGGGGCGGACCCTGGCCCACACGCCGGTTGGAACGCTGCGCGATGCGCGAATCATGGGGGGCGGCTATAGCGTGGCCTATGACCAGTTGCCGTGCGCCATCCGGGTCGTCTCCAAAACCGCAAGTGGCCTTCAAATCTGGGGATCAGCGTACTCGCCAACCATCGCGGAGCGAATCGGACGACTCCTGTGGCGGGTCATCTCGGTTGATGGATTACGCGATGAGGACGAATGTCGGGAGCGCGCCTGGCAAGAGTTGTTAACCATTGAGCGAAGTCTCCGTCCGCGCGCGTATCCGGTGCATCCGTCCCTTCAATATGAACGGTTTGATCTGGTCGAGGTTACCAACACGCTCGACGATACCAATGGCCCCCTGTATATCATGGGCGTGCAGCGCTCCTGGGAGCGGCAGGAGCAGAGTCCTGCGATGAGCGCACAAATGACGGTTCGGCTCCAGGAGCAAAATGCAACCGCCCTGGTCCGCGCTCGCTACTATCAACCACGGGAGTAAGGCAATGGCGAATCGAGATCTGCGAGCAATCCAGCGGCGCGTGGTGTCCGCGCTCACCACTCCTTCGGTGAGTTTTCACGAAGGGAATGTGGATCGCGTTAGTCGAGATGATCAAACCGCGCGCGTTCGAATGGCGGGATCTCCCAGTGCGCTCGTGATGCCGATTGCCGGACGCGATCTCACGGATCACCTTGCTGCCGCTGTGCAGCGGGGGACAACACCAACCGTCACGATCCGGGATGGCGTGATCGTGGGCCTGGTGGCGGCGGTCGCCACCGCCGATCGCCGCTCCGCGCCATCGTATGCCCCCCGCCCAACCGCCCCACGCATTGCGCCGCCCGTGTGGCGTGATCCTGCTGTGGTGGGTGGCGTAAAGCAACTAACGGGGTTCTGGGAAGGAGTCGCGGTCGCCCATCTGGCTGAGTATCGACTCCAAGCCCGATCGACCACAGGATCGATTCATGATCACCGGGTTCCGGCGTCGGACCACCAAGGGACGATCATCGTTCCGCCTGGCGAGTATCAGGTCCACGTCCAGGCAGTCCTAAGCACTGGCGAAACCGGCGAGTGGAGCACTCCACATACGGCGATCGCAACGGCGGATCGCACACCGCCCGATCCCGTCCGCTTTGATTTCCGGCCTGGGGCTACGCATAGTGCCTCCTGGGAGGCGTCCTCGCTGCCGGACCCCAGCCTTACAATTCGCTGGACGAATCCTGACTTAATCCCGTCCGACTTCGCAGGCTACACCGTGGAAGTGCAAGACTTCCAGGGATCGGTGCGCCGGATCGTGGAGATCGCCGGAATCCAGAGCACGTTCACCTATGCGATTGAGGACAACCAGAGCGATGGCCCGGCGGCGGCGGCGGCGGTGACGATCATCATCCGCACGCGCGATCACGATGGGAATCGCTCGTCTCCAGCGGCAATTAGTGCGCGCTATCCTCCGCTGCCTGCGCCCCTGTGGAGCCGGATGAACTGGCGTGATGAGGCCGATCCCGCGGTGGATTTGACGCTGCGCTGGCACAGCCAGCCGGTCCTTCCGGCCCTTGTAAATTATCAATTAACCATTCTGAATCTCGATGGGTCCCCGCGGCGAATCGTGGATCTTGCAGCAGGATCACCGCAGTACACGTATCGGCTCGATCAAAATGCCAGTGATAGCGAAGCGGCGGACCAACAGCCGGTTGCGCACCTGCGCCTGGTCGTCGCGGCGCAGGATGCCTTCGGGCGCAGGACGGAATCGGAGCGCGTGACTGTGCTCTATCCCTCGCCGCCGAGTCCCCCGACCGGAGTACGCACCTCGTGGTCGCCCGAAACACCCGCACCTGGACCCGACCTCGATATTGTGGTGACGTGGGATCACGTCGCGGCGCGGGATAGTTGGCGGGGCATTGAGTACGAGTGGTGGTCTGCCGATCAGACTGAACTGCTGCACGCGGGGCTGCTGACAGGGAATCCGTCGCAGATCATCTATCGGTATGACACGCATGTGACGGTCGGATTACGAAGCGAGGTATTCCTGCGCATACGACGGCGCGATGTCTTCTTGGGCGGAACCTCTGCCTGGGTTGGGATCGTGAATCGCTACCCAACGCCGCCCGATCCGCCGAGCCAGTTAATCAGCACCTGGGACAATGCACAAACCGCAACCCCTGATCTGGAAGTCACCTGGACGCCCCCAGTGATGCGCCGGGCCTGGATGGGCTATGAGGTGGAGTGGCGATCGTCTCAGGCAGTGATTCGGCGTCGGGTCGGGTTGCCGGGCCAGCCGGTGCGCGCAACATACACCCTTGCGGAGAACCTTCAGGATAGCCCGGAGTCGCCGGATCACGCCCGCTACCCGGAATCCACCGTGATGGTTGCAATTCGATCCATCGATGTCTTTTCCCAGACAAGTCCCACGGCGGGCCGCAGCGCGTGGGTCACCCGGATCTGTGTTGCTCCGATCGCGGCAGCCCCCCGCACCCCGCCCGCGATCGAGACGATCTTTAAACAAATGACGGCCAGTGTTCCGGTCACAGAGCCGTTGCCCGCCTTCCTTCGCAGCACGCAGATGCTCTTTGACGGAGCACCCTTTCTGAGTGCGCCCAATAGTGATGCGATTCTCGCGCCGGATCTGCTGATCCCCATCCCGGCCCCGGATCGCCGCACCACCGTCTTTGCCCCAGCGGCCCAGACTTATCGGGTCCAATATCGCTGGCAGGATGTGTTTAATCGGGTAAGCCCGTATAGTCCGGCAGCGGAGATCATGGTTGCGGCGCTCGACCTCGGATTCCATGATCTGGCAACGATGCAGCAGCTCCGCATGTTTTCAACGCTGCGCCCGGCGTCCGACCCAGGCATCGAGGCGCTGGTCAATGGCCGGATGGATACCGACGCGATCCCGATCGCCGCTGGCGAGTCGTTTACGATCGAGTTTCCGCTTGCCCGCAATATCACGGGACTGACCCTGGCCGCGGCAACGGCGGTGACTCCCGCCTGGTGGATCGAATTTGAGCAGACTGATGGGACGTTAACAGCCCTGGTTGCCAATAGTGCGAGTGATCATACGGTCGTTGGAACACCAGGCAATATCCTCCTTCGGCGGGTCGCCGAGACGGTCCCTGGAGCGCATGCAGCATTCTATGTCGCCGAACCACTCCAGGCGATCGGGACCAGCTATGCGCGAACCTGGCGCTTCGGCGACATCCACATCGCCCCGGAAACTCGCTTGGTGCGGAATATCACCACACGGCGGTTGATCGTCCACTTTGCCCAGGCGACCACCTTAAGTGAAATCCGGGTCGAAACCTATGAGGCCGCGCAGCTGTTTATGGGTCGCCGCCTGTCCTTGACCGAAGGCTTGATTGTCGAAAGTGCTCCGGGAGTTGGGACGACAAGCAGTGGCTTTGTCATGTCCACGTCGGCGATCTCGGGGTATTTCGGCAGCCAGGAAACGGGCCGCATCGACAATCAAGGAACGCTCTGGTGGACTCGTGGCGGCTTTGGCGGCACAGCGGCGAATCCCGCTGTGCAGCTTGAATCCACGGGCCTGGTCGTAGCGCGTGGTGGCGCGATCCGATCAGGGGCGACGGATTGGTTGTCCGGCAACGGGGTATGGCTGCAAACCACGGGAGCCACCCCGCCCAATGGCGTGCCCGCGCATACCAGTATCTTCCGCGTTGGAGCAACCGCAAACGGCATACTGACGAGCGGCGTGAGCTGGGATGGATCGACTCTCGCCGTGAAGGGCCAGGTCACGATTCAGCCGGGATCGTCGGCTATCAATGGAGCAGCCTTGACGGGCGGGGGGCCAACGGCTGGGTTAAACCTGACAGCAGAGTACCTCGGCTATTATACGGGGACCACCTGGCCGGTCTATATACGAAATAATGGCACCTTCCGTTTCGGAAGTGCCAGTGAGTATATTCAATATGATGGATCGGCTTTCAGTGTCGTCGGGAATGGTGGGGGGATTACGAATATCAATGGCGGAGCCATTCAGACCGGCACGATCACCGCGGCAGCGCTGGCCGCCAACTCGATCACGGCGTCCAAGATTGCCATCGGAACCTGGAGTGACAATCTGATCCTGAATCCCTCCGGCGAGGCCGGGACCGAAGGGTGGACGATCGTGGAAGGATCAGGCACCCTGGGGATCTCGACGACCTACCGTACCGAAGGTCGAGCATCGATTCAATGCACCACCAGCACCAGCAGCGCGGTGGGCGCACGCAAGATTCCGGTCACCCCTGGCGCAACCTATACGGTGCGCGTCAAGGTGATGGGCACCGGCGGGGCGGGGCAGTTCGCACTACGCCTGCAAGAAGCCAATGCTGATGTCGTGGGCGACTGGATTACCGCAACCGCGAGGACCAGCGTGTCGGATGTCATCAGTGGGGTGCCGATCCCGGCAACGTGGACGTTGTTCGAATATGTCTATACGGTCCCTCCTGGTGTTCTCTGGGCATCGTTCGCGGTGCGCACAACCGCAACCACCGCAACGCCCCTCAGCATCTATCTGGATGAGGTCGATGTACGGCGGCAGCTGCGTGGCGTGCATCTGCAAGATGGAACGATTACCGCGCAAAAGCTTGTCCTCGGATCACCCAGCAATTTACTCAACAACTTCTCACAAACCAACCGACTCACCGGCTGGATCGGATGGGAAACAGCGGGCACTCTGGTCATGGATCGAACCAAGCAGGGCGTGCCGGTGCGGACGTTACGCCTCACGACCAGTGGTGATGCGATCGTCCATAGTGATTTGATCGAGGTCGATCCGAATAGTTCCTACGAGTTTACCCTGAGCGTGTATTCCGATCATCCTGACGCAACCGGAACCCGATTCGTGGGCCTCTTGCCCTATGATGAGAATAAACAAGCGATCGCGATCACGCCGTTTCACGCGATTAATCGTACCTGGGAAGCGGATCAGCTCAACCCGTACTGGTGGTATGGATCGGTGTATGGCGGTGAATGGCGCGATCTCGCGATGTATCTCCTTCGGCAAAGTGCGACGGAGCCGGAAATTCCGCAGGGCAAGAACGTGCTTTGGCATTATCGGATGCTTCCCAACACACGCTATATTCGGCTTCGGTTTTTGAACTTCTATAATGCCGGAGTGACCGTTCGCAACGACTTTTATAATCCGTCCCTGCGGCAGATCGCCCACGCGCAGATTCATGGCAACTTGATTGTGTCAGATACCATTCGGGCCAGTAGTCTATCGGCAGTGAGTGCGAATACCGGGTCACTGAATGTAAGCGGGGATCTGTTTGTCGGCGCGGCAGGTCGAGTGCTGGCCGGAGGCGGGAATCTCATCTTAAGTGCGGCAGGTATGACGATCAACCGTGCAGATGATTACTTCCTCTATCGCTGGTATGATACCGCAGCGCGGCTGGTGTCCGAAGATCGCATCACCCATGAGGTCGATGGAGGAGGGTCGCCGGTCGGGATCGGCCACTACATTCAAGTGGTGCATGCGGGAGTCTATGGACAAGCGCGGTATCGGGTACTGGCGCGCGATCAGTACACGAATGCCCCGCATATTGTGGGCGATCAGGGACTCCTTCAGGTCGGTACAACGGACTCACGCCTGGTGTGTGGATCGTCGTTGGTGACGCTCAATGGAACAGGGGCCACTCTGCAAGGAGCAAAAGTCACGGTCGATGCTATTAATGGCACCGGCATTATTACCGGCATGAGCGCAATCTCGGTGGGTCCGTTCCGCCACGCCAACGGATCGCCCTCGATCAGTCGGCCCTGCCTGGAATTAAACGCAGCAAGCAATGCCGGATGGAGCTGGTGGGGCTATCATCCCTATGGGCAATCGATCGGGCTATTATTCCATGCCTACCCAACAAGCCAAGCCAACCTGCTCCGCTCACCGGGGATCTGTGTATGGGGCACGGATACCGGAACCTTCAATCCAAATGCGGCCATGATGGAAGTGGACGCGAATGCCCAAACCTGGGGATTCTTCTGGTCACGCAAACGAACCGGGACGGGGTATCGTGGTGAGTCCGTCACGTGGTATCGTGAGATTGGGATCACGCCAGGAGCCGTGTACTTTGACACGACCGTGTACAAACCGGGTGGCGGCACGTTTGCCGACAGCTCCGATCGGCGTGTGAAAGAGAACATCCGGCCCTATGAGCACGGGATTGAGTTTATTAAGCGGCTGCCCCATCCTGATCGATTCGATTTCAATGGTCTGGGCGGAACCACGGCTGGCCGATCTGCCGTGGGCTTTATCGCCCAGGAGCTACAGGGAGTGGCCCCGGAATGGGTGGGAACCCACGCCGATCACCGCCTGATCGACGGATCGCCGGTGCTGACGAGCGATTTATCGCAGCTGCCGCTGGCCGAGCTGGTCGCCTTAAAAGAACTCATTGCGCGTGTGGAAACCTTGGAAGCAGAAATCACGCGCCTGCGCGCGGGATAAGGAGGATCGGATGCCCCGAAATGTTACAATCACCGCGTACGATATTCAGATGATCACGATCAATCCGGCGGATCAGACCATCACGGTGGTGTATGCGTTGCTGGATAAGCCAGCGCAGCAGGGCGGACGTGTCCTGGAGCAAGGAAGTCTTACGTTGTGGCGTGAGGTGCCCGGTCCAACCATCGCAGGAAATGGGGTGGTGTCCGGCCCACCCCCAAGCTGGCGACCCCTGCCCGCCGCCGCCGCCGGGCAATTAACCGGGTTGATGAATGTCATCACCAAAGAACTCGATCACTTACTTCGCTAGGAGGACCCATGACTCAGAATCCCACGGGATCAGAGGCGGCCACTGGCCCAACCCAACGACTGGACCCACCGCCCTATACCCCACCGACTGGCGGATCGCCTGAACCATCGGGGAATCCCCAAACGGTGGAAGAAATGATCGCGCGGTTGGAATGGGAGAATCAGCAAATTGATACCCAGCTCGAACAGATGGTTGCCAATGCCAATCACGAGATTGGGCGGTATCGCGGGATCAAGGAAACCAACATGCAGCATCTGGAGATCTTGCGACGAATCGCACCGCGCTCCTGATTGATGCTTGCAGGGAATGACCGGGTGTGCTAGGATACAAGCGGGAGTGGGAATCGACTATGCTGGGGGGCGTGGTCGGGAACCGCTCCCCTCGTTTTGGAAGGACCACCGCCATGCGCGCAACCGAGAAGCTTGTCTGGGGCACGCTGATTCATTGGATCGTCGATTGGATGATGCAGAACGAATGGCAAGCCACCAACAAGACCGACCTTCGCCATCCTGCGGCCTACGTGCATAGCGGCCTGCATACGATCGCGCAGCGCCTGGTGTATTCCTGGCCGGTAGCAATCGCGATCGGTCTCACGCATCTCCTGATCGACACCCGCGTACCGCTCCAGTGGTGGCGACGACGGATTCGACAAACCACTGATCCCGCGAATCCGGTGTCGATCCACGTCGCGATCTGGGGCGATCAAGTGGCGCATCTGGCGGTTCTCGGCGGCGCAGCCCTGGTGGAGACGCACTGCCGGGCCGTGCGGTCGGCGATCCCGGCGGCGGCGGCGGCGGCCCGTGCGGCCTGGAGTCAGGATTCCACCGCTTCAGGATAATGCTCACAGCCACTATCCTCGCGCACCATTCCCGTCCCCGACCAGGCACTGCATTGGTCACACCAGATCAAGTGATCACAGGTCCGTCCGATCTCATCGGCATACTCATCCTGGCACATCTGGCAGTACACGGTCCGCGTATCAAGCTCAAAGGCCTCAATTAACTCCATCTCGGCGTAGCCAGCGGGCAGAGTCGGAAGGCGCGTACACGTTCGGCTTTGGATGTCCAAACGCACATCAGGAGTTGCCCAGACGAAATGCGGCGCGAACCCCATCCCCGCAGGAGTATCCGGGGTCGATTCGACAGAGCCTGGCCCACAGAGCAACTGAGCAACGATATACGGGGTCTTCCCCCTTCCAAAGTGGGCTGGACCACCACCAACACCATGATAGTACATACGCTGGTCGGCGCGACTCCAGGCACAGTCAAATTCCTCCTCATGTGGGCCATGCTCCCGGATCGTTTCCACCGTTGCTCGGAGCGGGTGGAGATCCTTGTCAAACTCAACCACGAGGAGTCGACATGGGTCCCATTGCTCTGCGTAGCGGTGTCCACAGTCAGCACACGGTCCCCGCGAAAATCCGCTCCATCGCCATTTCCATCGTTCACCGGCATCGGCGCGTCGATCCTTGCAGCGAAAGCACAATAGGATTGGATGATCCACATTCCGCTCCTTTAACTAGCGCTGCCCATCCGAAAAGGATGGGCAGGCCAGGTAGCAGACAAAAGAATTGTCTTGGTTCGGTCGGCTGGATTCGAACCAGCAGCCTGCACCGTATCAGGGTGTTGCTCGACCGTCGAGCTGCGACCGATCATGGCGTCCACGGAGGGAGTCGAACCCCCGGCCTTCAGTTCCGCAAACTGATGCTCTATCCAACTAAGCTACATGGACGTAGTGCCGACACGGACCTCCCTCTACAGAGTTATGGTGATCGTCTGCTGGCACACCGGACACGCGATCTCAATCGATGTCCCATAGAACTGAGTCTCCGTCTTTTTGGCCTCGGATTCTTGAAAGCAAATGAGACTCCCACAGGCCTTGCAGCGAACCTCATAGCTCGGCTCGGACGGCGGTGTACCGCGCTCAAGAATTTTCACACATCCTCCGCACGACTAAGGTATTGCCTCCACTTGTCTGCCCACGGCAGGAGGCCTCCGTAGGTCCCAATCCAGAGGTATGTCGCCCGAAGGCTCCCTCAGACCGGCAGCAATTGGGGTGGCGAGATGGATGGGATTTGAACCCACGACCTCTGGCGTGACAGGCCAGTGTTCTAACCAGGCTGAACTACCATCCCATTAATCTGCTGCTGGTGCTACCGTGCCCTGGATGCGATCGGTATTCCGCTTGCGCGCCCACACATCCATTGCCTCGGTGCCAAGATACCGGCAGGCACTTGCGAGATGTGCCAACTCCGTTTCCGTCATCCCGTCAAGAATCTGCGCTAAGCCCTCATCGTCATCCGCAAGCACACATTCTAACGCGCGGGTTTCGGTAAATTTTGTCTCCGGCATAGACCATTCCTCGCATAGTGTAGCGTATCCTTAAGCGCTTGTCAAGACAGCGCCATCAATCTATCTAGCTCCATCATAGCGCAGATACATACGCTTGTCAAGGGATGACCATACAAAAGTCCCGCCGAGTCGCGACTCGGCGGGGGCCAGGGAGCAGGTGCCCGGCTGGGGAAGATAGGATGAGTATACTGGAATTGCCCAGCCGGTGTCAAGCCTTGTTAGGTACCGACGCTTTCCGGCCCGGACTCGGTTGCGGGCTGCGGCGGTTGGGGCGTTGACGCGGGTGTTGTTACGGTTCCCGCACTCTGCGTTTGGGCCGGGCGGTGATCATAATCATCCGTGGGAGCCTGATTCGTCGATCGGTGTTCGCCACCCACCTCCGTCGCATCGACCTGGACTTTTCCATCAGGGAACGCTTCATTCCCTTTCGTAGCAGCTTGCTCTTTTTCGTCGGCTGTGGACATTTCAGCACTTCCTTTTCGGGGGGCTAAGACGATCGGCCACGCTACGGGGCACGCTGCGCGGCATCCGCGATGGCCTGCTGGGCAATCGGATCACCAGACGCGGTACCGCTCACAGCCTGCGCTTCTTGAACGGCAGTGACGATCTGTGACGGCGCTCCCGCTGACGGCTGTGCCACCGGCTGTCCGCGCAGCTCAGCGGGAATCGCCTGGAGGAGCCCTGGCGCATTACTTTCGAGCAGTGATGCCGCCATCTCCTCCTGCTGAAGATTGGCCTGAAGCAACTGAAGAATCTGAGGATGGAAGGTTGCGGCGGCCTGGACCAGATCGCGATACGCGGCAATCTCCAGATGCTCACCACGCACCGCCGCCGCCGACACGGCACAGTCGATTAGGGCTGGATCGGTCAGGCGTTTCAGCAGTTTGTCCGTGTCCTTGCGCAGCGCTTCCGTCACGGCATCTTTTTCCGGCTTGGTGGCCCCACCCAACAGCGTTAAGACTTCCTCCAACCGCTCGATCTGCTGCTCGGTTTCCGTCGCATGATGATCGAGCGTCGCCCGTAAACTGGGATTCTGCGCCTCCTGGCTGAATTGGCGCAACGCTTCCAGGCCACTCTGTTCGGCTCCGAGCACACGCCGGACTTCCAGGGTGAACTTGGCCTGCATATCCAGGCCCTTCCGTGGCGTGCGTTGGGGAGATTTCCGTCGCTCTTGTTTCGCTGGCATACAAACGCCCTCCTGTTGGTCGTCAGAAGGGCATCTGCAAAGATCGTTCCGCCACGCGGACGTGGCGAGGATCGGGTCAGAACGAGCCGCGGTTCTCGATTCCGACTATCGGATGTCACCCGTGACGACTTGCTGGGTCACCGAACTCGGCTGCGCGCTCCGGGTCCGGGCCACTCCGCCTGCGTGTCAACCACGCCCCTCGATCCAAGACACGGGTAGTATAGCATATTCTAGTCCGTTAACTGCGGCGGCGCAGCATCCGGCAGGCCGGGTAGGATGGGTGGCATCGCGCCGGAGTCATACATCGCAGCAATTTGCGGGGCTGACCATTCTCCCAGCGTTTGTCCGTTCGCCATGACCAGATAGGCATGAAAGGCTTGTTCGACCGTTTCAATATGGTCGGCGATTGCAATGAGACGAGCCTTGATGGTCGCGGCCAGGCTTCGCCACAGGCGTTGTTCTTCCTGGTCCGCCACCTTCCGAATCTCCCCTGGCGTCCGTTCGCGCGCAGCCACCGCTCCACGGTATTGCACACGAAAGGATTCGTGTGTCGGGAGGGTCAGCACGAAGCGAATCTTGCGATCGTCGATTTCAAACGCCACCACATGCGCCGGAGGATCAGCGCGCCAGCCGAACGCGATGCCGGTTGCCCCATGATCCCGAAGGAGCTTTTTAATCTCCGCTTGGGATCGATCCACACCGACCGTTGTTCCTGCGGCATGGCGAGGTTTTGCTGTGTCTGTCATTCCGTCCTCCGGTGTCGGTCCTGGAGCCGCTCTTTGATCCGATCGACGAGAATCTTCCGAAGCTCGCCCTGAATACGATCCAGCTCATCTTTGCCTTCGGCATGCACCGCAAGATACCGATCGCCTTTCCCCAGGCTGTCTAACCGTGCCTGTTCATCGGGCAGAATACCATCCTCGATCCAGTAGAAATCCTGCGTTAAGTCGAGTGCATCAACTTTTGAGGAGGTATAGGGCGTTTCTCGGATCTTTGGGATCAAATCACTCGCGTATAAGAGCCGCAGCAGCCGATCACGCTCAGATTTCGGCCAGCGTGTCAGCCAGAAACAATTAAAATGCTCCGTACACCACCGAAGAAAGCCGATCGCATTTGGGCGGAGTTGGACCCATCCCTCATAGGTACCGTTCAACACGCCATCGACATCGATGTAGAGCCACGGGTTCTTGGGATCAAGCGGGATCTGATGGATCTGGCCCTGGGCATGCGCTTGGAGGGCAAGGCCAATCGCCAGAGGGCCATTCCAGTGTTGTGCCCAGATCCGATCAGGCGCATACGGCCAACGTCGCTCACAGACATTCCACAGATCAAGGCGCTCAACCCGGAATACATACCATCCGGGCGGGAGGTGTGGAAGCATCCAATCCCAGCTGCTCGTGAGATAGGGAGCGTCATCTGCCCGCCGCTCCCCGTCAGGCGTGGCGTAGCGATCCTCGCCCAGCGGTTCCCAACTCAAATACTGCACCGCCATCCACAGATCCACCGCGCGGATTTCCTGGAGACTCGATCCACCCTCCATCAATACCCCCGTTCCAACCGACTATAGGCAACCAGATCCATCCCGCGCGCCGCCGCTTCCTCGGCGATCGTCCGCCGCCGCCGCCGCCGGTCCTCGCGCAAGGCCCGCGCAACCACCTGCCGCTCGTGATACGCCGCGATCTCGGCCTCGGTCATGGTTCCGCGTCCCCCGCATGCCCCGCAGGACTTCCACAGGAGCCGTGCGCCCGGACAGGCGATAACCTCCGATCCCCCCCGCCCCTCACACGCCGGACACATCAGGGCGATCCTTTTCAATCTGCGCCGCGATCATCCGCGCACGCTCGCGTGCGGTGACTTCCCTGGCCCCAAGCGCGACGGCGCGTGCGCGCTTCTGCGGAATGAGATCATAGTGAAGGGTATAGCCACTACTTTGTGCGCACGATCGCCGGAGGCCGAGTCGCTGGGCAAAGGCATGCAGCTCCTCCGGGGTGTCTGCGGTCAGGTGGCAGGACTCTTTGCCATTGCCAAACCAGCGCTCCGATCCTGGCTTGGGCGCTTGGAAGTAGCGACGGAGTTCATCAACATAGATCATGTGATCCTCGCATCATCGTATGGACCCTTTCCAGTCAGGAAGTACGGTTGGATTAAGCTCTCGGCTGGAATCTTGAGGGCCGCATGGATTTTGCGGATCATCGAGAGAGTCAGACGACGCTGTCGGTGCATTACCTCATAAACGACAACGCGTGTTCCGAGGATGGGAACGAGATCGCCCAATCCTAGACCCTGCTGCTCCATCCGAAAGTGAATGGCGTCAATGGGATCGGGAAATCGCATCGGGAACGCCTGGCGTTCATAGTCCTCGATTACCAGCCCCAGGAGATACGCTTCCTGGCCGAGTGGGCTATCGCGGGGCGGATCAGATTCCACAAGTGTGCCCAGGCGTTCCAGCGCTTCCTGGTGCTCCTCAGCCGAGGTAAGTCGTCGTATCGGTGTCATCGTGGATGATCCTTCGGGTAGCGTATAAGGTAGATCGGCCAACAGGCCCGATGCACCAGATCGCCGGGATGGCCGAACCGGGCCTGTTTAAACGTGTCGAGATCGTCAATCGGCACATCACAGATCGGGCAGACCATGCCCAGGTACGGGATCGCAAAGAGATACTCATAGAGCCGGTGCATTGCACCGGCTGATCCCCAGCGGACCAGACGACGTGGCGATGGCCGAAATGGCATCCAGCGCTCCTTACTCGTGTGGTGGGAACCGCAGCAGATCATCCAGCACGACACGCCAATCCTCGGCAAGAGCCGCCTGATCTGCGTTCCATCCCTGATAGTCGGAATCGGGCAAGGGATCACTCAGCGTCCCCCCCAGATCGACAATGCGGGCGATGCCCTCCCAGAACGACGGACGGCCCAGCCAACCAATCCCCCAGATTCGCATCAGAGCACTCCTTTCGCCCGACATCCATGATCCAGGAGGATGAGATCCTTGCTAGGGATTCACCCTAACTCAACGGCAGCGGTCCATCCACGATAGGACCGTTCCACGTCCCGTTTGACTCCCGACAGACCGCGCTGCTGATGCCAGGTGCCGTCCTCGTAGAAGTACACGTGGTAGGTGAAGGTCGGACGATGATCCGCCGAACCAACATCGCGACTGCGCGTCATCACGACGGTGGCCGTCCGTTTCACCACGCGCTCCTGATTCCGGCTTAGGACGAGATCGGGAATATCCACTACCTGTTCTGCTCCTGGCTAGGCTGTGGAATCGGTTTGGCGATCACGGCGACGGAGACGATACTGCGAGAGAAGGGCTGACACCTCCGCGTCATCGATTCCCAGCTCCTTAAAGAACTCGACCAGAAATGCATCCTGAATAGCTGCTTCTGCCGCTTGCAAGATATTAACCGCCAGGTTCCGCGCTTCAGGGACCGTCATCTGGATTAGGCGTTCCCGATGTGGGGGCGCTCCTTTGGCGGGCTTGGGAAATCGAATCTCAACGATCGGCGTTTGCGTATTCACGCCATAGATCGTTGTAACTTCAATCTTGGGCATGCGGTCGCTCCTGGGCTGGACGAACGACCTCGATCGCTGTAACGGGCAATCGATACGGTCCTGCCGGGCCAAAGAGTGGATCGGTGTACAACGCCAGCACTTCGGTGCCTCCTTCAAGCACCGACTCAATCACGCCAGGGCCGCCCGCAATCCCGCGCCCGCTCGTCTCCGGCGTGGCTAAGAAGCGAATCCGGTCGCCTGCCTTGGGGCTATCGTCCACCGGCGATTGAAGCTCCACATCCAAGGTATCCAGGGCGGTTCGACTATCGACCATGAGCTGTTGTAGGGGAACAGTTGTCGTCAACAAGGGTGGAGGTACTCGTTCCACGATAATCGTGGGAGTCCAGGCCACACGTGGACGGAAGAATTGCGCGCGATCATCCCCTAGCCGTTCCAGATCCTGAATCGCCCAGGCGGGCAGCTCCAATGCCCCTGGTGCGAGGGTTGTCCGATCATAGTGGCAGTCGAAATGTTGAATCTCGCCGCCGCCCACGTGAATGTTCGTAATGCAATCCCCCTGGGTTGCGAGGGGCTGCTGACACTTGGTACAAATCCGGCCAAGATAGGTCCTGAGTCCGAGCCGGACAATTCCTTCAACCTCGCGATCATCGTCCGATCCACTCGTTGGTCCTTGAGACATGGTGCCTGATCCTTTCAGCTATCCATCGTTTCCACCAGGATAGCGCATATTTACGCTGTTGTCAAGGACTACTCAGGCCATCCTCGTTCCCGGCGGCGGCGGCGGCTCCAGTCACTCTGAAACGGAATAAACACGGGCTGGCCTCCCAAATCCAGGCAGTCGGTCAGGCACAGGTATTCCTTGCACTGGGGACATTGGTGAATCTGCTCATAGGTTCTCGGATCAAAGAATCCTGATTCGCGGAGATATTCGATCACCACGCCACACATATGAATGACTGGACGCATCGGCGATCCCCTTAGACCAGACGATAAAAGCATTCCAGGGTGTCATCAGAATACCACCCTAATGCCAGCAGCCGGGCCAGGTCGGGAAGCGAGACGATATTGGGATCTGGCCCAGCCAGAATTTTATCCCGTTCAACGGCAACTCCCGGTTCGTCATCAGGATAGCGGGCAAAGATGCTGAATGCCTCGGCCCAACCCGCATAGGTTCGCGCAAAGGGATCAAGCGGCATCGAGTCTCCTTTCACGATCATGCTCTGGCACCCGCAGCCGGGATCGAACCGGCGACACGCAGCTTAGAAGGCTGCTGCTCTGTCCACTGAGCTATGCGGGCGTAGTCAATCCGCTAGAACGCTCCGCAATCTTTAAAGACTCGATGATGGTCGATGTCGTGGCCGCGCCGCTGTAAAAAGTCATGAATCTCTGCAATCGGGATTTTGGCTTCTTCGGCAGCCTGAAAGACATATAACGTATCGCACTGCGCATACATACCGATACCTAAGCGCGCGCAACGCTTGAATACTCGCTGCAAGGCTTCGATCGCATCCCACTGCTCGGAACTAAACGTGGGCTGGTCTAAATCTGGCTCAAATGGTGGTACATGGGGCATTGGCTCATCCTTTCAAGGTTTCTGGCGGAAGGAGAGGGAGTTGAACCCCCAAGGCTTGCGCTCGTCCGGGTTCGAGCCGGATGCCGTCGCCAATCGGCTTGTCCTTCCGTATCTCATGCTATCGGATCAGTCGCGTAGCGCCACACATGCACGTCTGGAACGGGGTCCAGGCGGCGCAGGCGATACACGGCCTTCTCAATCGCGATCGGGTTGCGATCACACAAGGTTGGATGCCGCCCCAGCGCCGCACCAACCACGCCCGTTGTCCCGGACCCACAGAAGAAATCCAGGATCGCATCGTCGGGCGCGCTCGACGCCAGCACAATCCGCCTGAGCAGCGCCTCCGGCTTCTGGGTCTGGTAGCCGACTCGCTCACCGTGCAGCCGGGCCACAACCGGGAAATACCACCAATCTTCCGGCACTTTGCCGCGCTCCAGATTTGGTACCTTCCCAAATCCCGCCTTCGAGCTACTTTGAAAGGTCCGCACGGTTGCTGGATCATAAGGAGTCCGCACCGCGTCAGCATTGAAATAGTAGCTGCGGCTCTTGGTATAGGCCAGAATCGTGTCGTGCTTCCGATTAAAGGCCGAGGTAATCGGTGACGGCCCGTGATAGCACCAGATAATCTCGTTGAGAAACCGATCCCGCCCAAACAACCGATCCAGCATCACTTTGACGTAGTGAACCGCGTGCCAGTCAAGATGCACATAGAGCGTCCCATCCTCGGCCAGCAGATCGCGCGCCAGGCGCAGGCGTGGCTGGAGCCATGCCAGATAGGTATCGAGATCATCACGATCGGTGTACGCCGGAACCACTTGCGACTGCACGCCTTTCGCGCCATTCACCCGCGCGGCGTATCCCTTCCCACTGGCAAACGGCGGGTCGAGATAGATCAGCCGAAACGACCGTTGTTGCTCCAGCATCCAGATCGCGGGAGCCACGTTATCGCCACAGATGAGATCCGCTCGGACTCCCTGCGCCGTCAGATCCCAAGGGACCGCCAAGGACACAGGGCTGCTATCCGGCTGATCGGTGCGGATACCCGGAACGTCGATACTTTGATACTGATGCTCGAATGCGCCTCGGCCCATCGCAGCCTTTCCTATGGGGGAGAGTGTGGGGATCGAACCCACGCAACCTTACGGCCTCGCCGCTTTAGCAAAGCGGTGCCTTCCCACTCGGCCAACTCTCCTCTAAGATCCGAACGGCCCCGCGCACACAGGAAAGGCACAACCGACAGGGGGTGCCCAGTATTGGTCACGAACTCGATCGTCCGGTTCCAGGTACCGCAGCTATCGCAAAAGTCATCTCGGATCATGAAGACTCCGCTGGTGGATCAGCCTCGTTATAGAGGCGACGGACGATCACCTGATACAGATCCCCGTCCACCACCACGACCAACAGCTTCTGATCAAATCGCCCAGCGCCGAAGTCACGTGAATCAGCAACGACTTGTTCTGCCAACGCCTCGGCAAGCGGGCGCTGCCGCCCGGAGTGCCGCGCCATGATCGTTAGGGCGGTCTGATCGCCCTGGAAGGCCCGAATCTCCATGCTGATCTCATCGCCGCTCATACAGCTCCTTCGATCGGTCCCCACCACCGCGCCTTAAAACCCTACGTCGATTCGAGGGCACTCCGGTGGAGCGGGAGTAAAACCTCACTTTTGTACGCGGCGGTAGGAGGAGGGCCTGCCCAGGACTCGAACCTGGAGACGTACACCCCTGAAGGCGATCGCCGTCCCGAAACCGATCTGCCGCGCGTTGCTATCGGTTCCACAACGTGGTGACTTCCACTTTCACCAGCAGGCCCATATAGTGATACCTGCGGTGGGACTCGAACCCACAACTCCCTGCTTAAAAGGCAGGTACTCTACCGTTGAGTTACGCAGGCTTAACAATATTTAGATCAAGGTGACGACTCGTTCACCTTGCTGGTCGCGAATCAGAAAATCTGCCTCCGGATCTTCTTCAACCTTGATCGCCAGGAGCAACATCTTCAGCCCTTGCCGAATCAGCTCCTCTGGTGTCTCGCCGCGCCGTTGGGCGATGGCGTGCAGTTCTTGATCAAGGATCTCAGGAATTTGAAGAATATAGCGGGCCTTTGAATCGGACCGTGAGGGTGACATCCCCGACGCTAACATCTTCCCCAAGGGCCAGAGATGATCCCCTAGCGTTGATTGCTCATCACGTTTCGTCATGTATCTCTCCCGCGATCGAGTGAAACTAGGTGGCTACCGGGCCAGCGATCCCGGTTCTGCTGATCCACAATCAGCCGTCTTACCTATAGACGATAGCCACATGGTTCCCCGCTCAGGACTCGAACCTGAATCGTCCAACCTCAGAGATTGGTGCACGCCCTCGTGCGCGCGGGGTAGAAACTGGGAGCGAAGCCTCCCCTATTGAGGGAAATCGCTCCCGTTCCGACTGGCGCTAACATCGATGACCCCTCCACCTCGATTACGTCCGCGGGTGTGCACGCCCGTCGAGGATTGCCAGTCTGATGATCGGGGTTGGGTCCGGCGTACAGGGGGTTTGTTTTTACGTCCACCTTATCCCTGATTTGTGAGCGGTGACGGCCTGCAATGTCGTAGCAAACAGCCGCTCCTTCAACGTTCCGCCGGATGGTATGGCCGGATCGGAATAGCTTTGTGTTTGTATGGCCGCGAGCCAAACTGCCGATCCGACCATTGGTTCCCGGTCGAGGATTCGAACCCCAGACTTCCTGCTCCAGAGGCAGGCGTCCTACCAGTTAGACCAACCGGGATCATTCAACAAAATGGTCACACAAACACTCTGGTGCGTGGCACAATTCGATATAGCTGCCCCACGATCGAATAATCCGATGCTGCCATTGTGGATGTCGGCACTGACGACACCGCTGAAACAGCCAGTACAGATACCGCACTTCCATCGCTATCACTGTAGTGCATCGCGCCGCGAATGTCAAGAGCGGCTTAAACATCGTAGTGCTCGCGCGCCCAGCCATCGTAACGACGAAACACCAACACGGATGAATCGGCTTGTTCCGCCAATGCCCGAATCGTGGGATCGGCAGATTCACGTGGTGGTCCCCAGGTGGCGTCATGGATGGCGAGGTACCAGCGGACTCGATCCGCAAGCACTTTTGCTTGTTCAACGGAGGGGGCACCACGCAGCATATAGGCCGCGCACCATTCGCCCACTGTCCATTCCCGATCGGAGAGATCAAGAAACGTATCTCGGACAATCGGGTTAGTGTTCGGCAACGTCTGGTGGTTGAGGAGAGCAAGAATCTGGACGGTCAACGGCGAGGCGGCCCAATCATTCGGCTCCCATGACCACGGCCCGTGCCATTCCCATGTCCAGGCTGCACCGGGAGTTTCAACCAGTTTCCCGCCCAGCTTGCAGCTTGGCTCGTCGAGTACCTCAACCACGGCGGTTCCATCCGCCGTACAAATCATCTGTTTCGGGGGAACGCCCTCCTCATCAAACTCAAATCGTAGTCGATACATCCGTGATCTCCGTGGTAGCCCGGACGGGAATCGAACCCGTACCTCATGATTGAGAATCATGCCACCTCGACCGTTAGTAAGACCGGGCCAAAACTGGAGCCATGTGAGTGAAAGGAGAACTCGCCCTGGCTCCGGGAGGCTGTTTCCGTTGAGCGCGGCACGGAAACCACACCGCAATGGTACCGGATTCCACCCCGGCCCGACCGATCCCCCCATGCACCACACTAGAGATCGGACACTCTGGCGACGCTGGCAGGATTCGAACCTGCGGATGCTGGTTCCGAAGACCAGTGCCTTGATCCGCTTGGCGACAGCGCCGTAAGGTGGACCGATTGAGGGCAGTTCTTAGCTCGCCTCGGTCCCAGGCATCCCCGTTGAGCACGGTACGGGGATCACGCCGTCACTGCACCGCTGGGCGTTACCAACCATCGGTGGCTCATGGACTCGGCGGCGGGTTACGATCCCGCTCAATAGCTGTTTTGCAGACAGCCGCGTTCCCATTTCGCCTCGCCGAGTTAGGGTTCTAAGACATCACGATAGGCGTCCATGCGATGCGCCAGTTCACGTCGGAGTGCTCGATCGATCGATCGACATTGGTCGTGCTGATCCAGGGCGATATAAATCTGGAGCCATCGATCGGTATCCGCCGCCGCCGCCGACTCATACTCGTCGGGAGTCGCGATCCGCCCTGCTTCACAGAGCACCCAGCGATCGCCGACCTGTTCAATCGTCCACCGTTCCACCAGATCGGCATAGTACATCGGATACAGTTCACAATACCGGGTAAGATCCGCCTGCCAATTACGCATATCGTTGCCCTTACCCGATCGGTGGCGGGATCGGATTGCCCCGATCGACACCCTGCCCAGACGTGCCCTGCGGTGCCAGGCCGGGATTGATTACCAGCCGGAGGCGGATCGTGACGGCCCGTGCCTCATCAAGTGGCATGGCGGGAGCGCTCCGGTACTGATGGCTCGTGTGGCCCGTTAAGCCGACCGTCGCAGCCTGGAGTGTCGATTCCGGCGCTGGCGTTGAACGCCGCGCGGGACCGGGGCTGGCAAAGGCGATGTCGCCCATATCAATCGCCGCACCCGCCGCGCCCATAAGCCCTTCCGAGTCATACGAGATCGGCGGAGCGCCTGGCATCATTCGCTTGGGGACGCCCGGCCAGGTCGAGGTTGGAGATGCCTCTGACACAACCAGAGGCACCGGACGATAGGGCCTCCGATCCTCCGGCACAAAGCGAACCTCGATGAGGCCGCCCTCCTGGGCCGTTGGTGCTGCACCCACAATCTGTCCGGCAGTGCTCTCCACGGCGAACGCCGTAAATAGTTGTTGGGAATCCGATGGATGGGTGATGCGAGTCACTGCCTGAGCCAATCCTCCGCGGTCCAGGCGGAAGGTTCCCGCCGGACGGCCATTGACCGTCACGGTCGCGTTACACCGATGGGTCGGATCGTAATTGTGCAGGGCGACCGAAAATACCTGCCCGGAGGCGACATGCACATAGCCCTCACCACTCTCCAACCCTTCCGGGATCGCTACCTCAAATGACTCAACCCTCATGTCCGTGATCCTTTCCGTTTCTTTTTCTGAGCGCCCATGTCCCAGCCCTCCTGACCGACAAGATCGGGATGGGGGACCTGAATCCGACTGACCGCCTGCCGGGCTTTGCTTGCCGTGTGCGGATCGATCTCGCAGGCGAGATAGTTGCGCCCTAGCTCGGTACACGCACCCGGTACCACGCCTGACCCACAGAAGAAATCGGCGACCACCATCCCCGGTTTGGTAAAGGCATCCACCCATTTGCGCACAAGGCCATAGGGCTTTGACCACTTATGCTCAAAGAGCCGATCCCCACCAAATCCAGCGCCGTAGGCATCCCCGATTTTGCGATACGTTCGACTTCGCCCCTTTTCAAGCCAAAGACACGGCGTAATCACCGTAATGCCCGCACGCCCCGCCGTAGGTGCGCCATACCGCTGCCAGTACATCTGCCACACATAGGTGAGGGGTGGAACCATCACACGATAGGCAGCATCAAAACGTGGATGATCATACCAGACGAGACAGGCCGAGTTTGGTTTCAAGATTCGCTGCGCCGTTTCCGCGAGCCAGGCATAGTCCTCGATGCGCTCGTACACGGGATCAGTAAAGATCAAGTCACAGCTTTCGTCCGGGATCTGCGCGGCAAATGCCCGGCAATCCGCCGTAAGGATCTGGTTCTGATACGCCTCCGGCATCGCCGGGTGCCACATAGGGCCTCCGATCCAACAAAATGGTAGGGACGGGGGGACTCGAACCCCCATCACGAGATTGAAAGTCTCGCTGCATTACCCATAGCATACGCCCCCATAGTCGCGGAGGGTGGATTCGAACCACCGATCTTCTGGTTATGAGCCAGATGAGGACGACCACTCCTCTACTCCGCAGCGTGCCGGATCGATCTGCGGATCATCCGGCAGGTACTCGCTTCGCCCCTGGCGAGATACAAGGGATGCTGCACGTCCCAGCACCTAGCTACGCCGTAGCCGCCCGGCGTACACGGGGTCCGACCCAGATTCCGCAGACCTCGATCGACTGGCTGCCCAGGTGGGACTCGAACCCACAACCAGCGCATTAACAGTGCGCCGCTCTACCATTGAGCTACCGGACATCAAGAACAGCGATCAGGCTTCTTCGAGGTCGACGCCAAAGGCATGTGCGATCGTCCGAACCTCAAACAGATCTGCTTCCTCGATATGGAGATCCACCGAGGATTCTTCATCCTCACAATAGGTACCGATATGTGCCCGAACATCCGCCTGTACTTTATCGGCAAAGGCACGGAGCTGGTCTTGATCGGTATGATAGGCGAACAAGATCTTCATACGATCTCTTTCTCGGCGGATTCACGATCCGCCGAGATGGCCGCGATCACCGCGTCATACTCGCCACGGTGCGCCACCACAACGGGCCGCTCGCCCTTTAATGCAGGACTCGGCGTATTGAGCCACGCCGCCGCCGCCGCAGGATTGGCAAAGGATCGGCCAAGGGCGACGGTAAAATCATACGCATCACTCATGCGCAACAGTCTCCACCGCGCGATCTGCGGACTCATAGGTAGCCCGGAGTGCCGCCGCATCGCGCTCATTAAAGCGAATCAGACCTTGACAATAGGCACATCCAGGACGACTTCCAAACAACAGGTGCCCTTTGTGCTCGACCATCGCAAATAGGGCAGCGGCATAATCCGCTGTGGGCCGGTCAACCCGCAAGTGATGAATCCGATACAGGTCAAAGCACACCTGCGCCGCGGCGACTCGTAACGGACTGGCATCAAAACAGCGATCATGTTTCAAGATTAAGGCTATGCGCGCCCGAATCGCTTCGACTTGGTGCCACGATACCTCAATCTTTGCCTCAGCCTCCATATCGCCTCCTTGTATGCTACCTTTGCATCATAGCGCAAGATAGCGCGTATGTCAAGAAGGAGAAGCTACGTTGCGGGACGTGGGATTCGCACAGACCGACATGCCACGCCTGATCGGCTAGTCACGACCAAGTGCCGGGTTCCCGCACGCGCGTCTTGTTTCGCTTTTGGTGGTGGTCGTGTCGACTCGCGACGACCTTGCCCTTTCGGTCCTAACCCGGAGCGAGAACCGGGAATGGGGCCGATGGTGGGACTTGAACCCACAACCCCCTCATTACGAATGAGGTGCGCTACCAATTGCGCCACACCGGCAGAGAAAGCCCCGATACTAGCGATCCTTTGTTGGTGCAAGCGGCGGGACTCGAACCCGCATGACCGAAGCCACCGCAGTTTAAGTGCGGCGCGTCTCCCAATTTCGCCACGCTTGCGTGCTGGTGCGGCTAGGCGGACTCGAACCGCCGTCTGGATCATGGCAAGATCCCATCTTCACCCCTAGACGATAGCCGCATGGTGGCGTGGGCCGGTCTCGATCCGGCTCGTGCAGCGATTCCTTCGGTCGGGCTGCCTGCCCGCGCTGCCGCGCTTCTGGGGACGTGGTGGCGTCCCAGGCAGATCCGCCGCCGCCGCCGGTCCAGAAAGGTGTCATCCTGCCACACTCGCCCATCGCCTCGCTCGTGTTTACTCCTGGTCTGTGGATTCTTCCAACCACCACTCGATCGTGGTGTCGAGCTTTACCTCAAATCCTGCCGCCTGAAACGCTCGCACTGCTGCAACAGTCTGGGCTTTGGTCTGGGCGTATTCATCAGGGAAATCATGGATGCCCGATCCGAACGGTCCGATCCAGAGATCCCGGCGAGGAGTCCAGTACGGTTGCCTCGGTGGCAACGTCGGCATCGCATCCATAATTTGGATGCGTGGTTCGGTGCATTGGCAGTACTCGTCGCCGCACTGCCAGAGATACGCCTGAATCTGCTGCCCTGGCTGAAGCTGAATGTTCATCGCCGTCACATTGATCGAATCACCATCCACGATCAGGCATCCTTCATAGTGTGGGCCGAAGGGCGGAGTCGAACCGCCAACCCGCGAGATACAAACCCGCTGCGCTGCCAATTGCGCCACTCCGGCACGCCCCGAACGATCGGTCCTTCCCCGATTGGTGGAACGGCGCTAATCTTGCGATGTCGCACCCTCAAAGAGATGGTCCTCACCGTTGTCTCCACCTAGCAAGGTCACGTTGCTCAACACGTCATATCGCCGCGTTGCGTTCGGGTGTGGGCGGCGGTTTTCCAGATCGAGGTGGCGAATACGTCTATCCGGTACGATCTGGCAGGCCATTGGTTACAGCCGCCCTACCTGTGGTGCCCGCCGAGGGACTCGAACCCCCAACTTACTCCGTGTAAAAGAGCCACTCTACCAGTTGAGTTAGGCAGGCATTGCTGAAGGTCCCTAAGTCGGCGTCGACCCCTTCCCGCTCCAAAGAATTCGACTATAGGAGGGCATGTACGCCTTCTCGAAAATAAACGACCGGGCCGGGCCGGTCAGTTCCGCGCCGGTGCCCCAGTGAAAGGTGTACACCGTTTCCGTGTCATCCTGACTCGATTCAACACCGAGTAACAGGGCAACAAAGCTGGCGCGAATTGGATCAGCATCAATGCGGACCCAGTAGAATTCACCGACCTCTAGCTCATCGACCTCGACCCGATCGCGCCAGCTCATAGCATTTCCTCAATCGTGAAGTTGTCGATATAGCCTGCGAGACGAACCCCATTACTCCAGAAAAGGATATACTCCGGTGGATCATAGGGGTTCGTGTCCCGATGAATCAGGGTCGCAAGAAACTGACCGGAGACACAATCGGCATGAAAGGCGACAAGATAGGGCAGACCCACCTGGATCTCATCGACTCGGCGCATCCGGGACACGTCCACGGAATCACCCGGCATTACTAAAGTCCCTCCAGAGGAACATGCCGATCGGACGCGCCATATCAATCGCGCTGCCATCCTCCGTCATCCGGTACATGACCAGATCGCGCCCCGTGGTGCGGACCAGCGCGACAAAGTGCTCTCGCTCCTCATCGCCCGCGTCCGGCCCGGCAGGATCGACCTCCGAGGCCATACCAAACCCAAGCACATACTCGTCATCGCAGACAGCCCCCGTTGAAGGATCACCTTCGCCAACTTGGAACGTGGTCGGACGGCCATCAGGAGCTAACAGGAACACGAGATGCATACATCCTCCGAACAAACGAATGGGGCCAGCACTGGGACTCGAACCCAGGACCTTCTCCTTACCAAGGAAATGCTCTCCCAACTGAGCTATACCGGCCAACTAAGCTATATCGGCAGATCGAAGGCCGGATCAGGAGTGCTGTGCGAACTCCTGATCCGTATCCTTCGCGATGGTGCCGCAGCCCCAACCACCGCTGCGCCCTGGCACCGAGAGTCTGCCACTCCCTTACCTATGGTGCGGCGACCCGGACTCGAACCGGGAACATCCGATTTGGAAGAACGGCACTCTACCATTTGAGCTACCGCCGCAAACCCCGCCCGGAGGTTAGCGTCTGGGAGGACTTCCCTTTCATGTGAGAAGTCCATCCGGGCGGGAACAATAAGGAGGGCTTACGCCCTGGTGTACTCGGCGGGGATCGAACCCGCGACCTTCTGCTTTTCAGACAGATGCTCTACCAACTGAGCTACAAGCACGTATATCCGACTGCCCACATGGGGCTATTTTGGAGGCTGGTCTGCACACACCGCGTCGACGCACGGCCTCCCACGAATGGATCACCCAAGCGCTTGAGTCAGCCCGACAACATGACTGTTCTCCCGCAGGCAATCGGACTGGAGCGCGAAACGGGGATCGAACCCGCGACCTGCGGAATGGGAATCCGCCGCTCTGCCAGCTGAGCTACTCGCGCATAATCGAGACTGGCAGGAGCGGGGACTCGATCCGCCCCTGCCACGCCTCAAACGAGGAAACATGGCCGCACAGCCGTACAGCAAATACCTGTGCGTCCTGGTCGCGATGGGTGGATTCGAACCACCAGCCCGGCGCGTATGAGACGCCTGCTCCACCAGTTGAGCTACACCGCGTTATTCCCACTCCTCGCCTGCCATCGTTCGAAGCTGCGTTTCTGCAAAATCGGTCGCCAATTCTTCTATCGTCTTGGACGTTGGGAATATCTCTCGGACGATATTATCCTCAGCGATAATATATTCACGACTCAACCACTCCAAGACCGCCGCCGCCGCCGTCCGAAATGAAGCCCCCGGATCAAGCGGGGTAAGGTATTGTACTTCGACCCGCGCCGTATTCCCCGCGTGCGATTGACCACTCGTATCATAGTCAGCTTTTCGCATCACGATGACTTCTTCTTCGCCCGGAGCAGAGAAGCTTCCCTCCGTAAATCGGATGATCACACCATCCCACGGATCGGTATCCGGCTCGGCAACTCGAACGCTCACCCCGAGATCCAGCAAATCGCTCATACGTCGTGGAAACATCTCTGCGCTCCGATCATCGCGGTCTTATGCCTCGTCCGGGCGTTCCACACCGGAGTACCCGATGCGCGGGATGGGTCGATCGACACACCCCATTGACTCCGAGGTCCAGTACGCTTCCCGACCTTGCCACCACACCGAATCGCCGAGCGCAATCCGCTCCGTATCTGGCGATCGTTCGACATAGATAGCGCACGTGTCGCGCCCTGCCTGCGTATTCACCCACACCTTGTCCACAAGGACAATGGTATCAATCACCTGTCCCCCAACCAACGTATCCTCCTACCATGAGAGCCGTTCAGGATCGGTGGGGGCCGATTCCTGCTCGGCACGAATAAACTCCAGACACATCGTGACTTCTTCCAGATCGGTTGCCCGGATCAAGTAGCGCAGAATGTCGTCAACGGTGAAATCACTGATGACTCCAGATCCCGATTCTACCCGATCTAAGAGGTCTGCTACGTCCTGTTCACGCTGTGTGTAGCGGCTCATGGGTCGGATGCCCTTTCACTATGCTCAGACTGTTGAATCCGCGCCAGCTTCAACGCACTCAGGATCAACTCGGCTGCTGGGTGAATTACCTGGATCAGCAGACCTTCGCGGTGCGAAAAGACCGCCCCCGCCACAACTTGTAAAAGTCGGCCCACGGCGACATTATGGGGCTTGATTCGTTGAGCAAGGGCATTGATCTCGCGCCCGATCTCCTTGCGGTCCATACTTCCTCGTTTCCCCCTCGCCGGGCAGCGCCTCGTCGTCCAACGCTGCCCGACTCCCGCGCTCGTGCCACCGGGGGTGATGGGGATTGACTTACGGGCATGCTCCAGAGACGTATCCAGAGCGGCCTATACGGCGCGGATACCGCCGCCGCCGCCGGGCCTCCGTACGAAGGGCGGGCAGCAGCGGAGGATTGGTGGGTTGGAGAGGTATCGAACCTCCCTAGCCAAAGGCAACGGGGTTACAGCCCGCACGCGGTCCCTGCCGCATCCAACCCAAAGATTCCACGCCCTGGACTCGAACCAGGAATCTTGAAGTCCAAAGCTTCACGGCTTACCAATTCGCCTAGCGTGGATCAGAAGGGGCGGGGGTGCTAGGATTTTTCATGGAGTACTCCATTATTCATCCGGCAAGCTTACCCGCAGAGCTGCCCCCGGATAGGCCGGGACCAATGGTGGACTCGGCGGGGATCGAACCCGCTACCTCCTGGGTGCAAACCAGGCGTCCTCCCTTCAGGACCTCAAGCCCGTACGATAGTCGACAAGGTGGTGTTTTACGCGGTTCAGGCACTCGTTGCGCAACGCATGCTCCTCGGTGTTGAGTCGGTGCAAGCGTGCAATCGCTGCTTTCGCCAGGTCGTACGCCCCTACCTGCCAGTGATGTGCGATTGTCACCGGCAGCGTTCGTATTTCGTGAGTAATGGCCGCGATCCGCTGACACAGATCAGGAGCGTGCATTTCGCGGATCTGCTGCTTCTGCTTGGCGGAAAGGGTGTCCCAATAGGCCCAAAACGCCTCCTCGGCCTCAGAACGAGTCTTGGGTACGGGATTCTCCGGGGGAACAGTCAGGCGCTGTCGCCAGCGTTGCTCATACCTCTGGATGCGTGCCGCGAAGGCAAAGGCTCGACACGCTAAATCATCGACACCCATCCGTTCTGCGGTATTCCCAATGTCTTCGGCCTCCCGCCGCAGACGACCGGCTTTGATCCAACGTGAGACAACATGACCCACAGCACGCTCCTACCAATAACACCAAAGTCCCCGGCGGCGGCGGCGGGGCGGCCCCAAGGGACGGCCTGCGGTCCCAGACCGAAGGGACTCGATCGTCTGTTCCGCCTGGCGACGACGACCATCCACCCAGTCGCCCAGGACTGCCTCCTTCCGCATCTGCTTCTGGTCCGGCGCAATATGCGGGTCGTCATCGATCTCCTGGTACATCCGCTCCAGATCGGCCACCGAAGGAAGTGACGCGATCTGAGTGGCCGGAGGCATTGTGGACATACGCACTCCTGTCGGGGATCTGGCGTCCAAGGACACGGCGCGTCAATCTCATCACGAATGTAAGCGCCGATGATAAGGGGACGCCAGATCTGGTCTTGTCGTGCCCGAATCGTCCACGGCTCGGAGCCGACCGCTGCAAGCAACACACGCAAGGGAGGTTGCTTGCGGGTGCTGGCCGGACGAGATCGTCCGCGACGCGCACGGAGTGTAATCATGCACGGCATCCCGGCCCTTCCGAAGAAACGCCGCCGCCGCCGGTTTCCCCCGTGCCGCGCCGCTGGCCTGATCCTGGTCGGAATGGCAGGATTTGAACCTGCGACCCCTGCGTCCCGAACGCAGTGCTCTAGCCAGACTGAGCCACATCCCGATAGATACGCCGGTTTTGTCTAAGGCGAGACCGGCAAACTCACGCCCCGCAATCAGGCCGCTGGTCGCTCCCCGCCGAAGCGAGTCCCATGCCTATGGCAAGCCACCACGTTCGTCCGCACAGCAGGTGTCGCAGGAGCGTCCCGCTGGCCTTATCAGAACTTCTCCCAGCAGGTGGCGCTGGCAGCCAGGTTCCTGTTCCACCCAGCAAAGTCAACCGCTTTTGTCACCAGCACGCTGGATCGTGGCCGCCTCACGGTGATGGCCTGCGGTGAATGGACGTGGCAAGCTCCCTTGGGATCTTTAACCCAGCACATCGGTGCCACGAGGCCGAAGGCAGGAGTGGAGATCGCCGCACAAGGTCGTCGAGCGGAACAAACATAAGCGCTCTACCAACTGAGCTATCTCCCCCCGCGTGGCGAAGCGAGTCCGCCACCCGGATACTCACGAGTTAGCCGCTTGCGACGGCTCCCGCGCCTACGGGACTGGTGGGGAGACCTGGGATCGAACCAGGGACCTCTCGGGTTTCAACCGAAAGCATGTACGCTCACCGGATAAGGATGCGGCGATCATGGTCGGAGTAGTAGGACTCGAACCTACGACCTCGTGGCCCCCAGCCACGCGCGCTGCCAGGCTGCGCTATACCCCGCGAGTGAAACGAACGTGACGCGCGAGTCATGCCGAGCTTCATCACGAGCCGCTCTGCCACCTGAGCTATACCCCCCCCGTTGCGTCGTGGGCGACCATCCCTCCAGGCTCTCATTTCTGGAGGAGTACCCGCCCACGACGCCCCGGACACCAGAAAAACACCCCGTCCGTTGTTCTGCGCCGTGCAGCGTGCCGGACCCCGCACAATGCGGGATGGTGGGGGGAGGCGGAGTCGAACCGCCGACCTGCTGCTCCAAAAGCATTGTATGTATGCTCCACAGATGGGAGCGCGTCACATCCGATGGTGGCCCCGGTGTCCAAGTTTTGTGAGCACCGGACCCGAAGGCCCGGCAGGAGTCGAACCTGCAAATCCATGTATGCTCACCTGATGAGAGAACACCGAGTACTGGTCTGCGTAGGAGGGATCGAACCTCCGACCTCGTGATCCCAAATCACGTGCGCTACCGCTGCGCTATACGCAGAAATCACGATCCCGGCGGGACTCGAACCCGCACGCGGCACCCACGGCCCGAAGGACCGAAGGCCCGCACCCGTATCCCAGGCTGCCTGTGCCCAATGTTCGACTACGGGATCGCTTTGGTTCAGCACCCTTCGGCACTGAGGAAGGTTCTCAGCGACACGACTCCGGCGAGCGCACTGCTCTGCCACCACAGCAGCCCAGGATCATCCAGAATCGCGGTGGTGTTCGCCAAGCCCCTTCCTCAAGGTCGAAAGGTGAGAACGGCGCGTAAGATGAAACGGCGTCGATGTGCTTAGCGGGACTCGAACCCGCACTGGTTCCTTGGAGTGGAACTGATCGGCCAACCGATCAGTAAGCATGTAAGCCGTTTGCGTAAGGACGCGCCGTCCTCATGGTACCCACGGAGGGAGTCGAACCCCCAACCACGACATCCTAAGTGTCGCGCCTCTGCCAGTTGGGCTACGTGGGCGAAAATCTTTGCTAGGGCAGCGCACGAGGCTATCGAGCGAAAGGATCGCTTAGCGGGACTCGAACCCGCATGTGGGACATTAGAAGTGTCCTGCCTGAACCATTTGGCAGTAAGCATGTACGCTCGACGTGTAAGAGTGCGCCACCCTAGACAGAAGCTCCCGCGTACGGGAGTGGTATCGCGCGAACGTCTCGAACGTTCCGCGCAGCCTGGATACCCAGGGCTGCCGTGCCTCCGCCGTTCGCCCCGTTGCCGGGACTAGGATCGATGGAAGAGAATGAAGCAAGCTGATCGATCCAGTAGGTTACGCGATATGGTCGGATCGGGGAGACTTGAACTCCCAAGGATAAACCAGCAGGTTTTGAATCTGCCGCGTTTGCCAATTTCGCCACGATCCGATAGATGGGTGGATGCCAGTGCTGGCGTGCGAAGCATCCACCGCAGGAGGGCAATCGTGCTGCGTGTGGCGATCGGTATCTCGCGCGACTTCCGCCGCGTGGCAGCCCGGCCTACCTACCCGATCGCCGTCCGGGGTCTGCATTAAGAAGTATTGGCAGATGCGGGAGGACTCGAACCTCCAACGAACAGTTTTGGAGACTGTCGCCTCGCCATTCGGCCTCGCACCCTCACGCCTGCATCCACACTAAGATCCGAAAGCCATAGGCCAACGCGATACACAAATGCACCAGCAACAGCCCGGCGATCAAAATCTGCCACGTCCTGGGAATGATGCAACGTTGGGGCGGGCGCAACTGAGCCATCGAGATCGCCCGCCCCAGGGTATGCAGCATCAGAATAACCTCACGATTCATTCCGGTTACATATCCTCCTCCTTGTGTCTTGTATTCCATCGATCTATGCGCGCATGGTTTCGGGCCAGCCGTCCGTTGTCCCGCTCAGGATCTCTAATCGCTGAATCGGAGATCGTGCCCTGAGTCGGCGGTCGTCACTGATGACCGACCTATGCCCAACATAGCCGATGGTGATTCGCCACTCGTGTCTGCCCTGATCAGGCCGGTCAAATTAATCACAAACCCCGGCGCTGCGAGGCTCACGCTACCGCTAACATGAGTCCACAGCTTGATCAGGACAGACACGAGTGGCGATTCCACTCGTGGGGGGTGCGGCGTAGCGGTGCGGCCTAGTTGCCGAGTGCCTCCGCGACCCCCACAATGAATCGTCTGTATGCAGTTGGTAAGGTACGTGGCCGTGTACCGCCCCAATCGCGGGATGGCCGTCCCTGCGCCGCCGATCTGACTCGGCACTCCAGGCTGCCGCGCTGATGCGTACCTGCGGGAGTATCCCGCCCTGGATGGAGCCGTATGTCTTTCGGCCCCGCGCTTCGTGCTATGTCAGGTATCATAGCGCATGTCGCTGCGCGTGTCAAGTACCTTTTTGGGCAATTTCCAGGCAATTTTCTGGTCGTGCCTGTCCACGCTCGTTAAATAAGGAAAGCGCCGCGCACAAGTTTTCACTGCAAAAGCTCCCGCCACTGGGAACCCCTCCATAGGCGGAGGGGCTAGGAGTCGAACCTAGAACACGAGTTAAAGTCGTGAATGTATGCAGTAACCGTCAGGGTGCGCGACGCCTACGTCGCTCGTCCAGTATATACGAGGCGTACAAGTCCAATGGGCAATGATCTAGGTGTGCAGGTGATCAACCTGTGTGTATGCCCATCTGATGGGAGTACGCCCCACCTAGCGTTTTAAAGGAGGCGTGCAAGTTCGGAGAGCAATGACCTTGCGGCCACATCGGGACTCGAACCCGAAACCCTCAGTTCTCAATACTGATGCTCTACCAAATGAGCTATGTGTATGCTCTCCAGGTAGCACGCCTCCCTGAGTATAGCACGAACGCTGCGCTTGTCAAGCGTTCGATCGACGGATCTGGAAGTCGCCGAGCGTAATCGTATAGTCTTCCTGCACCCCATCCAGCAGATAGCGGGCGAGTACTTCCGCCCCCACCGTGGCCGTCAGCGCGATGATCGTGCGCGCCAGGGGGATATGACACGGAGCCGCCGCCGCCGCCGCCGGTGGCGCGTCTGTAGGCACACGATAGCGATCATTCCAGATCACCTCGCCATAGTCTGCGGCGACTCCCAGATGCAGACATGGGATTAACAGCCCATCACAATGATGGGCTACCAGCCGCCGCGATTCGCTGTTATCAAAACAATCAACCACGACTTGCCCTTTGCGACGCCAGCGCCGAACCATTGGCCCGTCTAGTCGGCTCGACACCTGCTGAACCTCGATCCCCAGGATGTCAAATAGATGGTCGGCCAGCGCTGCGGTTTTGAGCCGCCCCACATCTGGTTCTCGATAGATCTGATTCCCGATATTATGCTGTTCCACCCGATCGTGATCAATCACGGTGAGGTTCAGTACCCCCCACTGACGGACGATCGCCTCGGCTACCTGTGATCCGATCGCCCCCGCACCACAAATGACAATCGGAACTCCGCTAATACTGGACACATCGCGTCCCCGGTATGCGGATTCATGATCAAATACAGAACGACGCATGGTGGTTCATCCTTTCGTCGATTACCACACCGCAACCAGGGTGTGCCGATCGATCCACACGACCCGGCGCATCGGCACACCGGGATCATCCCAAGCACGAAACAGCGTGGCCCGCGTGGCCCGGCCACATTGAATAACACAGAGCAGCGGTTTCCCAAAAGAATCCACCCACGTTTGCATCGTGGCCCGATCGGTTGCGCTCGGCTGCGTCCCTGCGCGCGGCGGGTGCGTATGAAAGAATCCCACCACATCACCCCGCGCTTCTTCGCGGTGAAATGCCCAGGTCGCGTCCGCTGCCACACAGCTATACTCGCCGGTTGTTAATCGGCGGTGGCGAGCGATCCAATACCGGCCATATCGTGCCCCCACCAACACCGCCGACTCCTCGACGCGGAAGCGTGGCCGGAACCAGGAATTAATCATCATCATCGGTATCAAGGTCCATTCGATTGATTCGCCCGCGTGCCCGCCCTTCACGCAGCACACCTACCAGACTCGTCAGATCAAAGGCCCGATCGCCGCCCGAAAGGCAAATGCCTGCGGTTTGCACCGAGAGATCATCGCCAATATGGCTTGTGTAGCGATTCCCATCGACTTGATAGGCAACGGTATAGCCCTCGTCGCGCTTAACAAAGTCCAGCATCGTCGCTCCGGCATGCGCCAGCGCCGCGCGCAACCGATCTTCCTCGGTCATGACCGCCTGCTGCTGCTGCATTTCACGGGCGAGACGGTATGTGGTCCGATGTTCTGGCGTGAGGCCGGAGATATGCGCCAGATCCGTACTCTCGCGATTCTCCGCCAACGCACCCCGGAGTGCCTGCGCCAGCGCTGCCTGGCGACGTGTGATCCGCGCAAACCAGATCAGGCGGCCATCCGTCCGCGCTTCCAGGAGATCAAAGGGTCGAATATTGGCCTCGGTCAGATTGATCTGCACGATCTCACGGCCAAAGCGCCGATCCGGTGCCCCTGCCGGAACCGCGATCCAGGCGGGCGGCTCCTGGTCAATGGGAGCCAGCGCCAGGACAAACACCCGCGACAGGATCTGGAGATACTGCTGACGTTCCGCCCGCGTGGCAGGCCGCACCGGACGAGCGCTCCCCCGTCCGGTGGGCTGTACCACCTGCCAACCCGCCGCCGCCGTGGTGAGGCGGAGCGTCTGCACCATTCCGGCGATTCGAACACGAATCGGATGGCCTGGCACGATCGGGGCCAGGATCTCCTGATCCTGAAATGCCGCCTCTGCCGCCCCCAACCGCTGAATCAGATCCAGAATGTGCTTGGTCATCGCCTATCCTCCAACCGGCGTTGCCGCAGCCAAGAATCCGCGTGCCCCCAGGCGACTCACGAGTCGCGCCACGGTATGGCGATTCATGCCCACAGCCTCCGACACGGCATCCAGCGACCAGGCCTGGTCTGGGAGTTCCTGAATGGCCGCGAATACCTGTTGCTCCTGCGCGATATTGGCAATCTCGGTGCTCAGCACGGCTTGGAGATGCGTCATCGCCTGATCCACGCCCGTTTCAAACGATTCGCCGCCGGTGCGGCGCGCGAGCTGCTGGAACGCAGGCCGCGCCTGCGTTGTTAACGGGAGGGCATACAGCATGAGTCCGGCACCTTCACAGCGCGCGGCAATCGTCTCCGCCGTTTCACCGCACCCGCACGGATCATGCGGTGGCGCATCACCAACCAGGATCGCGATACGCCGCGCATTTGCCCGCCACGGAAGGGTACACGCGGCGACCAGGGCATCGTACACGGCTTCCGGTATATCGCCGCCTTCGTCGGCCCGCAGCCCATCCAGATAGCCCTGGACCGCTGGGAGCTTCTCGGTCAACGGATGCACCCGCGTGACAAACTCGCGCGCCTCGGTAGGATGATCACGATATTCGATAACCGCAACCCGCAGATCCATCCCCGCTGGCCCGATGGTTTCTCGGATCAGGCGCGCGACATGCCGCCGTGCGACATCCAATAAGGCACTCATCGATCCCGTGGTGTCGATGATGAGGCTCACATCGAGCTGATTTAATGGTGTCTTGGTCATACAGCTACCTCGCTGCGCGAAGGAGTCCGCGATGGCAACGGATAGGTCAAAATCTCCATCAGCAGATCCAACGCCGAGGGCCGCGTCAAGAAGGGAATCACGTTCGTCAGGGCGTAGTAATCGCCCTTGAAGTCATACGACCGTGGCGTGATTCCAAGTCGAGCACATGCTTCATCCAACTTTGATGACACGTTGCCGACCTTGATCAAGACAACTTCCGGCTGCACCCCAAAGGCATCGCAGTAGGCGCGGTACGCATCCTCAAAGCGAGGAGCCTGGTTTTCATCACCGTCCGTGACCAGAACGAACTGTTCCACGCGCTGGCCTTGGCGACGCATCCATTCGATCCCGACGCCACACGACGTTTGCCCGGAGGCGAAGATTCCACGCATGGCCCGTTCCCAATCGGCAACCGTGGTTCCCCCTGCCTGAATGGGGTACGGGAGCGAGTCGAAGGCATAGGCGTACAGATCTGCCTTGCAGATCGCCGAGATCATTGCGCCCAGTTGTCGCCCAACTTCGAGCGCCGACTCCATTGAGAACGATTTGTCAATCAAGATCGCCGTTGGGCGGCTGATCTGGCCGCGCGACTGGACCTGCTGATCGGTAATCGCGTCCAGTGTCTCCGCCAGTGCTCCGGTCGCATTGGTGGCCTCGGCAGCTTTTCCCACCTTGAACGCCGCCACACGCTTGCTGGTTTTGGCCGCGTTGAGCTTCTTCTCAATCAGGGTCTTGGTATCCGGGTTGTCCATCGCCCCGCGACGCTGCAAGGCTCCCAGGTTGTTCAACAACTCCTGGGGACTCATGGCATGGATCAAGGCCGCGACCACGGCGGGAGTCATCGATCGAATCACCGACACGGCGATACGGAACGGGATCTTGGCCTCAACCAATCGGGTCGCTTGAGTCACTGGATCGGCTTCTTTGGCGATCTGCTTAAGCACCGCCAGCTGCGAATCCGGCGGCGGCGCATCGTCGAACAAGATCGCCTGCGCCCGTTCGCTTGGCTTGATCCGAAACCGCGCATACAGCCCCTTCACGTCCTCGCGAGCCTGCATGATTGCCGAGTCCAGCGTTTCCGGGTCACGCTCCCGATGGCGCAGATAGTTACGAATCTCGGTACGGCACGAACGCGGGATATTGCGGCCAAGGCCGATCGTGACCTCCCGGCCCGGACCCTTCTCGCCCTTTTCGCGCTGGACGTGTTTGTAGCCCTTAATAAAGTTGACCACCCTCCCGATCTGGTACGGTGGCAACCGGCGCAACAGGGCCAAGCCCACATCACGCAGCTCTGGGCTTGGCGCGAGCACCAGATTCACGATAAAGAGTTCTTTATGGTCGCGCACGTCGCCGTGCGCAAAATACCATGCGGCCAAGTGCGAATAAAACACCGGATCGCCTTCGGCAATCGATTGGTGCAGCGGCTGCAACGCCATCAAGTCCCGGTGCGGTGTGGTCAGGATGCTATTCATCATGCCCACACGTACATCTTGCTCCCGTCGTTCCGTCATAGACTCCTCCGGGTGTGAGCGCGTGCTGCGGCCAGCACGCGCAAGTTGGTTGGTGCGGCTCACTAGCCGAAAACGGCTTCTGGACGAACGGTGAGATTGCCGGTTGGCTCGCGGTCAACGCGATACCCGCTCAAGCGCCCCGGATCGACACCCAGGTGCCGGGCCAGCGCATTACGGACATCGGTATCGCTCGACAAGTTGCCAATATCCAGCGTATCCGCCGGAACGTCCTGCGACGTTCCGCCGTAGCGAATATGGATCATCATCTTTTCCACGGTAACATCAGCCATCGCGACCCTCCTACGAGTCCTGATACAGAGCGTACAACGCTACGCAGGGCTGTATCATAGCGCGGAATTGTGCGCGTGTCAAGTACTGATCTCAAAGGAGTGCCTGGTCGGGGAGGATCTAGCTGTCGGATTGGCGAAGCCGATTGGGGACGATCTGATCGCGACTCCAGCGATCCGTGGTTTGGACGTGGTGCGCGCGGACATACTTGGCAACCGAGTCTGAGAAATCACGATACCGAATCGGCCCAGCCAGGCGCACCACATAACCTTCGAGCGGATCACCCGCATGTGTTTCTGCTGCAAGTGCGCCATCCCGCAGCCAGCGCTCCGTACGCGGACTCCACACCCCGCGCCATAGCTCCGGGACCGGCGTGATGCCAAGCAGTGTAAAGTACATGGTTGTATCATCCCAGGCCAGACATAGGTTCTCGTCATTCCAGATCGAGATCCCGTAGAAATAGCTCGTTAAATGCCGGTAGTGGATCGAGTGCCGGGCATACAGATTTTCGCCGCATACCCGCCAGCCGCGAGGGAGTTCATGCCTCCAGGTCGCCGACCACTGCTGGACCCACGATCGCGAGGGATGGCTCCGGCTATCAATCGATCGGGCATGGAGTCCATCACCATAGATGGTGGTGTTCTCTCCGTCCATCTTCGCGGTGATCACCACCGGCTGGTCAATCCAATGGCGCAGGTAGGCCAGGAGCTGATCATCGGAAGCCACTCCTCGTGACCACATGAAATGCGGTGTGCGCGGGTACTTGATCCGCACACTCATAGGGTCCGCCGCCGCTCAGCGAAGGGGTGATAGGGACGGTTCAGATCCATGTCCTGCCAGCGGTAATAGCCAAGGTGGGTTGCGGCAGCCTCCTCCGCTTGCTGCTGAACAGATTCCAGGGTGCCCGTGAGCCGCTTGCTCATCAGAAGATCCGAGTCCGTCCCGCCACGAAACGATCGTCGAAGACTCATGATCCAATCATAGGACTCTAACCTGATGAGATCGATAAAGACTTGTCCCCGTTCGCCCTTTACCCAGGCACGCCACCCACCCTGGCAGATCCAGCGATCCACAATCGACGCGGGCGGCAACGGCCAGTGGGGCTTTCCAGCGGCGCGGTATGCGGCCCATGCGGTGTGCCAATCAGGAAAGGTTGTGGTAACTGAGGCAAGTTGTACCCAGCGGGCAAAGGCGTATTGCGCCTGTTCGAGCAAATCATCCGTTAATGGTGGACGATCCGGCATGGCCCGGCCCTCATACAGCAGATTACCGAGATCGGCTGCGGTAAGATGACCAATTTGATCAACGATGGGGTCCACGATCGCGTCCTCCTAATGAGTGAGCCAGCTTGGTTGCGATCAACTGAAGGCGACTCACCTCCTGCTCGGCTTCATCAAGATCAATACCCAACGCATCGGCAAGATCGTCAGGTCCTCCCGCCAGGCGCTCATTCACCACGAGGAGGAGCGTGTTTCGCTCTGCTTTCGTCAGATACATGGGATTCCTATAAGGACTTCTTGCGGGGAGGACAGGGATCGAACCTGTGCGGGCTGCTCGCCCGGCGGTTTAGAAGACCGCTGCCTTGCCACTCGGCCACCTCCCCGTGATTAGCTGCGGGAAGCATAGCGCAGAAGGGTGCTAGTGTCAAGGGCACGCCAGGGACAACTCCCTGGCGTGCGGTGGCGGGTTAGTCCTGGCCGGTCGTGGGACGGGGCTGGGCTTCCCCCTGGAGGGCAGTGACGATCGAGTCGATCTCGCCTTGAACAGCGGTGAGCCGGGATACGAGGGCGAGCAAGGCCGCATTCGGTACCGGCGGCGGCGGGGTATCTGTGTCGTCCGGCGGCGGCGGCGGCGCAGCCTTCGTAATGTCGAAGGCTCCTAGTGGATACCCACCGCCCGGATTCACGCCCTCGATTGCCAGGGGAATCGGACGGGTAACTCCCTCAATGCCAGGGAGATACACATGCGCTTCATAGCGGCCAGGGGGAAGATCGTCCGGTAACTTCTGGCCTGCATCAACGGGCGCGGCGGTTAACAAGGTTTGGAAGTTCACGCCCAGCGGGAGCGCAAAGGCCACGCGCCCTGGCTGATCAACCGCATGGAGATGGAGACGCGCCTCAATCGGCTCATGCGCTGGCGTAAGACCACGATTCAGGATACGACCCTGCGCGCGTAGCACGCTCCCCGGCGTGAAATCGCCACTGAGCGCTAACTCCTCGACCACAAATCGATACCCGGCCTGCTTCCCGATCTGCACCATGTCGGCGATATTCTCAGCCGTCCACTTCGTTGTTGGCTGATCCGCACAGCTGCCGTTCCAGAAGTTATACGGGCCAGTGCTATACTCGATGAAGTTGCCGTTCCCAACCAAGGCCGGGTGGACATCCTTAATCTGCCCAAGCGCGTGTTTCCATTGCAGCGGCGCATGTTCCTTCGCGAGTCCGATCCACTCCAGCAGCACCGCAGCCCGTTGCCAGCGCTCCGCGACAAGCGGGCCGATCCGAACGCCATCAATGGTGAGCGCGCTATTCACGGCTTCCGCGATATTCGCCATCTGGCCGGGATGACCCAGCGCCATCCGACTCCACCCCCAGAAGGGCTTTTGGAGCATTGCGTAGCCAAAGCGAAAATCATTCCGTAAGGTCATGTCGAGTCGCACTTTGGACCCAAACAGGCGGTGGTAGAGATCGATGATCTTACGAGTGGTCGCTTCGGTAGGCAGGAGGGGATGATCGGTTCGATCCGCCCGATGTTTCGCGTACAACTGCCAGGGATAGTAGCCTTCTCCGTAGCGCCCGAAGGCGAGGCACTGGATATGACTCACATATTTATACTGGTTCGTACTGGTGAGCCAAGCATCAAATGCGGTGAGAAGATCGGCTAACGCGGCGAACGTGTCGGGCTTATTGAAGTTGGGATACCACGAATCTTCGTACCACTCACTGGGTCCGGCTTTGGCAAGATACTCAGGCACGTACGGCCCATACTCAGATGCTCCCGCATACACCGGCAAGCCCAGCCAGACGCGCTGCTTCTTGGCTTTTGCAGCGTCGATCTCCTGCTGGAATTTGCTCCAGTTATACGTCCCACGAGTGGGTTCCAACTCCGCCCAGTTCCGCCGTCGATAGCGATCCTGGTTGCTGGCCTGGCCGGGGCGACACAGGTAGGTTTGCCCGTTCCACGTGTACAAGCCCGCGAGCGTGCGTGGCAGTTCAGGCGCGCTCCAGGGCAACTCTTTCGGCCTGAAGATAGCACTTGGCATACAGATTCCTCCTTTGATCCGCCACCGGCCAGTGGGGGGAGGAAAATGGTACCCGGAGTGCCAACCGATGTACCCAGGAGTCTAGTAGACTCCCCGCAGATTGTCAACCAGTCCCTTCGCTGAAGGTGTAGAGGGGACCAATCTGGGGAACATCAACACAGCCAAGATAGGTTGATCGATATTCTGGGGCAAAGTATTCATCCTCACGAACCACGCGAATGTGATGGGTGACGAGGACCAGAACATGAAGGGGGCGTTGGACGACAAGGGCCACCCCTGAATGGTCCGCTCGACAACACACATCCTTAATGCTGCTTCCCAGCGGAAGGTCAATGGTGCTTTCACCGATCTCAACCGGATACACGGTGATACAACGCGCTGATAGTCGTTGATCGTCCATAAGTGCTCCTAGCCCAGTGTGCCGGGCCATTTCACGTACGTTCCTTGGGAGGACGGGGCCGTGAAACGTGCCGCAATGGCCGCCCGACATGCCGCCAACGACAGATGGAGGATAGGTTCAGTAAGGGGATGCTGCACAATAAAAAGAGTTTGTCGTCCGCGAATGCTTGCGTCCGGCCAATACTCATACCAGCCGGGCTGCCGCTTGTGGAAGGTGGGCGCGCGACGAGTGTCGCGATACGCGGTAAGACACCACTGCCGCGCCGCCGAATACGACTCACACTCGGCATAAACAGTATCCAGATCGGCAACAATCCAGCTCATGCGCCCACCTCGCGCTCCAGGGGTACCGCAGATGGGACGACCAGAAATTGCACTGACGACTGACGTGTTAACACCACCTGCTCATCTAGATCCACCAGGGGCAGCCCGTTATGGAGCAGTAGGTAATGGCATTCAGAAAATAGCTCCTCGGCCCGCAGAATCGCCCGCTGCTCGTCACGGGGGCTAAGGCCGATGGGAAGATCGGTGGCAAGCAGGAGCGGTAATGAGGTAATCGCGATCCCTCCGGCACGGGCTTTGCGCAGCTCCGCGCGGACTTTTTCGGCTATCAGTGCCCGGACGCTGATGGGTCCAGCCTCAAACAAAATATAGCACTGGCCGGTAGCCAGCAGCACGCGATCCGGCAGGCGGGTTGGTACGCGCAGAGCGATTGTGGACATCATGCATTCCTTTCGTCCTGACCCTGGGGGATCAGAATCGCCTCAACAATGGCGAGGCCATTGGCCGCCAGTAATGCTCGTGCTAACCGCAGAGACCGGCCACAATAGCGAGCGAGCACAATGCCCTGCGGAGAGTCGCGCTCCGGCCTGTCCGTAGGGATACCAAATGCAAATCCGACGCGCGCCAGCGCACGATCGTAATAGCGGACATCCTCCCATCGAAGCGGTGGAGGCGTGACCCGCTGGATATACATATGATAGTGCTGTCGATCCTCCATCACCACATCCCCTCTCATTGCAGCGAGGCGGGTAAATACCCGCCTCGCCTATTGGAATGAGGGAGCCGCGTTGTAGATCCAACCACGCCTCTGAGCAGGTGCATTCCCACACCCCGGCGTCTCTCCGCCTGTCCTGATCATCGGGGGAAGGCTCCCCTTCCCCGTCGCCCTAGAGCACCGTGGCCCGTGTGGATACGAGTATATTAGCGCTGAATGTAGCGTATGTCAAGGGGTGAATACGATCAATTCGGCACAACCGCAGGCGCTGCGGCGATCAACGGGGCGCGATCGGCTCCTAAAATCTCGATCAGCTGCTCGGTGGTGCAATCTCTGGCTCTCTTATCGGTGCGAAGATCGGCGATTGTTGTGGTTGGCTCGACCAGGCGGATACCCACGGTGCGTGCTTGCAGGAAGCTCACCGCTAACACCGGCTCCTGGCCGTTGAGATAGAGCTGGGTGATGTGTTCGAGATCAGCGGTTGTTAACCCGTTATACACAAATCCGATCTCAATGAGTGATCCATCAGGGCGATACAGCCCCAGGCGCAGCGATCCATGTTGACGCCCAGGTTTCATACCGATCACCGCCGCATCAATCTGCGGCGTAAACTTGTATTTGAGTTCGTCCCGACTATTCCCCTCGACCGAAGGCGCGTCCATGCGCCGCAGGATCACGCCCTCGCCGTTCGCGGCCCGAATCGCCTGCAAGGTGGAGTGTTTCTCGTCGGTGCTCGTCACCGGCGAGAGGAGCGCCAGCCCTGGCGTATCGCTCAGGCTATCGGCGACCTCCGCTCCATACATGATCAGCAATCCGGCCTCGGTCACGAGCCGCGCTAAGGTCCGAATCCGACTCGCAAATTCCAGGTGCCGGATCGAACCGCCGTTGAACTCTAAGAGATCGAACATGACATATCCCCCGCCAGGGATGTCTTCACCGTCGATCAAAAAGGGGATGCCGATGCTGGGGAGGGATTCCGCCGCGCGTGGCACGACCGGGAGGCGCTGGCCTTTCCGGTTATAGGCGCGCAGTTCCGTGCCGGTCCACTCCACCGTGACTCGCTTCCCGTTGGCCTTCTCGGTCAGGCCATAGGCGGGATCGGCCATCACTGCCGCAAAGCGGGACTCATCCACCGGCAACACGCGGCTCACGACCACGCGCGTATCGCGGGCCACCGTTTCGGCAACATAGCTGGCTGCGCCGCCGCCGCCGGAGTCCGCAAGCGCGGGATGGGCTGCCGCGAGCACGCGACCGACACCATAAAAGGGATCGCCCAGGTCCACCGGCACGTAGCCCTTGCCTCGCTTCTCGCGGACCTTTTTTTCGTAATGCTTGCGGGCCGTTGGAGAATCCGCCATGCGTTCGATCTTGGGAGTCATCGCCGTACCAACCGCGCCGTTGCAGTACAGATACGTGACAGTATCGCCGTCCTGCACGACCGCAGCTCCCCAGACCTTGTTTGATCCGCCCGTACCGCAGTACAGGGCGATGGAGTCCAATACCTCAGCCATCGTGAGTCCTCCTGATTCGGTATGCCTCACAGTAGCGCAAATACAAGCATACGTCAAGGAGTGATCACTCGCTCGTGCGAGGAGGGTGACGTTGCCGATCGGCAAGCAGATCGGCAAGCGCGGCCCGAAACCGGGGGAAATCAGGGCGCGGTTCAGAATCGCATGCCACCTCGCCAATGATAGCCGCAACCTCGGCATTCAGATCGGCATCCATCTGGGCTTCCCACTGCTCGTCAGGGATCTCGCGCGTCTCCGACAGATCAACAATGTCTTCACGATTCCCCAGCCAGCGCAGATACTCATGCCCCCCATCAACTGCAACGGCGCGACAGGGACACCAGCGAAAATCGTTGACGTGCAACGATTCGATCACACCGCCACACCGGCGGCACTGAATGCGATTATGGAAGATTTCAACAATCATGGGGATTCCCGATCTTGGATCATCGACAATTCGATAAAGGCATCCGGGTCCCCAGTCCGGCGGAGTTCCTCGGTCGCCCCATCAATCGTTAAGAGGCCGCAAGCACAGGTTCTGCGCGGCCAGGTCGCCGTCGATTCCAGCACGGACCCACACCGGCGGCATTGAGCCATATTCCGAATAATCATAGTCATCCAATCAGGTTATAGGTGCAGTTTGACTAACCGCATCGGTGTTTCAGGATCGACGTAACGGTAGCAGTCGGTGAGTTGGCCCGCTCCCAAGTAGCGAAGCCGCCACAGCCGCACGAAGCGCCCAGTGGTGGCGGTCGCAGTTTCGTAAGGGGTTCGCCCACCCACGATCACCGCCTCATACCCCGCCTCATTCCACCACCAATCCCCCGCCAAATCCCAGGCGGTATAGATGCCGGAATCATCATACGTGCCGGTTGGGGTCTGGATCAGGGCCATTGTCCACGTCCTTGCAATCGGCGGGGGCTTTCTGGACCGCACGCCCAGCCATATGTGCTAACGCGAGGAGCTGCTGCTCGTTCTCAACGGCAAAGAGCGCCATTGTAGGCGTTGGGCTTAACAGCCAGGTTTCCACGGGGAAGTGCCGCTGAAAGTCGGCAAGGTCCGCTCCATATAGACGCTGGATGATCACACACCCTGGTCGTCGCTGGTTCACATCAAAGGCAATTGTGCCGATCATAGGGTCTCCTCAGGCGTCCGGGCAGTTGGACGCTTCATCAGCCCGCGCATCCGCCGGGCGCGGGACTCGATCTCATCCATCCGCTGGGCGTTCCACGCGCGCATCTCCGGGGGCATAAACGGCTCAAAGGGCCGAGGATAGACGATCGATGCCAGCCCACTTGCCTGAAGCATCGCGGCGGCGGCGGCGGCGAAATCCGCACCGTGGTAGTGATACCGCCCAAGCTGCCGGGAGGAATAGGCCGTCGATGCGTGGGCATCGACGGGCAAGCTCCGCACCGTGAACACCACCCGGTCCTGCCCATCCTCGCGAAAGTCGAGAACATCCAGCCGGACCCGCCGCCGTGTGGGGCCATGAACGACATATGATCCGGTACTCATACTGCTCCTTAGCGTTGACTGAACCTGCTATACCGGGTAACCATGAGAATCCAGTTCTGCCCCGACTCCTTGGGCCGAACGAGAGCAATGGCTCCATAGTGGTGCGCAATCTCCAACAGATGATCGAGCGAGGTGATCGTAATCACCCACACAAACCCTGTATCTCCCGTTTCTTGCAGCATCGCTCCCGCAAATCGCGGTTCAGCCTCCCACCCGCGATCCCAGTCATAAATGATCACCTGAATCATAGTGGGTCGTCTCCTCGGTTCGCCGAAGGATCGAAATCACCACGGAGCTGTGCCCGGCGGAGGGCCGCGCCCAACGCAAGCACAAGCGCGAGAATCAATCCCCCCACACTCACAAATGGTTGATTGATTGCGACTTCAATCGCAATACTCCCGCCGAGGATGAGCACGAGTGCCATCCATACCACGAAGGGATGGCTCAGGCGCGGTGGACGATGGTTAGGCGGGGAGGGCACGTCCTGCCTCCTCATCCTTCGCCGACTGAACCTCGATCGCGGCGATCTCTGCCGGTGTCAGTTCCCGCAGCCCCAGGTAGCGCCGCGTCTGCCAGTTGGAAATATCGTCCGTGGTCTGCCAGCCATTATTCCGAGGATGGCCCTCGCGATAATAGGTGGCGTTCACGGGGGCATTCGTGCGCCGTGCCAGGCGCAGCTGATCCTCGATGTAATAGGACATGCTCCCCATCATCCGACCCCACAGGCGGATATAGGGGAAATCCTGCGAGACGGTATCCGCCTGTTTCTGGTGTGGTGCCATATGCTTCTCCGTATCTGTAGAGCAACGATCATGGCTCTGTGACCGCCGAATCCGCCCGAAGGCGGCTCGATCGTCGCAGGTATTCGATGGGCCTGCTGCCACCCAGCCCCTTGGAGGGCCAGTCCCGCCGTTTGGTGAAACGGACTTGCGAAACATTCGCCATTAGATTCCGATCGGCTCCGTTTCCAGAAAATCGCCGATCGTGCGGTCTAGCGCGATCCAGTCGGGCAGTACCCAGGTCGCGGCCCCTTCGCCATCATTCCAGCCGGACCATGCGATCGGCAGGAGACACCTATTCGAGTCGGGAACCGTGCCCCAGCCCTTATCGGCGAAGATGGTATTCATCCGGTCAACTTCCGCCTGCGCCTCGGTAAGTGACTCAAATCCGGTCGTGTGGTGCATCTTCGACTTCAATCGGACAAAGCTGCGCGGCTCTGGCGGTCCCGGTAGCGGCGACTCTACATAGAGCGCCGGATGATACCGCCCCGTTTCGCGATCGTGCAAAATCACAATGCAATCATGGCCTTCCAGCATCCCTGCAAACATGCCATCGCTCCTTCGATTGAGATGCCACCGGATACGGCTCCGGTGGCCCAGCCACCCCAGGACTCCAGCCTGCCCCGCCGGTGATGCCCTGGCTACCCGGCGATGCTTGATGGAGCCATCATAGCGCATAGATAAGCACAAGTCAAGGGGTATGATGATCCCATTCCAGTGTTCGTTCGTCTAAGATCGCAACCAACCGGAGATAGTACACGTGGGTCGCCTGGGCGGTTTCCCGGCGCAGTTGATACACGTGCTCGCCATGCTGCCGCACCAAATACCCGCGCGACTCAAAGGACAACGCCCACAGCCGAAGCAGAAAAGGACCGTCCCCCTCGTCATTGTTCAGCAGGTCGAGCTGCTGCGGCACGTCATCCGGCGCGATGCCGCAGATCTGGATGGCATGGGTGACAAACTGGGGCATGCTGACTCCCATTACATTTCGATGAGGCTCTGCCCGGCGACATGCGCAATCAGCGCGTTTAGGGCAGCCCACTCATCCACATAGTCGCCATACTCGACACCGTGGAGTTTGTAGTACCACACAAGCACCGATCCCTGGGTACGTCCATAGGTTTCCAGGCCATGCGACCGCAGAATCGCAAAGATTCGGTTGTACTGCTCCACCAGCTCTGTCAGCCGGGATTCTAACTCAACATCAACGATTCGGGGGACCGCTGGCGCAAGTCGGCCACGTTCGGTTGCCAGCGCGCGTTCGAGCCGTTCGCGCTCCGCGTCTGCCTCCAGATACTTTGCCTTCCAATCGATCATGCTGGCTCCTGCGATTCGGTCTCGATCGCGGCTTCCATCTGGGCCACAAGATCGGCAAACGCTTGTGGCCCAAGCGTGCGGTTATACACATCCAGCTCAATATCCACAAACTCAACCATGAACGGAGCGTCCTGATCGATAAGCTTCACCAGCAGCGTGCCGCGCATCGTCACCACCTTCCCCGTATCATGGAGAAAGGTTCGACAGAAAATATGCAGCCCTTCTGGATCTGCCCGCTCCAATAGCCCCACCGGGAGGGGATAGATATGCTGCAATCGCTTCCGGTTCGATTCCACGAGATCGGCGGTCATTAAGACTTTCATCTATTCCTCCTCGAAGCCCGGCGGCGGCGGACTCAACCAGTTTCTCACTTCTTCCAAAATCATCTGGTCCCGCGCCTCCGGTTGCAGGGGCATACGCAGGATCTTTCGGATCAGCGCGACAAAATTGAGGGCATACACGATCTGGGCAACCCACAATTCTGAGGTGTACATATCCGCAATCGTGCCGTGGCGATCGTGCAAGAAGAAGTTTTTGGCGAGTTCTGTTGCTCGCGTAAAGGTGTATGGACTTGCCATGAGAATCCTCCCACGTGCCCGTTACTCAACGACATACCAGGATCGAACCTGCGCGTTACGCAAATGCTCCAGATCGATGTGGTACCGCGTGAGATCGCTATAACTGACGATCTGAAGGTGATCAAGCTCCTCCTGCAAGTAGGAATCGCCATCCCCGTCGCCAATATGGGCCAGGGCGACCTGGCGGGCAAGCTCCGCATTTGGCGCAGGATCGCGGACAACCAAATACCAGGGCGTGTCCGGCAGATAGTGTCGGCTGGCCCCGGTTTGGGTAAGGGCATACCAGCGTGGCACGGAATCCCATTCGGATTCCGACCGCGCCAGATTGACCAAAGCGTGATCGGTCGGCACCAGAACCGCGCGCAGCGGGCGACTTTTTATGATTGAACGGAGCAGCGGGATAGCGTAGGACGAATCAAAGGAGATCGTTCCCGCTGTGGTATCGGTATCGACAAGATACCCTTTTGCCCGCAGAATAGTGGCAACCAGCATAACATCCTTAAACTGCTGGGCCGCCGAGCATGAGATAAAGCGATAGGTGATCATAGGTTCCCCACCATAACAGATCGGATGGGAGGTCCGGTGATCCGAACGAACGGCGTACAGACGCCGTGCCTGCCCCCAGCCAAGACCTCCCGATTGCCTGGGCCGTCCGGTTCGGAGTCGTCCGCCTTGGCCTGCTCGTCTGCCGCTGGCGATAAGGGATGGGCCTCCGTCTGCCACTCCGCCGTCCGATGATGGGAGCAGCTTAGCGCAGAGATAAGCATATGTCAAGGGGTGATTAATCGGTAGGAAGATCAGGGGCTGGGGCGCGTCCGACCACCAGGCTATCGCCCGGTCCAAGATCACAGATCGCGACTGCCCGATTCTCGGTGAGCACGTAGAGCGTGATCGGTCGATCGGGCGCATCGGAGCCGAATGGGCCATAGGGTGGCCGGGTTAAGGGGAACCAGTGGTGTCCATGACTCGTCAGGGCATGGAGGCGTTGCAGCTCCTCAACCTGCTGGCGGAGCCGCCGGTTTTCCACCCATGCCGCCCGGAGCGCGAGCAGAATCTGCATCGGTATCCGTCCGCGCCGAGACGCGCGGAGGCGATCTTCCAAGGCGTCGATCACGCCTAAATCTGGTCCGGCCCACAGGCGGCTCAGGAGCGTACGATCATCGGGGGAGTGGCTCATTCGGTGACCTCCTCGACCCAACCACTGACCCGGACCCGCAGCCCTTCAAGGATCATCGGATCAGGTTCTGGGAGTTCCGTGGCATGCACTCCCAGGCGCAGGTGAATCGGGCGACCCTGCACCACGATGGGATACAGTGCATCCCAACAAAAGGTTTGCCATACCGTGTATTGTGCCCGATCGACCGCCTGGGAACGTCCCGTCCACCGCTGCTGAAGCAGCGCGCGCGTCCAGACGCGATCAAGATCAAACCGGCGGATGCGCTGGGTTGCTTCCGCCCCGGAATAGCTGCCCCACCGCGCCTGAATGTCTCTCGCCGCTTCCGTACTACTGAGGCGCATCTGCGGCGGCGGCGGCGGTAGGAGATCATCCGACCGGGGGGGGCGATGCAGATACAACTGCACGGTTCCATACCACCACTGGCCGACCACCTGCGGGAAGCAGTGCGTTTGGAATCGATACCACAGGGACTCACGGAGCCGCGCCAGCACCACGCCACCAGACACGCGATCTTCGGCCTCCGTCCCCGGATCGAGCGGAACAACCGCAATCCAGGTATCACTCATGCGATTCGTCCGAATTGGCCCAGATCCAGGACTTTCGGGGCGTTTGCTTTCCCAGGCTCCGGCAGGGTTCGCCATGCGGCACGGCCTCGGCAACCGCCTTCAATCGCACCGATTCCCGCCAACGGTGCCACGGCGCAACCGCGTGCGGCTCAAACGAGTACACCAGTATATCGACATGGCAGGTGTCGCAGGTCATCGCCAACCGCAGCGTATCGCCGACCAGCAGATGCATCTGCCTGCCATCCTCCCAATCGATGTGCAGCCGACCACCGATACGAAGGTTCCACCATTGCCACCACCGCCGCCGCCGGGAAATGCGTGTCATGCCAAATCCTCCTCCAGCGCTGTTAATGCGCCCAAGACATCAAAGAGGTCTCGTCCGGTCACCTGCGGCTGGCCTGGGCCAAAATCGATCGACACAGTAAGCTCTCCGGTGATAAAGACCACCGCCGCCGCCGGATCAATCTGGCGTTGCCGGATCACGGCACGAAACTGCTCCAGAACGCTCCACAAATGCCGAGTCCAATCAATCGACTCCGCATCGATCTGACTACACCGGGTCAGCACCCGCTCACGAGCATCCCAGGCTACGGCATACTCGTGCAGGGCCGTCTCCAGAGAGGTTCCTCCACCATGATCGCTGGTCCCTTTCTCATCGCGCGTCGCAACCAGGCTCACGGTTTGCTGGCGTTTGGCAAGCACGGCCTCTGCGGCAATGAGCTGGGCCTGGGCGAGCGATCGCGGGCTTACTTCATCCATCGGGGGAGTCTCCTGTGATTTTGTATCCTGGTTGGTGACACCGACTCGTTGCAACCGGCGTTCACACCAGCGCTGCGCCGCCTGCCGATCCTTGAGCGGTTTCGTGGGCCGTTCGGGCAAGGCGTCCGTTCCCCAGTTGATCCAGGCCGTAAACGTGCCCTCGGACTCGGATTGCCGCATGCGCCCGATGGCATGGACAACCGCCGTGATCATGCGCTCAGTCGTCGGATCATAGAGTGCCGCGGTCCAGCGTTCCTCGCGGTAGCTGGTGATATGGGTCCAGTGGAGCCACTCGCTCATCGCGATTCTCTCGCGGATGGCGACAGAACGGAGATCGGGTGTCCTGTCCGGCCATGCACATATCCGGCCAGCACCAGATCCTCGGCCAGAATATACAGGCCAGTTCTGACCTTGTGACGATCCTCGCCCGCCAGGCCAGGGATAGCCCCGACCAGACGATCAATCTGCTCGGTAAAGGTGGTGAGCACCGGCAGATTCGCATCAAGCACCGCGCCCCGTTCCTCAAACGACAGGATCGCTTGCAGGGCGGTTTCCAATAGCATCGCTGGATGCCGGTCGTACATCGTCATCAGCCTTCCTCCTCGATGGATTCCACAGGTCGCGCCCGTGGATGTAGCCTAGCAGCACCAAGAGACGACCAAACATCGTGATGGACTTCATGGCCTGCGGGTATTCCTCCGGCGTGACCGACTCCAGGACCATCGCAACACCAACGAGGGTTTGGACGATGGGGAGCGCGGAGTCTGCGGTCTGATCGGCGACGGACTCGCGCTCGGCCAGCGGCACTTGATCCACAATGGCCTGGACTGCGGCAAGCAGCGCCGTGTCAAGATTGGTCATAAACAGGGTGGGATCAAGATCAGGCATCACCATCCTCCGGGTGATACACCGCCAGAACCTTCGCAAGCCACGCCGGATCGGCAGGCGGAATGCCTGCCTCGCGCACGACCTTACAAAAGATGCAGTTCGGCGGCCAGTGCGGATGGGGACAGGGATGGTGGTCCCGATCGGGATCGGCGGCCATAAAATGCAGGCACGGAACGCAGGTACAATCCTGCGCATGATTTTGCAGCTGATCGATCATGGTCGCATCGACATCCAGCGCCTTGGCGACGATGCGTAAGACCGTTGCTTGCGGCGTTTCGGGCATGGTCATGATTTCCTCCACGGCGGAACCTGAAAGAGATGCAGCATGTGCTTCTCCAGATCGATCGGGCGCGGAAGCGCCACCATCAGTGTCAACGGTGGCGGAGCCAGTACGTCGCGCACGGCCAGCACGGTCGGCCAATCGACGAGCGACTCGGTTCCAGTGATGCTGAGATGCAGGATCGGGCCGGTGGGCGTCGGATCAAGTGATCCGGTAATCACCAGGGCCGATCCTTCCGCCTGCGCCAGCCGCCATAAGCGTCCGGCAATCACGTGCGGAGACTGGTATTCTCGCCAGTACACAAGACGCCGACCATCGGGCAGCAGAAAATCGCCACGGCGCGGAAGCTGGATGTTGATTCGCGTCCGCAGCGGCGTGAGTCTGGGTCGTTTTGACATGGATCTAGTCGATTCCGAGCGACGAGGACGACTCGCCGTACAGCACGGTTCCGAGGGCCGACAAAAATACGATAATCGCCACCGGGACCAGAATCACGGGCAGCCCCCAGCCCTGCCAGGGGCCGCGCTGAGCGCGATTCTGAAACAACCACTGCGCTAACCCCAGGCACAGTGCGCCAATGATTAAATGAGTCAGCACCAGCAGGATCATCATGATCGAATCCGATTACGGACCTGCCCGACGCGGCGAATTTCCTGATCCAAGCGATCACGTTCGCGCAGGAGGAGCTCACGGGTCTGCTCGGCGGCGGCGGCGCGGGCGACACGGCAGCAACATTCGTACGGTGGTGGACACCCCATTGGATTCACGGTGTCCATAGCGACCTCCTGCCAGTTACAAAACCGGCACGGCACCAGCGCATTTTCAGGATGCAGCGCCTCCGCCTGACCACACCGCGGACAGGTGAGCGCGTATAAACACGAGCGCTGGTGCCTCGGTGAGCAGTGCCCTTCCAGACAACTGCGGGTATGATCACCCAGGCACGGCCACGATCCCTCGGTCTGCGCCTCACAGGTCCGACATGCCTGCGGCCACCGATCGAACCAACGAGTCCGGCGACGTTCCCGCCGGGCCTGCGCCTCCAAACAGCGCTGCGTGTGGGTTAATCCCGCCACGATTCCCTCCTTAGGAGCCGACCGCTGCCGCTTCGCGCGCCCGAACATGACTCAAATGTTGCCGGTGTGCCCCGATTGCCCGGCGCAGCCGGTTGAGGGCGCTTTCTTCAACCTGCCGGATACGCTCCTTGGTCACCGGCCCCCGTTCCTTGCCGATCTTTTCCAGCGAGGTCCACTGGCCGTCATCAAAGCCATAGCGCCACCGGATAATCTCATAGTGGGCGCGGGTTGTCGGATCGGCACCCAAGGCTTCTAAGGCCTCATGGAGCGCGGACTCGTACTGCTGAGTCAGACGCTGGATATGAAACAAGGTCGGCACGTCTAAGACAACGGCAGTCAGTCGTTCCATCGCGGTGAGATCGTGTTTGAACTCACGTGACATGATAATACTCATGGATCTCCTCCTACAGACACCTCCCAAGCGTACTGATTGCCCCCCAGCCTGTCAAGGGGCACGACCTGCTCATACCAGAATCCGTACAGCCTGCTCTACTCATCTTACCGCGCCAATGAGCGCTTGTCAAGGGGCACTCGCAGGAATCAGAATCACCAACCGCCAAATACGGCAGGCGGGGACAAATTGTGCCTGCACCGACTCCGCCAACCAGTCGCTGTCTGCCGGAAGGGTGTCTAGCCAGAATCCTCGCTGAGCAATCCGTTCGACCTGCTCCTCAAGAAAGGTCCGTGACCACGTGGGATATTTCATTGTGTATGTTTCCCACACGGTCGTAGCGGTCTCGGACTCGGCTTCATAGGTGACTTCAATGCGAGCCATCGTCATGCTGGTTGGTCCTCGCTGAGTGATCCAAAAAAGCCGGGGCCAAAGGTCGCGGCACAGCGGGCTTCCACATACTCCGCCAGTGATTGCGCCTGGGGATAGTCCGGGGTGTTACGCGCCACGGCACTTTGTGCGCGCAGCAGCAGGACCAGGCGAAGGGCCTGGTCCAGATCCAGCGATAATACAATGGGCCGTTGATCAATGCTCGGCATGGTCGGACTCCTGTACGGGGGAACTGCGGTCAGGATCGAGGCCGGTCACATGGGCAACGGTCGTCCACCGCACGTCATCAACACCATACTCCCAGCCGAAGGCCGCATAGATCGCCCGCAGCTCGTCTGCTTGCGCTGTATGCTCCTGGCATACGGCGACCCAGGCCCCCGCCTCGGCCTCGCGAAGCGCGACCGCGCGGGCCTCGCACCCGCCCCAATCGCAGGTACCGAGGATCTGGTGGGTCGCGTGCAACCGATTCACGATGGCCCGTTGCTCGTCATAGCGCGCGTGCCAATGATCGGCTTGCTGGGCACGCGCGCGCACGGAGGATTCGAGCGCGCCCATACGCGCCCAATCGATCTGATCGCCGGGCTTACCCCATTCGGAGTCATGGGCGGCATAGGCCGCGCGCAGTTCCGACTCGGCACGGGTAAGGCGCGCTTCGGCGCGGGCAAGGCGGGCCATGAGATCATCCATCATCGCCCACCTCGCGTTCAAGCGCCGCCTGATCGCTCCACAGCGCGAGCAGATCGGATGCCGGATCAAACGGCAATTCGGGCAACGAAAGCATCTGATCGCATGCTTCTTGAATCCGGTCCTCAGCGTCCGGTTGAAGAATGAGCACCCGATCACGTGATCGAATGAGATAGGGGATGTTGCTCTGAATCACGGGCAGCATGATTCCCCAAGTGGGCCACGTGCCGGTCATACGAAGCGATTCCATCGCATCCTCCTCAGGCAGTTGCGACCGACCGATGCGTTCCCTCAAACGCTTCCACCATTGTGAAATACGTCAGGATGTCCGGCAGTAGCAGGCCGTCGTACACGGCGGGCGTGCGATACGCCGTGGGATCAAGCGCTGCATACCGGCGTTCGACCTCGGCCTGCACCACCGCACACTGGCATCCGGCGGCATCGTCGCACTCCATTGCCAGGCAGGTACGGAGAAAGCCAAGAACCGCCTGCCGAGCATGGTCGCGATCAAGCCCCTGGCACTGCCGCTCCATGAAATCTTCGAGCGTCGGCGTAGTGCCGCCGGGCGTGGTCCCCAACCAGTCGGCGACCACGGCCAGCTCGAAAATCTGATCATCCGGCAACTGCACGAGCAGATGATGGCGGGCGGTATTAAAGGGTAGGGGGTACGTCGTCATAGGGAAGCTCCCCGCTGGAATCGAGCCGAGGCACACACTGAGTCTGCCAGTACTCATCCGCAGCGATATAGGAAACAAACAGATCGATCAGGCGATCACGATACGCCAGGCGAAACAGGCGCACCTCGCGATCGTAGGTTATGGTCGGGCGGCGTGGCGGCGAACGGTCGATACCGGCTCCTTTCGGGTCACAAGCGGTTCCGTAGTGGCGGCCTGCACTGCATCCAGAATCGCCCGGACGCGCTCCAGGGCTTCGGGCGAACAGGTATATTCCCGGCGTTCGTCGAGGACGCCCTGGGTTGTTACCCATTCGATCGTGATTCCCGACTCCGTGCGCCCAGTAGTACCGGCCTCAAAAAACCGAATTTCACGGATGCGATCAAAATCAAGCCAAAGATACCGATGATCAAGGTGGATTAACATAGAGGCTCCTGTTCCATCTGGCGCTCAATGGCATCCCACAACAGGGCATGCAGATAATCGCCCTCGGCCTGGTGGCGTGGCGGATCGAGCAAGGGAAATCGCGGGTCCACACCGATACGATGGGCAACAAAGCGATCGATGGCTTCCCACACGACATCACCCGGTGTACAGGTCGCAAGATCGGCAACCACCTGGCGATAGACGGCGGGGTGTGCTTGTGTTTGAAAGATCGCAAGTCGCTCGGTCATCTCACGCCGCCAATGCGCGTGGATAATCGATTGCCAGGTTCTCGGCGCTCCCGCGTCACGTTCCTGCGTGGTCATCACTGAATCCTCACGGCTGAATCCGCCCCTGTACGCCACGGCTGGAAGGTGGCGTATGATCCGCCTTGGCCCCGATGTGCCACCAGTGCCTGAGCCACAGCAAACCCATCTGGGGTCAGACGAACGATGCCGTTGATGAGCGAGACAATCTCCACCAACCCTGCGTCCTCTAACTCATCGAGACAATCCCAGTCATCATGCTCGTGCAGATAGGTGACGACTCCATCAGGGTCGATCAGGCGCGTGCAGTGATCGGGGTTGTAGGGGAGCAAGGAGCGCCGTTGCGCCTCTCCTTGCAGCAATGGATGGCGCGTTGGATTCGTTTGCATCCGACTCGGCTCGATCGCTGCCCCGTTGACAACCACAGAATGGACATACGCCAGGACACTCCAGTGATCGCCGCCCCACTGCGCACGGGGAATGGGGGTACCATCCCAGCACAGCGTCCGACGCGCCCGCCATTGGTCCGTGTGAATCATACCGTCTCCTTCCAGCATAGCTGTATCATAGCGCATATTACTGCGCTAGTCAAGGGAGATAGGAAGGTCGGAACGGGGCGGCCAGACCCGATCAGCGAGTTCGTGCTGCACCGCCGCCGCCGCCGCATAAAAGTGAACGTCGGCGAGGAGGCCGCGCCGTTCAGCAGCATGGGCCTGATCGAGATGCGCGCGCGATGCCGCCCGGAGCGCCGATTCGGTGGGGATCATGGTCGCTTCTCCCAAGGCCCAGGCGATCCCCGCCCGTGCCGATTGACCTTCCGGCGTCAGGTCGTCGGTATCACTGGCATTCAGGAGCATCAGGATGTGGATCAACGCCCGTTTTCGAGCCAGGGGATCACTCATTCGACAAACCTCACGCCCCCCCGGATCACCTGAATCGGGGGATTTTCGCGCCAAAGCTGCATACCCAACGCTCCCAATGTTCCTGCCGCCGCCGCATGAAATCCAGCCGTCGTGTGATCCGCCGCCGCCGTCGCCGCCGTCGCACTTTGCAGGTGCGTACGGACGGCCTGAATAAACGCGGCGCGTGACCGGAGGGTATGTGCTTGCACTAACGCGCTCGTGGCTCCACAAATTTCGTGAATTGGCGAGTCGGTTTGGCGGGCGGTCACCTCCAACAGGTTCTGAATGGCGTCCAGCTGCCGCAGATAAGGAATCTCGGTCATGGCAAAATATACTCCTGGGTGGGATCGCCGCCGGGACGGCGACGGGCCAATCCTAAATGCCGCATCCAGCCGACCGGCTCATTGTCCGGCCCATACGGAGTACCGATCGGCGCTGGGGTCCATCTATGCGCAGAGACGACCGCCTCTAGTGGGTCGTCATATCACCATCCGTCATCATAGATCAGGGTGCAGTACGGCGGACTGATATGTACTCGTGCCCGTCCAAAGGTAAGGGGGATTACACTGATCACCCGACCATCGGTGAGGCGGCACACATAGAATTCATCCTCACTTGGAAAGAACTGGATCATGATCCTCCCATACGAGCGTTCGGATCGTTCCGCGAAAGCAGCCCTTCCCGTTCTTATATTTCATATACGACCCATCAAAGCGATAGATCGTGCCGCGAGTCACGGCACGGTCGTCAATAAACGAGCACAGATCGTCGTAGAACCACGGCGAATCCGGCAAGCCTACAAAGGCGGCATCGATCGGGATAATATCGCCCCACTGGCCGTACGTAAACACGATATAGCCCGGATAGGGGCGTCGTGGTTCCGGCGCGAGATGGCCCCAGGTATTCGCCGCAACAATCGCCCGATTCACGGCATCCACGGGGCCAAAGGCATCACTCACGCTCATATACCGATCCTTCCTCGGCGGCCCGCAGGCGGGCGTAGGCGGCCCGCATCGCCGCCAGATTTTCCGGCGGCCAGATCTCCGGTGGTGGCGTTAAGTCGCCACGCGCAACTTTCTCGTCGATGTCACGGTAGCTTCCTTGATCGGCGCACCACTGCTCGAATCGCCATAGCGCATAGCGCGCATGGTCGATCGGCGGCAGAGAACGATCAGGCGGCGCGGGCGAGTCGTCGTTTGGCATCGGCGAAGGCACGGAATCGGTGGACATCGGTCTCCTCCTGCGATAATCGACGGAAGGTCACCACCCATACCAGGGGGTTACTGTCCCAGGGAGCGCGCTGGCCGTTGATCACATCCCACAAACTGGCAAACACGCCACGGATATTGCGACGATACGGTTCTGGTCCAGGCCCAGGCCAGACAGGCACCGCGCCTGTTTCGGCCAGACAGTCGGCTTCGGAGATGTCATGCAGATACTCCTGGCGAACGCCCAGAACCTCAATCCAGATGCGTGCCGCCCATTTCGGCATAAATCGCCCAGATCGCCACCGCCCCCGCCACTCGATGTCGCGTGCCGCGCCCGTCCAGGCTCCATAGACCAGGCTTGGCGGACGGTCGTGCAGCGGGATCTGTGACGGGGGAAGGGAATCATACTGTGCAAGGGTCGCCCAGGTTTCACGTATCCATCCGAGATCCCCGACCTGCGCAATCGGCGTTCCCGCCGCAGACACGACACGCCGCGTTTGTGTTTTGGGATGATCGACCTGCTCGATGGCCTGAATCATCACAGAGGTAAAGAGAAACGCACGATCACGCCTCTGGAGAGTCATCACCAGCATCCTTTTGGTGGGCCGTACGTAGGGCGGTCACGACCGATTCCAGCGTGCTGGTGGCCCCATCCGGTTGCAGATCGGCCAGCGGGACACGCGCAAAGCGATTGCGGCTAGTTTCCACGATCCCGTCCGTCCCATCGATCTGTACCAACCGGCCTGTGCGGAGGCGCAGCGAAAGCACCCTGCGCGACTGGCCGCCTGCGGTCCATTGCACTGAGTCACCGATCTGCATAGATCGTCTCCTGCCTGGGGAAACAGAGCTGTTCAATCATTGGCCCCAACATATCGAAATAGATGTCGTCAACAGTGGTGATCACTTCGGAGAGCGGTCCGTCCGGGGTCCACTCGTGCAGCGCGAGGATACGGTGCAGCTCCAAGCAATAGGTGTCGTTGCCAGCGAGCGTAATCTTGATTTTATGGGTCGCACCGCGCCGAATCCGTACCCGAATCCACAGCGTCCGACCGTTCGCGACCGCTTCACGCGCGAGTGCCCCGACTGCTATCTTGGTGCGGAGCGGGATCTGTGTCCACGTCTCCTGGGCGATCTCATTTCCCTGTCCCATTTTGTGCTCCTTGCCTCTGCCCATCTTATCGCATCACGGCGCGCACGTCAAGGGTATTAGCCAAGGTCTGGCAGCAGCGTTGGCAGGGCGGTAACGGAAATCCGAATGGTGGGCAAGGTCCCCAGGAATTCCTGCGTGCTTGGATCGGTGATAGGCTCCGGGGTTACTTGAACCCGGATCACCAGGACACTCGGATAGGCAGCGGCATGGTCCCCAACATCAAACTGGGCGATCACATGACCGAGACCGCTGCCAATCATCAGCGCCAGGATCTCACGAATACGATCAGGATCAGTCGATCCTAGCGTATAGGGTTCACGTTCCCACTCGATTCGACGATCCCGCGGATTGGTCATAAATTCTGTCCTTCCTGCGCCGCCGCCGCCGCCGCCGCCGCCGACTCAAAGCCACAATACCGGGCAATATAGGCCCAGGTATGCCCCTGCGCGGCCATCCGTGCGGCCAGCGCGCCATCGCGGGGTGGCGGCGGGGGGAGTCCTCGCGTATCAAGCGCATGGACAAGATCACGCCAGATCCCAAGCACCCGATCTTCAGGAGCATCCAGCCCAGCAGCGTCCCGTGCCGAGTTCCACAGGTGCTGCTCATCCGGGGTGGGCGCGGTCCAGATGCGCCGAGGATCGGAGGGAGGGCCAGGAGGTTCAGGCCGGACCAGCAGACGCGCGATCTGCGCCGCGCGTCGATCGGCGTCACCCTGACCGTGGAGGCGACACCGCGTGGACGCCTGCTCAATCAGGGCGTGATAGGTGCGATCATCAATCCGGGTCTGCACCGGAATCCAGCGAGCAAGCAGGTTAATCCGGGCCGCGCGCCATTCCACTTCGGCCTGGAGGTGTTGCCGCAACGCACGTCGGGAAATCCAGCCATGCAGGGGTGCGGGCACATCCAGCGAGGTCACCACCACCACCCCACGGTTGGTCGGCGCTTCCACCACGACTTCGGGCGGGTACTCAGGATAGTGCTGGGGATATAAAGCGTGGGGCGAGCGGCAGAGACTGCGGGCATACATCCACGAGGACATCCGACGCGATCGGGCCGAAAGCCACACCTGCCACCCGATCAGCCCTGCCGCCAAAGCGAGACCGCAGAGCGCTCCTGTCAGGAGCGCTTTCAGGGCCAGCCAGTCCATGTTAACCCTCCGTCTCTTGACGCAGCCGGGCATCTGCGCGGGCACGGCGCATTAAGCGATCGGCCATCATTCGCATCCGCTTTTCCCATTCCCCGGAGATCCTGATGCGGTCGGTTTGAAACACCACGTCGTCTCCCAGGGTGACGGAGCCATCGATCGCATACGTGGCTCCATTCATCTGGTGTTCAACAATAAAGAGCTGGTACGGGCCATAGGAAGCACTGTTCATGCGCGTGGTCGCATGCCCCCACTGTCCAATTCCCTGATCCAGAGGATCGCTTGCCCGCCAGACAGGCCGTGTTCGTGGTACGCGCATCGTTATCCTCCCCGCACAATCTGATTCGGACGTTGGTGCCAGATAGCGGGAATCGTTTCCTCGTCATCCGAACAGTCCGAGTAGGGAGAAAACACATTATTCCCATCCCCAGGCCGCGCGCCGATATGCCAGGTTGCGCCATTGACTACGGCACAGGCTTGGCGTTCATCGGTCATAAGTCCCATGAACACGGTCAGCCAGTGGTCGGCCTCGGGAAAGCCGCTCATATCGGGAACAATACAATAGTCGGCAACATACCGCCCACGTTCAAAAACGCGGACTCGGCGCGCTTCGCATTTATCAGGATCACGGCGCACCCGGTACACGCGGCCTGGCACGACCGTTGAGGAGACATCCAAGAATCCCTGCGCTTCGAGGCGCTGATAGTCCGCACCGAGAAACAAGCGCAGCATATTTTCTGCGCGTTGCTGGGGCGTTAAGCCATCGCCGAGATCGCGACGCTGCCCAATCCGCAGCACATCCGTGAGGGCGGGAAGCGGCGGCGGTGGGGTTGGACGCGCGGGCCGCTGGGCGGGAGGTGGGGAAGCCGCCGGAGTCGGCGCGGGTCGGCGGCGCGCGGTCCCCTCATGGCGATACCGGGCGGGCGGCTGACCGAGCTGCGTCCAGCCTTCCTGGCGTGCGATCGAGGCCATCAGGGTATAGCCGATCCAGGCGCTGACCTGTTCACGGATATACGCAACCTGCTGATCGTGTGACCCTTCCTGGTGGAGATGATCGAGGGCCAAGGCCACGACCCCAGCGGCAGCCCGACCATTCCCTGTGCGCAGACGGATAAGAATAAACTTATACCGATCCGATCCAATCCGTGAATCGCGTTCTTGCACCCACCAATCGCCGTGGAGTCCCCGGAACGACTCCCGAATGGCGTCGACCAACGACTGATGCCACGGCGAGAGGGGCGGCGGCGAACCGATGGGCACTTGCGTCCACCCGGCAAGCTGGGTGCCTTGCATGATGATCGCGATCGGCTCAGTATGCTTACACCGGCGCGGCCCATCACGATACACGGCAGGTTCGATGACGATTCCGCCGCGCTTCACTGCCCGGCGTTCCAGATTGGCCGCATTGGTTGTCCAGGCGGAACAATCACAACTCAGCGTGCCCGCGGGATCGATCGCAACCATATACCAGCGATCGTGGGCACTACTGGACTCAATACCAGCCAGCGGGCGATAATAGCCACTGGCAAGCGATCGGGTGGACATAGACTTCTCCTACTCGCGACGGGGCGCGCGTCGCGCGCCCCTTACGGTATGTATCACCTGGCAGATTAGCCGCCTGCCGTGCGGATCGTCATCAGATGGTTGGGCATCGTGGGATTAAACTGACGCCCGCCGGTCACGCCCCCACCGTTCAGATCGCCGACCAGGAGGGCACGGCCACTCCGGACTTCGTGCTCAACGTGTGCGCGCATGAAATCGATCACGAACTGCTCCTCGCGGCTAATCGTCGGCAGCACCTCAAGAGTCGCCAGCACCGGATAGGCCAGCGGCTCATCACCGTTCTGGCTCATCTCGCGATACTCGCCGATCCCGGTCACGCCTGCTGAAAACTCGCCCCGCGCAAAGCGCTCTGCCCACAACTGGGTCAACTCGGCCTGCTCCTGCTGGGAATACACGCGCCCCGTCCGGTCACGAACAATCAAATCACTCATCTGCTACTCCTTTGGCTATGAGAACAGTATAGCGCATTATAGTGCGCACGTCAAGGGTGCTCTTGCCCGATCTGACGGCGAAGCTGCGCGACCCGCTCGATTCCTTGTGTCGTTAACGTGTACGTACGCAGGATACCGTCGAATGACCCCGGATACGGTGGTCGTGGCTCTGGACGCAGGAGCGCCGCGCCCACCAACGATTCTACTGTGCGCACCGCGACCGGCGCGCGATGCGGGAACGCTGCCCCGGCAAGCACATAGGTCCGCGACTCTGCCAGGAGAAGAAGCCGGTCGCCTCCGGCTACGGCAAGCAACAGCCGATCAGCGCTACTCAACCGAGTCACGGCGTTGCTCCTGGTTGGGGGCGCAGCCGATACCAGCGAAAGCGAGTCGATCCAAACCGATTCATTCCGCGTTCTCCAGTCCCTTCCCAGCCTGATTCCGCTAGTCCCTTCTTCACAATCTGCGTGAGTGCGCGCCGCCGCCGCTCCTGGTATCCTTGAACCCGGACAGATGCCGCGCGCATCCGTTCCCGCACGCCAGGAGGCTGATGGATCGATCCTTCAAACCTCGGATCTAAATACTGCTGAGCATCGAGATCATCAGGAGCAACAATCTCAACGAAGCGGAGCAGGGCGGCCTGATCCTGGCTGTTGGTCAGACCGCCATGATACGTGAGATCAACCAGAACAACGGCCCAATCAGCCATTGGATACCACACGATCCTGCTGCTGCCAGCGAGCCAGTGTTTCTCGGACCCCCTCCTTGTGTGTGGTGATCACGGCTTCATCGATGGGTGCCCCAACCGACCGCGCCAGGCCGCGCAGCGCGCTCGCCGCTTCATAGTTTCCCTTCGCTTCGTACAGGCCGATCAACGATTCAAACTGATCGGTTCGGACGGTGTTATACTGGCGTTTCTGACGAGGCATCACCGATCTCCTTGACCACGTAATACTGCACACCTTGGACCGGATGATCCGGGAGATACCGCATTTCCACCTTTCCCTGGTCCACCAAGCGCTGTGCGGTCTCTGGATCGATAAAGCTCCGCGGATCGGGGGCGAAGTAGTCAGGGGCAGCAGGGATACGATCGCCAATCCACGGTTGTTGCCCATTACCCCGAACCAGTATCCAAGATCTGAAGGGGCAGTACACCAGCCGAAGATAGACCTGATTCATCCAGGCAAGAATCTGCTGCTCATCGCTATTCCGGGGTGTCATCGCTTTCCCTTGGCGACCTTGCGCTGCTGCGTCCGGGTTGCCCCGGCCCGCTTATTCTGATCCCGGCGGCGGCGGCGGGTCTGCTGATCCACCTGCTTCTTGTTGCGCGGCCATTGGCGGCTGGTGATCTTCGGTTGCGGCCCCACGGCCTGCGCCATCGGTGGTGTCGTCGGCGCAGGCGGAATCCCAAAATCAGGGCAGGCATAGTCCCAGACCCGGACGCGGCGGCCACCATAACGCGCATATCCCCAGCCGTTCAGATCGTCCAGGCCGTACCCATATCCATGATCATGCATTACATCCTCCGTGTGTGCTACCCGTACAGCTTAGCGCATCCCGGCGCGTTTGTCAAGGGGTTACAAGAGCAAGATCGAACTGGTTGGCAATCCATTGAATGGCTCCCGCCTCATCGCTAAAAGCCCGATCTTCAATTTGGGCTTGCTCGGCAGCCCGGACGATCATGCCTACCTGTGGTCCGGGTGCGATCCCAAATATCTCGATGATGCGGCCACCCTCGATAATCCGCTTCGGGCGCTGATGGGCAACCCCCTCGGACTCGGCCAGCGCCACAAAGGGAGCCATTGGGGCACCGCCTGGCAACGGTGGGCGGGCGCAATGGTCGGCCTCAGCGACCCGCGCAATCTCCTGAATCGAGGCCGGATGGAATCGTTTTGCCCAGCGATTGACGATTCGCTGACTTGGTTCAACCCCAACATGCGCCATATGGTGACGGACACAGGCAATGACCTGATCGCGTACTGCATGCGGCGCGTTGATTCGATTCAAGAACCGAGTCGCCGGAGCAACTCCGGCCTCATCATGGCCGGGTGACACAATCCGTCCGTCTTTGACGAAACTGACGCCCGGCTCGGCCTTCCCGAAATCATGCGCAAAGCAGCCAATCACGAAGGCCGCGCGCGCGCGTCCCGTGATCCCGTCCCGTGCGGCGATCTCCGCCGCACGATCGGCGCTTAAGCAGCTATGCGTCCAGACATCGCCTTCCGGGTGCCATTCCGGGTCCTGGGCCGTCCCGATCAAGGCAGCCGCCTCTGGGAACAGACCGATCCAGCCGCAGGCACGGAGAAACAGCAGTCCTCGGCTGGGTCGAACGCCCTTCGATGCCCACTTTTCCCACTCCCCCCACCAGATCTCGGCAGGAATCCGGGGAGCCTCGCCAATGGCGGCGGCGGCGGCGGCGATACACTCGGCATCCGGGGCAAAATCAAAGCGACTGGCAAATTGCATGGCGCGCGGCACGCGGTTCGGATCTTCATGGAACCCCGCCGGATCACATACGCGAATCACCTGATGGACAATATCGGCCATGCCGTCCATTGGGTCAGCGATCGTACCGCACAGATCCAGCGCAATCGCATTCATCCGAAAGTCTCGTCGCCGGGCGGCCTCGGCCAGTGGCATATGGACATCTACCGTGACCGTAAAGCCCCGATGGCCCGCTCCAGTCTTACGCTCCCGCCGTGGCGCGGCAACATCCAGCTCGATTCCACTGTGGGTCCGGGCCTTGATGACCGGGAACTGATTCCCGACATCCATCTGGCAATGCGGGACCAAGGGCCGCACAATGGCAAAAACCGCCTCCGGCTCCAGATCGAAGACTTCCAGGTCAATATCTTTAAAGTCGATCTCGCAGGGAATCGACGGATGGATTGACCGGATCAGGATATTCCGAATAAAGCCACCGACAATCCAGGGGTGCCCCCCCGCATCCTCGATCGCCATCATAATCTGGCGAACCTCGAATGGAATGATTGTGGAATCAATCTGGCTGATTGGCGCTCTGTGCATACTGCCCCCCCCTTTGCTCATCTTGGGAGCAGCTTAGCGCTCGTCGTCGCGCTTGTCAAGGGGTCTTGGAATCTGTTGGGGCGGATACGCAAAGAAGATCTACGGGATCATCGCCGGGTCAGGCAGCCGGGGGATAGTTGCTATCGCAGCGGCCACCGCATCCAGATCTCCAGCGGCGAGGGCCGCTGCGGGGGTTCGTGCGTCCAATACCGGGTGCGGGGTGTTCAGCCACGCCAGGGCGGCCACCGCGGTTGGTCGAGGATAGTTCAAGAAGTGAATGAACAACTGCCAGCGCAGGTTGCGACGGTGGTCGAGCGGACCTCCCCCGTCACGAATCACGATCCGCTCGATCTCCATCGCTGCTTCAAGGCCGTGCATTTACAACTCTCCCACCGGCATCTCACCCACGCCGGACGGACGAAACAGCTGCGTGTATCCCTGCGCACGCAGGGATGAGATGGTCCAGATTGCCTGATCGCCGTTGGGGAGTCGAATCCGAAACCGAGCCTCGGCCCGCGCCGCGCGCGGCATCCGATCGATCACCACAATCCGATCGTCCTCTCGATCCATGTGAAACAAGACATCGTTCGGTCGCACAGCGCTGACCGATACTCGCTGCATTGCCATACTACACTCCTTTACTTGGGCACAGCTTACGGCATTGACGTGCGTATGTCAAGGGGTGGTAATCCAGGGAGCGAGGTGCGGATGGTTGCTGCCGCTGCCTCGACGCGGCTCAGGATCACCAACAGACTCTCCACGGTCGGCTGGGCCACGAGGCCAGGCGGCATGAGGAGCATGCTCGCCTGCTCGGCGAGCGCCTTCGCGTCATCGACCAGCTGCTCCGCAGCGCCATGCACGGCCCACGCAGCGTCGAGATCCAGCACCGGCGGCGGCGGGGTAAAGGGTCGCTGCTCCAGCAGCGCTGCGTCGACGATGCGATAGCCAACGCGCAAGTCTGCCCCAAGGGCGATGGTATGCCACGGCGTGTCCGCCGCCGGTCGCAGCGTGCGCTGTTTGCCAATCAAAAGATATTCGATGGTAATGTCGTCGAGCCGGAGCGCCGCCGCGTGGCGATACAGGGCCGACCGCTCGACATCGGTCCACGATTCGCCGACCAGCGAATCGGCAACACGCTGACGATGTTGCGACCACACGGCATACTGCACGGCGGGCAGCCCTTCAAGCACGATTCGTTGGGTCGCGATCAGCTTCGTCCAACGCACTCCCGGTTCCGTACGCGGCATGCCTTACGCTCCTTCAAACACATCAACGTGTGGATCGTCCGCCAGCCGATCACGCCAGGCCGGGATCGTCCGTAAATGCGCGCGGCGGGCATCGCGCTCCGCCTCCAGAATGGTGGTGACCGCCGCCGGATCACTCGGAGCCGGGGTGACGACCCGATAGCCGCGTCCTCGATGAAAGAGATACACGGTATTCGTGGTGCGATCATAGACTCGGATCGCCGGTTTATCGCCACGATACCCGTTTGGATGTTCGGCGATCACGACGCCATGACTCACGCCGGACACATGCCGGAGCTTAAAAGCAACGGTCGCGCCGAGGCTGGCGGTGGATTGGTTGGTGGTCATCAGGATTCCTTCTGCTACGAATAGCCTATATGATAGCGCGTGCCTTAGCGCTCGTCAAGGAATGGGTCCTCCATGCGTCGTGTGAGCAGCGCACGATCGGCATCGGTTGCCACCTGGACCACAACTTCCACGCGATATTCCTGCCCATCGGTGCCGACGATGAGTTGGGCCTGGACGAGCGGGAGCAACGAGACGACCTGCTGATCATAGTAGAACGGAGCCGCAATCATGCGACCCACGATCTCACGACTAAACGGCTCGGCGTCCACCGGATGCCGAGCCAGCATCAGAAATGATCCTACCACCGGACGACCGCTTCCCCGCTCCTTGCCGCCAAAGGTGACGAGGATGGGGATTTGTGGATCAGCCATCATCCCTCCTGCATCTGAGCATAGGCCGCCCGGCTTGGCGCTTCATACGTGGATTTATAGGGATAGCGCGGATCACGCGGCTGCCCCTCCAGGTATTGCGCGGTCGATGGCGACCCCGGACACGTCGCGCTTGGAAACAGATGGCGGCTGGCATTGCGATCCGGCACCTCAAACGGCGAGAGGAGGTCTTCATTCGCCAGATACAGCAGGCGTCGCAGGAGGGCTGCGTCTTCCTGTGGAGCAACCGAGCACCCACAATAGTCGCACAGGTGCGGCACAATGCCGAGGGACTGCCGATCCGTCAGCGCCCGATCGATCAGCGAGACCACCACGCCCGTTTCGGCAATGACAGGATTGTACGTTGGCAGCGTTGCTCGCAGGTGCTGGTGATACAGACGGATGGCCTGGTCCAACAACTCGACTTGACGCTCCCCCAGCACAATAGAGAAGGGGTCGGATTCAGCGATCGACTCGGCAGCCCAGATGACTTGCCCCCGGATCGCGCGGAGCAACCGTTGGTCACGGTCGGGGGTCGGCTGCGTTAACTCGTTCACCAGCGGAGTTTCCCCCAAATGGTGTATCAGATCATTCAGGGCACGTCGGAGGAGATCGCGTTGGGCATACAGCAAGATCAAGGTTACACGGTGCATAGTCTTAAAACTCCGCTGCCAGATCGCACATCAGGCAGACACTAAAGGCGCGATACGAGCGCCGGGCAAACGACTCGGCCAACCAGGGTCGGTACACCATCAGACGATGACAGTGGGGACAGCAGGCGGCCTCGGCAATGCGTGCATCGATGGCGGCGGCGGCAGGCGACGGCAGGTGTTCACGATAGCCCGCTGCCAGCAGACCTTGCACGATCGGCCAGTAGGGCAGCGCCTCCTCGGCGATAAAGGGGATCATCCATGCTCCTCCCGCCAGACATTGTGGATCTCGCTAATCAGAATGCCGATGGCCGGGGTGTCGGTGAGACCATGCACGCGAGTCGCCCGGTGATAGAGTGTTGCCCAGGCGGTCGCCGCCGTTGCGCCAGCGGCACGTTCGCGGGCATACAGCGCGGCTAAATCCGCGCGAATGGATGCCGGAGCGGTGTCAGGGCGCATACGGGCCTCGTACACCCAAAGGAGTCGCCGGAGCGCAGGCGCAAGCTCGGTGGTGACGGCATCCTGCGCGGTTGCTTCGGTGATTTTGTTCGCCAGGACGCGCGCAGGAGAGGTTGGCGATTCCGCGGCGGCGGCAGAATCCCAGTCGCGCCGATCCCCCGCCGCATGGACATCGTTCCAGGCCAGCCGCCGTACTGCCGCGATCTCCTCGTCGGTCAGATCTACAATCACGATCATGGCGTCGCCTCGTCGCGCATCTGCATCGTAATCTGGACCAGACGCCGAAACTCCCACGGCCCTGCCGCTCGCTGGGCACACTGATCGATTTGGGTGCTGACCTCCTCAATCGTTGCGGCATCCAACGCCAGCGAGTCCAGGGCGATTTCGGCAAACCGTCGAGCTTGATAGGGCGTATCCGTCCAACTTCCATTGCGCGCCAGGAGATACGCGGTCGCGGCCACAACCAACGGATCAGACCGTTCGCCAGCAGCCCGCGCCAGAATCTCGGTCGCACAAAGCGTATGCAAACGCGCGACCGCGAGATCTTCGGGGCGGAGGGTGACATCCGCCAACATATGCAGACTGTATTTGAGTGCCTGGTATGCCGCCCCCCATAGTTGCACCGGAGATTCTGTCTCTGAATCGTCCGTTGGCCTGAAGACCCAGGTATCACTGCCGGTCGTGTCCGTGCGGGACATCGAGATATTGGCGACCTTGGTGGCGACGGTATGTACGATCTGCGCATGGCGATGTTTGGCACGGCTATAGACCCGCGCCTGCCGCATCACTGCATCCTTCAGCACCATCAACTCATCGCCGACGAGATTAAGTAGGATCAGCATGGCTTTGGCCTCCCTGAGCGGCGAGGATGAGTCGCCGGGCCACTTCGAGTTGATTCAGTTGCGCGCGGGCTGCCAGGATCGCGGCATCGATTGCCAGCAAGGCATTGGTCGGATCGATCTGGCCGACTGCCGCCGCCGCCGCCGGGGTTGGGGCAGGAACGTGGTCCTCGCCACAGCCACACGCCGCCAGGCGTGACTCAACAAACGCCGCCTGGGTCGTGGCATCACGCTCGACTGCCGGGTGATCGGTCCATTCAATGGGTGTGCCCCGCCCCAGCGTCCCGATCGTCCCTTCCGACCCTGGGAGGTGCTGGAGTCCAATGTGCGGCTCCGGCTCCGGCGGGTGACACACATCGCAGAGCTGATCAGCGGGTGTGTTATGGAGACATGTTGGGTAAGCGATCACCTGATATGCAAAGGCATCGCGAACTTCCCGGTTAAAGTATTGCCCGACCGACTCCCCTTCGCGATTCCGGCGCAGCAGCTCTGCGTGCGCCGCGCGTAATCGATTGACGACTAACCGCCCTGTGGCGGTATATTGATAGACGATACCGGACTGAAAGCGGACTTCCAGCGTGGCCGATTGGCCGGTGTCATCCTCCTCAAATCCGATCTCCGAAAGATTGGTGCTGGTGACTTGTTCCCGTCGCATCGTGCATCCCCCTTGCTATACCAGCATCATAGCGCATCCCTGAGCGTATGTCAAGGGGATGCGCTGCACTACTCTATGGTCGGATGGATCACTGCGTCGAGACTCGTCGCTGAGTTCCGCGCACGAGCAGCAGCCAATCGCGAATCGTGGTGACCAACCGATCGGAAGGGAGCCATTTGCCCGATCCATCCTGCTCCAAGCGCCATTGTGGTTCTTTGCCCGGATGAAACTCGATCGAAAACCCATGATCGCCATATTCCCACAACGCGACGGTTTCCCAGGTATCGCCCAGCACCGATGGCCGATGCACGATCGTTAATCCCGCCTCACACAAGGCCGCGTACCACGGCAGCCCAATCGCCTCCAAGAGCGCGGTGGAGCACGCCGCGATGCGCTCCGGGGCGGCAGCTTCCTCCCGTGCCGTGAGCGCATCTTCGTCGGCCTTTCGCCGTTCCAACTCCTGGTCGAGCAGGGCATCCAGATGCGCCGTATTCATACAGACTCCTTGCGTGGTCGGTTCTTCAGGAGCGGATCGAGATCATAGCCCGCCCGCCGAGCACCGTCGATCGCGATCTGGCCCTGGTAGCCAACTTCGAACTCTACCGCCAGTGCCACGTTGGCCCAGTGCCGATGATACAACCGCCAGGCCGTCTCATAGAACTCCAGCCCATGCCAGATAATCTCGACATCGATCGGCGTGCCGTCTGGGGTGGAGGTGACTTCCGCACGCGGCCCGGTGATCCAGTGCGCCATCTCGTGCAGGGCGAGCTGGTAGGCGTGGTCGGTGGGTACGCTGGGTCCGGCAAACGTTAATTCCGGCTCCGGCCAAAAATGGAAATGGCCGGTTACATACTCACTGCGGTGATAGACAATTTTCGGAAGATCGGTCCGCCCTTCGGATTCAGCGACCGAAAGCAGCAGCTCCTCAAACCAGAGCGGCGGCAGGTCCGCGCGCTCCCGTTCATGCTCAATCTTCCGTTCGTGGCTAAGTGCCCGCGCAATATCATTGCCTGCGGAGGTTCGTTGAAAGCGTGGCTTCCGAGTCGGATCGTGGGTCAGAAATCCTTGCCGAACATGCGCCATGAGGTGCTGATAGCGCGCAAATCCACCCACGGAGATCGTGCGGCGACAATACTCACACAGGCTCCGGCCATAACTTGATCGGCCCATTACCCGACTCCTTCCGAGTCCTCGTCCGCGCAGTGGCAAAACGGGTGATCATGATCATTGCCTTCGCATCGCTCGGCGTACACCAGATCCACTTCACGTTCGAGTCGCCTGCGGTAGATCGGATCGGTTTCGTACAGATCGGTTCCATTCACGGCTGCTGCCGCCTCGCGATAGCAGTCCTCACGACTGGGTAGGACTGACTCACAGGGGCACAGCACGGTATCGGTCCAATGGGTGTGGGGATTGTACTGGAGTGTTTCGTACAGGCACCCACAAACCACACACTGCGCGACGCGCGGACAACGGCAGCGATCCAGGGTGGTTCCACACCCTGAATGGACAATCACGGACGCCTGATCCTCGGCCTGGCTGGTGACCGAAACAGGCGTCCAGCGGTCATCGATCCATCGATCCATCGTATCCTCCCGGACCTACCAAAAATGATGATCGCTCCACTCCGCCAACACACCCTCACCATCCTCCGGCGCGTACTGGTCGGCGTACGCATCCCAGTCAAAGGGATCATTCGGCGCGATCAGGATCGGATCACATCGTCCCCCATCAGGATCAAGGGCCAGAACGTCGTTCTCGGTGATAACCGGCATGATCTGCAACTGCTGGCGGCTCATTCGGGCTTCCTTTCCTTCATCTGCCAGCAGATTAGCGCATACCTATGCACAAGTCAAGGGGTATGAGATGGTGACCTGGGCAGGGTTGCGGCCTGCGCGGCACGCAACCCTTCGGCGACAAGCGCGCGCAGGCCATCTGGTCCATTGAAACTCAGGGCAACCTGGAAATCGAGACTCGACTCAACCACGGCCATGAACGCTGTCGCATACCTCGGCGCATGGCGATAGGCCGCAGCCACCAGACAGCGCCGAATATCGGGATCAAGGATCTGCGGCACCGACTGATCGCGAATCCAACCAACCAGATCGGTATCGGCCAGCCAGTCGTCTGCCTGTGCCCGACCGACCGAAATGGCCGGAGCGGTTAGCTGGTACCGAGCAGCTAACTTGAGCCATTCGGTATTCGCCCAGGTCCGAACCGTTGCGAGGGGTTCTCCCGCTGCAATTTGATCGCAGGCGATCAAGGCTGTATAGATTGCCTCTCCACTCCCAGTGACGAAGATCGATGCGCGTGCCGCTGGCATCCCGTTTCCAGTGTCGTGCTGGGCAGCATGAAGCGACGGGAATGCACGGGCGATTTGGCAGGCAATCGTCACTGGATGCCCTGGATAGATCGGGTCACCCCGACCAATGAACTCTAGCCAAGCATCCTCTCTCATCGCCCCTCCGTTGGTTCACGTATCCACCGCAAGCACCCTGATTCCTGTATGTGTACCATCCTGTCGATCCTCCTGCTGGGGTTGCTATCGAATGGTATGCCTGACATGCTGCTGGCGGTTCTGCTGTCCCCTTTGCTGGGGTGACACCCACCCACGTCCCCGTAATCACGCCGCACCAGGAGCCGCGTGTCCAGGGACATTCCCCCCGGACACGGCACTGGACATCATTAATGTCCAAGCTGCGCAAGCAGCTCACAAAAGGCCGCATCATCGGGCGCAATGATCAGCGTCCGACATTCAGTACAGGCAACCCCAAACGGCCAGATACGCAGGTCTGCGTCGGTGATCGGATCGCCGGTTTCACGAATCATCGAATCGACCACCGAGGCGCAGTCGGTGCAATACTGGAATCCTTCAACGGCATACCCCTTGATTTTCGCCGAGGGAGCCGCCGCCGCTCCGGCCTGAGCATAGGTTGCCTGAAGGTTAAGCGCTTCGACGATCTGCTGCACCTGATCCTCCTGGCCCAGTCCGACCAGGGTAAGCCAGTCCTGCCCGTCACACGTGATGCGCAATCCCAGTGCATCGGATTCATAGCCGTACATCGTCCCTCCTCACCAGACTCACAGACTGACCACGCCCGCCTCAATATGCGACTCGATCTCCGTAATAGTCGTTAGCACGGTCTGGAGAAACACACGATACGGGATCGTCGTCCCGGCGTCCGCCAGCTGCTGCTCGCAGCGCCTGCGTTCCCGCTGCAAGGATTGTTGGATCATCGTCAGCGTCGCCGGTTCGGGGCGCATATGGGCGGCAGCTAAGCATCCTTGGACGGTGATCCAGGCCCACCGCAAGCCATCCGCCCGGCGACCCTCCAGGTTGGTCCACTCCTTCGGGCAGATCCCCGCAACCGTCTGGATCTGCGCCTCACAGAAGGCATACAGGGCATCCGCGCGGGCATTATAGGCAGCATAGTCAAATGGCGGCGCAGCGGGCCGGGGACGGCGCGGACGGGCGGGCACTTTGGGCTTCCGCCGGGCGAGACGTTCCGCCTGTTCCTGCGCCCGTCGCCCGGCCTGAATAGCTTCGATCTCAGATTCCCACGCGGTGATCCGTGCGCGGAGATCGATCTTCGTCCGGTTATCGTCGAGAAACCGATCGAAGGCACGCTCCTTGCGCCGGTTCAGGCGCGCGCTCTGTCGGCCCGATCCACCAACCATGCCCAGGTGAAAGTGCTCCCGTAGCTCATCCCCTGGATACCGTTTCCGCTCTAACCGCGCCAGGCGTCTCCGAGCAGCTTCGAGTTTGCGCGTAATCCAGACGATCCGGCTTCGTTCAGCCGGTGTTGGTTCATACTCCATGACGATCCTCACTCCTCGTCACTCCCCCGAATCTCCGCTGCAATCTCGTTGCAGCAGCAGTGCGGTTGGCCGTAGAATCCAGGGCAGGTCGTATAGTGCAAAGTCATCTCCGCCTCAGTGGGAGGCGGAGCAGGACAGCCTTCACGATGAACGAACTCCGGAGCCGTTTCAACCAGCGGATACCCCGCCGTACCCGGCTGGCCGCACTCAACACACACGGGCGGCGAATCGGGCGGCTCCACCGCCGGATGATTAAAGTCGACCAACACCTCCCCACAGGTTTCGCATTCCAGGGCGATGTTGTCGAAGTTGGGTGCTGTTCCATAGCCCGCGCAGACGATCCGATGCCCGTAATGTGCCCGCAGGCTTTGATAGTCATACACTCCCATAGCGAGACTCCCAACGATAGGGATGACACGGGGGAGCCAGGATCAGACGGCCATCCTGCCAGACCTTGATCTCGTACTGATCATAGCGATCCCGGTTCCGGTTCTCAACCCAGGACTGCGCGGCTGCCACCGAAGGAAACACGCAGACCTCCACCCCGGTTTCCTGCCACCACCACAGTGGATGCCACTCGCCCCGCGGAACGTCGCGGACCTCCACAATGGCCTCACCGTCCACCAGATCACGACACGGGGGATCGGCATACACGAGAATAAGATTGCTGCCCGTGTTGGGCAGCAAGGATTGTCGATCTCCGGTCATCACCTACTCCTGCGCCTGGCGTCACCGCCAGGCGAGATAATCTTCCAACACACTTCGATGCCCCTGCCAAGCGGCATCGGTCGTCACTGATTCGGCGATCGGCGTTGCATAATGGCCTGCTGGATCATCCGAAAGATGGGTTAAGTCCGTGGACGGCTGATCGTCGATCCAAAAGACGGGATCTTCAATATCCGCGTGAAAAGATCCGGGCTGCGAGACGGGCTGTGACATCGTGACTTCCTTTCGTGTGCTACGCTGTCAGAATAGCGCAGACGCACGCAGAAGTCAAGGGGCTTTACGATCAACCAGCCTGCGCGTCGTCGGATGCAGGAGACTCCCACCCCAAGGCCGTTGCGATCGTGACCTCATTCGCGACGATCTGGATCGCGGGATACTCCTGGGAGCTTAAGACCGCTGCAATGCGCGGATTACGCGCATTCAATGCGCCCCCGCGCGTTCGCAGGCTGGGACACAGGCGTTCAATGGAGTCAAGTTCCTGATGCGCCTCCGCCTCGCTCCACACGTCAGGGATTTCAATCACGACGAGTGCCTGGATCACTGCTTTCATAGCCGCCCTTTCTTGTCGAGTGGGACAGACCACCCTTCATTAAACGCTGTGCCCGTTTAGAGCACCAGCCGGTGCTGTTTGATGTAGGCGAGGGCCGCAGCATACTGGTCGGTTTTGTGCTCCGTGATCACGTCGTCGCCGGAGATGAGCGAGGCCCAGGCCGTCAGCCCATGCCATTCGAACAGTCGCCACAGCTCGGCTACAAAGGGAATGTCGCCCAGGCGTAGCTCGACGGCGTTCGCCTCGGCATAGCCAAAGGTGTCGTTCATAATCAGATAGCACTTAATGGTCGCGGCATTCAGGGAGAAAAAGGCGGCATCTGCCCGCAAGAGCACCAGCAAGGCATCCGCCTGTTCAGGGGTTAACTCGGCATACCAGGCATGGAGGACGGCACTCGCCTCCAGCATAGCGAAGATCGCGGCATTCCAGCCATCCTGCCACGGAGTGCGCTCGACCTGAACCCCAGCACGCCTGATCGATTGAGGATAGATACCAAGCGAGTCGCGCGCCGCTTCAAACACCAGGGAATGAATCGGGCGGGCGGGCGTTTGATTCTCGGTCTGCCAATAGGTCCAGACTCGATTACACCGGCAGCGCTCCGGCGGAAGGAGGCACTCCCCACCTTCGGCAACCGCCGTGCCCTGGATATAGTCGGTCCAGCCGATGGCCGAAGGCACAACGGCATGGTTCCAGGCACGCGCGGCGGATTCCTTGTCTGGAAACTCACGTCCGGTTTCAAAGTAATACCACCGACCGTGTTTAAGGTCGCTCATACAGGGGTCATCTCCTGATCAGGGCGCTGCGGCATCCACGGCGCGCACGCTTCGGCCCACAGGGTAATCGTGGGCGTGTCCTGGGCTGGAAAGATTGGATACTCCCGCCCGGAAGCCCACCCAACAAACCAGCAGCCGCAGGTTTGTCCAGACAGCTCACGGAGCGCGATCATCTCTCCGTTCATCAACACAAATGGCTCGCCGACCGGACAGGCAAAGGTGATGTATTCTGGGACCATCCGAGTCTCCTTTCGGGCAGTGTCCAGTGGACACGATCTACTCTCCGGGTGGCCCGATCCACACCTGGCTCGCCGGTTCCACGGTGTGAATGGCAGTAGTGGTGATCTCCGCGCCCGTACGGATCACGAGAAACGATTGCCCACACCCATCCAGGCAGGGCAGCTCAGTTGATCCCTGGCGGAAGTGGCTGAACCACCACTTATCGCGGACGGGGGTGCGGCAGGTTGGACAAACAATTTCTACTGGGCCATCCATAGCGCCTCGCTTGATTCGTGCAGTTCCACAGGCAGAGTATAGCGCACAATAGTGCATACGTCAAGGCATCCCAGGCTATAGAAAGGATTGTTGTTGTTCGGGGGGCAGATCCACGCGACTGAGCCATTTAATGATTGGATCGGGGGTGGCGTTGGGCCAGGGATCACGCCAGTAGTAGCAACTATATTCCTGCGCGCGGTCGGACGAGCCATGTTCATGCACGGGGCGTTGCACCAGCTTCCCCTCGATTGCAAACGGCTGCTGGCGATGCAGTTGCGAATAGCGTCGCCAGCCGTGCCCGAATGCGTTGCGCATATACAGCAGGATCGTTCCACCGGGGGCACAGTGCGCGATACACCACTGTGCCCAATCGAGAGACCGGCTAAACGGCGGATTGGTCACGATCAGATCGTACGGTTCCGGGTCCCAGGAATCAAAGAGGCTGGCATGGACCCACCGATCCACCGCCGCCGCCGCCGGAACCGCACGGGCCTCGACTGCCGTGAGCTGCGAGGACGGCCAGCGAGTCTTGGCTCCCACGCCCCAGCGGGCATCATTGCCCGCTCCAGCATCCAAGATGCGGAGCGGGCAATCGGAGGGAATCCAGGTGATTAAGCGGATGGCCGCATCAATCACCCACAGCGGCGTGCGAAAATGCTCATGCGTGATGTCATCCTGCGTCGGAACGGCGTCGGGATCACCACCATAGAGCCAGCGCTCCTGCGTTGCCTGATCGGTCACGCCCATCTCTTTCTATCCGTACACCACGATCGGACAGTCGCGGGGAGCCTTTTGATTGACCCGCTTAATGTTATACAGCATTTGGGCGGTTTTGAAGTCGAACTCTAAGACGATCCCCTTGTTCACGATCCGCTGCCAATGCTGCGGCTGGGGACAGTCCACGATCAACACCTTAATGCGGATGCCTTTCGTCGGGTGTTCTGCCGTCACCCAGGTTCCGATCGCATGGTGCGGACTGGCGGCCATATGTTTTACCCGCGGCAAGCCCCGGTTTTTCGCGACCTGTTCCATCTTGCCGGGCCGGTAATGGGCGGCAAAGCCGGGCCGGACGACCGGGCGCGTTGGCTTCGCCTCAGCCTGCTTCGTTCCCAGCGCCAGGCTGGGAACGAGACTCGCGAGGAACTTGAGCATCATTCGGCGTGAGATCATGTATGATTCCTTCTTGGGATGCCCGCGCCGAGTCAAGCTGCGCTTGGAGATCATCTGCCATCGATTGGCAGCCATCACGCTCGGCCCGGAGCAGCACATCATGGGGCACGTCCGCAAGCTCGGCGGACAGCGCATCGGCGAGGGTTTGAAACCGCCTGCGCCACACCTCGGTCTGTTTGATCCATGCCGGATCGCCAATCGCCATCAGCCCCTCCTAAAAGATCCAGACGCTACACAGAATCAAGGTCACCAGCATTGCCAGGACTAACCACTTCCGATCCCCCCAGCCCTGCCAGAGAAACCACCCCCGGCTGGCTCCAAGCCCAAGCCCCTGCACCAGCACCACCGCGAGCCACCCGACCGCAATCACGAACGATCGGCCTCGTGTCACCAGCACCCTCACCAACGGATCAGGCGGGGTGGCCCGCCTGGTCGGTCGTTGCACGCGAGCCGCCAACCGGCCAAGCAGGGGTGCCAGCAGGGGTTGGTCCTGGCTCTGGCTCGAAAACCGGGCGGTGTCCGGGAGTTGGTCCATAGGACGTGTCCGGGGGGCTGCTGGTGGGCCTGTCCGGGGGGGACGACCGGGTGCTGCCGGGGACGTTGCTGGGGGGGTTGCTGGCCTGGACGGGCCGGGATCAGCGGCTAAGAGATCGTCCAAGGTGATCGGCTGAGTCGCGGACTCACGATCGACGGATGGTGATCCGCCTCCGGTACGGAGGGTGTCTGGGGGCGATTGGGGGGCACGTCCGCCAGAAATGACCGGCGGCGGCGGCACAAATGGCTCAGGACGAAGGGGTGGGACGTAGGGGATCGGTTCCTGAGGACGCTGTTCGATCCGCGTCGGACGGGTACCCGTGACCCGGCCCTGGGAGTCAAAGATGGGGTCCATGTCCGCAGGGACCCGTAGCCGTTGACGCGCAGCTCCCCGCCATCGCCCGATCTGCCGGGTTGAGTGCCCGGTACGAGCGGCCAGCTCGCTGCGCGTCAACTCGAACAACTCTTTATCTGTGGGTCGCCATGTTCCTGCCATCGTTACACACACCTCCGTGATCGCGGCCAGTGTAGCGCAAGATGGCGCATATGTCAAGGACGGGTATGAGCGCTCATACCCGCTTACGACTCGGTAAACTCTGCGGGTTGCCAGTCCGCTCCTCCGTAGCGCATGCGATCGCGCAGGATCGTTTGCACGATTGCCCCCACCGCCTCATGATCGGTCTGGTAGGGTCCAGAAAAGTCCTCCATGCCCCGTTCGCCGCCATCCCAGCTATTTTCGCCTTTCCCTGGATACGGGATCGGGAGATCGGGGGTCACCTCGACTCGCACCAGGCGTTTGCGATAGAAGGGCAACCGCCGCCAGGTCCAGATCCCCTCGCGATACACCGCAGTCGCCGTGTATGTGCGCTCCGGCAGCGGGATTGCCAGCGTTGTTCGGCGCACATCACGCCACTGCACATCCATTGCCCCAAACAGAGTCTCAAAGGGCCAGATCACGCCGTGCCGCCAGCGCGGTCGTTGCTCCCACAGGTCGTCATCAGCGGTCCAGAGGGTGTAGTACACGCCAAGGGGCGTGATGCAATCACGATCGTAGGCGAGCTGGACACTCAACTCACGATCCCCGTAGTAGCGCTTCTCGCCCCGCCAGAGTCGTGGTGTCCGGGGGTCACGTGGTTCCCGCAGGAGTCCCTGGACAGAAAGGTGCAGATGGACGAGGCCTGCATGCACCGACAGGTGGAGATTTTCACTCCAGCGTATGCGCCCACCGATCCGTGGGTCCGGCCCATACCATTCGACATAAAGCGCACGGGAGTGGGGCGCATGGAGCGAGAGTCGGCCATGCCGCAGGATCGACCCTTTGACCAGATCGAGCTGATTGCGATTCAGATTCCTCACGGACCCATACCAGCCACGTTCTTCCAGCCAACGCCGGATGCTCCGGGGGATGTCAGGATGAGTCATTCGTCCTCCCTGGCATGGAGATCGCTCCACGCCTGAATAATGTTTCGACAGGATCGCCGAAAGGCCTCACGGTGGCTGTCCCGGCCAAAGCCACCGGCTCCAACCTCCGACAGCTGCACCCAATGCCCACGTGCCCCGACTTCCTGTCGCCAAAAGGCACAACGCCGGTTTGCCTGGAGCTGCATCATATTGCCGTCAACGCTGCGGACCTCGGCGATGGGGCCAAAGGTTGCATATCGAGCGAGAAAGTGGCGCAGGCGCGGTCCCATCCACCGCGGGGCGGGGCGACCCGTAAACGCACAATAAAACGCGATTTGGTGATGCGGCGACCCGCCCAGGAGATGGACAGGAAACCCAGCAAACTCGGCCAGATCAAGCTCCGGCGGCGCACCGCCATAGCGAGTGGGGATACTGTACCCAAGGACCACCTCTGCCGGTCCGATCGATCGAGGGAGGCGCTGAATCGCGCCTGGATATTTCGGAATGATAATCACCTGGGCGACATAGTGCGCAGCCTCGGCGGCCCAGTCCAACACAGTCGTGCATTGGGCTGCCTGCTCCAAATCCAGGACGGTTGCCATCTGGGGGCGATGGTGCGCGAGCGCGGCCATATAGGCCGCGCGATTGGGACGCTTGAAATCCTGGTCGGCAAACAGCAGCGGGCCATAGACCGTCTCAGGAAGCTGCGATCCGTAGGCAAATCCGGCGGCGGCGGCGATCTCGTAGAAGCCCGCGTTGCCGCCCGCACAGAAGATTAAGCGAGGGGGAGATACCATGTGTTGATTCGTCGGTTTGATCGCGTGAGGGCCGACCCGCCAAACTGAAAGCCCCGCGCCTGATACCAGGAATTCGCCGCCAGATCGGCGGGGCAACGCGCGGCGATCCGGACCACGCCCGGCACCTGTTTCAAGCGGTCCAGGAGGCGCGTCCCAATGCCCTGCCGTGGCGTGAGCACGATCAGCTCATGGATGGTAAGCTGACCGTCTCGCCGGACGTGAAAGCGGACCATCCCGCCATCGACAAGGATTAATTCACCTCGTTGGGCACTCTCCCATACGGCTTCGAAGATCATGCGGCCACCTCCTCCTGCCGTCGCCGTCGCTGCGCCTGCCAGCGCGCGACTTCTTCAGGATGCTTGGCCTTCCAGCGGGTCGCGACGGCCTTGCACTGCGTATCGCACCAGACATTGTGCCGACTGACCGGGACACCCTCCACACTCACCCCGGCGGCGAGTTCGGCGCGCGTTGGATGACCGGCAACATGAATCCACTGGATGCGGGGCATGCAGACCCGCCGACACGCCAAGGCCAGGCGCTGGATCATGGCGTCGGGAATCCCCTCCATCGACGCGCCTTCACTGACCCGCTCAATGGTGATCTTGGAATCACAATAGATGGTTCCCTGCCACCGCAGCGGCAGGGATTCCAGGCCGCGAATCACCGCAGCCATCTCCGTTACGTTGTTCGTCATCGGCCAGCCTGGAAATTGATGGAGATACACCATGCCCCAGGCCGATCCCGATTCGATCCGTTCATTGTGTTCATCCACCTGGCAATAGGCCCAGGTGCCACCGAAGGGGCTGGGATTTCCCAGGATGAGTCCCCCATCGGTGTACAGCGCGGCAATCATGCTCCGGCTCCTTTGTATGACTCTGACGATCGCCGCGCCGATCCGGTCTAGCGATCGTCGGCCAGGCGGCTGAGATCCTCCGCGCTGCCCGACCAGTTGATGTCCTGCCCCAACAACCGTCCGCGAAGCTCTACCTCTGGAGTCTCGGTCGTGCGATCTGGCTGGACCGGCCCATCGTGCCACCGCCCACTGGACGCCGGGCCGCGGGGCACCCGGCGCTCCATGCCAGGCAGTCGCAATTGCTCAATCTTATCGGCGAAGACCTGAAGATCGAGCAGATAGAGTCCGTGCCGCTCCACGATGATCCCAAACTCTTCGATGTCATGCCCCTTCAGACCGTAGTTTGGCTCATCGGTCTCATCATCAAACGTGACCTCGGCGTGACAGAGTTCGTGATCGACCAGGGCATATCGTTGGGCATTGGTGGCCTCGTTATGCCAGAAGCCCCAGTCGAGAGTCATGATGTACTCGGCCTCGCGCATGTCCTCCGAATCCGCGCTGCAATAGCCGCGCGACAACCAGCGCGTCAGGCCGCTGGCTTTTTTGAGCGTGCCCAATATTCGCTTGCCGCTCTTTTTCTTTTCCTTGTACGTATAGATATACAGAATGGGAACATCGACCAGATCGGCGTGAAACTGTGGGATCAGTTCCTCAGCGATCCGCCGTCCGTCCTCGGCAATCGAAAATTCAGGATCTTGTTCAGGCATACAGCCCTCCTTGAATCACGGTACGTCCGGTCTAGTATAGCGCAATTATGTGCGCTCGGTAAGACCCATATCACCCACTGCTCCCACTGCCTGGAGGATCGGAGTCAAAGGGATTCTGAAACGGAGTCGTGTCCGCACCGATCGGTGCCGCGTCATAGATCGTGAGTGTTCCCGCTCCGAATCGTACGATCAGCTGATGCTCAACCTGGGGCCGATGATACCGAAAGGGTCCATACTCATCCATCAGCTCCATGTCGGGGTACTGCGCCAGAAGATCGGCCCAGGCTCCTTCGGGCAGATCGACCTTTAAGGTCCGGCCATCATCAAGGTGCAGAATGATCAAACTATCAACAATCCGAAAGGTACTCATCGTCGTCACTCGCCGGATTCCTGAAACGGGTTCTGGAAATCGACGGGGAGGACTACCTCCCGCACCGGCGCATGGATGCTTACCTCGCTGCGGCCTTCAGGAAACCGCAGCGTCAGGCCATGCCAGGTGGAGGACTTCCCGCGATCGTCCACCAAGCCATAGGTAATCAGGGTAGCCCACGCGCCGTCATGCAGATCGAGCCGGAGCGTCCGTCCATCGACGAGATGGAGGAGGATTAACGAATCAACAATCTGGACCTCATCTTGGGGATCAGGCATCATTCCTCCTAGTCGTCATTCCAGCACTGACACGCACGATCGGAATCAAAACAGCAGGAGCAGGTTAAATCCAGAAGATCCAGCACCAAGATAATCTGCTCGTCGGGCAGAAACTGACGGAGATTCCGAACAAAGTAATTGTCGTCCGCAAATGACCGCTCCTGGCACCAAGCCCGAATCCGCGCTCCAGGCGATCGATCACAGGTATCCGCCGGGCCGACGTTACTCATCGCACCACCTCCTGCGGCAGCGCCGGGAGCGGCGGGAACTGGCGGATACGCAGGTCTTCGGGCAACTCATGCAGATCATCGGCCTTTCCCTTGAGTCCGTGCTGGCGTGCCCAGATCGACCCCATCTGCTTCATAAAGAAGGCGGTTCCAGGGGGAGGCGTGGAGATCGCACATTGATCGCGCAGATCGCGTGCCCACTCCGGGTCCATTGCCCGTGCGCCACCTCCGGACTCACCACCGGCAATCACCCAGTTCACCACACTGCCGTGATAGTCGCCATCATCCTCGACAGCCACATCCACTTCCAGACAGGAGAGATGATGATCGCCAACCACCTGCGGGATGACCAGATCATGCAGATCGATCGGGCCGAGCAGCGGCTCACAGGACAAGAAGTGGGTGCCCGGCACCCGCAGCAGATCATCGACGCGCACTTGCTCCTCCTGCGTTTCCAGGGAGGTGCCGGTGTATACATGAATCGGCCAGTGTTGAAGCCAGGTATTGGGGACCATGTAGCGAATCTGTTCGGGTCGCTTGGTGAGGAGCAGCCAGATAAGATTCGGGGTGGTGGCGATCAGATCCCACGTTCGCTGACGCGCTTCATCTTGCTTACGGCGCACGGCACCCAGGCGATGAAACTCAAACAGATCGGCCATCGAGGCACAAAAGACATAGCGATACTCCCCGGCGGCGGCGGCCTCGGCTTGCCAGATCAGCGGTTCCTTCCAATGGTCGGGCTTAAAGAATCGGCGGTCGGCCTTCGGCCCCCAGATGTCGTAGCCCCACCGAGTCGAGAGGCTGTCGGCATAGCAATGCGTACAGCCGGGCGACACCTTGGTACAGCCCCACCAGGGATTCCACGTATAACCGGGCACCCACGACCCATCTGGGCGCTGATAGGTACACCATTCAATCTTAGTTTTCCCCATGTTGACTATCCTTCCTGATCAATGGGGAACGGGCGCACCATGCGATCCCACATGGTGCCAACAATGCTTGTTCCGTTCGTATCTTTGAATCGCGTTGCCCAATCCGTCTGCTTTTGGTGTCCCTCTGACACCGCCGCGAGCACGGTCTGCGGACTCTTGAGGGCGGCAAGGAACACGATCGCGTCCGTCTCAAAGGTAGCACAGCCAAAGGCCTCGCCCGTAACCGGACGCTCAATCGTTTGCATCCCCGTCAAGTGAGCAAATCGTTCTATGCGATCAAGCGTCCACCAGCTTTGGTTTGGCACAATCCATTGGCGCATCGGATCATCCCACGTCGTTGGTCGGGGCATCGCCTGCGGCAGCTTGGGCGATGCGCATGGCCGGACTATCACACAGCGGACAGTTTAATCGTTCAGGGATACGCTGTGGGCGCAGGAACACGCCACGGGAGAGCGCTTTCACAAAGTTCTGACGACGAACCAGGGTGTGGTGCCCGCAGTCGAGGGTACACCAGATCCCGTTGTCCTGAACCTCCGTCCAGATCACCTGCCGTCGTCCCCGTTGTCGTTCGGGTGTCATCGCCGCCGCCGTTTCGGGAATTGGGGCTGCATCCAGTCGGGCGATTCTTGCACCGGCGTTGGGATCTTATAGATCCGTGCCCGCCGGGGCGGCTTGTTCTGGAGGGCGTGCATCCCCTGAATAAACTGGGCAACGCCGAGGTTATAGGTGATTTCCGCTGCCATCCGTTGCGGATCACCGCCGGTCGCCGCGTGAATCCGCTGGAGTTCCTCCGCGCCAACCGCCTGCTTCAGCAGATCGAGATCCTCCGGGGTTCGCGCGACAAAGGCCGGTTCGGTGAGTCGTTTCAGATACCGCACCCGCGCCTGGGGACAGGCGAGACATCCGCGATCCTGGCACAGCGAACAGATCATATCCACCTCTCGACAAAAAGAACACGCTCATACACCCGCGCTCGATACCACCGGCCTGTGCGCGGATTGAGCGTGCGGAGCGCCCGAATCCCGCGCCTCCAGTCCGTCAGATACCCGATCGGATAGGATCGGGATGGTCGGTGTTGCCGTCTTAATCCCACGGTTCGGGGTCCTCCCACACCACGGTCTCACGATCCGGGTCATAGATCCAGCCGCACGACTCGCAGCCAGCGTCATCCATGCCAACACGGGTGTCGATCGGTTCGCCACAGCCGGGACACACGCCTTTATCCCAACAATCGGCGCAGGGATCAAAATAGGCCACCTGCTCCCCCCAGGGAGCAACACCCTGATAGTCCCGTTCACTCTTGCCGCCGACACCCCGACAGGTCACACAAGGATCGGGATCGTAGTGGTTTTCACAGCGTTCAGCGATCGGCATCGTCGTCCGGCTCCGTGGTCGAACGTTCGACTGTTTGACCATAACGATTCTGAATGGCATAGGGACGAAGATACTGAATGGCCCCACGATCGGTCATCTCCAGCGGCAGGGGCAGCATCACGTCATAGCCACATTGCGGATGATCGAGTCGACACTTGTGCTCCCAGCGCGTACCATTCCAGCGCCACGAAGGGTCGTCCTGGCTGGTATGACACCGATCACAGCCATACTCGGCAACCAGCAAGGCCAGCGTGAGCCGATCCTCCGAAGGGAGGAGCAGGGGATGCGGCTGGCCCTGAGGACCGAGTGAGTCGTCAAGCAGCAGGCGAGTCGAGTCGCGAACATCGACATACACGATCTGCTGGACTCGCCCGATCAGGACTTCACCCTCGTCCAACCAATGATCAAAGTCAAGCGTCTCCGCGATCTGTGCCAGCCACGCAGCCGAGAACGCGCCGCGCAAACGCAGCTCCGTCGCCCCAGTCGGACGACGCACCCGGTCAATCACCACAATGATTTCAAGCGGCATCGCGTGGTTCCTCCGGTGGCATGGTGGCCGCGTCTCGCGGATTCGCGGCCACTGGCTCCGCAAAGACCGCACGGGACCGACTGGCCGCAATCTGACACAACCGGCGGCGGCGCAGGGACGCTAGGAACTCCTCGGATTTTCCTAACTCCCGGTAGAGCGTGATCTGCTGATCGATCGTGGCGCGTTCCGCCGGAGTGACCTCGTAATAGGAGATAATCCAGTCCTCCAGGCAGCGCGGCGCAGTTGTGTCGCCGTAATACACATCAAGTGGGACCCCACAATCAACACAGGTCATAGCAAGGACTCCTGCCATCCGGCGGCATGCGCCCGTGTGCGGGCATCCACCACGCCCGGATAGTCGGGATGGGGCTGGAGCCGGATGGCTCGACTTGGCCCACACCAAAAGCAACAGACATTAGCGAGGCTCGGCGCGAGAATTGCCTCCCGGCCAACGAACGCACGCCGACACCGTGGGCATATCGCCGGAAGCGGCACGAGGTCGGCAAGGTCATATTCTTCCACCCAGCCTTCGCCCTCCAACCAGACTCGTCTCATAGACAAACACTCCTGATAGGGGATCGTATCAGGAGTGTAGCGCAGATATACGCATATGTCAAGAGGTATTAAGGGGACGACTCTAGGGAAGGCGCTGGCGCGCTCGGATATTCCTCCCGGATGAGTCTCCGCGTGGTCCGTAGCGTGGTCCGCAGGTGATCGAGGCCCATCCCCTGGGCGTCGCCCAAATCCTCGAAGGGAATAATGGCAAAATAGCCCGCGAGAAACTCCTGGGCCAGCCGGAGCGCGTCATCGATCTGGCCGGTTAAACACGCTGCCGCACAGGCCGCACAACGACCCAACACCGCATCACGGGGCCGTACGCCCCGCCCACAGCTATGACATCCAACCAGGGTCGTTTCCCCGGCGGCGGCGATATTGGCAAGGAAGTGCTGCATTTCTGCCAGCGAATCGAGAGTCATCGGACGCTGATCAGTGAGATGGGCCTGCACCAGACTGATCGCCGCATCCAGATCGCGCTCACGAGTCATCGCGCACCTCGGCGGTGTCGGCCAGGAGCCGATCGGCGACCAACAAGACACGGGTGGGATCGGCATCCGGGCCAATCGCGCCACGGGCAACCAGAGTCGCGTGGAGTTCCGTTTCCGCCACCCGGTACGCATCTCCGCGATCAAGGCGGGACCGACATTTCTGTTCCAGGGCAGCACTGTATGCCCTATCAGCCTTAATCCGGTCGATCGCGCGCTGAATCACATCGGTCTCGTCGATCGGGCTATCCAGTGAACCACCGAGGATCTGATGGAGGGCGATCATCGCATCCACCTGCGCCTCCCACTCGGCCTGACGTGGGGGGGGCAAGGGGCGTTCCGGTACCTGGGCGGCGATGGCGATCGCGCTATAGATTTCATCAAGCTGCGCGCGGTATGGCGCGGGCATGCCCGTACTATCCTTCAGAAAATAGTACAGGGCGATTTCCGTGGCGCGCAGATGTTCTTCCAACGCGGGCGGACGATTGGCGACGGCCAGGCCACTCGGACTCTCGCCGGTTGCGCGGTACTCCGTCCGGGTCAACTCGATCCGCAGATCGTCCGCCAGCGCCGTCGATCCTGCCGCCTTTGCCGCCTGCATATACGACCACAACGCGCGCCGCGCGAGGGGGTCATGGGCATAGTTCAGGACAAAATAGCGTCCGTCCGTGGGAAGTGCCTGCCCATCAAGCCGCGCCAGGACGAAGACCCCATAGTGATCTTCGGCGCTATTCGTTGGCCGGGGGGACTGATCCATCAGACTCTCCTTTTTGGGGGATCGCGAAGCCGAGGGTATGGCGCGTCTCAAGAATGGCCTCGTAATGGTTTGGGCCATCGGTCAGCCGGAGATGCAGCGTCTGAGTCCGGTGATCGGCGCGAACATCCAGAATCGTCAGTGGTAGATCGGGCATGGGGCGGCCCCGAATCGCGGCGACGAGCACAAGTGGGAGTGTTCGCTCCAACGCGGCCTGCTGCTCGGACAGGCGACGAACCTCCTGCGGCCAGTTCATGGGATAGATCATTTCACCCACGAGCGCCCGCGCCGCCGCCGCCGCCGCCAGCAGTTCCGGCATATCATCCTGGGGGCTGAGTTCATGCGCGGCGGCACGCGCGACATCCGAAAGCACCGAGTCCATGCGGTCGAAATAGCGCAGCGCGTGCCGCAGCTTCTCAGGGTCCACCGGGACTGGATCACCCGGAGCTGGGGGAGGTGGCGTGGGCCTCCCCCATTGGTCGAGCGCATGGATCAGATCCGCAAGGCGATCGGGATCAAGGTTCACGGAGCTACCTCCTGGCCCGCCATATCCTCGGCCAGCGGCCCCAGATGCTGCTGCAAGGCGGCCTTCGCAAGCACCGCGTCATTGAGGAACTTCCCGGCCTCGATCCACCCGTCGATGGTAGTTGGCTTCATGCGCTGTCGATCGTTGAGATACAGTTGGACGGCTTCCCATTCCGCACCGCCAACGATCCCCGCGAACTTCTGCCAGAACCGATCCTCGGCTTCCTCGACGGAGGCGATACGTGGGGGAGCGGGAAGCACCTGAGATAACCGATCCATATACAGATCTTCGAGATCCTGGGTAAAGAACTGCGAGGCTCCGGTGGCTGTCAAGATCGCAGCGACAAACGCGCGTTTGTCGGCAATCTTCCGCACCGTGTTCACGACATCGGCAATATCGGGATTCGGGATCTGGCCGACCTCCTGCCGCTCGATCTCGGCAATCAGGTCAGGAGAATCAAACTGTTGCCCACAGCCCCCGATCTTTTGCCAGCAGTAATAGCCTTTGCCGCCACTGCCATCGGGTCGTTTCTTGGATTTGTTCAGGGTTGGCTGTTGGCACTCCGGGCAGAGTCGCTTCGCTTCTCGATACCGATACTTCTTCTCCCAGCTATTGCAGTGGCCGTTGCCTTCGGCGACCAGATATGATCCCCGATACAACTTACACTTAATGTCGAAGGCAAAGAACGGTTCGGGATTGCCGTTCTTATCCCGGTGGCGTTCGCCCGTCCAGTCTTTCTCTTTGTCCTCGACCTCGAAGATCGGCGTAAGGGCAAAAAAGGAGCAGAGCTTTTGTGCGCCCGGTAGGTATAACGTGTTCTTCGCCAACTCTTCGCCGGTCTGCGGATCTTTGCGACTGGTCCCAGGGACGATGCCATAATCCTGACCGGGAACCAGGAGCTTCGAAACATAGTCGATGATCGCTTTATGCCGCCGGGCGGCTTCCTGCACACTAAATGCAGGCATCAGCATATCGGAGTTGAACGTCTCGATCGATACGCCACTATTCGGGGCGGGAACGATACTCATGTGCCTGTACCTCCTCGTATTCCTGTCCAGTATAGCGCATATTGATGCGCTTGTCTAGGACCAACCCGCGCTCACAGTGAGCGCGGGTTGGTTTATGGTCAACCTGTGGAACGTCCGACCGTTTGACATAACTACGGGGCGGGATACGGGGGTGGCTCCTCAGGACGCGGGTAGGGATCGGTCACCAGTGGGAACCGCAAGACCACAGGGGTCGAAGTTGGCGCGACCGTAGGAGTGGGCGTCCTCGTCGGGGAAGCGGTCACCGTCGCCGTGGCCGTTGGCTCCACGGTCTCCGTGGCAACGGTCGTCGCCGTTGCGGTCTGGGTTGGCGCGGGAGTCGGGGTTGGCGGGACCAGATCAAGGCGAATCCAGTTTATGTTCTGGCTGGGGGTATCGACCACCATGCGGAGCGTATGCCGCCCAGCCGTAAGGCTGATCGGATCGGCGCGAACGGTGGTCCAGGTTTGCCAGTCACCCGTCGTGGGGAGGATCACGGGGGGCGAGCTGACTTCATCAACGACCAGACTCACCTGCCGGGCACTATGCGGTGTCGCGATGCGAAGCGACGGCTGATACATTCCCGGCGTGGTCACCTCGATGTCATACGCCAGCCATTCCCCGGCGGTCATCCACCCGATATTGTAGCCACCACCCGCCGGATCGTTGGTTGCCTGGATGTCCACGTCATCCGTGCGATACACACCGCCACTATTCCCTGCGGTACTATCCGCGTAGCCTACCTGTGGCCCACCAACACGATAGTCCTCGGCCTGGATCGTACCGGGCACGGGAATGCCCGGCGGCGGCGTTGCCTCTCCCATCGTATAGGAATCCCGTAGCACGCCGGTATTATCAATCGCCTCAATCACCAGCTGATCGCCTGCCACGCGGATACGGTTATAGATTCCATACGGCTTCGCGCAATACGAAACGACAACCCACTCGGCGGTCCCGCAGGCATACAATGCGGCGTCACCCGCGCCCGTGACAATATAGGGAATGCCGCCCTGCGCAATCGGAGTCACCACGCCGCCGCGCAGCGGCTTGCTCCGTTGATAAATATGATCATGGCCGCTTAACACCAGATCGACGCCGTACTGCTCAAAGATCGGGACCAACTTGGATCGCACGCGCGCGTCCGACCCATGCGATCCCGTCGAGTACGGCGCATGATGCGTGACCGCAATAATCCAGGGCTGCTGCGTCGCCCCGAGATCCGCCCGCAGCCAGTCAAACATATCATCGGTCGCGGCGCTATCGGTCACATTCAAGGGAGCATTCGTATCGAGAGCGACGACATGCACATTGCCATAGTCAAACGAGTAATACCGTTCGTGATCACTCGCGCGCAGCGCCTGGTACGGCAGGCTGACGAGATCGAGATACGGGGCACCACTGCTGGTTGCATAGTCATGATTGCCCAGAGTCGGAAAGAACGCTGCCCTGGAGAACACGTCGCCGTAGATCTGGAAGACCTTTGTGTCAAACTCCGCATACGTTCCGGCATCATAGGCGTTGTCGCCCGTGGACAGCACGAACGACAACGAGTCGGCAGCCATCTGATCCCGCAGGAGGCGTTGACTCGTCGTGCCTTTGCCCATGTCCCCAAACGCGGCAAATGTGACCGGCGTGCCGCTCCCGCGCGCGGGAGCGGTGCGGAAGGACATCACGCCGTCCGGCCACAACGTTTCTCCATCGGTGACGATCTCATACGTATAGGTCGTGTTCGGACGCAGGCCGGTTAACGCAACGCGATGCATCTGCGCGCCCAAGGCGGCAATCGTCCGTGGCGTGCCCGATGCCGAGGCGAGCGCGTCGCTCCCGGTTCGATAGCGGACCACCGAGGTCGTTCCTGTTTTGGTCGTCCACCGGACGACCACGCCGGTATCGGTCAGTTGTTGTAAATACGGCTTCCAGAGTAAATTCGCGGATGCCGCGCGGGCGATTGGGGGGTGGGTGGACGAGATGCTGATCAGTAGGGCCAGCACGCTGACCAGCATCAGGGAACGAAGAACCAAACACTTCATCAAAGCCTCCACGCTGCTCAATGGTTAGCGACTCTCCTGTGGTTCCCACCAAGCATAGCACACGTCATACCAAACACTGCCGCTGATGATCGTCGATTGCAACCCGGTGGGCGGACACCGCACGGCACCGCCGGGAATGCCGAATACCGTACGGGCATTTAAGATCTCGGTGTCACTGATGCGTCGTTCTTTGCGCGCCAGCGTAAGAAACACCCATCCCCGCCAGCAATGGAGACTCACGCGCATTTTGCGCAGATTCTCCGCCACCCGCCGGGTACTGGTCCGGCGCGATTGGTCATACAGGAGGCGAATCGCTGCCGGTTCCGCCTCCGGTCCTTGCGGTGGGAACGTGTAGGTCGCCGCATCTAAGGGCAGCATGCGAACCATCCCAAAATAGCGCGGCGGGCGAATGGCCGCCGCAACCGGAGCAGCGCGTGGCGTTGATCGACACGACCCACAGGTGTCCACCACCTGATTCGGCGGCACGCCCTCCGTGACAATGGTGCCGCATTTTCGGCAGACCACGCGCAGGCCGGTCGCCTCCGGTGGGGGCGGATCGAATAAGCTTGGGTTCCTCTGGCTCATGCTTCGTCTCCTCCTTAGTACTGATCAACCCGATCGGATGCGTTTAACCAGACCCCATCCCAATCCTGCACCAGCACGTTCACCGCGCCGGTTGGTCCGTTGCGATGTTTTGCCACAATCAGTTCGACGCGAACCGGAATTTTTAACCGTTGCCGTTCGGTCCGCTCCTCCTGCGTTTCTTCTTCCAGATCGGGACGCCAGGCCAGAATCACTATATCGGCGTTCTGCTCGATCGCGCCGGATTCGCGTAAGTCGGCGAGCATGGGCGGGCCGCCCCGTTTCTCGATCTCCCGCGATAATTGCGCCAACGCCACCACGGGGATATTTAACTCGCGTGCCAGCGCTTTGAGTCGTGCCGACACATACGCCACTTCTTCCTGGCGGTTCGCTGCCGATCGACCCTTTTTCACAAAGCCGCCGCCGACGAGTTGGAGATAATCAACGAACAAGAGATCCGGCTTGCCAACGCGACTGGCCTGAAGCTCAATCCGTTTCCACAGGCCATCAATATCCACGCTCATGCGTTGATCGAGTGAGAGCGGCACGCCCTCGTACCGATACATGGCCTCCATGACCATGACGAGTTGCTCATCGGTAAAGTCATTGCGCCGAAACAAGGACAGATCCAGGCCGGTATCGGACGCGAGCATGCGGTCGAGCAGGTTCAGATTGCGCATTTCCAGTTCGCACGTATGGATGCGCGGCGGCGCTGGCAAAAACAGGTTATGGCGCATGGTATGCCCCATCAGCGAGCTTTTGCCGATACCGGGCCGCGCGGCAATGATGATCTGATCGTCCTTGTGATAGCCACCATTCAGCAGCCGGTCCAGATCGATCAACCCCGTCGAGATCGCCGGTTCCACAGGCTTGTTAAACTGCGCTTCGCGCTCGGCAACAACCTGTGCGATCGTTTGAAGATCGGTGTCGAGTTGTTCCGACTGGGCGGCGTGGAGCAGCCGCCGCGCTTCCTGGTCAAGCTCCTCGGAGTCGCGATCTTCCTCGTAATAGAGCGCGGCGATCTGCCCACCAGCCGCGATCCCGCGACGATTCCTCGCGGTTTTCCAAACCGCGTGCGCATAATACTCCACATGAACGGAGGTCGGTGCGCTATTGGAGAGATCGACGAGGAAGGGAACGCCACCAATCTGATCTAACTGCCCGCGCGTGCGTAACTCCTCGGCAACATTGACGAGATCCGGTGGCACATGGCGCTTAAGGCAGGCTACCTGCGCCGCGTACACCCACCCATGCTTTTCGACATAAAAATGTGACTCGTCCAACCAGGAAGCGACGGGGATGATGGCATCGCGATCCAGGAGGATTGCGCCGAGCGTGGCCCGTTCCGCGCTTTCATTGTGCGGTAGTGCTTTTTCCATTTAGCGGTCTCCGGGATAGGTCGGATCGGATCGACGGTTGCGTTCCAAGGCACGCCGCCGAATCTCATCGGCCTGGGTTTCCGCCGCCGCCGCCGGAGAATCGTCCTCGCGCGTGGCCGGAATCAAACTTCCCCCGTTCTCGAATAACTCGACTAAAAAGACGATCGGCTTGAACTTGCCCTCCCGTTTCTTGGCCGCCAGAAACTTCGGCGCATAGGTCGTCAGCTCCTCGACCGTGAGATCCGGTCGGCCCCGTAAACATTTCTCGATCTGCGACCGAAACATATTCATTTCAGCCAGCACTTTGCGCACAGCCTGAACGCGATCCTCCGGCGCATCCGACTCACGCCGCCGCCGATCTAAGACTCTTTCGCCGGATCTCTTATTCGGGTCAACGTCATTTACTACGGGTGGTATAGCTGTTTGACCAGGGGTAGTCAACGTCGTTTCCTGGGGTGGTAAAGGAGATTGACCCCCGTGGTCAACGTCGTTTCCTACCCCCTGCGGGTAGTCAACGTCGTTTCCTACGTTCTGATGCGGGGTTTGGGCCGCGAGTTGGCGGTAGTACCGCGCATTCACCTTCAGGGGATCGGCTTTATCAACGGGTAATAAGCGGTACAGCCGTGGATCACCAGGGGTTCCTTTGATTCGTTCCGGGGGATCGGGCCAATCGACGAGTCCAGCGGCCCGGAGCTTATTGAGATATTTGCGGACGGTGGGTTTGGTGACATCAAGATGCTCGGCGATCGTCCCGATACTGGGATCGCATTCGTCTTTCCCGTGGGCATAGGTTGCGAGCGCCGTGTAAATGGCAATCCCGATCGCGCCGATCTGGGGACCATGCACTTTCACGACTTCCTCATCAACCTGTCCAAAGCCCCATCGTCGCCGGTCATGTATTTTCGCTGGGGGCATACGTGCTCCTTCCATGTTTCAGGTCAGGGCTTCTTTTCACGATAGCAAGACACCTGCCCTCTGGGCCGGGCTTTGACATCTGGCAATTCCCGATGCAGGGAATGTCAAAGACCAGCCCGCAGGGCAGGTGCCACTCGGACTCGCGTATTGGTGCTCCACATCGTTCGGCCTGCCAGAGCCTTTCGCCGGGGGGCGTCCGTGCTATCTTACCATAGCGCATCGTTTTGCGCCAGGCGGCGGCGATCGACATCCAGCGCGTGCTTTCCAATCCACTCGACTCCCAAAAGGGCCGCGCCGTTAATACTACACCAATCATGGGTCGGGATTTGGTGGGAATGGACTCGGAATAGAGTCATGCCATGTTTCCACAGCGCGGCATGGATCATCTGAATCGGCGCACGGGACTCCCACGCATAGTATGCGTCCTTCTCCTCGTCGGTCGGGTAATAGAGCGCCGAGATGTCGTAGCAGATCTTGGGATCATCATCGCAGAAAATCTCACGATCGAGATCGTGGTGCTGACCGACCACGCGAACAACGCGCATGGGCAGGGCATTGGTCGGCGATCCATTGCCCCAAATCACCAGCTCGCCGGGAACGAGCACGGCATCATCCGGGATCTTGGTGCGGCCCGCCGTCGTGCGATTGCGGTGGGGCAGGGGTGGTGTCGTCATCACGCCTCCTTCTTCGGCTCAAGGATAGCGCAAGAACGTGCCTATGTCAAGAGGTTGGGGTGACTCCGAATCCGGCGGTGGGAGCGCACCGCCCTGGACGATCGGCGGGGAATCACATCCCCGGTCAGGGTGACCGGGGATGGCTACGTAGGATCGACCGGGGAGTCCTGGACCGCGAGCACGGGCTGCTCGGTCTCCGGGGACTCGGTGAGGCTGCCGTCCTGCGCGGAGTCGCTGGTCGTGCTATCAGCGTTCGACTCTGGATTGGCCTGGTCGGCGATCTGTTCCGCATTTTCGAGCAGGATACGGTCGGCATCATCGGCCAAGGCGCGCAGCAAGTCGGGCGATAACATCAATTGTTCTAACCCGTGCGGAAACTCGCCTTGCGAGTATGCCTGGACACAGCGCCGCGACAAGCCGAGCGCCTGGCCGCGCGCTTGATCATTGGGTCCCAGCGCTTTGAGCTTTTCTGGGAAAGTAATTAAGCGTCCGCGTGCCCGGATCGTCCGGGTCGTCCGCGGGCTACTGCCTGTTGCCATTGTGGTTCATCCTCACTAGACATGTGTCGGCATACACCGAGTTTGCTGTATAGTATAGCGCGCTGATCTGCCCATGTCAATACAGCACCGCCATCAATTCGCTCGTGGCGTGCAACATGCTGCTTGGCTGTGGTACACTTGCAAGAACACAACCTGCGGTGACTGCCGCGCCCCCCAGAGGTGTTGTGCCCAGCCCCCACCGGCGCACCTCGCGCATGCCCCGCCAACCGTGCGGAGGAATGGTATGGATAGTTCTTTAATTCAAACGGCTGGCGAGATCGGTCTTTTTGCATCGTCGATCGCGGCGGTTATTTTCGCCACCATTAATGGGTTAACGATGTACTGGCCCGAACGACCGGGCTGGGTCGCCTTTTTTGGTGGTTTGGGCCTCTCTATCCTGCTCACGATCATTCTCGCTGCCGCAACCCTGCCCGTGGACGATCCGTGGACTCGGCAAACCTGGGCACAGATCGGGATTACCAGCATCAGCGCCTGGCTCACGGCGACGGGACTCAATAGCACCAGCCAGGCGGCGGCAGGCCGTCAAAACCGCCGCCGCCGCCGCCCGGCTCCTGAGTCCACCACTGAATCCAGGTCGGATGATCCGATCCCGGAGGGCTAAGCGATGAACTACCGCGTGAATACCTCGAAACGGGGACCGACCAGTGGGCCGCGCAAGGTCACCCTCGGTGGGATTGTGCATACCACCGAGGGCCACGAGCCGGGCGATCTCGCCGCCCTGACCACCAACGTCAGCATTCATAAGTACATCCCGCGCCGCAAGGGCATCGTGTATGAGATGGTCCCCCTGAGCCATGTGGCCTACCATGCGGGGTGGGGACGCCTCGCGGCGTCTGATTCCTGGAGTAATCACTGGAATAGCCAGTGGGTCGGTTGGGAAATCGGGCATCGCAAGGGGGAACGCTGGTCCCCGGAACACCTCGCCCGCTGCCTCCAGGTCATTCGGGGAGACTGCCAAACGTTGCGGCTTCCGCGATTGCTGCGCCACCAAGACATCGCCGCGGGTCGCCCTGCCTCGCTGAATGGGCCGCGTACCGATCCGACCGACTTCCCATTTTGGGCAAGCTTCCGCGATCTGTGTTTTCAGACGCCCTATGAGCTTCGGGGGCCACCCGACATTCCCCTGAGTCCGTGGGTTCGGGCGCTCCGGCCCATCCTGTCGCCAGAGGATGCGCAGGATGGCTACGCGCGCGTTCTCCGGCGCAAAATCAAACCGGGTCCGATCCTGGCGTTGATTGGGAAGGAATCGTCGTTTGGCACCGAGGGAGTGGCGACGCGCACCCTGAATTGGGGAAATGTGCGCACGCCGATGAATCCCGGTCGAGTCCGTGCCACCGTCGAGGGCTGGCCGGTCTTTCACTCCTGGCTGGATTCGCTGGACGATGTGCTGGATCGGTTGGAGCAGAAACCTGACTACTTCCCAAGTGGCAATGATGAACTTGCGACCGTGCGGTGCATCTGGAGTCCGGTCGGCGATGGGGCCAATAATCCATTCGCCGATGCCCTGACCATGCGCCGCTGGATTACCGATTGGAGCGATGATATGGCTGATTATCACGGCCTGTGGGGCACGGAGGCTCCGTATATTGCCGAGTGGGGGATTGCGAGCTTGTGGCGCGAGCTGGTCGATGCCGGACGCAATCCCGGCCCGGCAACCGCCCCGGAAGTCCTGATTGATTCGACCACCTATCAGGTCTTTGCACACTGCATTATTGCCTGGACCGCAGCGACGGGTGCGCGCGTTTTCTGGCCGGAAGGTGGATCATGAGTGCTCCAACCCTCCAGTTAGATACCCCAGCGGGATTTACCGCGATCGATCCCGCGGAGTATGCCATGCTCCGCTTTGCCGAGGAGCTTCAGGCGATCCACGGCGACCGTCCGCGTCCGGCGCAGGCGGGAATTGGATCACCATCCTCCTATGCCACGTATGGGCACCAGCAGGCCGCATACCGATCGGCAGATGGCGCGATCTTTTGGAGTGGGTTTTTCTTCCAGGCCCATGCGCCGAAAGACAACAACCAGTTTGGCTGGTATGTGGTGCGTCAAAGTGCTGCGGGGGCACAGTTTGTCACCCCGCGCCAAGAAAGCGGCCAACTTTCGTACCAGCCTGGTTGGGGACTCCAGATGGCCTTTACCGATCCCGCTGGGGCTCGTCATTTTGAGTCGGTGCCGCACTTTGTTGAGGCTATCGGGGGCGGAGGAGGGTCAGCCCCCGCGCCTGGCCCGGCGATTGACGCCGAGGCGCGGGGGCTTGCCACCACTGCCCGAACGCTGGCAACGGACGCCGCGAAGCAGGCCAGCTATGCCGTGGAGCGGGCCAACTATGCCAAGGATCTCGCCGCCGACGCACAGACTCGCATTGCCCAGCTTCCGGCGGTGTCGCCGGTGAGCGACGATCATATTGCGGGCGTGCTGTGGGCGAAGTTTCCTGATGCCCTGTGGCAGTTTGGGAACCCGTGGTGGATCGATCGGTACCGCGCGCATACCGGCGGTCAGACGAGTCCGGTGTTTCCCGATGACTTGCGTGCGCGGATTGAGCAAGCGTTAGCCGACCTTGCTGCCCGTACTCCCGATCTGATCGCCGCCCAGATTGTCGACACGCTCCGCGGCCAGATGGTCGAGATCGCCCGCACGCAGGCCCGTGCGACGCTCCGTACCTGGCTCGATCGATCCAAGGCGTATGCGCCGGACGCGCGCGAACTGTTTGACCTGTTCTACCAGCGCTGGTGCCGCGCCGTGGTCCATCATCGACTCGAACAGGCTCCGGCCAGTCCGCCGATCACTGTTCCTGCCCTCCCCCCCGCGCAGGAGATTCCTTAGCCGAAAGGAGGCATAGCATGCCTCGACCGTTTGATCTGTTTCCCGCTGCGTTGAAAGCCGTCGCGCCCTGGCCCATCTATCGCGTGGTGATCACCGAGGTCGTCGATGGCGACTCCGTGTATGTTCTGGGCGGGCCGGGGTTTGAAGTGGCCCTGGACATCGAGATTCGGTTGCTGGGACTTCAAACGCCCGAAAGCCGCCGGGGCACCGCTGCCGAGCGTGAGGCGGGTCGCGCCGCGCAAACCATGTTGCGCGGCGTGCTGCCGGTCGGAGCGCCTGCCGTGCTGCGATCGTATCGCGATCCGCAACGGCGGACCTTTACCCGCTGGCTTGGCGAGGTACGCACCCTGCCTGTGCACGCCGATCCGGCGTCCCTCGTGACCTGGGAGTCGTTGATGGATGTTGTGCAGGTCATGCGGGGGGTTCAGGAAGCGACCCAGAACTGGGGCTTTGGGTTTCCACCAGATCGAGAATGGTATCGAGGATCGGCTGGCTATGCTCAGGCGCGTGCGCTCGTCGGCCTCCCGGATCGAGGGTGATGTGCGCAACGTAGTGCTGACATGGCTGCGGCAGCTGTTCCACCGACCTACGCCCACCGATTCAGGGCCGACGCCAGATGATCTTGCGCGCGCACGCGCGCGCGAACGCCAACGCATGATTGACGCGCGGTTAGCCGCTCTGGCTGAAGAAGCGCGCCTCCAGGCGCGGAGGAAAGGAGATTCGACCCGTGCTCGTACTTACCCGCACCGTTGACTTTCTGGAGGTACTCTGGACCTTGATCGCCCTGCTCGGTCTGGGCATCAATCTGCTTTTAGTGATTGACTATTGGGGTGATCGGCGCTATGCCCTTGCAGACGCCGAAGAATCTGGGGTTCCGATCGCCCGATCAGTGAAGATTATCATTCACAGCAATCTTCGCAAGGCAAGCTCCTTTCTGGTGATTCTGCTCGTCCTTGCGACGATTGGGGTGATTCAAATGTTTGTCCCTCCGCGGATTGGGACCAACGCATCGCTGACTCAATCCATTAGTCGCTGGTTATTGGTGCTTGCCGAGATCTGGATTGTGGTCGATGCCCTATTGGATCGACGCGACCGGCGGGCGTTGATCCGCGAAGAACTGGGACGAACTCCCGTGGCCGGGACTGCAAACCCCCCGCAGGGTCGGCCATCCCAGAAAGATGAAGGATCATGGGGGACATGACCATTGCCGACATTTGGAATCTTATTTCTCAGGGCGGCCTGCCGGTCATTGCGCTGCTGATCCTCATCGGTGGGCATAAAAAATGGTGGGTCTTTGGGTGGCAATATACCGAATTGCAGACCCAACTTACCGAGTGGCGCGAACTCGCCTTGAACGGGACGCTTGCGGCAGATAAAGCGCTCGGCTTAGCCGAGCGCGTCACCCGCTCGGTCCCCCGTGACAGCACGCCCCCAAATCACGAGGAGCGCCGCCGTGGCACAGATTAGACCCGCTTCGCCACCAGCCCTGAAGCAAAGTCGGCAATCTCGCTGGTATTGGGAAACGCCCATGTTACGGTTGCTACGGTTGTTAGGCTGGATCTTGGGGCAGCCCATCACCCCACGGCACGCCGATCCCCAAGCCCTCGATGCCTGGCGGAGCCAGCGCCGTCTTCGCCAGCAGCAAGAAGAACAAGCCGTGCGGTTAGAAGCGTTGGAAGTGGAGCGCCAGGTCGCCCTCCACGCGCGGTACCATGAGGAGTCCGATCATGAGACCTGAGCTGATCCCGTGGCCGGAGGTACTCCAGATCGTGGCTGCGATCCTGGGCGTTGCACTGAATGCTTGGGGGTTGTGGTGCGCTGTGACGGACTTCCTCTTGATTGAGCGCGCCCGTGTGAATGGCGGGAAGCGCATTGTTGCGATCGGAAATCTCCGCAATGTCCTGTTCCGCTTCACGGTGACCCTGATTGTCCTGGTCATTGGCGTAGTGCTCTTGTTTATGCCGCCGTCGCCGATCGAGGTGCGCTACCTCATTGCGTTTGGGTTTACCCTGATTGGCATCGCCATGATCGCATCGACCCTGCTGGATCGTCTGGAACGAGTCGCCCTGTTCCAAGAACTCCGCCGCCGCCGCCAAGGCGCGGTTGATCCGGCCCTGGATGGCGTGATCAGTATGGACCGCGAGGGGCGAGTCCGATCCTGGTCGCCAGGGGCTGAACTCTTGTTTGGCTATAGCGCACGTGAGATGATCGGCGAGCCGCTAACCTGCTTGATGCCGGAGCGCTATCGTGTAGCCCATGAGCGGGGGGTTCGGCGGTATCTACTCACGGGCGAAAGCGCTATTCTGGGCCGCCCCATCGCGGTGGTCGGATTAACCAAAGCCGGAGCCGAGATTCGCTTGGAGCTGACCGTTACCCAGCTGCGCACCACGGATGGCGCGAAGTTCACCGGGATTCTTCGGCTCCGTGGGGAGCCGGTTGAGGACGAAGTGCGCGCCTGGGCGACGCCGGGCCTGGCGGTGCGTCCGGTTCCCGATGATTCTGCCGACCAGAAAGGACCGGAGCCACGTGCCGAACCGGACCCTTGATCCCCGCGTTGGGTGCTTGACGACCTTGATCTCTCATCGCGCCACCGGCGCGACCGATTTCCCCGATGAACCCGATGCCGTACGCTTCGCCGATGATTCTGAGGAGGACGATGATGACACGCGCCGCGCCTGGACCTACGCGCGCTCCCCGCGGTTCGCCGATCGACGTGGAGCATCTTCCGGAGACGGTCGCCGAGGTACGCCTGCGCCTCGAACGCCTCGAACACCGGATCAGCCTGCTCGCAAGCGCGCTGACCCACGCGGGCATCATCGATCCCGCGCAGATCGATCTCGGAGAGGAGTCCGCTGATGAAACGCCTCTGGCATGAGTACTCGTTAGGCTGGATGTATCTCGGTGGGTGGCTCCTGACCTGGGCCACCCATGCGATGTTGACCTATTGGCAGCAGGAGGGCTACCCACCGCACCTTGCCCCCTGGTGGCTTGATTTTCTCACCACGACCTTTGAAAACCTCGCGTCCGAATATCATCAGGTCGGCGCGTTTATCGTTCTGGCGCGGTGGTTTCGGTTCAAAGATTCTCCCCAAAGTCGAGATGGTGATGATGCGATGCAGGACCAGCTGACCGAGCTGGGAGCGCAGCTTGCCGCGACTCAGGGGATGCTGGCCGATCTTCTGCGACGCTTTCCTCCAGACTCGCCAACGACGCCCGGTGTCTTGCCTGCCTTCGATCGCTAAGGAGTGTTCCATGACCACGCATGCCCCCGAATCGGACGACACGGATCATCCCGTGATTGAGATCCATGATCTCAGCGAGGAGCGCGTCGACGAGATTCTGGCCCACCAACAGGCGGACCCGGACGATTTTGCCGCCCTGTGGGAAAGCAAGATCGTGAAGCTCGTCAAGGTACCGCCGGATACGCTGCTGAATCACCCGGAAAACTGGCGCATCCATACTCGCATTCAACAAGATGCCCTCACGGAAATTATGAACCGGATCGGGATTATCGCCCCGATCATCGTCAATGAGGTAACCGGCTTTATCGTGGACGGCCATCTCCGGGTCAGTCTCGCGCAGCGCCGCCGGTTGCCGCTCATCGATGTCATCTATGTCCATCTCAGCCAGGAAGAAGAACGTCTGGCCTTGATGACGTTCGACCCGATCGCCGCGTTGGCGGTTCGCGACGAGGAACAATATACCGAGCTGTACGACCAGCTGGCCGCCGAAGATCGGGCCTTGATCGATATGCTGGAGCACCTGGAATCGCAGGATGACTCTGGATCGGATTCCTCAGCGACCGCTCCGACGCCCAGCACCGAAGCCGCGCGCGCAACCCTGGCGGATCGGTTTGGCGTACCGCCCTTCTCGGTGCTCGACGCCCGCCAAGGATATTGGTCGGATCGCAAGAAAGCCTGGCTAAAACTCGGTATCCAGAGCGAGCTGGGGCGCGGCCCGAATCTCCAGAATCTCAGTGGCGAATCGGAGCTGTATCGCCGGGATCGGAAGGCGTATGCGGCTCGATTGGACCATGACGGCGCAGAGGCTGATGCGCCGCCGGACAGCGACGGGGAGGACGCGCACTCGCCCCAAGGCGCACGGGCGGCCCGGTCCTATGGCCGCACCTTCGGGCAAGATCTGATGAAGGGCGAACATACGATTGGCAACGGCAAGGGCATTTCTGGGTCCAATCGCCTCGCTGCCGGGGGCGGAGGACTTTCGGCACGCATGGCCGAAGGCGAGGGGACCGATCGTGAGGCCCGGCGACGCGAAAAGGCGATCACGCCCGGCGGCGGCGGCGGCCCGAATTCTGCCTGGATGAAGACCAGCGGCAAACAGGCTCCCCGCGATACATCGGGCGTGCTGTTTACCTCGGATTCGGGCCGTGATCCGAGCTACTATAAGCAAAAGCGCGAAAAAGAGCGGGAGTTGGGCCGCCCGCTCACGACCGAGGAATTCCAAAGGGACCATTACATAAACCAACAGACCGGTGAGGGCTTGTCGCAAACCGGCACGTCCGTCTTCGACCCGGTGCTGACCGAGCTGGCGTATCGCTGGTTCTGTGCGGAAGGTGGGCAGATTCTTGATCCCTTTGCCGGGGGATCGGTGCGTGGAATCGTCGCAGGCTACCTGGGCCGTCACTATACCGGCATTGATTTACGCCCGGAGCAGGTTGCCGCGAATCGATCCCAGATCGAATCGATCCTGCGCCCGGATGACCCGACGCCGATCTGGCATTGCGGCGACTCGCGGACGTTGCCGGATCTGGTGGGGCCGGACTTTGAGGCTGATCTGATTTTCAGTTGTCCGCCCTATGCCGATCTGGAGGTCTATTCGGACGATCCCCGTGATATTTCTAATATGAGTTATGCGGATTTTCACACGATCTACCGAGAAATTATCGCGCATGCGGTCGCCCGGCTGCGGCCCGATCGCTTTGCGTGTTTTGTGGTTGGCGATGTCCGCGATAAAGACGGCCACTACCACAACTTTGTGAGCCACACGATCCAGGCGTTTGAAGATGCCGGGGCACGCTTGTATAATGAGGCCATCTTTGTCACGCCGATCGGATCGCTGGCCGTGCGCGTGGGGCGTCAGTTTGAAAAAGCGAGGAAGTTGGGTAAGAGTCATCAGAACGTCCTCATTTTCATCAAGGGCGATTGGCGCAAGGCGACCGAGTGGGTCGGGCCGGTCGAGTTTGGCGACATTGAGGACGATACCGAAGTGGATGAGGAAACCGGAGCCGAGGTGCCGACCGGCACCTATGATGACTCCGCTGCCGATCCCACGGTGGCTGATCCGATTCCGTCCGCGATTCAGTCCGCCGGAGCGTGGCATGCCGCGCCGGTGGTGCCGGAAGGACGCTATGGCGAGGAATTATGACCACTGCTGCGATCTATGAGACCGTGCCGATCGTCGAGGATCATCAGGGCATTGCCGTGGTTCGCGACGATCGCCTGCCGGGGGGAACCAAAGGGCGGTATCTCATCCAGTTGTTTACCCGCTACGCGGAAGTGGCCTATGCCTCGCCCGCGTATGGCGGCGCACAGCTGGCGCTGGCGGCCTGTGCGCGGATCACAGGCCGCCGCGCGACGATCTTTGTGGCAAAGCGCAAGGAGCCACATCCGCGCACGCTCGAAGCCAAAGCCCTCGGCGCGCGGATCTTCCAGGTTCCACATGGCTACTTGAGTCATGTGCAGGCCAAATGCCAGCTCTACTGCAAGGAGCAGGGCGCGCACTATATGGAGTTCGGCGGGGCCGGAGCGGGGGCGCACGCCGCGATTGCACGGGCGGCGCGGCAGGTCTGGGAGACCTATGGCCCGTTTGATGAGGTCTGGTCGGCGGCGGGATCGGGGGTGTTAACGCGGGGACTGCAAGCCGGTATGCCCGCTGCCCGCTTTTATGCCGTGCAGGTCGGACGGCATGTGGATGATCCCGGTCGCGCCACGGTAATCGAGTATGCGTTGCCGTTTGAGAAAGAATTGAAGATCGCGGTGCCCTTTGATTCCTGCCCCAATTACGACCGCAAAGCCTGGCAGATCTGCCGCCAACGACGAGGGGCCGGGCGCGTCCTGTTTTGGAACGTCCTCGGTCCCTCGCCGACCGCTGCGGGTCGTGCGCTCCTGTCTAGCGCATCTGCATCGAAATCGTCAGTGGGGTAATGCGGACAGGCCGCGCGCCGCGTGCCGTCCGGGCCTGATTGCCGAGTTCCAGGTGGATGCGCGCCGCCGCCGCCGCCGTTTCGTATGAAACGCGCCCCTGGTAATAATCTCCCTTGAGAATCCCAAAGGCATCACGCGCCGCTGCAATCCGCTCGGCCAGCGGCTTGGTTCCATCATCGCGCTGGGCGATCAGGCCGACTAAGATTGCCTGCCGCGCCGCGAGCACTCCCTCCAGCGTTTGATCCATCGTCGTCCCTTCTGCCTGCTGCATGTCTCTGCCTCCTTGTGCTGCTACGTGGACAGCTTACGGCATCATCTTGCGCTTGTCAAGGGTCATCGTGATCGTGGCGCTGCGAATACTGCGCGAGAGTCTCCCGAATCGCGTCCTGGGGCGTTGCTCCAGGAGCGCCCCAACAATGAATCGGGCCATCGTGATGATCCCATACGATGTCGGCCCGCCAGCCATCGGGGTAGCTGGTGATCTCCCACTTGTACGGTTCACCGGGATCGTCGGTTGTCCACTGGACACGAAGGATCTCCAACGCCTCCCAGAGTGGATCGACCGGGACTTTCTCGTGAATCTGAATCGGCCAGACGAGCGTCGCATCTCCATCTGCAAAGTGAGCATACTCACCACTCGCAAGGAGAGCACATTCGCACTGGCCGTTTGGATACCGATACTCGGTTTTCACGGCCCAGGTTCCGTCTGTGGTCATAAAGAGCGATCCGGGACTCAGGTCGTTAAGGGTAGTCGGATCGCCGCGGGTCCAGCCACTGCTCATGCCGCACTCCGATCCCAATCCTCGACCTCGTAGAGAAATCCGGTGCCGCCGATCAACTTCCGATTGGCGGAGGTGGATTGCACAAAGACGCGATATTCCTCCAGGGCCGTGGGCCGCAGGCGGGCATTGGTCCCGTGGGGCAACCCGATGAGCGATCGTGCCGCTGGGCCGGTAAACATTTCTCCCGATCCATCTTTGCGCTGAAGCACGACCTCTTTGCGAGACTGAATCGTTTCGGGCTTGGTAAACTCGTAGAAGCCCCGTCCCACCCGGAAGCCCAGTCCTTGATCGGTCACAAAGGTCTTAATATCGGTGGTGTGATCCACCTCCAGCACCTGGAAGCGCGACGGATGGACCGGAACCAGGGATGCGGGATCAACCGGCAGTGCATCCAACGACACGCCACGATCACGACGAGCACGCGGCTCCGTAAACGAAATCGTCGCGCCCGTCATCGTGCCAAAGGCCCGTGCCAACTCCCGATTCATGCGGCCACTGGTTTGCACTTCGGTGACGTACTGGCCTAGCTGATCCGCGCCCGCCTGGCGATAGCCGATGCCCAGCAGCAAGTCGGTTAAGGTCGCAAATTGATCGAGCGTCAGATGATACCCGCCCGACCGTTCCGCCAGTTCCCGGTAAAACGAGGTAGCGTAGCCACGACCCAGCGCCTGGACACCATAAACGGTTACCCCAAGATCGGTGAGCGCGGTTACCTCGTCGCGCCAGTTAAGACGTGAAGGGTTCTGCGCGGGACCATGTGGCACGTCGTCCCCGATTAAGACCAGGACGCGCGTCGCTCCCGGTCGCCACAAGAAGCTCCGGGCCTCGTGGAGCACCAGCTCGTAGCATTCGGGCGAGTCGCCGCCGTGCGTGGCCGCTACGTCCTGCACAAAACGCACGATATGCGCGGGATCATCCGAAAGATGGAGGTGGCGCGTCACATAGGCGCTGCGCGCGTCACAATAGTCACCGTGCGCGGTGATTCCGATACGGATTCCGGGGATGTCCCGAAAGAGCCGCTCCACCAGTTCACGCACCCGCCGCCGCACCTGCGTCAGCGCCGGATACATCGATCCGGTCGTGTCGAAGCTGATAACGATGTCCACTAACTGTTCGGGCATAGATTCCTCCCACGCTTAGTCTGCGCGCGGAGCGCGCAGTAATGCCGGATCAACCTGATAGCCGCGCCAATGGAGTGCAGCCAGACAGATCGCCGGTTCGATGTCGTCCGCCATGCCTCGGTAGTACACTTCGGGAAAGCTGACCTTCCGCGGGGTGAAGGTCACCCACGCATCCGGCGGCCCATCGCCAGTGTCGCGATATGTTATCTCACAGAGGAATCCGTGGCGGGCCATTGCCCGGAGGACCTCCTTCGCGTCCGCAGGATTGGTCTGCGGCTGCCAGCGTTCCCAGGAGTGATCCTGAAACGTCGTGCCGGTTCGCGTTGTGACGCGATAGGGCTGCCCTCGGAGGACTCCATCGTGCGGGTGGATGTACACCCACACCTCGTCCGTTTGCTCCGGCCCCGGCAGATTCATCCCACGCACCAAGCGCCAGCCCAACACCTCGGTCGCGAGAATACGATGCACGTCGATTAAGGTGGTGAGCTGTTTCATCCGAGCGTCTCCGCATATTGCTGCGAGTCATACCGAAAGAGATACTCGATCTCCTGCATGGCAACACTCAGTTCTGGTGAACCGGGATCGGGCAGCGGGAAATCGTGATCCAAGCACCAATCGCGCGTCCGGCGAACGGCAATGGCGAGATCGACCGCAAATTCTTCGAGTGCCGGGATGTTCTGCCTGCGTTGGGCAAAGCGCAGGCGGCGGTGAATCAAGGCTTGGCGGGAAAGATAGTAAGACTGATGGTAGTGGGCATAGATGACCCGGCGCATCCGATCGCAAAGTGTCGCCCACTCACGGAGGATCTTCTCCCACGTTGCCTGCGACAACGTGCCTTGCCACGGATCAGCAGCCGGGCGATAGCTCCAAGCACTCGAATGATCCCGGAGCAGGGCCGTCTGAATCTCGGTCCAGGTGGCGACGCAGCAGGCGCTGGCCGGAATGGTCACGATGGGACTTTGACCAAAGGGCGTTTGAAAGCTCACTTCTCCCAGGAGATAGAATCCGCCCGGTCGCACCCCCACGATCGCATACACGCGATCCGGGGGACCAAGCACCCCCGGATCAACAGTGACAAACCGGGGCACCGCGAGGCTATACACGGCGATCAGATCGTGAATCATCCCCGCCTCCGGCCATACGCATCGATCTCGATCGGCAGATCCAGCTCGCGGAAGATCTCGGCGCAGCGGGTTTCGTATGATCCGAAGCTGGCGGCATACTCGTCCGAAAGCGTAAACTGCTGGTCGCCAAAGGGCGCAAGTAGATTGGGGATCAGGTTAAGAAACTCGTACATATTCGATTCGGTCAGGATCGTCCCCTGGTCAAACCAGGCATCCCGCGCCAGCTTGATCCGGTAGTCGCGATCCACGACCAGCCGTTCGCCATAGGCCGTGAAGATCTCGCGGCGTTGGGCCTCGACGAGCATCGTCCACGCGCCCAGGATCTGGGTGTGGCGCTGGGCGGCCTGCTCTCCAGCGGAGAGGATCTGGTGCGTTGAGACCGGCAGGATCGGTTTGGTATGTCCGGCATAGGGACCATCGGTGGTCCAGTTGCCGACGACCTTGGACATCACGAGTTGAAAGGAGGCGTTCGCCGCTTCCCGGCAATTGGGGCGGAAGCGCCAGCCATGATCATGATCGCTCGTGATAGCGTTCCGAATCTCATCCCAGGTCGCGTCGCGGACTTCGGTGGCTTGTACGCCCAGGCCGGTGCCTTGCCCGTACGGTGTTTGAAACGAGACGATCCCGGTGGATAGCCAGCCTTTGCTGAAGTGGCCGCCGTTGATTGCCAGCACCAGCCCATCGCGGTCCCGCCCTGAAGTGTGGGTATTGGTTGCCCGATGCTCCTCGGCGACAACCACGAATCGCGGGACGGGTCGGAGATACGCCAGCGGTAAATTGTATTCCGGCATGGATGAATCCTTTCGGTACGGTGATCCTCACCACGGCTCAGTGCTGCTATCTTAGCGCATGACTGAGCATAAGTCAAGGGGTGGTGTCTGGGTTGGTCGCTCGGTGATGCAGCGTCGAATAGGCGATGGGGTAACTGATCTGGAATAGTGTATCATCCGGGTCACTTTCGGCATCGAAGGAGAGATAGCTTCCCTGGTAGGTCATCTCAAAGAAATCGGCATCATCGGGCACATCGTCGAATCGCTGCGGATTCCCTTCATCATCTTCTTCGCCATCCCAAATGCCAATCAACAAGTCATACGCATCGTTGTAATCTTCGACGGCTACCTCCAAAATAGGAGCATGAAAGCTGTGTCCATTCCGGCGATGAACAATACCCTCGCGATCAAACCAGCGCTCCAGATATTGAAGTTTTGGATCGTCCGTCCATTTGCACAACCTGATCCAGCGAGTTCCCGCCCGAATGGCAGCCCGGAGTTCGGGAATGAGAGACTCATGGACAATCGCCAGGACTCCTTTTTCGACTGTTTCAAGCTCATAGGCACTAGCAACGTTAATGAGCCAGCCGAGAACAGGAGTTGCGATCCTCGATGGAATAAGAAGCTGGTCGCGCATAATACTTTCCTTTGCGATGTCAGTACAATAGCGTACATATGCGCGCTTGTCAAGGGGTTTCGTGGCGACGTTTCCAGGCGTGGTAGGATCGCATACAGCGGAGGCATCCAATAAACTGATCGGGTGGGTACGCATGCCAGAGAAAGGTCCACGCACCGCTGGTATCAATGCCGCAGAGAGTCCGGTCGTCCTTACCCCCGAAGTCCCTAGCTTGCAGATGGACCGCGAGAATATAGCCGTTCATGCCCATGCTGCTACGGAATCGTTCCTCTTGTTCGAGGGACCAGCATACCCAGGTGCCGGTATCAGTGTTGGGTATGTCGGACTGGGGGATCATCGCGGTGTTCCATATACAGCTTAAGTGCTATTTCATAGATGCGTGGCGGTACCTGCCACCGCCACGTGCTAATCGCACGCGCGGCCAGATAGACGCAGCGGGCACAGAGATACAGTTCTGTCGTTTCCGTAGCCGTCAAGATCGCGATAGCCTCGTCCTTAGTCGTTTGACGATCATAGACCAGATACGGCCCGCTTTTGCCCATGATTCCTCCAACAGTACGGGGTGCGGACGTAGCGCAGCGGACTGAACCGGCGATACCTATGCAGATCCCGCCGCCGCCGCCGGGAAGCATGCATCAACCCCTGCATGAACGGGGCCAGTTCGAAATGCTGCGTATGATGATGCTCGAATCTACTCGGTATGCGGCGCATCATCCTTCGTCCTTTCCCGGTCTTCGCCGTGGATAAATGCCTCCGGCGAGGGATACACGGGCGCACTGCAATCCAGGCGATTCGGATCGAACAGGCCCTTCATCGCCGCCAACCGGAGGCGAAAATTGTTCCAGAGCTGTCCAGCCTTTGCAAGCATGATCAGCGCTCCCGCGCAGTGCTGCCCAACTTTGGCACGCTTGCCGCCGACGCCCGTAGTTTTGTGACACTCGAACATTTGGTCGTGGGCAGCCAAGCTGTCACTAATCTCCGTGCGACGCGCACGGCCAAGATACATCGTTCGGTCGGTGCGGAATGGGCAATCAGCGCAGGGCCGCACCAGATCAAAGTGCATCGGACGCTGTTTCATCGAGGGTCCTCATTTTCATCAGGGATCGTTTCACGATCGGGCGGCAGCTTGTTTGGGCATTCGCTGGTGGGGTGATAAGTTGATCCACATTCGTGACACTCGTATTGCCCCGCCTCGTCTTCTTCATCGGCATTCTCAGTGCGGCAGATACAGGTCGTTGGATCAACCAGAACAAAGCTGGCCCCTGGTTCCTCGGCAAGCACATCTCGATAGTTCGCCCCGTCGTATAAACACCCGATTCGTTCTCCGCTTGCGCTTCCGATGATATGGTAGTGCGCGCCAACCCAGGGACAGCGTTGCATCATCGCGTATAACGCATGATGAGCATCCAGGCGACGCATTAAGGTCTCCGGTGACGCATGAACCGATCGAAACACGTCCATTGCCGCTGCTACATACGCCGCCGCCGCCGCCGCAATCTCCTCGTCGGTCGGGATATTGTTTAGAACTGTGCCTTCCCGGAGCCAGTGAGGGATCGATATGAAATGAAGTCCCGCCGGTGACTCGTTCATCAGTTCTCCTTAGTGCTTATAGATGCCCGTCGCCTGCTGGGCATCGACATAGGCCGTGTGCGCCTTCCAGCGCGCCGCTTCATAGGATTCCCAAGTGTGGCAAATCTGCTCCGCAAGCTCCTGGGTCGGTATGCCGGAGGCGATCGTCGTGCGCATGGTCAACTGGGCATCGGGATCACGCCAGTACGAGTTAAGATAGTAGGTATCATCCTCGTCCTGATAGACCAGAAAGGATCGTCGCTGCTCCGGGTGTTCAATAAACATACAGACACATCTCCTGCTTGTGCCTTCAGTATAGCGCATATCAGTGCATATATCAAGGGGGAGTGATACATCACTCCCCCTTGATACGGCTTCCGGTGCGCGGTTGTTAAGGTTTGGCGTACTCGCAGGATCGGGGCAGATCGGGCGGCGCAACGCTGCTATGAAACTCGTTATCCCAGCGCGCCAGATAACTTGCGCACAGATTGTTATAGCCCTGGATCTGCGATTGTTGCGCATCGGAAAGCGACTGGAATTCGATCTTTGCAGCAGCAGGCCACTGAGCAACCTCGTCGCCATGTACCGCTTTGAGGTTGGCGATTTTAGCATCCGTTCCTTGGATGCTGGACGCTGCTGCTTCCAGGCCGCGTCGATTCTCATAGAACCAGCTGTATTCGCGCTTGACGTTCTGAACGCCGGTCCGATCATACGGCTCGTTCTGCCAGTCGGCCCACCAGTTCAGCCGGGTACCGATGATGCCGGTTGCCGTTGCCAGCAGCATGATGACCAGCAGCCAGATCCACCAGTAGCCCAATAACACGCTGAAGAAATAGCTGCCCTCGCGGACATCGGCCCGGAACGCGCGTCGATCACGGACCCGATCATCGTCGTCATAATAGCTCATAGAATCTCCTGCTCGATCCTCTGGTTAGGGTTGGATTGGTACCGTGGTTGGCGTGACCGCCGGAGCGGGATTCCCGCTTGGTACCGGGGTTGGGATAATACGTGGACACTCGGTGACATCGAGATTTGCATCCACGCACTTGCCGTCCATTAGGGCTTTCTCGGCGATCAGCTGTTTTGCCAGCATCTCGCGGTTGATCTCCTGAATACCGTTGTTAAAGCTCAGCGGTTCATTACTGACAATCGGCAGATAGGCTCCCTGTCCTGCCGGAAAGTCACGATAACCGTTGGTGGGCGTTGCACATTGTCGGAAGTCCACGGGTTCGCCATAGGTCCCGTCCCGACCAGCTTGCTCCGTTGTTCCAGCCATGACTTCCACCCCGTCAGCATTCTCGCCGAGCGGGAAAAGAAACGGCCTAAACGTATAATCGCCATCGCTGTGTTTATAGGCGTACTGCGCATCGTTGGGTTCCAGCGACTCGGTGGATGAGGTTGGGCGACCAATACAGGCCAGTTGGAGCGGGGATACCCCATCCGGTCCGAGAAAATACACGAAGTAGATCCCGCCTGGCTGGTCCGTGATCCACTCGATGCGATTGATCATTTGTCGCTCCAAGAAGTTTTCTTTGCCGATCGCTGGAGCAGCTTCAATCGCGGCCTCCGCATTTGGTTGCACCACTGATCCACAGCCGGTCAGGATTAGCACCACTAGGGCCATAATCCCCGCCCACGCACGCCATCTTATCTTCAGCATAGAACTCGCCTCCTTATACGTATTCATACGATCGTGAGCCGATCACGTTACACGATTAATCCTCGCCGTCGCGGATCATAGCGAGATCAAATTCTAACAACGCCTGCCGGAGTACCTTCGGCGGGGGTTTTGCTGTCGCCGCCCGGCGTGTGACCGCCTGATCGTGCGCGGCCTGATCTTTCCACAGCTTGCGCCATTGGTTTTTGCAGACCGGACAGCCGCTCCCGCAGCGGGGATCGCACACCGGACACGCTCGGCCTCCCTTGAGTCCTGCGAGTTTTCGGAGGTAGCGCCCGCAGCAAAAGCAGGCTTTCCGAGCGCCCATGTCGCGCTATCCTTCCTCGCGGCTCAGCCGCGCGAGAGCCAGCCCATACCGTTTGCCGAGTCCCGCCGCCGTCGCCGGAGGAACACCACCAATCCGACTGAGGTTATCTCGGAGATCATGGAGTTTGACCCGCCGGGCCAGATCATTCGTCGCAACCCGCTCGATAAACGCGGTATAGCTTTCGCCTGTTTCCGACCGCCGAGTCAGGGCATCTACGGCATCCACGATCGGGGCTGGAAAGCCGAATCCCCGCAGGTCGTCCAGGGTGTAGCTGGTATCCTCGACGACATCATGGAGGAATCCGACGATCTGTTCCTCCTCCGTCCGTCCGGCCATCGCAACGCGAAACACATGCAGAAGATAGGGTTTATCCTGCTTGTCGCGCTGGCTGGCATGGGCCTCTACGGCGATCTTGATCGCCCGTTCGATCAGGGATGTACCAACCGCATTGTTCGGACTCATTGCTGCCATCACGGTCCCTCGCTTCCTGCTATGTACCAGGAGCATAGCGCACGGCACCGCAAAAGTCAAGGGGTGTTGGAGGCAATGGGCTTGACACGCGCACGCAGGCGCGCTAAGATGCCAGGAACAATGAGTAGCAGGAGCACTAATCTATGGCAGGGCTGAACTATCGTGCGATCGCGCATACCGATTGGTTGCGCAGTATGGCTTATCCTGAAATCCTTACCTTGTGGGAGCGGCTCACGCAGGCCCACGCCCAGCTTAATTGTATGGACGCCACCGAGGGTGACTGGGCCTGCTACGATCAAGCGCTTGCGGATTATCTGACGGCGGTGGAGGCGGTCGCGGATCAGGAGGTTCGTCCGCGCGTGCCTCGCTGCTCCACGATTCGGTGTGGGCCGATTCCTCGGCGGTAGGAGGCCGTATGGCAGCGCGGACCTATGTGGATGTTTTTTGTGATAATTGTGGGAGTTGGGAATCCGGTGGTGGAACGGCCCAGGTGCGGCGTGCGCGTGCCCATGTTGCGCGCCACTATGGGTACCGCACCACGTATGTAGATGGTCACCTCGTCGATCTCTGTCCGCAGTGTCCGACGCTTGAACCTACCGACGCCGATCGGATTAATAATCTTGATTGGAACACCCTGGAATCCGTCGATGTCACCGAAGCCTTCCGGCGGATAACCGCTGCTGAGTCCAGCGTCCGACCGGAGATCAGTGCCCGCATTGACCAGATTGTTGCGGAGAATGCGGCGGTGTGGACGGCCCTTGCACCAGATGACTAGCACCCCCCGAAGGATAGCTGATGGCCCAGATCAACAACGTTGTTCGCTTCTGTGATTTTGGGTGTGGCAATGTGCCAACCCAGAATCGCCAGATTTGTGATGCGTGCCGGTTGCTGGTCGCGCAGGGCATGATCCCGCCGTGCGCGGCCCAATCGGTACAACGCCGCCTGGCCGCGCACGGGTTGGCCGCTGCGGATGGGGAGGAGCCAGCGGATGGACCCTGCTGATCGCTTTGGTTTGCGTCGGTCCCCCATTCTCTTTGACTCGGCCACGGGCTGGATTCTTGATGGTGTTCTGCGCGCGCAGGCGATCTGGCATACCGGCCACCCTGTGTATGCCCTTGGCACCGACGCTCATGCCTATCGACTCGATCCCGATGGATCGGTGTGGAGCGCTACCGAGTCGATCGATTCCCTTGGCGATGACGGCGTGAGTCGGCTCGATTCCCTCTCCTACACACGGACCGACCGCCGGTGGGATGCGGCCTTTGCCCATGTTGCCAGCGTCGATCCGCCCCAGGATCTGGCACCGGCGCTGCCGAATATCCCCGATCTGTGCCCGCACTGTGGGCACCCGGCAAATCGCCCGCCGTGGAATCATTCCCGCCTGTGTCCCGTCTGGCGTCCCGCTCCCGCGCGATCGATCTAGGAATCCAGGCAATCACGAAGATACACGTCCACCTGCTCGTTAGCACCAATCCGCTGCTTAATCTGTAAACTCTCGCTTAAGGCCACCAACAGCCGATGCATGGCCTGATCCTGCGCTGGAACTGGGCCGAGGGTCAAAATAAAGAGCCAGGTGTACGTTGTTTTTTTGGAACTCACGAGATTTTCCTCCTGTATAAAACTGCGGCGGTGACTCAAAGGAGTCACCGCCGCACTGGGGGGCGTGGTCGGATGGGATACTGCTGCCTGTCTATACTATCGTATATTGATGCGTATGTCAAGAGTTGGATCACCCGATCACCACGGGGAAGAAGCGCCATTCCGGCCCCGTGCGGTGGTCGCGATAATGGGCGGCGTTTGATCGTAGGGCATCCATGATCCCGGCAACCGTGGTTTCTCGTCGCCAGACCTTGACGAACGGAAGATCGGGATAGGTATAGGCGTATGGCTCCCGGAGAAAGTGAATCACGCCGGTATTTGTAGAATACACGACGGCCACCAGGAGATCGCTGTCCTGGAGTACGTCAAATCCAACGACCGTCCCGATCTCGTCGTTCTCGGCGTCCGCGCCTGCGATGACGACCGAGTCGCCCAGCGCAGCTTGCATAATGGTATAGCCGGTTATCCGTAACGGCATGGTCTCGCTCCTTTCATCGCCAGCGACTCTCTGCATCAGCTTAGCGCAGTTCGGCGCGTATATCAAGGGTACGACTGTCAACGACGATGATACCTATCCAGGTCGAGGGCGGCGGCGGCGGCGGCGATCGACTCGCGTGCCTGTTCCAACGAGGCGGCATGATCAACGCTCGCGACCTGCTTCAACGTCACGAGATCGATCGCCAGCGCGGCATACGCGGCCTGCGCTTCGGGTTGGGGCACCGCATACACCAGAGTCAAACAGCCTGCGTGCAGCCTGGTTTCGAGGAGGTGCCAATAGTCAGGAACGCAGGCCGCGCGCTGGGCGGGATGGTCGATCATGGGGTGAGACATAGCGGAGACTCCTTAACGGGTACGATGAAGGGTACGATGAAGGTCGGCGACCAAGGCTTCGAGTTCCTCGGTCGAGAGCTGATCAATCGCCGCACGGGTGAGCGTGCGCTGGAGCCTATCGAGGGCCGCGCTGCGCCGCGCTGCGTCATCCGCGCCGGGCTGCGCTACCGGAGGGCGCAGCTCCGCCTGATAGGCGCTCTGCGCCGCGTGGACGATCGCCTGACGGCGGGCCGGTTCCAGCAAGGCGTGCAGTTCCCGGCATGCCTGGATACAGGAGGCCCGTGTGTCCACGACCAACTGATCGCCTGCGGTGGAGACACGAGGGACCAGGGGGATCTGCATGGTTTGCTCATACAGAAAGCGATACACCGTGCGCCATCCTGATTCACTGAAGTCGCCGAGATGGTCGCTGGCCTCCTGCGCCGCCTGAATCGCCGCAGCAAGCTGCGGGATGGCGGTCTTGCGGAGGTGGTGCAACGCGCGATAGGCCTCCTCCGCAATGTGAGCAGCCCGATCACTGGCGATCAGGTACGGCAGCCCGGCGGTGATGCGATCGTGCTCAGATGGCCTGGGCATACGCGATCTCCTCGGCGCGCTCGGTTGGGCAGGTCGCCTGCCCGAATCCACTCGCGGCAGTGTCCAGCGTGATCGCCGCGCTCGGAATTGAGTCGACGGTCACCCAGCGATAGATGGGTCGCCAATAGTCGGCCCGGCGGCTCGGCTCCAGCTCACGGACTTGAATCTTCCCGTCCGGCAGCGTGCGATAGACCTGCGCGATCATGCGATCGGGCTGGCGGCGATCTGCCGGGATGAGGTGGGTTCCGCCCTGCGCGACTAACAGGGGACGCAGGATTGCCCACGGGCGCATCATCCGAGTCATGATCCAGGCTCCTGTTAAATGGAATAACTACAGATCGAATGAATCGTGTCGGCGATGTTGAGCTGTAACGGGCGGTTCAGGGTTTCGGTTGCTTCATGGACCAAAAACGCGGTCCCTTGCCAGCGAATCTCGTAGCTGGCCGCACCGTGATTCCGTTGCACCGCCCCAGGTCGAATCACATACAGGCCATCTGGAGGAACGCCCTGCGGTTTTTCCTGGCTGCGGTGCGGAATCAGAAATGCTTGATTGGTAAACCAGATCCAAAGCTTCAAGCTGATCCCGGCCTTCGGCGGCTCACTAGGGGTAAATCGTTGTCCCATCCCTGTTCTCCCATCTGGTGGCTAATGCCACGGAAACACCTCGTATTTGCCACTCACCCACTTCAGGACTCGGAGTTGATCATCGATTCGTTCGGCCTCGCGTCGCCAGCGCGCGATCGTCTCAGTAATCTGCCAGAAACTTGGTCGATCATCCACAAGCTGTGGATGGACCACATCGCGGCAGTGTTGGAGTAAGAGTGCGTGCAATTCCTGACTGCGCCGTTCAAGCTTGGCGATCTGATCCGCGATCTCGGTGGCTGATCGCATCTGCGATGGCGAGTCGTCGATCGCCGCAGGGGGCATGGATTCGGCCATACTACCCTGCACTCTCGTTGTGGTCAGCTGGATACATGGATTGACGGAGGCTTTCGATGCGCGCCTCGGTGTTGGTATAACCCTGGACCGCCTCGGTGTCGAACTGCGCGCAGATGCTCTGCATGGTTGCGGTTTGGTCCTCGGTCGGGTAGATCCCCAGCGCGCTGGGGATGATTCCAGCATCGATCCCGGCGCTATTAAGCGCCGCCTGTAATTGGATGGCCCGCGCGTAGGGCAGGCCGGTGACGAGGTACCGCATGGATTCTCCTTGCTCATCGGTCATTAATCGGGATCGCTGCATTCCCATTTCGTCTCCGCACGTTGGTCATCCAGCAGATCTTTGATGAGATCTTGTTGCTCTGGCGGGAGCTGCTGAAGGAACGTGATAATCTGCTGCTTTCGCTCCGCACTGAGCTTGCCGTTCCAGAAAAAGCTATCCTCGTGTCGTGGAAGCAGGGCCATCGATCGTCTCGCTTTCGCGCTTCGGACTCAGAATCCGTCGCTCCTCGAAATACGGCTGGATTGGGGGAAACCACGACTCCCACTCCTCGGCATCCATCGCGATCCGGTCTTCGACGGTTGCAATGCGCGTGCGGGCCGCGTCGTCGGCGAGGGGCTTCCCCAGACGCTCCCAGATGCCGTAGGCGGCGCGTTCTGGGTCGCCCAGTTCGACATCTCCCTCGTCGATCTCGTAAAAGTCCGCCGCCGCCGCTTCGATCGCGTCTATATTGCCTGGCACGTCGTTGAAGTCCGGCAGATAGCCGTGATACAACAGGTCAAAACAAAACACCGCAGCGGCTTCCGTAATCCGAGCTGTGGCAAACCACACGCGCGTTTCATAGTCACGTCGAATCTTCGTCGCGGCGGCATCATTCGGCTGCATGGGCATCGTGTCCTCCTTCATTGCTATAAGCTTAGCGCAGTACCTAGCGTATGTCAAGGGGTTTCGGCGTCCACCTGGCCGGGTTGGGAGTCAGGGTAGGTCCACCGCTGATACCGCGTGAGCGCCAGCCAGCCGCCTGGACTCAGCGCTCCATCTCGGTGCGTTTTGCTCCACCGATCCTCCCATTGACGCTGGACCAACCCCCGCTCAGTCACGCGGCCATACAAGCGCGCTGCCGCACGCTCCGAAATGCCGAAATGAATCATGGCTCCGCAGATGACCGCCTGCGTTGGGTGGCTCATCATTGACATCCACGGCAGGCTGACCATAAACGCGGCCATTGCCTGATCGGTAATCCGAGGCGGCATGGGTGACTCCTTGCGGCGGCTTAGATCAATCGATAGATTAGCGCAACAGCGTCGTCACCAAACCGCTCGCGCACCACATCCTCGGTAGAACGATCGTCGGGAACCCCAAGCCAGGCATCGAAGGCGACCACATCAAAGCCGATGTCGATAAACGGGGTGATTGGCACCCCGAAGGTCCGCTGAAACGCCTTTCCGTGGGCATGGCATTTTCGGTGCAAGTCGCCCAGGACCGCGAGAACGCTCCTGGGTTCTGATTCAGAAGATGGCGGCATAGGTATTACTTTTTAAGCGGCACAAGCGGCGTTGTGCCTTGCCGGGGCCTACGCGCAGGCTGCGCGGCGGAGGATGGTGGTGCCGTAGGCGTCGAGTGGGGCGCGGGTGAGCCATCCTGATACAACCGCTCCATGATCGTGATGATCTGTTTACGACTTCCATGCTGCGGTCGTTCGGCGCTGCTCAGCGGGGCAATGCTATAGGTCTGCCCTCCCATGAACCGCAGGAGCCAGGGCCGGTCCTGGATCGTGAACCGGCACCCGCCGGGACACTTGCGGGCCTTTGCCGCTGCGCCTTTGAACATGGCCTCCGCGCGTATCCGGGGAGTCACATCTTCGGGGCGAATGATCTGGGTATAACCAAGTTGAAAGCTGATTCCTTCATCGAGTCCGAGATCCTTGACCTTGATCGTCAGGCTGGTTCCGCCACCGGCCAGGGCCGCTTCAAAGTCGGCGATGGGCAACGGCTCAGCAAAATCATCACCATACCCTCCGTCGTTCGGCCCTGATCCGGCGGCATAGACGACCGGCGGACGGGAGGCATAATCGCCGTTGCTCATCAGGTACCAGCCCTGATCATGGACAAACAACAGCTGCGGGTCGGAACTCGTCGTTTTGGCGTGATCAACATGGGCAGCGATCTGTTTCAGGTTAAATCGGAAGGTCTGTGTATCGATCATCCTCGTATCCTTTCGTGCTTCGTCTGCTGGACAGCTTACCGCGTAGGCACGCGCACGTCAAGGGGTAAGATCGGGTTAAAGATAATCTTCCGAGTCCATCGCCGCGCGCAGCCGCTCGACCTCGGCGGGATCAACCTGGCGCAGCGCGGGCGATGGGTCGTTGGAGTCACGTGTTGCGAGGGGCGGGATTGGAATATCCTCGACTTCGGCGAGTGGGCTTACTCCGGGACGACGCACGGCGCGATTTCGTGGAGGAACGGGTGGCGTGGCGGGACCAGGGGACTCCGGCGGCGGCGGCGGTCCTCCCTGGGCCGCGACCCGCGCCTGAATCGCGGTAGCTCCGGCAGCTTCTTGCTCGGCAATCCACTCCTGCCCGGTTTGCCAGGTGCGCACCGCCCGTCGCGCAGCAATGCGTTGGAGATCTGCGGTTTCCGACGCCGCATCAGCGGCATCATCGATGATGTCGTCCAGGGGCAAGGCCAGGAAGTGCCGTGCCCGATCGACGACTTTATCCAGAAACGGACGAATGATTGCCACCGCGCTGGTCGTATCCCCACGTTCCAGCGCGGCAGCAACCAGATCAAGGAAGCGTTTGTAGGGATAGTCGGGATCACTCGTCATCGCACCACCACCTTCACCTTTTGGGCATCCTCACCCTCCCGCAGCTGGCGCAGCTCGTCCGGCGTGTTCGGCACCACGGCATAGCCGTCTCGCGTTCGTTGGAACGGATACACGGTGGAGTCGTGCTCGTTCCACGGTGGCATGACAGTGCGCAGTGCTCCGCGGCACTGCGGGTCGGGGCACTCCATCGTATCCCAGTGGCCGGGATTGGGCACGCCACCCTCGTCGCGCGGCCCTGGCCGAAACAGGAGATCCCCGGCCCACGGACGATAACACCGGGCGCACCGGAAGAGTCCGGGGGGAGGATAGTCCGGCACGCCATCGGCTAACAATAATGCATGGGCTTGATGGTACACATTTAACATGGGCGCTACCGGATTGCCATCACTCCGATGGCGCAAGATCCGAAACGCCCACCCGCCCAGGGTTTGCGCATACTTCGATGATGTCCCGATCGCTGCCGCGATCTCATCCCAGGTCCGATACCCCCCGCCCTCGTGATCAGTGGACGTGGGCATCCCCGTACGATACGCGGCAACTAAGCGGAGCACGGGACCCTTCTCCGGTTTCCGCAGGCGCGGATGTGATTCAATCCAGTGCAACGCCTCCATGAGCACCGGCCTAAGATAGTGGCCGTGGGCATCCAGGTTAAACGGTAAGACCCGTGCTGCTGGAATCTGATCTTCCGTCCATTGATTCCACGGATCGATGATGGTTTGGATCGTATAGCGATCCAGAATATTGGTCAGAAACCGTGCTTCAGGACTGATCAGATTGAACCAGCGATAATACGTAAATTCATTTGCCCGCATGCGGTGCCTCCACAGATGGTGTTGATCGTCGCCGAGTCAGCGATTGGTGCGCCATGCGCCACCGGATGCGCCAACTGATCCCCATGAGCCGTGCCCACGATTCCAGCCGGTAGCGTGCCCAGGCGCGCGTCCGTCCCCTCATGCTTCCTCCGGGGGATCAGGGAATCCTTGCTGCTGTCGAATATACCGCTTAATGGTCGCCATATCCCCGACTACCAGAGCGGTGCGTTCCCGAAGTAAGATCCAGCCGTTCGGGCTGTCCATCAAGCTCACTGGCCCCAGTCCCGGTAACGTGCGTGTGGCCCGACCCGTCAGGGTCCGGGTGCGGCTATTGGTCGATCGAACATGGGCCGCCATTGCCTGGAGATCCGTTTCCGTAAAGGCCCAGTCCTGCTCACGCATCCGCTGTTCAAGCTGCGGATCAACCGGCTCACTGGCCCGGCGTGGTCGTCGAAACATCTTGCTCCTCTTTCTGCTACGCACGCATCTTACCGGAGCGGGCCGAGGTCGTCAAGGGGTTATACAGAGATCATACAGGGTTGGACGGGCAGACGTGCCCCACTGTCGCCGCTCTGATCATGGTCCACGTCTAGGGGTGCTGTTCGGTGGGGCGGGTAATTCGATCGGCGTGCATACTGGGGAGCTGGTCCTGGCTTGGGAAGCTCCACTGGTAGTGGTCGAGACCATCATCGACGGGCCAGCGTTCGGCCAGCATAAGATCGCGGCGCGAGATCCCATGCGCATCCATCTGATGTTCCTGCATCGCGATCAAGGAGCATGTTTGGAAACAACACGCATCGATGAGGCAGGTGAGTCGCCATGTGCCGGATCGATCGGCGGCGGGGCGAGGGACGCCAGGAACCCGGCGACTTTCCCCCCAGGCGTGGAGTCGCGCACCGAGGTGATCCCGCTCATGGCTTCGTGCCCAAAGCAGGGCCGCGCGTGCGGCGATCTCCCGCGCCTCTGATGGGGGGACGTACAAGATGGTGATGGCCGTGGCGCTCCGCAGAGCATCCTCATGGGCGTGCCCCATTTCCCTGCGTACTCCATACATCGCAGCGGCGGCCTGGTAGCCACGGCTGGCCGGGGTGCCAACCTCACACGGGCTTTTTTCCACGACGGGTTCCTTTCACTGGTGGGGGAATCTTGGCCTTCCCCCCGGTAATGACGAGACCGGTGTATCCGAACGCGGTACGATTCGCCAGCGCTTCTTGGTACGACTGGATCGCCCGATTTAAGTAGAGAACCACCGGGTTGTCGGCAGAAAAGACGACCGCCGCCGCCGCCGGATCAATCCCATCGGCTTCGCACGCGCGGACCCAACACTGCCGCACCGTGGCCGCCCAATCCGCCACGGTGGCATCCCCCATCCGATCGATCTGCTCAACCGCATCCATCAGGAGTCTCCGGAGGCGGTGACGTAGTGGCTTCAGCCAGGGTGAGCGCAAAGGTGTGGACCGCAAGATACTGCTCCATCTCGCCGACAAACGCACGAACCGCGGCTCGAATCAGGGGGTCGGTTTTCTGGAGTTGTCCTTCCAAGAGATACGGGTACCGTGCGACGACGTGCAGCCGATCCGCAAGCTCGCGCACGGACTCTGCCAAATCGGACTCAGGGTCGGGAAGATTCTGAGACATCAGGAGCCTCCTGGGGTTGCCTGCGCGTGGCACGCGGCGGATTCGCCGCGTGCCACCGCAACAGGTCGTCCCGATCAATAACGTACTGGGGCCGGGTTGCGGTGCCCAGGTTGCGGGCCGGGAGCTTGCCGGATCGATACGCCCGGCGGATGGCATCGGGACTCCGCTTCACGACATGGGCCGCTTGCCACGGCGACAACGCTTGAAAGATCATCTCGGCAGATCCTTCTGATCGCACCCGTGCGCGAGAATCAGCGGTGTTTCCCCATTCGCAGCCGCCGCTGCGACCATCCAACGAAGTCGGCGCTGCATGGCCGCATTCCAGCGTGCCCGGAGGTGACGGTCACTGATAGTGATTCCGGCGGCCTCGATCGCCAACCGGGCATGTCGCCCGGTTGGTTGGTCATCAAGAATCGCATCAATCCGCGCGACCAGCGCCGGATCAAGGTCCGCCAAGGGACCGAGATGTTCCTGGGCCAATTGGCGAACGAGATCGGCGGTTTTCCGTATGGAACTCATGGCATTTCCTCCCAATACTGCGCCATTGCCCGATACGCCGCCGCCGCCGCCGTTTCCGTCGCCCGCCGATCGGGATGGTCGGACGAGTAGCCAGCAACCACATGGTGCTGATCCGTCGCCGCGCACAGATCAGCATAGAGCTGCTTGCCCCGCTCATCGAGACTTTCCCACACGGCGATCAGACGCAATCCCACGGCTGCCGGATCGGCTGCTGGATCGACCACCGGATGATACAGCAGGATCGCCTTCTGGTCCGCGTTGGCTTCCAGCAGTCGTTGCTCGGCAGCGATGCGCTCCCGGTCATCTCCAGGCCGGTCCAGGACGGCCACCAGAGCATCGGCGGCGACACACAGGCGAATATACCCACGTTGGGCTAACGGTAGGAGCGTGGACAGCTTCCGTGCCCGCAGGGCATCGCGGCGATCATCGGGTGCGGGTGCTCCGTCTGGGTCGATCATTCCGGTGCCTCCTTTTCCCATAGCCAGCCATGACTATCAAGCCAAAAAGCGTCCTCGACCTGAATGCGCCACCACCGGCCAACTTTGACCGGCTTCCACGCCAAGCGGGCCAGCGCTCCAACCATGTCGGCCTCGGCCATGATGCGCGCGTCGCGGCGGGTGCGAAACTCCTGGATGACCGTATCGGTGCCTACCACCTCCGCTGCGGTATGCGCGGTAGCTCCTTTATACGAGTAGGTCATAGTGGATTCCATCCATTCAACATCTGGCGCGTTGTTGTATAGGTTGCCAACAGCGCGCGGAGATGGCCGTGCCGGGATCGGATGGGGTGCCGCGTTTCGTCTCTGCCGCGGACCTGGATCGCACTGAGCACGTCCTTGGCGGTTCGTGTCGGCTCAGCAGTGGCATGGTCGTCGATTGCCAGGTCCACGGCGGCCTGGAGTGCCCACTTAAACCCTTGTGGAGTATCGAGATCGATCGGGCCGGTGGGCCGCGCTTTCGCGCCGGTCTGAAAGTGTCCTCCGGCGGCACAGATCCGAGCCACGGTTTCCCAGCTATATTCGTATTCCGCCCCGGTTTCGCGATTCTGAATAATCGGGAACCGGCAGCGCAGGCCGACCAGGCGGGCGTCCGCGCCATCAATGGTTTTGACCTGTTCCATCAGATCGCGCCGTCGCTCGTACTCAACCCGCGGGAGGGCGCGTTCCAGGTTATCCTGCATGGGTGTGCTCCATCACCGGCACCGGACGCTCACAAATCTCCAGTACCTGGCTGGGATAGATATGGAGGATCGTGTTGCATCCGATCACCCGGATGCGGAGGCGTTTCCGGTTCACCCGCAGCACCTCCGCACGGGAATTGTCGTGGATGTGGGGAAGCCCGGCCTCGCCGGTCCATTTGAGCCGGATGCGATCACCCGTGCGGAAGCGCTCGGTGCTGGTGTACGGAGACGGTTTCCGCCAACCGTCTTTGGCGATCAGCGTGCCGATCGCGTCATACTGCTCGTGCATTACTGTTCCCTTCCCATGCCCCGCAGACACATGGGACAGGGACCGAAGTCCTCGCCGTCGTAGTGCTCCGCGTGGAGTGGACAGACATTGGTATGCGGAACCTGATCGCGTTGAAATAGCTTATAGTGCATGGCCCGGTCCATATCGGCCCGATCCGCCGCCTGAATCGCATCGTCCCATCGGCGTTCCTCGTGCCAGCCGTAGATCTCGGCGCGTCGTCGTTGGGCGGCAAACAGATCGTGGGCGCGGCGCTCGCCGTCTGTGAGCGAGTCCCACAGGGGAACGATCTCGCGATCAAACCGGGCCTGCCGCTCGTAGCGTGCTTGCGCGTGGGCGGTCATCCCGGCCCATTGGGCGCTCACCGCTTCAAAGCTCTGCCCCCGGACGGTCATCTGAGCCATGTGTCGTATCCTTTCTCGCTCGGCGGGATCGCCGGTTCGTCATGCTCAGAGTATAGCGCAGTTTGGCGCATACGTCAAGGGGTGGTGACGGGTTGGGGGGGAAGTCGAGGATCAGCGTCCAAAAGCTCAGCCAGGCCAGCGCGATCCAGAAGGCGGCCATCGGACACACGCTGATGGTGTAGATCGCCGCCCAGATAACCAGGAGCCAGGATACCCACCGAGGAACCCGAAACGTCATGGCCGCATTGTTGGATGCAGGACGGCCCAGATTTGACTCGCTAAGTCTTGACGTGCCCGTTCGGCGGCCCAGTAGGCATCGGGGGTGACGATCTCCGTCGTCACGGAGGCGACGTTGTGCAACAGCCGGATGGCATTCACTAGGGCTTCAACATCATCGGTACGCATCGGTTCTTTCAGCGCAACCGTCAATACATGGACTCGATCCGTCATCAGGATTCTCCTTCTTGTTGTTCTGGGGATTCCGCCGGGATGGACAGGCTGGCTCGACGTAGGGTGATCAGTGCTTCCACGCAGGAGGATCGCAGCGCGTGGAGCTGGCGATCCTGATCGTCGATCCAGTCAATCGCTGTCATGAGCGCGACCCTGTGGGCGTCGTCGAGCGACAAGGCGGTTTGGTCTCGAATCTCGCGGATTGTCACGCGGAGGGAGTCTTCATGACTCCAGCCGTTGGATCGTCCGTACGCATAGCTGGTGCGCGCAACAAGCTGCGTCGGGGATTCGTGCTTATGCTTAGGCAGGGGAGTCTCATTCCCTGCCCCGGCCTGGCTCTGGTTCTGCATGCGGAGCTTGACAGTAGCGAGCAGCGGCTGATACACCGGCAGGAGATGCCTGAGAATGGCCTGAGCAAACCCGTGCGGTCGCGACCGGGCGCGGTCGCTCACCGAAACCGCCGCCAAGTCATATTCGTCCGGCTGGAGGAACTGGCGCTCTGCGTCGCTATAGCGTCCGATCACCACCAGCGCTTGTGGATCGTCGCCCGTTCCTTCGGCACGGATCAAGAGGCTCGCCCCTCCGCGATCGGTGAGCACACCAACGGTGCTAGACCGGTAGCGTGGGTCCTGATTCCAGCTAAAGGACTGATCGGCCTCATTCAGCGCGAGGCGCAGCCGTTCCACCAGATCATCAAATGTGGTCATGCGTCCTCCGGGGAGAGCGGATCAATCTGCACAAAGGCGGGATCAGTCCGGTCCCACGTGTCATCCATGCCCCATTGCCGCCAGGCCCCTTCGCTCATGCCGGTCAGCGTGCCTTCCAGCACCAACCAATACGCCTTCCCACCGGGTTGTCGAATGCGCTCCATCCGATGCGTTCCGGCAGGAATGGTTGCATGGCCGCGCCGTCCAGGGGGCGTTGTCCCGTCCAGCACAACCCACTCGCGCTGCAACGTAACCAGGAACGTTTCACCGATCGGGCGCTCCACCGGGTGCTCGGTCCCTTCCGGGACTGATTCGGGGATCGGGCAGCAGTCACAGTCCCGCCCGTGGCAGAGTACGCCACAATTACAGCGCCCGACGCCACGAATGGAATCACAATCGCTGTAGTGGACCTTCAATGGTTCAGGCATCTTCGATCTCCACATAGGCATAGGGGTTCCGATCAATCACCTGCATGCGCCGATCCTCAGCGGCCAGAATATCGGCCCGTTCGTCGGGATGCGTAGGATGCAGGTCGCCAAACGGCAGGCGCTGCCGTATCCCAGATCGGAGCCATTCAACGGTCACGGTGACTCGATTGACCCGGATCACCTCGGCGTACATTTGGGTCATGCCGAAGGCGCGGGTGTCGTGCCATTTGAAGACGATCATGCCGCGGTGAACACCGTCGTGCGTACCCATGCCCCTATCCTTCCTTTGCCGTGCCAGTATAGCGCAACTATGCGCGCACGTCAAGGGGATGGAGCAAGGTTGTTGCGCCAGGTGACATGCGCGAATCTTTGCGCTATACTATGGCTATGATTATGAATGCCCCGCCAGGGATACCGCTCGCGGTATCTGGAATCAACGGGCCGATGCTCGTGCCGCACGGCGTGCTTCAGGGCCGAGTCTGTGTGACGGTTCGGCTTGCGAAGTCGATCGGGAGCGCCTGCCTGCCCGGCGAGATCCTCCGATCGGTGCGGTCGCGTGCGCCTGGCCCCACGCTGATCCGGCTCCTCGACAACCAAACGGATCAGCCAAGTGCGATCCGTTTGTTTATCCAGGCCGTCCATGAGCGCGAGGATCAGGTGGTCCTCGAATCGCCGCCGGTTCCTTCCGAATCGTGGCACCGGCTGCTTGACTATTTAGTGGTCACAGTGCCACGGACGACCGGCAGCGTGATCGATCAGGCGCAGGCCGTCCGTGCCATGCTGGCACATGGTCCATCGCGGGGGAGTATTCAGGTAACCGTGCGCACGCCGGATGATTATGAGCGGAGCCGCCTGATCGCGCGCGTCATTCCCGAAGCGGCGCTGTGTTTAACCGTTCCCGATACGCGGCTGCGGGTGCGCTGTTTGGAAGCCGCCGCCGCCGCCGGATGGCAGCGGGTCACGATTCAAGATGCGTTGTATCTTGCGCACGATGCGTGAGCGGAGGAAGCATGCCAACGCCCTGTTTTTGGCTTGAACCCGGTGATCAGGTCGAACGATGGCTTCGGCGGTTCACGTATGGATCGAAGCGTCCCTGTGCGGTGGGATCGGCTGGACATGAGGCCCAGCGACGGATCGACGACGCCGGGGCGGCGCGCAATGCATCCGGCCTGATCCAAACCAGCGGGGATCTCTGGCCGCATGATGATCCCCGCTGGCCCACCAGCTGCGATGCCTGTGGGGTGGTCTTTACCGACGACGACGAGTGGCAGGTCCGGCACGAGCAGATCTTCGTGGTAACCACCACTGTCCCAGGATGTTTGATCGTTCCGGGGAGTCGGTATGTCCTGCGTTTTCAGGCACCGCCGGACGGGACTCCCGCTGCCCCGCCAGGAGCGATGTGGGATGCTCCCTGGCTGTCGTTCTGGCGGGGCAGCGATGGGCGGAGTTTAACGGTTCGCTTGCCGGATGGTCGTGACTGGAGCATTGACGGGCCAAGCTCGCGCACGGGTGATCCGGGGTGGACCCGATCAGGCACCCCACCGATGATCACCGCCCAGCCGAGTATCTTAACCGAGCGGTATCATGGATTTCTTCAGGCCGGAGTCCTGACCGACGATCTGGAAGGACGAACCTATGGTTGAGTTGATTGGCCCGCGACCCGATGGCTATGATGTGGTTGTGGATGGGTATCGGGTGCCGTATCTGACTGCCCACCCTGTCAATCCCCAGGATCAGGCAGACTCTGCCGCGATCGAGCTGGTGCTGGATCGTCGATTTTGCATTACGATCCTTCGCGGTAATCTCCACCAGATCGGGTGGTTTCTTGGGCAGGCAATGGCCGTTGCCGCAGGTTATTCGTCCCTGGGACCGCATGCGCAACCGATGAATCGCTTTCAGGTCCAGGTTGCCGAGATGGTTTTTCCTGACGGCATTTCCGATGATCGCCCCACGCCGCTGACGGCTTAACGAGAGGAGGGTCCGATGGCAGAATCCTTTTACCGCATTCGGAATAATGCCCGCCGGACGTGCCGGATCTGTAGCGGACAGCACCCGTATATTGGGTATAACGAGCACGACGATGGACCACGGGCCATCATCTTTGGCCCGGATGCGCAAGCGGTGCCCTATGTCCTGGCTCCGTTCGTTCCTGCCGCGCGTATCGTGACGGTCGATGATACGAGCGAGGGGTGGAGTGCCATTGAAGCGACCTCTCCACCGCTGACGTATCGAATCGTTGGTGAGGATCTCGTGTGGGAGGTCGCTCCCGCTTCGGTTAAGCACGTGTCCCCCGATCCGACCCATCCGATGAACGCCCGTGCCCTGGTTGATGCCCCAACCGCGATTGCCCAGCGCGCGGCCCTCGCCCGAACCGATACCACCTGGATTGGATTTCAGAATGAAGTGTGGTCTCGCTCCCCTGGGGGGCAGCCGGGCGGCGAGGAGCCTGCGACTGCGTATCTTGGCCCGGTGGTTGATCGGCCCAAAGATCTGGAAGGTCGGTTGCCTGATCTTCCCTTGGGCCTGCGGTTTGGGTATCAGGGCGATGGATCGGGGCGCTTCTATGCGAAGTTGAGTGTGGATAGCCCGGTCGCCCGCCTGGTCATCGCGGATACGATCCAGATCCTGCATCAGCTCATTCTTGATACGTTTCCCGATGAGTCCCCCCCGGCTCCAGGGCCGATTACACGGGCAGCACTGCGTATGGGGCACTGGACTGTTCCAAACCCATTACCTGCTGGGCCGAGTGAGATCCCCAATCTCGGCAAAGGGCCATTGCAACGCTGGGGTGGGCAGACCGTCTCGCAACCGGCGGTGCGAATCACCGCCGATCCCTCCGGGGCGCGGATCGCCCTGGACCGCGTGCGGGACCGCCAGGCGCAGCTCGCCGGAGTCACGTCCGGATCAGCCGAGTATTTCAATATCCTCCGGCAGTGGACCGAGGAGGATGCGGCCCGCGATCGGCAGGTTGCGCAAGAAGTTGAGAAGGCGATTCTGCGGGCCGAGGAGCAGACGATTCGCCAGGTGTATGGGTTTGCCACGATTCAACGGCCTCCGTACAGGGTGTCGGCCAAAATCGAGCCATCGGACGATCCCAACGATCCGTGGCTGGTGTTTGACGCGGAGGGCAGCCCTTGGATTCCGGCAGGCAAGGAGGTCCGAATTCGGCAATCGGCGTTTGCGGGGACCCAGCACACGATTGCGAACACCCACCGCACGATGCAGCGGCACCTGGAACGTCAGACTATCGATCGTATTCAGGAGTCCCTCGCGACGAATGTGGCGGATTTCGACGCCCAACTGCGCCGCCATCCCGCGGGAACCGATCAGTTTCTTCCACTCCTGACCCGCCTCGTCCGCTCCCAGTTGATCTATCCCCCTAGCAGCTCGACTCTCCAGCAGCTTCTTTCGCAGGCCATTCAGGTCCAGGACACCACGCCACCCTCGAACTGGACCGTGCTCCTGGAGCCGACGCATCCGTGGGCGGCAGGATCAACGGTCTGGATACAGACGGCGATGGTGGATGATCACTGGCCGTTACAGATTCTGGTGCGCCTGGCGGCGCAGGGTGCTGCGGAGTAACCTATGCGTGATCGTCCCGACGACGACGAGCTTGCTTGGGCAGTGATGCATTGGACCCTTCCGCCGAGTGAGCACCTGCCGGTCTTTCTGGTGGCCGGTGATACGTTCAATGGGCAGTCCGTCCCCTGTGCCGGGTGGGTCGGCGAGGACGGCTGGCACCCGCTAGTGAAAGGCACAACAATGATGCTCCCAACGACCCCCGACGCGCTGATGCAGGAGATGCAGGCGCTGCACGAGCGGCTCCTCCAGACCCCGATTGGAAGCGACGGCTGGATTCCCGTGGTCGCTGAGCAGATCCATACGCAGGTCCCTCATCTTTCCCTGTTATCGATCTGTGTTCTCGTGGAAACCTATCTCCAGGTGCATCCTGACTCTGCGCCGCCGCCGCCGGACCAGTGGATTCCGCTGCTGCCGGAAAACGATCCGGTGGTTATCCCAGGGATGCGCCTGTATCTCCGACGCGGGATTATGCCAGGGATGGAGCGTCTGGAATCGGAGATTGCAGCCTATGTCGCAGCACTGCGCTCCTGACTGCCGCTGCGGGAAACATCGTGGTCGGTCGCTGACGGCCCAGGATGTCACGCGCATGGCGAATCAGATCCGGCGGGGATGGTCCAGCACGGCGCTCCGCGCGCTGGTGATTCGCGCGGCCCGGCAGCAGCTCGCGGCACAGCAGCGGCAGCAGGGCTATCCGCGCGGCAAGATTTCGCACGGGGAAGTCTTAACAGCGGCAGTGCTGAACAGTTCGGGGATCGCCTATCGCTGGCAGGCGCAAGTTGGTCCCTACCGTGTTGATTTTCTGGTGGGGCGGGTGGTCCTGGAGATCGATGGGTCGCAGCATCATCAGCTGACCCAGCGGCGGCGCGATCAGCAGCGCGATGCCGATCTCGAATCCCACGGCTATCGCGTCGTTCGGGTGGCAGGATCGGATCTCCGGGACGATCCCGCGCGCATGATCCTGACCGCATTGGACCTGTAGCATGGTATGCTATCTCTACCTACCGAGGGAGGATGCAATGGCAAAGCAACAAAATCCGAATCAGCGCGTGCCGACCCCCCGTGGCACTCCCCCGCGCAATGCCGAACGCGGCCCACAGGAACCACGAACGCCCCATAGTGTCGGGAATACCCGGCCCGATCCGGGCGTGGAGCCGTCCCATACCCGACCCGTGAAACCTCCGACGAGTGGTGGGAGGCGACGATGACCGATCGGCCAGCGCCCTATCAGATTGATCCGCAGTTCGTCGATCGCTTCGGGCGCGTCCGTGAATTCGATCCCGCATCGGAGCAGTTTCCGATGCGGCGACGGATTGCGGCAGCCTTTGGCACGGAGCGCCCCCGCTTTGCCGTCCGTCGTCGTCACTATCAACGCCCTCCACGCGCCTATACCCAGCGCGGCGGGACCTGCGTTGGGCATGGGATGCGGTGGAAGCTCGATTGTGGCCCGTTCATGCTGGGCACCGGGCGATGGTATGCCTTTACCCCCACCGGGCCAGATCCCTATGCTATCTATACCGAGTCGTGTAAACATGATGTGTGGCCGCAAAATGATGCGGGTGACCTGCATTTCGGTACGTCGGTGCTGGCAGCGGCGAAAGCCTGCCAGAAGGTGCTGCGGGCTATTCCCCCACGCCACCAGGAGCCGATCCCCCTGGTTGGCGAGTATACTTGGGCCTGGGAGATTCAGCCGGTGATCGACCATCTGCTTGGTGGCCTCGGCTGCGTCGTTATCGGCGTGGATTGGTACGAGGGGATGCTCGAAACGGACGCCGAAGGATTCCTGCATGCGACGGGGCGGGTGGTCGGTGGGCACTGCGTGTGTTTAGATGGGGTTGATCTTGGGAAAGTCGGAACTGATTCCGAGCCGATCCTGTTTGGCACGAATAGCTGGGGCGATGATTCCTGGGGATTTCATGGCAACAGTGTGCAGCGTGGCAAGGGAGCGGGTGGGCGATTCAAAATGGCGGCGTCCGCTCTCAATCCGCTGCTGGCCCAAGATCGCTGGGGCGAAGCGCTCACCGCGATCGAGTTGCCGCGTCCAGGCCGTCGCGTGGCAACGAGCCGCACCGATGCCGATGCGTACGAAGCTGCCTATCGCGAGCCGCCGCCGAGTATCCGAATCGGTTGATCAGATGACTGACGGTGTGCTACAATACGCACATCTGTTCTACTTGATCTGTGCAAGGAGTGACGCTATGGCGGACCAGTTTGCAGCACATGGAGCGGTGCTTGAGGCGACCTACCCGTCGTCTCGCGGGGTTGGAAAAGTGGAAGTGTTGATGCGCGAGGATGGTCGCACCGAAATTCGGTGTCCCGCCTCAACGGCGGTGGTTGATACGGATGATCTGGTGTCGATCCTTCAGGACCTGCAAACGCAGGTTGCGGAAGTTCAGGCGGCGCGCACGCAGCAGCGCTTGCAGATCCTCCGTGACTCCCAGCCGCGCCGGGCCGATCAACGCGCAGCGAGTTAACCGTGGTGTGCCCGGACGGAACCCGTCCGGGCACACCCGCAAGGAGCGCACGATGGTTCCGATTACCCACCAGTACACGTTGAAAGAATCGACGGAGGCTGCCGACGCCGCGCGGGAATCCCGGCAGGGCGATCTCACGCGGGTTGCCGATACCATTCAGGCCGGAGGCACGCGCGTCACGCGCGAGCTTGCCGATCAGATTGCCGTCCCCATCGATGCCGCACGCCAGATGCACGGACGGCTCAGCCCGGATCTCACGGGCAAGGATCGGCGCACGATCGCCAAGGCGGTCGCTGACGAAGTGCAGCGCGTGATCAGCGAGTCTTAATCGAACGCGGCGTGTCGCTCCCCCCGGCACGCCGCGTCTCCTTCCCCCCCCGCTCCTCCCCATCCTATCCAGAAAGGATCTGCTATGTTCCATGATCCGCATCCAATGGTTGCAACAGAAGCTGCTGCCTATGAAGTAGGTGGACCGTTGCTCACGGATCTTGAACCCTTAGTCCCGTCAGGCGCTCGGTTATGGCTGCTGATTGTGCAGTGGGAACCACAGGGGGATGGCTATACGTATCTCCTGGCAACCTGGGCTGATCCGTCCTGCCGCCGCCAGCCCGTGACCTTGTATCGCGTGTATTTGCTGACCGGAACGGCTCCAGGGCGAGGGTGGGCCGTGCATCCGCAATCACGGCAGGGTCTGCCGCTCGTTGCGCAGGGCGCAGTGGATGAAGCGTTGCGCGATGTTGGCGGAATCCCCATCGAGCAGGCGATCTGCGCCTAACACAAGGAACATGACGAGATGACGATTATTGCTGGATTAGTGCATGCTGGCGGCGTGACGATCGCTGCCGATTCGTATGGCGTGGTGGGACAATCGGAGCTGGATAAAACCGCGATGCCGAAGATCTGGAGGATGGATCGGGCGGTCGTTGGATCGAGCGGCACCTACCTGCTGAACCAGCTTCTGCGCTATGTGGTCCCCTTGGATCTGCCCGCTGATCCCGACGCGGTATTTTCATATCTGGTCGTCACCTATAGTCCGGCCATTCATGCCGCGCTGAAGGAGCGCGATGGATTGGCCGAGGGCAATCAACGACCCGGCAATGTCCTCCTGGGCTGTGATGGGCGGTTGTATCGAATCGATGGCAACGGATCGGTGGTTCTGCTTAAGGGACCGTTTGCCGCGATCGGGTGCGGCTGCGATTACGCGACTGGAGCCTATTGGGCACTGAACGCCGCCGCCGCCGAACCGGAGCCGCTGGACCGGCTGCACATGGTGGTCCAGCTTGCGATCGATCTGGATACGCATTGCAACGGGCCGGTGCTTATGGAATCGACCCCGTAGCGCTTACCCCGATCAAGATGCAGATGTGCGCCAGTTTGAAGGAGGGATCGTGATGCTGTCGGTTGCTGATGAGTTGATTCTTCGAGAATTGGATGCGTGTCTTGCGCAGATCCGCGCCCTGGAGGATGCGGAAATGACCTGTGCGCGTCTCCTCCTGGCGCGTGAAGATCGCATCGCGTTCGAGAAACACCGTCATGCAGCCATCATGCTGGGCACGATTCGCGAGAAGATCCAGATGCGGCGCGAGGGTCGGTTCGAGCCAAATGTTGTCGATTGAAATCCCTCCGGCTGACAACCCTTGTCGGATATGGTACGATACCTGCTGAGGTCAACCCATTGAGCACGCAGGCGGGAATCGGGAGAGGGTGGCACGGTGGCGAAAGGAAAAGAAACGGCAGTCCAACGCGCGATCATCGAAGCGCTCCAAACACTCGGCTGCCTGGTGTTTCGGCTTAACTCGGGGGCAATTGATGGGACGGACCTTCGCGGGCAACGGATGCACGTGGAATTGTGCCCCCCTGGAACGCCTGATGTGATGGCCGTCCTGTTGGATGGCCGCGTCGTGTGGGTTGAGTGTAAGTATAAAAAAGGCCGTCTTTCTCCAGCCCAGGTTGCCATGCATCGCGATCTCCGACAGCGCGGGCATCTGGTGATCGTGGCGCGGTCGGTGGATGATTTATTGGAAGCGTTAGGATTCAAGCCCCCCTTTGTCCTTCCCGCGCCTGGGCTGTGGAATGAACCGGGCGATCGGGATCTGAGCCAGTTGCCCGCCTACTAAGCGTTAAAGGTGAACGCGATGAGCGACGATCTCCATCCCCCCCCGCACCTGCCCCAGCCGGGTCGTCCACGCGGTGCCGCCGAAGTAGAGGTGCATGCGCGAATCAATCGTATCTTTGAGATGCGGAAGATGGGCTATAACTTCAGCCAGATCGCGCAGCAGCTAGGGTATGCCGATGAGTCCGGCCCACGGCGGCTGTATCAGCGCATTATGGAGGAGCGCCGCGCGGAAACCGTTGATGACCTCCGCGAACTGGTCAATGCCCGGTTCGACGAGATGATTAAGGCGGTCTATGTCCGCGCCAAGAAAGGCGAATTGGGCGCGATCGATCGGGTGTTGAAGATCGAGGAGCAACGTGCCCGACTGATGGGCCTGAACTTGCCGCAGGCGATCACCGTGGAGTATGACTTCTCGACGTGGACTCCCGAACAGATCCAGTTCTACTTACGCACCCGCCAGGTGCCGCCCGACATTGAGGGCGCGATGGCCGGTGACATTATTGACGTTGATTGGTCGTCTGATCCGATGGCTCCCACGTGGGACCAGGCAGACGAGCCGAGCCTTCCTTAACCACGCCCCCCAAGAATGAATCGTTGTGGCGATCGGATCATCTCCCAAACAACCGGCCCTGCCCCGGTGGACGCCGCGCAATGTGGCGCGGGCCACGCTGGAGCAGAAGCGTAAAGAGGGCGCGCAGCACCGCCAGTATCACCCGTATGGCGCGGCGTGGGATCTCAAAGAATCGCGTGATCCCGAAGTCCTCTTAAGTGGTCCGGCAGGCACCGGCAAGAGTCGTGCGGCCCTGGAAAAGCTCCACTGGTTGCTGGGGCGTCGCTATCCCCGATCGCGCGGGCTGATCATCCGTAAAACGCGCGAATCCGTGTCTGAATCCGCGCTCCAAACCTTTGAAGATCATGTGCTGGGACCCGGCCATCCCCTGGCTGGCACCCGGCAGCGCAATATTCGCCAGAGCTATCGCTATCCGAACGGCTCCATGCTTAATGTCGGCGGCATCGACAAATCCACCAAGATCATGTCGACCGAGTACGATTTTATTTACGTCCAGGAAGCCACCGAGCTGACCGCCGAGGATTGGGAGTCGCTGACTACCCGGTTGCGCAACGGGATGGCGGACTATCAGCAAATCATGGCCGATTGTAACCCCGGTCCGCCCACGCACTGGTTGAAACAACGCTGCGATCGCGGAGACTGTCGGATGATCGCCGCACAGCACACCGACAATCCGCGCTTGTGGAATCAGATCGAGGAGCACTGGACGCCCTACGGAGAACTCTACATCGCCCGGTTGGATCGGTTGACTGGCGTGCGCAAAGATCGCCTGCGCTATGGGCGATGGGTCGCTGCCGAAGGGGCGGTGTATGAGTTTCAACGTGGTGTCCACACCTTGCCCAGCGACTACCCGATTCCGCGTGAGTGGCGACGTATCCGCGTCATCGACTTTGGGTTCATGCACCCATTCGTCTGTCAGTGGTGGGCGATTGACCCGGATGGCCGTGCGTACCGCTACCGCGAGATCTACATGAGCCAGCGGCTCGTGTCCGATCACGCAAAGTTGATTGTGGCGCTCAGCGAGGGCGAGTCGATTGAAACCACTATCTGCGACTGGGATCGCGAAGGCCGGGAAACCCTGGAGGCCGAGGGCATTCCCAATATTCCCGCTGACAAACGCATTGAGATCGGGATTCAAAAAGTGCAGGGTCGTCTGCGCGTTGCGGGCGATAAGCGCCCCCGGCTCTTTTTTCTTGATTATGCCCTGGTCGAGAAAGATGATGAGCTTGAGAAAAAGAACCATCCGTGGGAAACCACCCAGGAATTCGATCTCTATGTGTATCCACAAGGTCGAGAAGGGCGGCCCGTGCGAGAAGTACCGATCAAGGAAAATGACCACGGGATGGACACGACTCGCTACCTCTGCAATTATCTCGATGGTGATGCTCAATCCATTGATCCCCTGGACGAGGACATTGCCGACGCCCTCCAAGATTTTGTCGGACTCTAGTCCTTGACACGCGCGGTATGATGCGCTAAGATCAACGCGACAGCGAGAACGCCATGCATCGGTATCTTTCCCAACTGACCACAGACCAGCGGGCACACCTGGCGTGGCGACTGGATCATCTCACCTATGTTGGGATGCTCACGGCGTCCCGCGTTGCGCGGGGGGACTTTGGCGATCTTGATCTCGTGACGATCTTTCGCCGCGCCGGATGTTCGACCCGCGCGGCGGTGCTCCACGCACGGCGGGTCGTGCGCTATTCACCGACTGGAGTCGACATGGACATCACCACCGATCGCGCAGACGAACTCTATGAAATGGCAGAAGGGCGTCGCCCCATTCCTGAGGATCTTTCGGATGAGGAACGGCGGCACATCGACTTAACGAAGCAGGTGCTTCAGACGCTCGACCAGTGCTGGGATGGATCTGGGCCAACGCTCCGCTGCGGGCATCGTGTCGGCATGAAAATATATGGCCGCTTCCGTAATTGGTGTGCGGTCTGTGGGAAGGATGCGTGATGCGTTGTGCGATCTGTCGAACCTCCCTGCCCAAGCGAATTGACCAGTATGGCGATCTAGACTTTATCCTGTGTCAGACGTGTTTCTTCTGGGAAGGCGATGGAGCCGCCACCTGGCCGCAGATGTTTACCTGTACGCACTACCCGGATGGATCGATCGGGTGTCGTATGACCGATGCCTGGCGCGAGATCGAAGATGCGCTGGAGGCGATTCGTCCGATCGAGGAGGGTCCGCATGCAAACGCTTGACTCGATTCTGGACACCTACCGGACCCTCCTCGATCTCGTCACGATCTGGTATGCGACCTGGGATCACGCCATTCCAGGGAAGGTGCTGATCATACCAGAGTCGACCATTGGACCGGAGTTCCTGATCTGCCATCCTGATGATCTTGACTCGATACAGCAGGCAGCTCCGCACCTTCGGTTTCGTCATGTACGCGAGTGGCGACCTCGGCGATTCCATGAGAATGGCCCACTGGCCGTACCACCGATCCGCCAGAAAGGGGAATCCGCATGACCATGCAGTGGCGTGCGATCGGAGATCGCGACCCAGGCGGCGCGGTGTTGATCTTTGATGCCTGGGCCAACGAGGTGCAGCGCCGCCTCCAGGTCTGGCAGATGCCGAATACCAACCTGCGCTTTGACACGGTGAATGTGGCCGATGGGCGCGTGGTGCATTCCGTCACGCTGGAGCACTATCGGGCGGAGGATCTTCAGGCAGCGCTTGGGCGCGTGTCGATCCCGCCGCCGCCGCCGGATCGTTGGCCGTCCGCACGAGAGTCTGGATAAGTGAGAGACAGACTTCAGATGGAAGATCGCGGTCAGCATAGGCCCGTACGACCTGGGCCACCTCGACGATCAGGTTAAGCAGCCGGACGATTCGCTGGGCATTTCCCTCCTCATTCGACCGGCAGAGCCAGATCTGCCGCCCATTGACCAGCTCATACACGCGGTACGTTGGGGGATTCTGGGGATCAAGGGGATTCGATGACCGCTCGTAGGCAAACATAAACGGGATTCCTCCAATGCTCTGGTGGGCCGTACGCGCAGATTCACGCAGAAAGGTTTGCGTGAATCTGCGCGTATGTGGGGTTAGTCCGTGGGCGGATCGGGCGGGGTTGGTTGGTCGCTGAGGAAGCGGATGCCGTAGGCATACCAGGGATACCCATTACTCTGTTGGGTCCCACTGATGATACACGCGAGTGTTAGGGAACGCTCAAAGTAGAGGCGGAGATAGGTTTCGATCCGGCGAGCGGTGCGCTCCTTGCCATGCTGTTCGACCGCCTGCTTCCAGGCCGCGTCTGATTTGTCAGGATCGGCATGCAGCAGCCGGTCGGCATAGACCCACGTCAGATTACCCGCGTCGGCTCCATAGATACAAATTCCCCGTTCCCGGTTAAACAGTGGGTCGCTGTAATGGCTATACGCGAGCACGGCGTCGGGATTGGTCGTATGGTAGAAGTAGCGATGCGATCCACGGCCATGTTGCGACTGCCCCAGGGCAACCGCCAGTTGAGTGAAGGGATCGCGAATCTGCTGCTCGTGCGCTACATCGCGTGCGCGCACGCGGCGCAGAATGTCCTCGAACGCGGCGTCGGTCGTCTTGTCATCCATGATCGATGTCCTTCATAGCTTTTGAGGCGAGGCGTGCTTCCTGCCGAGGCGTGCGATCAACAAATCCGTGCGATCGGAGGAGATCACACACCTGCTCCGGGGTGATCGGGGTGTGGGCGAGGTGTTGGAGTGCGCTAAACACCTCCGCCAGCTCGGTCAACATCACCCAGCTATCGGCGAAGGCTTCCAGCCTGGCAACCAGGGGTTCACGTCCGTGGCGATACCAGCGGATTGCCATCTCGTGAATGGAACTCTGGCGATAAATGCCAAAAAGAACCTCATCGGCTGCCGCGATCGGCACGCGATCGCGATACACGGACGATCCATGATGGCTAAATGCCTTCATGTCTGCGGTTATACGGGCCATTGAGTCCTCCTGTCAGCTATGCCAAGCATAGCGCATGATACAGCGCTTGTCAAGGGGGTATTACCGACCAGGGCTGCGGTTGCCTCAGAATCGCTGGTTGGCCGTACGTGCGCTTGGGGAGATGGACACGGGTGCTGGTCCTGTCGCCTGGACGCGGCTCGGATGCGGCGGTGGCTCGCATCCGAGCCATCAACAGTATTGTGACCCCTTGACTTCGTAGCCGACCACCTGTAAGCTGCATCCATGCACACCACCGGCGGGATCGCCGAGCGCGAAAGGAATCTGATGATGAACACTCCAACGAGCCAGCCGCGACCGCTTACAAAACGCCAGCGTGAATCCTTCGGAGCCTTGTTGATCGTGACGGGTAGCCGGATTAATTGGTCCAAAACGCACCGGGCGGTGTGGGAAGCGGCCTGCCGCCATGACGGGATCTCCGTCACCAGTTCATTCGTGACCTTCTCGGCGCAGAATCCCTACACGCGCCTGTACAACCTGGCAGCGGAACGCTTCGGTGCGGAACGTGCGAACGGTCGCTCTTAAAACCCCTTGACATATCCGGTGGTTTTGCTAAGCTGAACGAAACGAAAGGATACCGGCCATGCCTGATGCACGCTTACAAGCTGCCGCCGACCGCGCGGCAGCCGCGATGAATACCGCCTATGGCGATCTGCCGCTGCCGGAGGCAGTCGCGGCTATCGTACGCGATCTGCGCGCCTTTGCCGATGTCTGGGGGCTGGAGTACGCGGCGATCGATAAGGCCGCCGCGCACGCCCATGAAGCCGCCCACGGCCCGATCCCCTGCCCGGCTTGCGCAGGCCGCACGGTGATTCATCCGGTTGACGGTGACGAACCCTGCGATAGCGAGACTTGCTGGTGTGACCAGGGCGAGGTGTCGCATCCCTGCCATTGTGAGGAGACGATCTGCAACCGCTGCGGCGGCGAGGGCACCGTGACCGACGCAACCGAGGCGGAGCGGTCAGGCACGTAGCACACGACCTGCGTGGTCGCTGCTATACCCCCTTG